TCAACAATATTTGACTTTTTTATTGATAATAATGTTGAGTTTAGTGAAACTAATATTAAAGCTTTTTACCCTTTAATTAGGGTATACGCAACACAGAAAAGTGATAATCCATCTTATAATAAAACTCTTTTCAGGAATTCTATTAATGAATATGTTAATGATAATAATGACTTGCAAAATTTAGTATTGAACGATTTAGTGACTAAATTACAAAAATCATTACCCGATGTTAATAATACACCCGTTAGAAATATATCAACAGGAATTATAGGTAAACAAAGTAAGGTTGAGATGTGGGAATCCTTGAAGGCTACTAATGATAAGTGGATTGCGGGAGCTGACTTAACATATAAAACCATTTTTGAAGATGTCTTATTATTAGATAGAGCGAGTAGGGACTTAGGTAATAAAGTTATTGTGGATGTTTTAAAGTTAAACGATATGATAACCACAATGAATGTGGACAGTAATCTATTGTTATATGTTCAGTCAATATTACAAATGAATAATTTCCAAATAATGGCGTTACCCTCATATGTTAATTTCTATAATGTACAAGACCCAATAAAAAATCCAATACCTAAATTGGAGGGGTCTCTTGAGTTTGCCAATGATTTATTTGGAACACACACGACCGTTGATTATAGGAACTCAGGGCCAAAATTGGTATGTTTATATGCCGGTAAATCCTCGGAACATTTGGCGGTTAATAATACCAATTATAGATTTAAGGACGATGCGTTGGATTTATCTAAAATAAGTCCCCAACCATTAATAGAAGACCAAAAGGATAAGTCAGATTGGGCTTTATCAAATAGAGTTGTCGGATTTAATGTTGATATGGGAACAACAAATCAAAACATATTTACCAATATTGGGGTGTCACAAGATGCGGGTAAAGCTACCTCAGAATCTTTGGCGGTACAAAATAGTATAGCGAATAGTGCGACAGGTAGAGGGTCAGAAACTCAAAATAACTCACTATATAACCTATATAAGACCAGATCTTATGGATGTACCGTGAGTATGTTGGGTAACGCAATGATTCAACCTACAATGTATTTTAACCTAAGACACATACCAATGTTTAGTGGTTCATATATGATTTTAGATGTTAATCACACTATAACACCTGGTAATTTTACAACCACATTTTCAGGGGTTAGACAACCGGTTTACTCTTTACCTAAACTTGATTCATATGTCCAATCAATTAGGGAGAATTTATTAAAATCCATTATCAATAAAGTTAAACAAGATAAGGATAATAAGAAAACGGCATCAGCAAATACGCCTAATCAACAGGCGGCACAAAATAGTCAGAACACTAACCAATTACAATTGACGGCAAATCAGAAATGTACTAGAAACGCGCCTTTTGATGGTTTTGAGAATGTTCCCGACCCTAAATTAACCACAACAAGTTTTAGAAGTGCTATAACAACAATAACCGCAAATACCGCATCATTGGGTACTTCAAAAGACAAAATGAGTTATGCTATATGGTCTTTAATATGGTTGTATGGATCAACTAACGACAACACAGGATTCAAAGGATATGAATATAATTATGCAAATGTTAGATTAAACTATAAAGTAGGTAATCAAGAAATAACCTATGGAAACCTTAAGAGTAACCTCCAAAAAAGATACTTTTGTATGGCTAATTCTCAAAATGAATGGTCTTATGCTACATACTCAAATTTTGAAAATTTAATAATATTCTTAAAAGCGTTTTTAAAAGGTCGTGAGGGTACAATAAAAGCATCTAAAGTTAATGGTTCTTTTAATGTTAGTGATGATGAGTTAGCAACACAACTTACCAAATTCTTATTTGATAATTGGCCAAAAGTTGGTAATGTTTATGAGAGTCAAAAAAACACAGATGAAGTAAAATCTGTTAGAGAATCAATTAAGTCGGCAATTATTACGGCTAAATCATTAGGGTTGTAAATTTACATAAACTTACGATATTTATATATAAATTTGAATTATGAGCGAAACTAAAAAAATATTAGATAATTATCTTGGTAAGAACACAAGAATTGCCGAAAAAGATAATGGTAATGGGTCAAAAGAAGTTTGTGACCTTGACACCGGAGATTGTTACACAATCAGAACTAAAGACGGATTAATTGAAAGAGTTGATAATACAATCAACAAAAATAGAAAAGTCCAAGTAGAAACCTCAACAGGTATTAAACAATTATTAAATGGTTAACAAAATGAATGTAGATAAAACAATCTTAGAAGAATTAAGAAGATATAATGAAATTAACAATTATATCAATGAACAAGACGCCCTTGAAGTACCCCCACCAGCAGACGCACCACCGGCAGATCCCGCTTTAGGAGGAATCGCACCACCACCGGGAGACGCAGGAGCGGCATTACCACCACCCCCACCGGCAGCTCCGGCAGGGCCTACACCTGTAGATATTGAGAACGACCCCGATGTTGAAAAAGTAGGTGAAGAAAAAGAAGGTGGAGACACAGGTGAAGGATCCGAAGAATTGGATATCACTGACTTGGTTAATTCACAAAAAACTATTGAAACAAAACAAGAAGAATACTTCAACAACCTATTTTCTCAATTAGACACACTACAAAATAAATTGGGTGAGATGGATAAATTGGTTGGTAAGATTGATAGTTTAGAGGCTAAGATTGACAAATACAGACCAAAAACACCACAAGAAAAATTGGAGTTGAGAAGTATTGATTCAGGTCCATTTAACCAAAAATTAACTGATTTCTTCGTTGATAAAGAAGAGGATATGGAAAAGTCGGGTAAGAATGAATATGTGTTAACAACAGACCAAGTGAAAGATTTTTCGGCTAGTGATGTTAAGGATAGTTTCAGAGCGTTTCCGGGTAATGAAAGACCTGTTGAGGTTAAGTAACTTATGGACATACAGGTAGATAAAAATCAATTGGATAGAGTTGTTATTAAGTGGTTAAACTTATACTATGGTAACTTAACACAAAAGAAACATAAAAATAATCCTAACTACGTATTATACGTAAACTCAGATAATAAGGTTGTAATGGAATACGATAAGGAAACTGATAGTGTTTATATTCATTATAGATATGTTTGGTCAAAAATTGAATCTATATTTCACCTAAAGTATGATGACATTAAATCAATTATGAAGATATGGTTGGAGGAGACCTATAAATTGAGTGGAGTAACACCAGACTACGCTTGAATGGGATTGATTAACTTATGGATATACAGGTAAATAAGGAGCAGTTAGAGAGGATAGTTATCAAGTGGTTAAACAAAAACTTCGGTAATTTAACACCAAAGAAACGTAAAGATAATCCTAATGTATTATTTTACGTAAATTCAGATAACGAGGTTTTAATGGGTTACGATAAAAAAAACAACTATCTTTGGGTTAGTGAATCCCGTATTTGGTTAATGATTGAATCATTATTTCACCTTAAATATGGTGAAATTCATTCAATTATTAATTTATGGTTGAAAGATACTTATAATTTGGAGGGAGTAACGCTTCTACAATTGGTTGGTAGTTTAATGAAGTTTGAAGAGGATTAACTTATGAACATACAGGTGAATAAACATCAGTTAGAAAGAGTAGTTATCAAGTGGCTAGATAAACACTTTGGTAACTTAACACCAAAGAAGCGTAATGGTTACGTTAACTCAGTATTTTACGTTAATCCAAGTAATGAAGTTATGATGGAATACGATAAGAAAACTGAGCGTGTTTATATTAATTATGGTCAAATTTGGTTAAAAATTGAATCACTATTTTATCTTAACTACAGAGATACTCAATCAATTATTAAGGTTTGGTTGGAAGAGTCTTACAAATTAGAGGGAGTAACACCCTTCAAGCAATTTCAGGTGTATTAAGCACCGTTGGAAGAGTCTTACAAATTAGAGGGAGTAACACCATACAAGCAAATATTAAAAGTGTGAATTTAGTTGGAAGAGGATTAACTTATGGACATACAGGTAAATAAAAATCAGTTAGAAAGAGTAGTTATCAAGTGGCTAAATATACACTATGGTAACTTAACATTAAAAAAACATAAAGGTTATCCTAACTTAATATTATATGTTGATTCCAATGATAATATGGTTATGGAATATGATAAAGAAAATGAATGGGTTTTTATTGATTATGGTCGTATTTGGTTAATACTTGAATTGTTATTTCGTCTTAAGCCCCGTGAAACTAAATCAATTTTAGGACATTGGTTGGATAAGTCTTATGATTTAAGGGGAGTGATGCCACTTGATTCTCGGCAATAATCATCGTTTAGGATTGGAAGAGGATTAAAACATTAGATTAATTAAAAATATATCACTATAATTAAAGGGTATGAAACTAAAAATTCATACCCTTTTTCGTTTGACAAATTCACAAAATCACCTATAATTGAGTAACACTTTAAACAAATAAAAATAATAATTTATGGCGACAACAAACACTATGGATGCGGTACTGGCACAGTACGAACAGACACAAAAATCAAGCTCATCTTCAACATCAAAGATGTCACAAGATGATAGAATGAAGAAGTATTTCGCGGCAATTCTAAGCGATAAAGAAAAACAAGGACAAAAACGAATTCGTATCCTACCAACCGCTGACGGGTCATCACCTTTCAAAGAAGTATGGTTTCACGAAGTTCAAGTTGACGGTAAATGGATTAAACTTTACGATCCAGGAAAAAACGACAACGAAAGATCACCACTTAACGAGGTTTTTGAAGACCTTATGTCAACAGGTAAAGAAGCGGATAAGAAATTGGCGGGTAACTACCGATCTCGTATGTTTTACATTGTAAAGGTAATTGACCGAGACGCAGAGCAGGACGGAGTTAAATTCTGGCGTTTCAAACACAACTACAAAAAAGAGGGTATCCTTGACAAAATCATTCCAATTTGGAGAGCAAAAGGTGATGTTACAGACCCACAAAAAGGTAGAGATTTGATTCTTGAACTAACAAAGTCAAAGACAAACAATGGTTCTTATTACACGGTAATCCAAGCGGTTATGTATGACGACCCACAACCTATTAGTGATAACGAAGATACCCTTAAATCTTGGGTTGAAGACGAACTAACTTGGGCTGACGTTTATTCTAAAAAACCCGTAGAGTATCTTGAAGCGATTGCTCGTGGAGAAACTCCAAGATGGGACTCAGACGCAGGTAAATACGCTTATAGTGATTCTACCGTGGATGAAACAGTAATCGGAGGTAAATCAAAATCATCAAGTGGTAAAGTGGAGAAAACTCCTGACCCACAGGCAGAGTCGGCACCCGACGAGGACATGCCATTCTAACATTACACTAAGGGTGGGGATGTAAATATCTTCACCCTTTTTAAATTTAAAAACAATATTTATTAATCTACATGGACAAAATTAAAAACAAAATGTATGAGGCTCTTAAAAAGAAATATGAGAGCGAAATGTTGGAATCAGAAACTTCATTACTCATTTATTTTCACAACCCAGTTGGTATTGGAGAACATCCACAACATATTGAAGAAATGGATAAATTAATTGAAAAACGAGCAAACGCCCAAGGTAAACTTGAAAACTTGGAACAGTTCTATAAATACGAAATTTAAATATGGCACTTAAAAAAAAAGAAATAGGGTTAGGCTCTATTAAAGATAAGTTTTCCACTAAAACAAAATATAAACCCGAAAGTTATTATAATTGTGGGGATGCTTTTATGGAGGCTTGTGGATTACCGGGTCCTGTCATGGGTGGTATCAATATGTTTTTGGGTCACTCAAATTCATCTAAAACTACCGCAATGATTTTGGCCGGAGCGGATGCTCAAAGAAAAGGGGATATTCCCGTTTTTATTATCACAGAAAAGAAATGGTCTTGGGAACATGCCATTGAATTAGGATTATCGGCGGAAAAGAATAGTGACGGAGAATGGGACGGAGATTTCATATTTAACGATAGTTTTGATTATATTGAACAAGCGACGGACTTCATTAACGAAATGTTGGACGAACAAGAAAAAGGTAAAATACCCTATAACTTATTGTTCCTATGGGATTCAGTAGGTTCTATTCCTTGTAAGATGACTTTTGAAGGAAAAGGTGGGAAAATGCATAACGCCTCGGCACTTGCCGATAAGATTGGGATGGGAATCCATTCAAGAATCTCAAAGTCAAAGAAAGAAGATTATCCATATTACAACACTATGGTAGTGGTTAACCAACCTTGGGTAGACCTACCCGATAATCCTTTCGGACAACCTGAGATTAAAGCAAAAGGTGGGGAGGCACTTTGGTTAGCATCTTCATTAGTATTCTTATTCGGTAATCAAAAGAAGGCGGGTATTAATCACATTACGGCAACTAAAAACGGAAGAACCGTATCATACGCAATCAGAACCAAAGTATCTATTATCAAAAATCACGTAAATGGTTTGGGTTACAAAGATGGTAAGATTATCGCAGTACCACAAGGTTATATTAGTGATACGAAAGAAGCGTTGGAACAATATAAGAAACAATACTCACTTTATTGGAACGCAATACTTTCAGGAACGGGTGAAATCTTAATAGATGAATCCGAATCAGAAATTGATGAATAATCATCAAGAATTTTTTACAAACAATTTAAAAACAATTAAGTGATAAAAACACTTTTGGTTGATGGTAATAATTTACTAAAAATCGGCTTTCACGGAGTAAAGGACTTCTACCATAAAGGTCAACATATTGGGGGAATATATCATTTCCTCAATACGTTGAGTAAGTTTATTGAGAGACATAACCTTGATAAGGTAGTTGTGTTTTGGGATGGTGAGGACAACTCATCTGTTAGGAAATTACTATACCCCCAATACAAACAACACAGACCTGAACCTGACGAGTTAAAGGAGAATTCGTTTAACTACCAAAAACAACGTGTTAAGCAATATCTTGAGGAGATGTTTGTTCGTCAAGTTGAGATGAATGATAATGAGTCAGATGACTTAATCGCTTACTATTGTCAAATATCACCCGATGAAAATAAAGTGATTTTTTCATCAGATCGGGACTTAACTCAACTGATATCTGAAAATATTTGTGTATATTCGCCTTCCACAAAGAAGATACACAAGTTCGGAGATATGATTAAAAATAAAGACATAGAGTTCCCCCATTACAATATCAAAACCTGTAAAATCTTAACTGGAGATTCTTCGGATAATATTGACGGTATATTCTATCTTGGGGAGAAAACATTAGTTAAATTATTTCCTGAGATACTTGAAAATCCAACTTCCTTTACCGATATTTTGGAAAAGGCTGAAAAGCTTTTAACCGAAGATAAGGACAACGCAGTTTTAAAAAACCTATTAAGTGGTAGAACAAAAAGAGGAGTTTATGGTAACGAATACTTCCAAGTTAATGAAAAAATAATAGACCTATCTAAACCCCTCATTACTGACGAGGGAAAGACGATCGTAGAGGAATTCTATAGAGAGTCATTAGACCCCGACGGAAGGGGTTACAAGAACTTAATCAAGATGATGAATGAAGATGGTATATTTAAATACCTACCAAAGAAAGACGATGCTTGGGTTGAGTTCCTAAGACCAATAATGAAACTAACGAGAAAAGAAAAACAAAAATTTAAAAACGAAAAAAAATAGTATGACAGAATTTGAAAAATATGCCATTAAAGGTAAAGGTATCGGTTCAAACACATTACACCAATACCAAAAATTCCAATCAGGAGTTAAAAGTAGTATGACTCCATATATTTTGGAGGAACGAGAGTTACGAGCAACACAAATTGATATCTTTTCAAGATTGATGATGGATCGTATCCTTTGGGTAGCAGGAACTGTTAATGACCATATGTCAACAATCGTCCAAGCACAACTTCTATTCTTAGATCAACAAGACCCAAAGAAACCAATTACAATGCACATTGATTCGCCTGGTGGGTCTGTTAAGGCAGGATTGAGTATGGTTGATGTTATGGAATATATTACCGCACCAATTGCGACAATCAACACAGGGATGGCGGCATCAATGGGTTCAGTATTGTTGGGAGCAGGAACAAAGGGAATGAGATCATCATTGAGATTCTCACGAACAATGTTACACCAATCAAGTGGTGGATTAGAAGGTAATATCCAAGACGCTCGTATCTCAATGGTTGAGTGGGAAAAAACAAACAACATCCTTTTTGAACTTTTGGGTGGATATTGTGGTAAAGATGCTAAACAAGTAATGGAAGACGCAAGTCGTGACCTATGGTTGTCAGCGGAAGAAAGTTTAGAATACGGAATAATTGATGAAATTGTAAAACCAAAAACAAAGTAACAAATATTAAATAAATTAAATTATGAAAGAGCAAGAATCAACCAAACTTGAGTTCCTATTGAAAGTGAACGAAAACATCATTGTACAACGATTTTTTAACGTGAAAGGGTATAACCCCAAGGCAAAGAACTCTATGGAGTTACACGAGTACGTTAGTTACTTCGTTAGAGAATTCAAAGACCGATTGAGAACCAAATCCGTTGTGTATATGATGGAGAATCAGTTTGAAATTTATGAGAACCCGATGGTTATGGAAACATCAATCACTGACGGACCTGAGAAGTTCACACTAACGATTAAAAATGGTGATAGTGTTATGTATAATCGCGAGATTGACGCGAAGGTTTATCCACCAAAAGTGCGATACACAGTAGATGTTCGTCCCCAATTAAAGGGTCTATTGAACTCTCTAACCGAGATTTTTTCGGAAAAAAATTTAAGTTACGAATATATGGATTATAACTTAGAAGGGTAATATTTATTCAATACATTAACAAATTAATTATGGCGACAGAGAAAAATTTTGATTATTTAGGGCAATCATTTCAGATACAATTATTAAATCAGATTGTGGTAGATAAACTATTCGCCCATTCAATTATTGATGTAATAGAACCCAACTATTTTGAGAATAAATACTTTAAAATCATCATACAGATGGTCAAGGAGTACTATTCAAAATACCAGAACACACCTTCATTTGAGACATTAAACCAAATTACACGTTCAGAACTACCTCAAGAAGTGGTTGCTAAGGTAGTAATAGACACTATTAAGAAAGTCCAAGATGCTCCATTTGAAGGTGGTGATTTCGTTCAAGAGAAAGCCTTGAAATTCTGTAAACAACAGGAGGTTCAAAAGGCGATGGTTAAGGCACAAAAGATAATTGACGGAGGTGAATTTGAGAGTTACGATTCTATTGAAGAGTTATTCAGAGGAGCACTACAAGTAGGTGAAGTTGAGGGTGGTGTAATGGATGTATTCTCTAATTTAGATGACGTTCTAAATGAGGATTACAGACACCCCATCCCAATGGGAATACCGGGAATTGACAAACTATTAAAGGGTGGATTGGCAAGAGGTGAGATTGGGGTAATTTTAGCACCAACAGGTGTCGGTAAGAGTACCCTACTTACAAAGATTGCGAACCACGCATTCAATTTAGGTAACAACGTTTTACAGATATTCTTTGAGGACAACCCAAAGATTATCCAACGAAAACACTTCACACTATGGACTAAGATTCACCCTGACGATTTATCACTTAGAAAAGAAGAGGTTATTACTAAGGTTAAGGAAATTGAAAATAATATGTCTAACAAATTGATTCTTCAAAAAGAATCATCGGATTCTCTAACAATGAATCAGATTAAAAATAGAGTTAGAAAAATGATTGCTGACGGACAAAAGGTTGATATGATATTATTAGATTATATTGATTGTGTTTTACCTGAAAACAATTCACACCAAGATGAGTGGAAAAGTGAAGGATCTGTAATGAGAGGGTTTGAATCAATGTGTCACGAGTTGGATTTAGTTGGTTGGACGGCAACACAAGGTAATCGTTCGTCAATTTCATCTGAGGTTGTAACAACAGACCAAATGGGTGGGTCAATTAAGAAGGCTCAAGTTGGTCACGTTATTATATCTGTCGCTAAGTCACTAACACAAAAAGAGATGAAATTGGCAACAATCGCCATTACAAAATCAAGAATCGGGGACGATGGAATCGTATTTGAAAATTGTAAGTTTGACAATGGTATGTTGGAGATTGACACCGAAAGTTCTGTTACGTTCTTAGGTCACGAAGAACAAAAAGAGGAGAACAATAGAAAAAGGATTAATGAGTTAATGGATAAAAGAAAACAAAAAGAACAACAAAAAGTAAATTAATTATGGAAAAAATATTACAACCAAACCCGCACCGATTTGTTATCTTCCCAATTGAACACGATGATATTTGGGAGTTTTATAAACAACACCAAGCGGCCATTTGGACGGCAGAAGAAATTGATTTGAGTGGTGATATCCGTGATTGGGAATCATTATCAGATAACGAAAAATACTTCATAAAAAACATATTATCGTTTTTCGCGGCTTCTGATGGTATCGTTAATGAAAACTTGGCGGAAAATTTCTACAGAGAGGTTCAGTATCCTGAGGCTAAATTCTTCTACGGAATGCAGTTGGCGATGGAGAACATACACTCACTAATGTATTCGTTATTGATTGACACTTACATATCCGATCACGATGAAAAACTTGAATGTTTCAGAGCAATTGAAACTCTACCGGCAGTTCAGAAAAAGGCTAAATGGGCATTAGATTGGATTGATAACGCATCTTTTCAAGAAAGATTGATAGCATTTGCGGCGGTTGAGGGTATATTTTTCTCAGGTTCATTTTGTTCTATATTTTGGATGAAATCAAGAGGTATTATGCAAGGATTATGTAACGCAAATGCCTTGATTTTTAAGGACGAAAACCTACATTGTGATTTCGCTATTCATTTGTTCAACAAACACATTGACGATAAAATCTCCGAAAAACGAATTAAAGAAATTCTATTATCAGCGCTTGAAATTGAAAAGGAATTCATTACTGAGTCATTACCTGTATCGTTAATTGGTATGAATCAAAACTTAATGAAACAATATTTGGAGTTTGTTGTTGACCAACTATTAATGAAACTTGGATGTAAAAAACACTTTAATGTAGAACAACCATTCAAGTTTATGGAACAAATTGCCGTGGAAACAAAAGGTAACTTCTTTGAAAGTAGAACTATTGAGTATCAAAAGGCAAAATTAAACGAGGCTATTTCATTTGATGAGGATTTTTAAAAAATAAAACTATGTCACTAACAATTATTAAGAAAGACGGGGAAGAAACATCATTTAACCCCTCAAAAATATATAACAGGATTAAGAAAGCATCTAAATCTTTAAATGTCAATTCTGACGAAATCTTTATTAAGGTCATAACCTCTGTTCCGACGGAGGGTAGGATTACCACTAAAGAATTGGATAAATTGATTTATGAGATATCCGCCTCATATACTGGTAGTCACTATGACTATAGTAGATTTGCGGCAAGTATTGCTATCTCTTTACACCATAAAGAAACTGACCCAAGTTTCTGTAACACAATGCATACCCTACACGTAGATGGTATCGTAAGTGATAAACTTATGGAAATCATTGAGAGTTATGGAGCGGAAAACATTGATGAGGTTATTCGTCACGACAATGATTATAACTTTGACTATTTTGGTTGGAGATCACTACAAGAAATGTATCTTTTGAAGAACTCTGAAGGTATTGTATTAGAGAGACCACAACATATGTATATGAGGGTTGCTCTATGGGTTACAAAATCATTTGAAGAAGCGGTTAATTACTATTTTTCTTTATCCACACAACTAATATCACCGGCAACACCGATTATGATTAATTCGGGAACTATTGTTCCCCAACTAGCATCTTGTGTGTTACACTATAACAATAGTGATTCAAGAAGTGGATTGTTGAATACATTAACTGACATCTCAACATACTCATCAGACGCTGCAGGTATTGGTTTATCTATGAGTAATATCCGGTCTAAAGAAAGTAGAATTTCATCATCAGGTGGATTCGCGGGTGGATTACTTAAGTACCTTAAAATCGTTAATGAGTCATTGAGATTCTTTAACCAACAAGGAAGACGACCTGGAAGTGCCGCAATCTACATTGAACCTTGGCATAAAGACATCTTTGACCTATTGGATATTAAGAAAAACACAGGTCAAGAAGAATTAAGAGCGAGAGATTTATTCACCGCACTTTGGATTCCTGATAACTTTATGAGAGCAGTTAGAGAGAGTTCCGATTGGTATTTATTTTGTCCTAACGACATTAAAAGAGCAGGTATTAAACCACTACAAGAATGTTATGGTGAAGAATATGAAGAGAACTATAACAAGGCGGTTGAAATGGGATTAGGTAAGAAAGTTACCGCTCAGAGTATTTGGTATAAGATTATTGAATCTCAGATTGAGACCGGAGTTCCCTATCTATGTTCAAAAGATAGTGCTAACAGAAAGACGAACCATCAGAATATCGGGGTTATTAAACAATCCAATCTATGTAACGAGATTTATCAATACACGGACGAAGATACGACCGCAATCTGTACCCTATCTTCAATGATTCTAAAGAACTTCATTATTGATGGTAAATTTAACTTTAATTTATTGTTTCACGAAACAAGAAAGGTTGTCAGAGCACTTAATAAAGTTATTGATATCAATCACTACTCAACTGAAAAGGGTTTAAAAGGTGGTATGGAACAAAGAGCCATTGCCATCGGAACACAAGGACTTGCTGATGTATTTTTCCTAATGGATTATGTGTTCACATCTGATGAGGCTAAGAAGTTAAACAAAGAGATATTTGAAACAATCTATTACGGAGCGGTTTATGAAAGTAATAATCTTTGTAAGACTGGTGAATATCAACCATACAAATACTTTGACGGGTCACCAATGTCAAAAGGAATTTTCCAATTTGATATGTGGGGATTAACTAACGAAGATGTATCAGGATTATGGGATTGGGATTCACTAAAAGAGGATGTTAAAACATATGGAGTTTGTAATAGTTTAAATACCGCACAAATGCCTGTAGCGTCATCGGCAAAAATCACAGGGTCATTTGAAATGACAGAACCGGCTCACTCGGCATTATTTAATCGTAGAGTTGTCGGTGGTGAGATTATGATTGTTAACAAGTATCTTATCAATGACTTTGAGAAGATGGGTATTTGGAACGAATCGGTTAAACACGAAATCATTATGAACGAGGGGTCAATTCAAAACATTAACTTTAATAAGTATTTGGATCCTGAAGATAAGAATCACTCTAAAAAGGTTAAACGAGTTGAGTATCTACTTAAGAAATACAAAACAATTTGGGAGATATCACAAAGAGAATTAATTGATATGTCGGCCGATAGAGCACCATTCATTGACCAATCACAATCAATGAATATCTACTTGGCTAATCCAACGGTATCTAAAATTACTACATCACACTTTCACGGGTGGGATAAAGGATTAAAGACACTTTGTTATTATGTTAGAACAAAGGCGATATCAACGGGAGCGAAACACTTAGCGGTGGATATTAGTCAAACTAATCAACCACTACCTGAGATTGATTACTCTAAAATGAATTTACCACCAAAACCTGACAGTAGTTTAGTTGATTGTTTTGGGTGTTCATCCTAATCACATTTAAAATCACGACAATTCGTCGTGATTTTTTATTTTATACCTATTTAAAGAAAAATTAGAGGCACTATATTTATATGTATGGCAAACGGCGTTACATATGGAATAAATTTCCCATTCAGGGATTCATTTGATGGTAGATTTTTAGATTTATCATCAACCATTGAGGAGGAGATTAGAACTGACCTTATACATCTGTTATTAACGAGAAAGGGGACAAGATATTTTTTACCTGACTTCGGAACTAGACTACTTGAATATATATTTGAACCATTAGACGGACCAACATTCTCCGAGATAGAATCAGAAATAAGAGATTCAGTTTCAAAATACGTACCTAATTTGGTAATAACGAAAATCGCCGTTTATGACGCATCAACAGAAGAAGACGACCCAAATGTTACCGTAATAAGTGGTGATGAGAGGGTTTTTAGAGTTCCCGGTATCGGAACAAAAGAACATACCGCTAAAGTTAGAATAGATTATAAAATCACATCTAATGTATTTGAGTCAAGTGATTTTATAATAATTAATATTTAATAGATTATGGCAAATAAAAAAATATCCTATACTACGAGAGATTTTCAGGGGATAAGAACGGAATTAATTAATTTTGTTAAAACATACTATCCTGATTTGTTATCTAACGTAAATGACGCTTCAACATTCTCGGTGTTACTTGATTTAAATGCTGCGGTATCAGACAACCTACAATTTAATATTGATAGAAGTATTCAAGAAACGGTATTACAATACGCTCAACAGAGGTCATCAATATACAACATTGCCAGAACTTATGGACTTAAAATACCCGGACAAAGACCATCAGTTGCGTTAGTTGATTTCTCAATAACTGTTCCGGCTTTCGGAGATAAAGAGGATATTAGGTATTGTGGTATCCTAAGAAGGGGGTCACAGATAAATGGTGCGGGTCAAACATTTGAGACCGTATATGACATAGATTTTTCATCACCATATAATAACGAAGGGTTTCCAAACAGAACCAAAGTTCCAAACTTTGATGCCAATAATAAGATTATTAATTATACGATTACAAAAAGAGAAACCGTAGTTAACGGTATTACTAAAGTGTTCAAAAGAGTTATATCATCAAACGATGTAAGACCATTTTTTGAGTTATTCTTACCTGAAAAAAATGTTTTAGGTGTAACAAGTGTATTATTAAAAGACGGAACACAATATGCGAATATACCAACAGATAATGAATTCTTGGGATTAGATAATAGATGGTACGAAGTTGATGCTTTAATACAGGACAAAGTTTTTGTTGAGGATCCAACTAAAGTATCAGACCAACCTGGTGTAAAGGTGGGTAAATATGTTCCGGCGCCTACAAGATTTATAACAGAATTTACTCCTGAGAGTTTCTTTAAAATGATATTCGGTGGGGGTAGTCAATCGGCGGACGAACAATTAAGAGATTTTGCCGCCAATGGTAACCCCATGAATCTACAAAAATACTCAAACAACTTTGCTTTGGGTAGTACATTGAAGGCTAACACCACATTATTCATCCAATACAGAGTTGGTGGTGGTATATCAACCAATTTAGGTGTCAATGTCCTTAATCAATTAGGTACGGTCTCATTCTTCGTTAACGGTCCATCACAAACACAAAATACAACGGTAGTTAATACATTAACATGTAATAATACAACCGCCGCAATAGGTGGGGCAAATGTACCAACTATTGAGGAAGTAAGAAACTATGTAACATACAATTTTGCGGCACAAAACAGAGCGGTAACAATTAATGACTACGAATCTTTAATTAGAAAAATGCCTTCACAATTCGGAGCACCCGCCAAAGTAGCGGTAACCGAACAAGAGAATAAAATTAAAATTCAGATATTATCATACGATTCAAGTGGAGGATTAAGTAATGTTATTTCAAACACACTTAAAACAAACATTGCTAACTACCTTTCAAACTACCGAATGATTAATGACTATATATCCGTAGAAAGTGCTCAAGTTGTTGACCTTAGTATGGACATATCGGTTGTATTGGATTCAAGTCAAAACCAAGGTGTGGTTATTTCACAAATGGTTGATATTGTAACTAAATACTTCTCACCATCAGTTAGAGAGATGGGTGAGAATGTCTATATATCTGAAATAAGAAGACAAGTACAAACTTTAAACGGTGTTATTAGTGTGGCGGCAATAGATGTTATAAATGAAGTTGGGGGTCAATACTCATCATCACAAACCTCACAAAGATATTTGGATTCAACAACAAGACAAATAGAACTTATTGATGATACGATATTTGCTGAACCGACACAGATATATCAAGTTAGATATCCCGGCAGAGATATTAGAGTTAGGGTTAAAAACCTAAAAACGGTTAATTTCAGTTGATAATTTATTTTTTTATTAAATCAATTATTTTTTGAAAGTAGAATATAAACTATTTATTCAAAAAGTATTAAATGTCGAAGTCATATAGGGTAAGAACGCAGGTTGGCGTTGATAAATCAGTAACCGTAAATTTAGATCAAGATTTTGATTTTTTGGAAATATTATCCTTAAAATTATCACAAAGCGAGATATATGTAAGACAATGTTCCGATTATGGTGTTATTGCTGGTAGGGTTTCCGTCAATGATGGATATGGTGTACCTAACGCTAAATTATCGTTATTCATACCAATAACCGCCGATGACGAGTTAAATCCAACCATCAGTGAAATATATCCTTATAAAACAATAAGTGATATTAATGAGGATGGTTATAAATATAATTTATTACCTTACAAACCATCATTTCCTGGACACGCAGCCACAGGGTCATTTCCTGACTTAGAAGATGTATTAACAAATCCTACCGCAATTGAGTTATATGACAAGTATTATAAATTTACTGTAACAACCAATGACAGTGGTGACTTTATGATATTTGGAGTTCCTGTTGGTAGTTACACAATCTTAATGAATTTGGATTTATCAGATATGGGTCCGTTTTCACAATCACCACAGGATTTAATAAGAATAGGTGTAGCCACCGAGAGTCAAGTTAACGGAACTAAATTCCAAACATCAGAGAATTTAACAACATTACCACAGATTATCTTCTTAAATAAGACAGTTGAGGTTTTACCATTGTGGGGTGAACCTGAAATTTGTCAACCATCAATTACAAGAACCGATTTTGATTTAACTGCCGAGGCTAGTATCACCATTAAACCTACCGCGATTTTTATGGGTTCAATCATATCCGATACTGATGAATCGGCGTTAAGAAAAAATTGTAAACCAATTAAAAAATCTGGATACCAATGTAATTTAATTTCAGGACCGGGTCAGATATTGGCGATTAGACAAACGATTAAACAAGATATAAACGGTAGACCTATTTTAGAGGAGTACGAGTTTGAAAACAACGGTAAAGTTATCGATTCTGATGGTGCTTGGCTATTAGATGTACCAATGAATTTGGATTTTATAATAACAAATGAATTTGGTGAGCAAATATTCTCAAATGATGAGAGAAAAGGAATACCAACCAAATCTAAATATAGATTTAAAGTAAAATGGAATCAGTCACCAAGTTTGGGTGAACCAATTAAACGAGCAAACTTCTTAATACCAAACGTAAAAGAAAATGGGTGGGATTCAAATAATCCCGATGATGATCCTCTGATAAATTTCGCATCCACTTCAGGTGGATATATTGCGGCTAAGAAATCATATGCATTTAGTTTAGATTGGGATGATTATGGGTATTCAGGGTCATCATTTGGTGATGATATTATACAGGAGGCTATAAATTGTGAAGATAAATTCTACGAGATGTCATATAATAAAGTTTATACGATATCTCAACTTGTAACAAGATTCACGAAAGGTAATAGACAAAGACAATACTTAGGAATTAAAAACATTACCGATGAAACTTGTGAAAGTACAAGTAATAAATTTCCAACCAATGATGCTCAATATAGATTTGATTTATTGTTTTTACTATTTGTAATTGTATCGTCCTTTATTTCTATCATATTAAAATTGGTAGTAACAATATTTCACGTTATATGCTTTCTAGTTTCAAAAATAAGGAACTTCGGAATCGGATATAGTGGTAGCCTTTTATCGTTTACTTTACGACCCTTTGAAAATTGGCAGGTTTTAATTGACATAGAAAATAGATTTAGTCAATTAGCAATCCCGTTATTTGTTTTTCCCGAATGCCAACTCTGTTCATGTACTCCAACAAACGAAGGGTTTAATAATCCAGGATCCACATATAGACCACCACTATTTACTAATAGTAGTATATTGGCAAATATAATTGATCCAGGATCTTATGACGTTAATACTGATTATGATGAGGTTATTGGGCCAATACAAAGATTTGCTGCGGGTTGGATATCTAATAATTTACAATATTCAGCCGCTTTTAGAACACCACAAAGAGATAATTTTAGTGATGGTCGTTTTATTTGGGTTCAAGGATTAACTATACCGGAAAGCGTTAATATGATGAACTTTAAGGGTAAGTTTTTTGGTGAAGGTAATGCTGAGATTAATACTACAGGTGATTTAAATAAGAGAACGGATACAAGATCAATCACCGTTGGAACAAATCCTATCTTTGGAACATATGCGCCAAATGGTCGTTTATATGTTGGAAATAATGGATCTAGTAATGTTAGTGCTATTGATACCGCGAATAATGGGGGGGTTAGTACGATATCAGTCGGTTCAAATCCTACTTTTGGAACGTATGTCAATAATACTTTATATGTTGGATTTGGTGGTGCTAATGGTCAAGTTAAACCAATAAATACCACAAACAATGTTGCGAGTGGTTCGATAATTCTTTTTGGTAATAATCCTTCTTTCGGAACATATAATCCTGTTAATCAATATCTATATGTTGGAAATAATGCGAGTGATACTGTTACTATTATAAATACCGTAAATAATGGAATTGCTGGAATTAAAAATGTTGGAGACCAACCTATTTTCGGAACATACAACCCTAGTAATAATTGCGTTTATGTTGGAAATAAAGGAGATGGTACTGTTAGTGTAATATCAGGTACGTCTAGTACAATACCAACAATATCAGTTGGTAATAATCCTTCTTTCGGAACATATACCCCCAATAATAATTGTTTATATGTTGGAAATAGAGGGGATGGTACTATTAGTGTAATATCTGGTGTTACGGTAATTGACTTAATAACTATAGGTCCAGGGACAAACCCTACTTTTGGGACATATAATCCTGATAATGGTTATCTATATGTTGGAAATAGTGGTTCCGGTGATGTTAGTGTTTTTGATACCATAAATAATAATTCGTTGATAACAATAATATCCATAGGACCAGGAACAAATCCTTCCTTTGGTACGTATGTTTCAGGGGAAAATCGTTTATATGTTGGAAATACCTTATCCAATACAGTTAGTGTTATTGATACCTCAATTAATTCTGTGATTAATACGATATCCGTTGGATCAACCCCTAGTTTTGCGGTGTATAATACGACTAATGATTATTTATATGTTGGAAATTCTAATAATAGTGTTAGAGTTATAGATACCGTTAATGGTAGTGATTATTGTTTAGGTGGAGGTACAAATCAAATAAGAGTCAGATTTAATGAGGGATTCAATGGTGGAACTCATTACGATAATATAATGATGTTAATGTTGGAGGAAAAAATTGAATCTGGTACTATTTTAACATTTAATAATCCTTATGACGGCGTTGATGTTAATATGAGCGCCACAACTCAAGCAAATGCGTATGGTACATATTCAGTAACGGGTAATCCTATAAACGTTAGTGGTACAACAACTGTTAGTTACACAGACCCCATTACGGGAGGTAGAAAGGTTACTAATTACAATATAACTCAAACTAATTCAGATACGGATAGATATCTAAAATACCCAACAGGTATTGAATACTTTCAAGTTATTACCGCAATGACATTTGATGAATACAGTAATATACTTGTCTCGTCGGGATGGCTTCAAGATAAAAGAGAACAAGAAAGTTTCTTCGCGAGGATATTTAATAATTGGACGCCAATTAATCAATCTATTGGGACTAACGGACCCGATATAAGAGCAAATACCAACAGTCCTGGACTTTGGTCTTGGATTAACCTTTGGTCATTATATTCAGATAAACCAAATGCCCTAATAACTATAATGGTTAGAGGTGTTGACCCCCATTCAAGTAGGATACCCATAAAATATGGTTTAGGTCGTTTATTTGGTAGAACTACCCATTTTGATGTTTCGGTTATTGGTGATTTCAAAATGAACATCCCATTACAACCTAATGATGGTTTAGATTTTGGTCAATCGCTTCAAATTGGATCCGATGTAATTGCCTATAATAATGCTCATAGATGCGTAAATCATACAAATATTATTAATAATACCTCGGTAGATACCGGATATTCTAATGGTAGACTATTCTTCCCTTCTTATCACTTCCAACCGGATCAATGGACACCATTCCCAACATATCGAAGCTCTAATTACTCATCATTGGATGAAAATAGTAATGTAGTTGGTTACGCACCAGGGGGAACACCACCCGCAATGTATTCATCAATAGCGGAATATACTTTTATTGGTGGAACTAATGGAACAACAGGAGGGGGGTTAAGAGTTGGTGGTAAGAATATGTATGCTAGACTACCAGGTTCTCAGATTGATGGTCCATCAGATAGTGGTTACTGCGGATTTCCTGTAAATTATGTTGCACCTACCGTACCTCCTGCACCTCCCGCTAATGTTGAAATTATGCAATTTGTGGGTAAAAGATATGCTATTGGGGAGAGTGTTGAAGGTGGATCTATGGTTGGTATGAGATCTGAAATAAATACTTTAAATAATGGAACTAGAACGGCGTTAGGGTCAGTATACTTTTCTCCAAAATACCTCCCTACTGTTAATACTATAATGTCAGATAGTAATAGAATTGTAATGAGGACTGACAGAATGCCGACATCCGACCTATTTCAATCTTTTAATACAGTTAATACGATTATACCGCAAGGTATGAATATGATGGCTAACGGGCAATTTACCGTATATCAACTATCTGATGAAGGTGTTGTTGCCGGTGTAAACCCAGCGTCAGGGACTCAAGCGTTTCCCGGTGATGACCCTGATATTAGAATTACCGGATCAACTGAACCAGAAAGTTTTGGATCGGTTGATAAAGTATTAGATTCTTTTGCTTGTGAACATTTAGTCCCAATAGGTTGTTATCAAAATGTTAATGATACACTAGATATTTTACCGGCAGCATCTTGTCAATTTTATACATCAGGAGGATATGCCCAATTTTTTATTGGTGGGTCTTGTTATAATTTAGTACATGCAAATTATTTAGGGGCACATTTAACTAAAGACTTACAATTAGTTACTGAGTGGTTATCACGAATGAATATTAATTTTGGAGCTTGTAGGGAAGTATTTTCACATACGTTTTTTAATAATTGGGTTAATGGGTCATTGTATATGTTCCCATTTAAAACAACAAGATATTTTACCGGACCAAATGGAAATCCACCAAATATACCATATAATAAATATTGTAAAGATACAATATACTTAGACCCTGACACTTCTAATTTTTATTATAGGAGTTCACCATATGATGAAGCTACAGATGATTTCGTAGGTAAAAAAGGGTTTTATGACGGATCAAATCTTTTAGGAAATAGTAGAAATTTAATGTTCCCAACGACGATGATGGACTTAGGTCCAAGAGACGAACTACAAAAATTTTTATCTCAAAGCGGAAATTGGGATGGGTATATTATGAATAAGTTAAATAGTACAACATTCGGAGATACTTCAGAAATATTGAATATATTCATATTGTCAAGATTTGCTAGTACAAGTTTTGGAGCGTTATTTGGGACACCTGCGGGTGCTAGTATTATGAATTATTTTTCACGTCCTAAAAGATTCGTTGATGCGGATTTTTCTCAAATGATTGCAACCAATTCACAATTAGGTATCTCCGCTTTTGAACCTGCAAATTATCCTGAGCCAGCTATTAATTCAGGATTTAACTCACCTTTATATTTTCCGGGTGGGGTTGGTAGTTATAAGGATATTACTTTTGGTATTTTTTATACTGGCGATAGTCAACTTAGAGATTATATATCACCAAATAGAACTTTATATAATCCAGATGGTCTTATTGGAATAAATAATGATTGTAATTTTACTTATATCCCGGTTACAACACAAACAGTCCCATTTTATTTATGGCAAATTTTTAATAATAGTGGTAATGATAATATTTTCGGAAAACAAACAAATGACTGGGTTTTTGGTGGTGCGGGTGCTAACGCATTCAAATACGGATATCAAAAAATAGATAGACTGTACGGAGGTGTAAATGGATCGAGAACATTCCAACCAAGTCCTAGCGTAACTGAAATAAAATACAATAAAGGTTGGATTTATAATGTTGATGGGCCTTTAGTCATTAATCCAGCAACAGGTGAAAGTGATTATAAACCGGAACCTGGGATATCCGGTAAATACAACTTAGGCGCTCCATTCTATTTTTATTTTGGATTAGCTAAAGGGGCATCGGCTTTCGATAGATTTACCGCTAAATGGATTGACACAGACGCATTTGCTGACTAATGGGAAACGAGAATAATACAAAAATAGTCCTTAGTACTTTAAGGTACAAATCATCACCAATTGTTGATAATATGGTTGATGTTGGTTTATCACAGACCTCCAAGGAATCTGTTGAATTTGATAGAAGTAATACTATTGATTTAGCTCAGGTGTTTGAAAATGAAAGACAATCATCAACTACATTTAGACCAGTTACCAAAATAACATATTTGTTTAAAAATACTTATTATGGTCAAACTGATTATAAACCATTTACTGAAAATCTATATTATGTTAATGCCTTAACATCGTCTAGACAGTTTTGTAGTAATAGTAATTCGGTTTATTGGTCAGGTTATCCATTGTATAATGAATTTGATTTAATGAGGACTGATAATAATGTTGTGGGTTATACTACCGGACCGAATAATCATATTAATTTCATTGGTACAAGTGCGTCATCTTATAATTGGAATTTTTTTATTAGTTATCCTTATGATAATGTAAATAAAACTCTAAAGGCGGTTGAACCAATGACCAATACGACTTTAAATTGGACGGCGTTTGACGGAATACCATTTATCATAACTGGTTCTACATCAAACGGACAAAGTTTAATAACATTTAGATCTGTTTGTAGACATGGATTAAGTGTCGGTGAGTTCGCTTACCTATCTATTAATTATAATGGACAAAGTTTATTTCAAGTTTATGAATTAGGTGATGGTGATTATGGGTCAGATGAATATGTGTTTAGTATTTCAAATTTAGGATATACTGGAAACACTTTTGATGCGGGAACTACAGGGACATTTAAAAGAGTTATTGACGAGAATAACTACCAAGATACAATGTCTGAATATTATATTAGAAGACATAAAATAATAACAAATCCGCAGGATGCGATGTTGGTAAACGCAGGATTTGAATTAAACCCATTCAAGGTAATTAAGCAATATGAACCATCAGGATTAACTCCGAATAAGGTATCAAGGATTTCGGTAAAAGAAGGTAGTCAATCATATACATTATCTTTCTCAAAAGACATATCAATAGATGATTTAGTTGACAATCAAAACCGACCTATAACCCAACTATTCTTTACTTTTCAGTGGATTGGTAGATTTGGATGGACATCAAGTCCCACCTATCCATCTGTAAATTCAAATATTGCGTTGAAGCAAGGTTTTGATTTTAATATACCATTAAAAAATGGACAACCATCTGATTGGTGGGACAATGCCCCACAAAACCTAACACCAAACGCATATACGTCCATACCAACAATATCATATGCGGTCAATGGTAAAACTTTTTACTATAACAAACCATTAATAAATGGAGATACTCTTGATGGTGATTTTTGTGAGTGGAATGATTATGAATATACCGAGAGAGTTATTTCCGAGTATTATCATAAAATAATATATAATCCTACTCATTTTAATATAAACATAACGCAACAAGCACCACCGGCAAATCCGCTAGGGTACTACTATAAACCACATAACCCAATTAAAATAAGGGATTTTTCATCATATATTGAGGATGGAGACCCTGCAACGGTAAGTGAAATACCTGATTATGCTGTTTTTTCAAAAACCAATGGAACTTTCATTTGGAGAGATATATATACATATGGGTTTATAGATACCGATGGTATTGGAGTTGATTATCCGTTTTTAAATGGGGTTCATTATCCTTTTACTAATACGATATTTAGAGTAATCCCTGAAGGTGCGTCAACACCTTTATCAACAATAAATACGGTTGCTTTACCTACTACAGATGAGTGTGAATAAGTTTAAGATAGTTAAAACAAGTACTGATAAGTATATTGATATTCCCGTGGAAATCAAATGGGATTTCTATGGTAGGGATGATAGTATTGATAAAATACAAGAGGATATAATTGAAAAAGTAATTGGTAAACCAAAAGATTTTGAGTTGGCAAGATTTCAGAATAAAAAATACCCTAATAATAACGAAACGTCAGTTAATTACAATTTTTATTTTTATAGTGCTGATTTAAATTTTATGAATACCGCAATTCCAACTTATTGGGAGGCAAATTATAATAGTGAAGGATTCTCCGATAAAGACATATATTATACCACAAAACCATTCCAAAAGTCATTTTTTAAATTAGATTTTTACGATACTAAAGATGGTAAAACTCAAAAAAATTACTTTACTGTAATTCTATTTGCGAACGAATCGTTAGATGAATTAAAATCAATATCAACATACCTACCCGATGTTAATATTAGTGTACCTAGATTTAAATTAGATTTTGTTGGACAACAAAAAGAAGGTTACTTTTTTTATTGGTTAAAAAGTAGAGAGTTTTTAAATATTGACACATTTTATATGTCGGCTAAATTTTTTAATGGGAGTACCGGTAATTTCGTAAAAATGATAAATAGAAATCAAGGATCAAATGAATTATCGGGCGATAAGTATGGGTTTAACGGAGAAAAGTATTTTTACTATAAGGTAAAATTAGATTATTCTGATTACACATATCAAATATTCGATTATGCGAACGGGTCAGATATTAGGGTTGGTTATGAATCCAAACCCATAAATTGGTATGAGTATGTTAACCCAAGTTAATGGAGGATCAAAGATACTATATTAAGATTTCACCTGAAGTAATAACTAGCGATATTGTTACAATGGTATATACCGCATCTACGGGAGTTACCCTTAGTTTGGACTTGACCTGTTGCGACTTTACGAGTTATACGGAAAACTTCTATTTTACAACCGCATCCACAAGAGTACAATTACAAATGTCTGCGGTGGTCACTGGTGGTACAAGTGGAACTTCCTTAATGACGGGATTAACAATACCAATTTTATTTACTCAAAATATTACGGACATTGGTTATTATTCTGTTTTTGATGGGGCTATTTTACAAAAAGATGTTATTACTAACTTTTTATTCTCGGCGGTCACGGGGATTAACTCATCGACTTACTATGTGTACAATACATCAGATGTTAAGTATAAGAAATTTCTAAAAAGTTCTACTTTTAAGATAAATTGGGGTGATAATACACCAGTACAAACTTTAACTTCGGTAGCACCAAATTACACATCACATACATATCCATCGGGAAGTGCTCAATATACTATAACACTATCGGGATATACTCAATTCGGGGTGACGGTAATCGAAAAACAAGTCCAAGTACCATTCACAAATGTACCAATATTCAACCCCAATGGAACTGCTTATTTTGTACCACAAGGAGGTGATTGGTCAGGAACCCCAATAATGTATGACTACATTTTTTCGGGGGACTCAAACACCAATTTATTGGCTCATATTAGTTCAAACTATACAACAGTTCCTTTTTATATTACGGGTTATACAAAATCAACATTGGGTGACTTATCACAATATAAAGGTGACGCAACAAAAGACGGTAAGTCGTTTAAACTTAATCAACAAATAACAGGAACAAGTAACACTGTTGGTATCTACAAAGGTAGAACCCCCGATAATATGTCGGATGCTTACACTATTAATGGTGTTGATTATTATGACTATGATGATGGATCAACAATATATGTTGTGAAGTCGTCAGGATTAACACAAAATTGGTTGGTTTCGTCAGGATTAACTAAAGATGAGGCATTATTAAATGTAATCGATCAGGTACAGGTGTTTTCCAATGTATATATAGAGAGAGGTAAAAATTCAGCACTTGAAAGTATACACAGATTGGGTGAGGTATCAACAATAGGGGGGTTAGTATCGTATGGTTATAAATTTTTTAATGTCAATAAAACCTAACATTAAGTATTTATAAATATGGTTAAAAAAATAATAATTTAATTAAAAAAGATGGCAACTGGATCATATGGAACTATAAGGCCGGCGGATGTTTCCCCCGAAGATGTTGAGATAATACTAAATTATACCCCAAGTAGGGATAATACTGATAATTTCACACTTACAACATTAAATGCTCAGGATGTTTTAAAACCATATTTTAATAACGGAGAAACGGGAGGTAATGCAGATGTTGAGATATTAGGGGGTTTATATAACCTAAAACTACCCGCAGATCAATTTAATGCTTTAGGTATCTATAACCTATATCTTAGACCGGCACAAATCAGAACAACAATTAATGATTGCGGTGTGTTATCGGCAATACCAAATGTTAAGGGGTTAATTTTTAATTTAGAACAAGTACCATCTCAATACAGAAATAAATTCGTGGCTCAAGGATTGGTTGGATTCAGAATAGAATATTTAAACCCTGACGGAAGTAAAATACCCAACTTTTTTAGAATCATAACATCTTCATTTTATTGTGAGCCTGTTACAGAAAATCAGACAAACTCATCACAGAAATCAATTAGATATAGATATGTTGATGGAGCGACAAATTTACTATTTTGTACAGTTTCACCATCATCATCACCAACAAACAAGCCTAACGCAACCCCATTCATTGGACAACCCAATCAAAATGTGGTTATAAGTAACACATACTTCAATCCTATTAGTATTGAGGTTGAGATTGTGGAACATGACATATCAACCCTGGCAATTGCTCTATACGGTAATCAAACCAAATCTATGGACGATGGTATTTACACTATATACGACAGTAATAACAATATTTACAAACAATACAATCTTTATGAGGTTAGAGATGAATTTAATGAGTTATTATATGAAGTTAGACAGGATAGGGGAACTAATATTGATTACAGTAAAAACTTTGTAAATATCACTCAATAATGGCTAAAAAATATACTTGTCCACCGCAAAAAGCGACCGCAGATAATACTTTTTCTGACAATTTAGTTGGTTTCCAATTAGTTGCGGGAGGTGGATTGACACAAGGTAATTTTGAGTTTACAGTAGGAATTACGGAAAAATCTAATAGGGATTTTGTTATAGGTTCTTTTTCTGACCCTATTACATTAGATAGTCTTGGTGTTAGATCTGTAGAAGAATCAAGATCAATTATTGAGAAAAACTTTAAAGTATATCCAAATTTTGATTTAAGTCAGGTTTCCAATTTTTCACAATACGGTTCATTAACTAAAAGGTTATCTGTATCAATTACAAAAATAATTAATTTTTTCCCTGCCGCTTTAGAGGTTACATTTAAATCACCAAATTATACGACAGGGGCAACTGCAACAAATATATCTTACAATGTTATTAATGACGTGAGTTATTTGGAAATCGACCTTGCGAGGATAAGGAATCCTTTTGATATTGATTTTACGATAAACGCACCAAGAAATATAAGTGTTAGTGAGATTGAATTGTCCCCACTTAGGGATATGACAACCACCTTTACAAAATATAGTTTATATATTAATGGAAGTAGTCACCCATTAATCTCTATGACCCCTACGGATAACTTATCTTCAGGGACATTAAAAATGTTTGTTAGAGGTAATCCTTTTACGGGGGTAACCACAACTTACGATAATTTTATCATAAGACCTAATTACCAAACAACTGAAATGGTTTTCGGGCAGGATTTTGATGAGATTGAGAGATTTTTACTCAATAGATTGGTAACACCAATTTATACTGCCGATTTTCAGGTTGTGGAAGAAGATAATAATGGTAAGTATTATGTTACCACCCAATCAGTAACTTGGCCATTGGACGGTGTTTGGAATTTAGATATACGAACTCCGGTATTTAAAGATTATGTGGTAAGTGTAAGTGTTATTGCTGAAAATTTTGACTCATTTAAAACAAATTTAATTAATAGATTTTTAACCACAGGTGCGTTTAAAGATTTTGATACATATGACCAAAAAATAAGTAAAGTTTTAGAGTTATATGGTAGAAGTTTTGATCAAGTAAAGAAATTCATAGACGCTCTGGCTTTTATGAATTCAGTTAATTATAATGTGGGTAATGACATACCATCACAACTATTAAAGAACTTATCCCAAACTTTGGGATGGTCAAAAAACATATCACCAATAACTAACGAAGATTTCTTAAATTCTGTTTTTGGTGGTGAAGAATTTAGTGAGTTTCCTGGTGTTGGTAGGGGATACACTCCCGACGAGTTAAATTATCAATTTTATAGAAATTTGATTCTAAACTCTGCATACCTTTTTAAATCAAAAGGGACTAGAAAATCAATAGAGGGGTTACTAAGATTAGTTGGAGCCCCTGACGCATTGGTTGATTTTAATGAGTATATTTATGTTGCCGACCAAAAGATTAATATGACGCAGTTCAATCAAGAATTTGCTCAGATATCAGGAGGAACATACTCAAAAGAACTACCCGTATTAGAACCTGGTAACACATTTAAAGTCCAAGGACGAGTATTTACGGGGTTTACTACAGAGACAATAGTAGAAGATGCTGATATAACCTTAGAAGAGTTCCCAATAGACATTAATGGATACCCAAGAGCTCCCGAAGACACAGATAATTTTTATTTTCAAATAGGTGCTGGATGGTTTGAAAGTACACCTTCACATAGATCTAATGAGGTGTTTGATTCTGTTAATACGACTTTCACGGGTCAGAACCCTAATTATCAAACCAAATTAGCACCATTCACATATGGTCAAGTTTATTTGGATAGATTTAGAGATTTCCCTTATACAGACTTAGGATTTACTTTAACTAAAACAATAGATAACAAGAAAAGTTGGTCAACTTTAGAGACGGGGTTAAGAAGAAATTCCGACGGAAATAACTCATTCTATTTTGTTGATGATGAAAAACTAATACTCAATGTAAAGAATGTTGATCTTTTCTTAAATCCCGGACAAGCCTTAGTTTATGATGTGTGGTATACATCAAGTAATTATGATTACCCAATACCCGCATCAGGACTAACTATTAGCGGTAATTGTTATTGTCCGACATACCTTAATCCAACGATATTGGATAGTACATTAATTGACCCAAATCCATCACAAAAAACATTCTTTGAATTTGCTCAGACCTTTTGGCAAAATATGATTAATGTTAGGGATAGACAATATGTAACAAACGGTAAGACGGGTGGATACCCAACACTAGAATATATCTATTGGAAGTATTTGAAATCCGGTGAAGGTAACAACGCTCCGAACACCGATTATACATATCAAAAAATGATTGATTACATAGGTGGGTTGGGGGACTATTGGATAAGATTAGTTGAACAAATGGTACCAGCGACTACTATTTGGAATACGGGTGTTAGATACGAGAACTCAGCGTTTCATCGTCAAAAATTTGTATGGAGAAGACAAAGAGGTTGTCAAATTGTACCTGTACCTTGTAACCCTTGTACTCTTATTGGTCCAATATTTACCATTGATTGTCCGCAAGCATCAACAACTTGTGATGTTTATCCTTGGACTAGTAACCCTAATATAACTACTTTTGGTTCGCTTTTAAGTCAATTGGTGTTAAATTACACTAGTGGAAATAATTGTAATCTTAATACATTAACATCCAAGTGGTATGTTAAGATATCATTAGGTGGGTCTGAGATAATAAGTTATCCATTCTTTAATAATGGTTTTGGTTTAACTTTAGGTCCTGGCGTTAGTTATCCATCGTCTAGTCAGTGGCTAACGGCACTTGAATCACAATTGGATTTACTTATAGATTATGGGTTAGATTATTATATAGTAAATAATGAGGTGACTATTTATACGCTTACTTGTGATGGTAATAACCTTAACTCAGATTTTAAAATAAATGTGGGAATAAATTTCAATATATCTTGTTCATAAAATGGCTTGCGATTTTAATTTTAGTGATTTTAGTGTAGTTGGTGACTGTCAAAATAATGCATCGGGGTCATTTACCCTCAATCTATCTACGACATCAGAACCGATGAGTATTACTTGGTATCTACCAAATCCTTGGTCCCCAAATGAGGGTGGAGGACCTTCGGTTGAAACAGGTATTTTAAATGGACCGAGAACATATAGTAATCTACCGGCAGGTTTATATGTACTAGAAATAAATGACTCTTGTGGAGGACCTACCGAGTTAACACAAAACAATAGAACAACACTTAACATATATGTTTCTTCGGCATCTAGTTGTGTGTCGATTACTAACGTAACCCCAACTACTTGTGGTTTAGTAAATGGGTCTTTAACCGCAACGGTTGCTAATACTAACGGTTTGGCCACATATAAATTATATTTAGAAAATAATAACAATAGAGTACCTCCTATTAATACACCACCAAATGAACCGTATCAACCTGATTTAATAAGAACAGGATCCACCAACTCCGATACATTCGTTTTCGATAATTTACCGTACGGTATGTATTATGTAATTGCCGATGACGGAGGAGGGTGTACAGGTAGAAGTGAAAATTCTATAATACAGAATTCCACACTATTAAATTATGGGTTATATTCAGTTAATAGCTCAAATTGTGGTAATGTTAGTACTGGTGTTGGTAGAATATTTATTACGGGATTAACCGGAGTTGCTCCATATACTTATTTATGGTCATCATCAACACCAGGATTATTAGAAAATAATGTATCGTTAACTGGAGTTTCAATAACAGGATTAACCGCTGGCGATTATAGTGTTACTATAACAGATGCACAAGGTTGTACATCAACCAAAAATGCGCTTATTACCGATGTGGCTCCGGTGTCATTAGGGCCTATAACTCCAACACCGCCGACTTGTTTTGCCCCCAACGGGGCAATACAGATAACGGTAATAAATGGTACTCCACCATATAGGTATTACATACCATCAATAAATTATATTGATATATCTTACCAACAAACATATACCTTTCCTAATTTATATGGGGGTATTTATGATATAACCGTAACCGATTCGTCCCTTTGTAGTGTTAACACACAAGTAAGTTTAGCTCAACCAAATAGTTTTGCGGTCGCAACAACTAACGTCATTAGTAGTGTTTGTGGTAATAGTAATGGTAGTATTTCAATAACATTGAATGGTAATCCAAATTCTAGTTATGATTATTCACTTAAAAAAAGTAATGGGGATTCGGATAATCGACCACAACAAAGTTTAAATACTTCGTTCAATAATCTATTTCCTGATACATACACACTAACAATAACTGATGGTATTTGTACTTATAGCGGTACTGTTGTTGTTCAGTCAACTTTATCATATAATGTTACGACACAAGCATCTGGAACTACTTGCGGGGGTAATAATGGAATAGTAAAGATATTTAAAACGACAGGCGGAACATCACCATTTATATATTCAATTCAAGGAGGTAATGGACTTCCTATTCCACCATCAGGTCAAATACCATTGAGTTCATATACTTTTAATGATTTATCGTCAGGTTATTATCAGGCGACGGTAACGGATAGTAATGGGTGTATATCAACTAGTAATTTCTACATAGATGAGAGCGAGCAAATAAATTTTATATTAATACCAACAAGCTCCACTAACGGATACAATGGAGAGATATTCGCTAACATATTCCAAGGAATACCCCCATTTACCCTAACATGGTCATCAAATGTCAATGGTCAAACAGGTACGGCAATTGATAATTTATCCGCAGGGACATATACTTTAACAGTACAAGACACCGACGGATGTACGATAACTAAATCGGTAATAGTAACAGGATCATTTATATTATCAAACTTGAGCGAGTACAATATTTGTGAAAGTACGATATCAAGTGGTGGTATTACAGAAAGAACTTTAGGTAAAATGTTACTTGAAGGGTATTTGGATTTAACTAATGGTTGTACGGATTGTTTATTAAGTTCGGCAACATTCTCTGCGGTTGCCACAGTGGCTGGAAACTCTTACTCTCAATCATTTTATACCGCCACAACTTTAAACGACGTTCCAGCAAATAGTAGTTGGTATAATACTGTTGATACACTACTAAGTGACGTAACAGGGATTGGTGAAGTTATAGTTGACACCAACAATAATACAATTACGGTTAACACAAGTTGTGAAGAAACCACGGACGCTTTATCAAACCAAAACATTACGGTACAAGTATCCATATTATATAATATAAATTGTGTATCTTGTTAAATAAGTTATGAAGAGTATTATTATATCGTCAATAACGGGACTTACACCACCATACGAAATATATATTTGCGATGTTTATGGTAACCGATGTCAATATATTGATACAATAACCAATAATGTACCCCCAATTAATGTAATACCACTACCTCTATTATTTAGTGGAGCACCATCCGTCGGTCTTAAAATTATTGAGACAATAGCCCCCTGTGAAAAATTTCAATTAGTTACTTGTACGTATCTACCAAATGTATATTTTACTTTCTGTAATTGTGGTGATTTATCTAATTGTGTTTATACGGAAGATAATCCAAACCTTAATTTCGGAGATATTGTTTCATTAAATGAATATGGTCAGTGTTGGGTATATTCTGGATATCAATTCACCAATAACACCGCATCGATTTTAACTCATATTGAACCGGTTTTTACGACTTGTCAGGAATGTTACGATGCGATAGCACCAACATATTTTAGTGCCTGTTGTTATGACTACACATTCACTTTAGATGAGACATTCCAAAGTACATTTGAACCTAACACAAGATGGTATGTTAATATACCAAACTCGTCTTTGGGTAGCGGCACGGGATACACAGGATGTACCACAGTAGTGGCTAATTACTTAACCCCCAACGAAACATATACTAGTATTGATTGGAATAATATTACAAACAGAGAAACATCCAATATTTTCCCTTTCCCACCAATGACGGATTGTAATGATTGTCAGGATGTCTTCCCTTGTTGATTTTTCTCAACACTCTCGTATAAAGACATCAATTTAAGTGAGTCCAAGTAGTTTTTTTCTAATTTATCTAACACCTGTGGTTTAGCACCTCTCTCACATGCTTCTTCATACGCTCTTTCAGATTCGGTAACCATCTTTTCTATTGTTCTTAATAATTTCATATAATATAAATACTCTAAGGTATATTAATACCACAAAACATTAATTAAGATATTTATAACTAAAAATAACCAATTATTATTTAGTTTGTAAGAATTATTATTAAATGACCCATTATTTCAAATCCTGTTGCGATTCCAGTTTTACGTTTACACTAACCAATTCTCCAACATTAACGATTGGTGATATAAAGTATGTAATTATACCCAATTATTTCAGTGGTTGTTGTACTGTTATTAGTTCTGGTTCATTGTATCCTGATTCACCCACATATTCTTTTTTATCGCCAGGAGTCACTTTAGAGGGTTCTTATGGTAATTGTGGTGAATGTACCGCATTGTATGTCTGTAATAGAGTTACAGGAGTTAATCAGTGTGATATTGTTACAATAACGCCAATGACTATTAGTTGTAGTCCAAATCTATTAAATAATAGTATTACTATGTTAGTATCGGGTGGTACACCACCTTATAAAATTCTTTGGAGTACAGGAACTTTAGGTCCTACTTTAACTAATGCCACTTCTAATGGGGTGTATACTGTAACAGTAACCGACTACAATTGGCCAAACGGAGGGTCTGATTATACGGCAACAACAACCTGTTCTTTAATTGTTCCTAGTCAAACACCATCACCAACTCCTACACCAACACCGACACCAATTCCTGTTGTGTACCCTAATTTATGTTTACAATATACTACAGGTAATATTACAACATTATATACATTCACACCAACGGGGAGTATTGTAAATGGTAAACCCACTTGGATTTCTGGTACTCTCGATATGAGATGGGGTGGATTATCACAAGCTTATTGGTTTGTTGATATTGACTCAACATTGATAATAAACACGAACGCGAGTATTCCACCAATTGGTGGTTGGACTTTATTCGGACCAGCGGGTAATGCCACCACATATGCGGGGGCTTGTAATGCGCCTGTGATGAGTTTAAATCCACCAACTATTAGTGCCCCTAATTGTGTTAACGACTCTACGGGATCTTTAATTATAAATCCCCTTAACGGTCAACCACCCGTAATATATTCAAAAGATGGAGGTATTACAACACAACAATCACCAATGTTTAATAACTTACCGGCGGGTACTTATAGTATTTGGGTACAAGATGGATCGTCAACAGTAAGACAACAGAACGCAATCGTTCCGGCCGGACCGGCAACAAATTCGTATAATTTAACAATAGATAATACAATAGTATCAACAGGGGTGGGACAGAAAAAATTAACATTTAAAGTTGTTGTTAGAGACATAAATAATAACATTATATCAAACTTACCATCCGGTACAATAATAACTTTTGATTTATCCGAATATAATAATTTTATGGTGGCGACCAATCCGGCGTTTGGAAGTATAACTAATACTGTTCAAGTACATAAAAATGGAGTCCCTATAGGTATAACACCAACAACCGCATCTTCAACACAATCTGGATCAACAACCGGCATATGCCCACCAAACACTAAGGAATATTCAACTGCAACCACTTTAACGTATAACAATATTACAATATCAGGGGTGGATGTGATATCAGGAACGGTTATAACTTCAATACTTAAATTAAGTCCCTTGTCTTGTTACGTTAAATCAACCGATAAAGTGTTTATACTAAGTACCTCATCAATTAATGGATGTACTTGTTGTAATGTCACAGGGGCGCCAGAAACTAATGTTATGTCTATTAACAACCCATAAAAAACAACTAATAAAGTATTTATAGAAAATGGCTTATATATTAAAAAATACATCAGGTTTAGTTAATACAAGAATTACTGATATTGGTAGACAAAAAATATCACAAGGTAATTTTAACATAACTTATTTCCAAGTTGGAGATAGTGAGGTTTCATACAACGCGATAAGTGGTTTTAATCAAACAAATAGTGTTGTGTTAGAACCCGCTTTTAATTCACAAAATGGAGCGCCTGTACCCCAAGCCAATTTTCAAAATGTTAAGTACCCTTATTATGTTGATACGTTATCAGGAGCAACTTACGGAATACCATTTATGGATTCTATAGTTTCAAATGTATATAATGTAGCCCCAATGAGAGGATTTTTTAGTGCTGACACAACCACATTACCTACAAATTGGAGTGCTAAAACAGGTAGTGAATATGTTAAGACAGGTAATTACTATGTGGATATGAATAATTTAGGCCCTAGTCAAAATACTATGACCTTAATTCCGGTTCCGAGTATTTGTAATACCGCAACAACATATTCATTTTCCGCAGGGGATTTTGTTACAATATATTATGATGGGTTAGGATTAACTAATTGTAATTGTACTTATACTTCGGTTTCATCACCATGTACAACCGTTTATTCACCGTATAATCCATGCCCTCCAGTACCCCCAAGCGATAGATCTTGTTTTATGTCATTTCAAAGTTGTACGCCAATTTTAACATATAGAATTATTGGGGTTAATGGTAATATAATCACTGTGGATAGAAATGTTCCTAACTATGCAACCCCATCGGTAACAGGTGAGGCGAGAGTTTTGGTGTACCCATCAGGTATGACTAACTTCTACGACAGTGCTACGCCAGAACCACATTGGAATCAAGATGTTTTTAATTTTGAATCTGTATGTGATGTTGATTTATTTAATGTTAATATATGGAATATGAATATTCCTTGGTCAGAATCACCGGCAGGTTTAAATGGTTCTGCTTATAAGGATTATACTAATTTTGGATCTGTAAATTATTTGGGTAGTAAAGAATACTTTGGATATAGTAATAGTAATGGTCAAACAGATAGTGATTCTGTTAACTATTATAATTCTCTTGGTGATAAAATCATTGTACCGGGTAAAGACCAAAAGGCAATAGCGATTGTTCATTATACTAATAACACCATTGACTTTGTTTATGGTGAAAAATTTGCGTTACAACCATATGACCCTTTGAATGAAACCAATACGGTTGGTATGGCAAGAAATTTCAGATTCACAATACCTTGGTTACAATGGCATAAATCAGCAGACTGTTGCCAAGGACAAACATTTTATGTTGACCCACCAAACGTAGAATTTGAAACATTAGGACTGTTCCAAGAACATTATCTAACCTCAAATAAAAATACGGATATGAACAATCCGGGTCATAGATATTATCATCTTTGGGATACAAATGCGAACGTAATTGACGGATACCCAAGTAGAATAGGTAAAGTGTTTCCCGATTTAAATACGATAGTTATTGACGATGAGGAAATAATCGCGGCAATGTCATATAAGTCCAACAGAAATTGGACATTACCGGCACCGAGATTAGTGCTATCAACTCCAAACGGAGAAGGTGTATTAACGGGAAATACTGATTATATGTATGTGACATATAGATTCTCAAATAGCCTTTTCTATACTAATTCATTACATTGTAATTATTATTCATCAATATTGGGTCCTAATCAAACTTGTAATAGCACTAGTCAAGATATCGCAATTACATTCGGAAATGAGTTTGGGTGTCTTGGTAATTTTACTTATGATTCTTTTGAAATACTATGTCAGAAAGTAAGTGGAGAAGGAAAACCAAGCCCGACAGGATGGAAAAAAATAGATGTAACAAATCAATTATCGGCAACCATAGTTGGAGGTAAAATCACGACTAGCGGTATTACAGGAACCACATTGTATATCACAAAGTCCGATTACGATTTGGCACTTACATATAACTTAAATAATTACGTGACATTACCCACAGTTGGACAAACAGGACAAACCCTTAACTTCGGAGATGAGTATTACTTCTACGGTAATATTGAAACAGAAATACAGGCGACCATATATGAAATGAGATGGTTGTGTAATCTAAATCAAAACGAGTTTAATTACCCATCAAATCCGACTTGGACGGCAGGAGTACCATCATATATAAGTGAAGTGGCTTTATATGACAATGTTAGAGACCTAATGGCTATTGCTAAGTTACAATCACCCATAGAAAGACAGAGTATACAACAATTCTTGGTTAAGCTTGATATATAAGTATTATTTACAAATTTAACTAATATATTACCATATGTAATATGGCAAAGCAACAAATTAAGAATAACCCAAAAGTATTGGGTTTAGACGTGTCAACTAAAACTATCGGTTGGGCTCTATTTGATATAATGAGTCAAGAATTATTAGAACTAACTCACATCTCACCAGTCCCCAAACCAAAAGAAGATAATAAAATTAAGGAGTTATTTTTAAAGGCTGAGGTATTCAAACAAAAGTTAACCGAGTATAAGAATTTAGGTATTACAAAAGTAATCATAGAAGAACCCCTACTTAACTCTAATAATGTTTATACAGTACAAACACTACTTAGGTATAATACACTCATCTCTAAGGAGATATACGACACTTTAGGTATAGTTCCTGAATACATATCAACATACAACTCAAGAAAGTTTGCTTTCCCTGAATTGGTTAAAGAGAACGATAAAAATAAGTTTGTATTGTTTGGTGGATTACCTAAAGATATTGACAAGAAAATGATAGTTTGGGACTTGGTTGCCAAGAGAGAACCCCAAATTGAATGGCAATATACTAAGAATCAAACTCTTAAAAAAGAGAATTTTGATATGACAGATGCTTATGCTTGTGTTTTAGGACATATGCACCAAGAAAGTATTTGGAAATAATATTAAACTATTTGTGGCGGAGGACAAACTAAATTGTCATTAATTGTGATAAACGATCTAGTTCCACCTGCGACCGTATTTCTACCAGAACCACTACTTGGCGTCATTGTCATTGTGGGTGTCGGTGTTGGTCCAAAATTCTGTATATTGAAACAGAAGTTAACATTAGAACATGATTGACTTGACGCAGTTGGAGATGGGGTCATCGTCGGTGTTGGCGTTGGATAAGTGTATCCTGACGTTGGGGTAACTGTCATCGTTGGTGTTATTGATGGTGTTGGTGGTATAATGTCACAATCAAAAAATGCATCAATATTTAAAACGGTACAATTATTTGTTGGTGATGGAGTTGGCGTTGGACACATCGCGTTTGAGAAAAAACCACTTGAAAAGTTAGGTGTGGGACTTTGACAACTATTACCCCCAAACAAAATACAAGTACCACCTAAACTTGTGGATAAACACCAAGATGTTGACCCTGTGTTATAGTATATTAACCCAGGTGTAGATCCGTCACCTACGTAAAATAAATACCCATCATATGTTCCACCTGAATAATAGTTACCATCATATTGTGATGTTGATGAATACATTGTGGAAAGGCAATAACTCGACCCTGTTGATGTGAATGGTGATCTGAAAACACCTAAGGCTTGTGATGAACTTGGTTGGGAATATAAGGTAGATATACCTGTGTTAACTAAATTCAAATTTGTTAAGTTATCGTAACTATACCAAGTCCAAGTTGAGGAACCTCCACTTAACATATAATTAACACCATTATATGTTGCTAATGAAACTATTTGTTTGTTGTTTACGTAAGGGATGATTTCAATCTCATTAACCATAGTTCCACCTGTGGTGTATTCGGATACGTAGTATTTTCCTAAATCATCGTTGTAATATGTAATTACCAGTGTTTGTTTTTTAACGTCATATTTTATGTCATTAATTGACCCGCTAGTATAAGGTAATTCAAACAAACCTACCGATTCAATTGACGAACCACTAACAGGGTATTTAATTATTTTATTTCCATCAAAAGTACTTTGACCGCCACCAACTAAAACATCTTCGCTAATTGCGACCAACGAATTTAATTGATTAGTTCCCGTAATTGGCTTATTGATTGGGCCTGTCAAAATAACAGAATTACCTGGCAATAACGGAGAATATGAAATTGAGTATTCGTTAATACTCGTATTTCCAGAATCCTGAACCCAAAATTTACTATTAGTATTTGCGATACCGTATGGATAATTAATAGTCACACCTGTAACAGGAATAACACCGCCATCTATGGAATCTTGATATAATACATTGGCGGAAGAAAAGTCCCAATCAGTAAAAAATATAGTTTCGTTGGAATAGCAGGTATATACCGTACTAGCGGATGTTCCCGTACAATTTAATGTTCCGTTGTTAGCAGGTGACCAAGTTATTGAGGTAGGTAGACAATTATTACAATTACTCATATTTTAACTAATTAAGGACATTCAGGATAACTTGTCCCACTAAATTTTATCATATTACAATTGGATGAGTCAACCACCTTAACGGCAAAATCGGAATAACTTGAAAAAATGGAAGGTAACTCAAACGAATAAGGTAAGTTACCTGATGTAATTGTTGATATCCAAGTACAAGACACTTGAGCCACGTCACAAATATATATGTTATATGGTGAGGATCCTGTTACTGAGGTTATTTCTACGTATTTTGGCATCTAATTGTGTTCTATGTCAATAAATATAGTGTTATTAGAAAACTTGTGAATATTGATTGATTTATAAATTTTGTTTATCTTTGTGGTAATGTTAGACGAGCAAGAAATCATATTAGATATTGTAAGGAGTTTCCTAGGTAAAGAAAAACAACACTACGAAAGTAAGGGTCAATACTCATTCAATTGTCCCAACTGTGACGAAGGAAGACATAAGGGTAATTTGGAGATTAACATCTTCAAAGACGTTTACCATTGTTGGTCTTGTGGAGATACCGAAGGAACTCACGGACCTTTAGGTAAGTTAATTGAAAATAACGGAACCAAGAAACAGGTTAAGTTATATAGAATGTTAAAACCCAAGGAAGATGAGAAAATAACACCCAAGAAACCAAAACTAGTATTACCCCAAGGATATACCAAGTTTAAGGATTCCAACCCCGTTTATCCAATATATAGACAGGCGATGAAATACCTAAAAGAGCGAAACATAACCGACCAAATGATTGAGAAATATCAGATTGGTTTCTGTGATGATGGTGAATTCTCAGGTAGGATAATCATACCCTCCTATGATGAAAACAATAAGTTAAACTACTTCATTGCCAGATCTTGGAACAAAACAACCAAGGCTAAATATAAGAACCCAACGGCAGAGAAAGACAAGATAATCTTTAATGAGAACCTAATAGATTGGTTTAAGGATGTTTATCTTTGTGAAGGGGTATTTGATGGTATCTTCTTGGACAACTCAATACCAATGCTCGGTAAACATATGTCAAAACTATTGTTTGAGACCATATATGAGAAAGCATTAAATAATGTTATCATTGCTTTGGATGGTGATGCCTTTGACAATGCTAAAAGATTGTTTCACGAGTTAAATGGGGGTAGGTTGTTCGGTAAGGTTAAGATATTAAAACTACCTGAAGATAAAGACATTGCGGATTTACAGGGGAAAATAGAAGATTTTTTTGTGGAAATCAAATAATATGTCTATATTTGTAAAACCAAAAACAACATAACTATGAAAACTCTCATTCTCTCAGTACTTTTTCTTTTTTGTTTTAATCTTCATTCGCAAGTAACAACCATAGTTATGGAGAATTACTCAATTTTCCAAATACCAACAAATATGGACTTCAATGAGGCGGTACAGAAAGATTCTATAAAAAACACCTTACTGTATCCATACAAATTAACATATGAATTTGATTTCAATAATCAAGTTATTAATATGAGTAATGAAAGTGATTGGTCTATTAAGTGTAAAATGATAAATGTGATTTCTAATGATGGGGATCATTTTAAGGTTTTCGCAAAAGTAAACGAAGAATACTATACTTTTTTTCTATGTAAAGATGTTGGGAAACAATTAAATATTTTAATTTGTCTCGAATTTACACCTGAATTACCACACACTCAAGGAGTATATAGTGATATTTTAACATATTCTATTAAATAAAAAAAGGGAGTTAACTCCCTTTTTATTATATTTTATCTATATGAATTAAGTACCTTGTGTAGGTTGAGCACCTTGAATACCCTTCATTGCGCAATTAAACGTATTCAAATAATCTATTTTCATTTCATTCTCATTCGTATAAACGTTTTTTATTGCTTCTTCAACAGTTGATGAAATCGTATTTGACACTCTTGGTCGTACTTTCGGGTCAGTGAAATAGTATGTAATTGGGTAAGTTTTTACGGTGTTCCATAATCTGCCTAACTCGTCACTACTCATAGGTTTAGTTAGAGACTTCAAATAAACTTGGTTAATGGTATTAAACATTGATTGTCTAATATTGTTATTATTATACACCATCAATTTTTCCTCTTCATCATCCCCATTCTCAACCTTTTGTTTTAGTGAAATGTATTTTTTTCCACTTGCAGTGTTTTCGTTCCAGCACATTTGAAATTTTGGATTGAAAGTCTCGACATCAATTTCTTTATAAATCCCCGCAGAACCCTGTGGTTTATCACCACCTGGCACTACCGCAGGTTTTTTAGTTACACCCCCAACCGGACCTTTAGGAACCCCGGCAGGTGCCGCCGCAGGAGCAGTTGCAGGAGCAGGTGCGGGAGCGGGTGTTTGTTCTGACAAATAGTTTTTTCTAGTTGCGGATTTATGCATTTCCAAAATCCTGTTTCTCTCATCTTGAGAGATATCATTAAATAAGTTTTTCATATAAATATTTTTTATTATAAATACTTTGTTTTATAGAAAAAAAATAACTATCTTTAAACAAAGATATTAAATGGATACAATTTTAGAGTTAAATAAGTTTAGTCATATAAAGTATTATGACGAACCCCACAAATATTACGCAGGTAATCGGGAATTCACAAGTGCCACCACATTCATCGGTAAATTCAAAAATAAGTTTGATACCGAGAATATGGCTCAAACCTATGCTGATAAGAGAGGTCTTATGGTTGAGGATGTTATCAATGAGTGGGATTTAAAGAGAGATATATCCACCGTAAAGGGGTCAATGGTTCACAATTACGCAGAGAACTTTTGGTATAATAAAGTGTTCCCATACGATCCGTCTGTTTCTATAAAGAAATTTGGGACGGACATTATCAAAGAAAAATTTGAGAAGTGTGTAACAATATTTGAGAGATTCTATAATGATGCCAAAACTAATCTGATTCCTGTTAAGATGGAGTTTGTGGTTGCGGATGAGGACTACGGAATTGCGGGAATGGTGGATTGTTTATTCTATAATAAAAAGTCTGGTATGTTGGAAATATATGACTATAAGACAAATAAGGAGATAAAACTAAAGAGTGTGTATAGGGAGAATTTCAAATCACCTATATCACATATTGACGTTTGTGAAATAAATACTTATTCTTTACAACTACACCTTTACAAACACATCATAGAGAAGAACACCAATCTAAAAATAGGTAATCTTTATCTTGTGTGGATAAATGAGGTTAATGATAACTACAAGATTTTTCCTTGTAAGGATTTAACCGCAGAATTGAAATTAATGTTAGAAACAACTAAAAAATAAAATAATAAAATTATGGATTTAGACATCGGAAAACCTAAAATTGATTTAAGAGAACAACCAACCATTACTTGTGAAAAATGTGATGGTATTTTCTTCAGAGAAGTAACTATACTTAAACGAGTATCACGATTATTAACTGGGTCACCCCAAGACACTGACGTACCATTCCCCGTTTATATGTGCGACTCTTGCGGACACGTAAATAAAGACCAAAACCCATTCACAGAAGACGAGCAATGACACATAAGGAGTTTTATGTTTGGCTAGATGGATTTATGACAAACCGAGAGTGGGTTGTTGAGAAAGACCTTGAAACTATAAAGGAAAAGATGAAAGAGGTTTCAGAAACATCCAACATTATTAAACGGGATAGGGATAATTTTTTGGATAATAAAAGAGAATTACTTGGTGAGAATTGGAACACACATCCATATAAACCGGAAGGACCTAAAATCATATTCCACAACGGAGACCAAGATACGGGAGATAAATACGAAAGATATGATTGATAAATTAATACACTTCTCAGATTTACACATACGACTATTCAAGGATCACGATTTGTATAAGTCAATATTGAAAGATATGTTTAAACAATGGGGAGATGTTACCCCCGACAGAATTGTTTTCACAGGAGACCTCGTACATTCAAAGAACCAAATGACACCCGAACTTATTGAGTTTGTGGTTTGGGTATTAACAGAATGTTCAAAGATTGCCAAAACAATTGTAATCATTGGTAATCACGATTTTTTGGAGTCTAATCAATCTAGATTAGACGCTCTAACTCCCATTATTGATTCATTAGACAATCAAAACATTGTTTATTATAAGAATAGAGGGACACATGAGGATGATAACATCAATTGGTGTGTATATTCATTGATTGACCATAACATACCACCTGAGATACCTAAAAATGGTAAATTAAATATTGGATTATTTCACGGACCGGTACAAGGATTAACAACCGATATTGGGTATAAATTTGATTCAGGGTTTGAGTCAGATAAGTTCGGTGGGTGTGATTTAGTTTTATGTGGGGATATTCACAAACGACAAGTATTTGACATCCCTGGAGGTAAGAAGGCGTATATGGTTGGGTCAACAATCCAACAGAACTATGGTGAGACCATAAAAAAACACGGGTACGGAATTTACAATGTGAAGGAAGATAAATACGAATTTGTGGATTTAAAAAACCCTAAACCATTTCTATCATTCAAGATAGATTCAATAGATAATTTAGTAGATGGAACAGAACGACTTGTCAATCATTAAAATTTCAGATAGTGATCTGAAAAACGTAAACATATTCTGTAAATTAAACAATATAGATGACGTTCAAAAGTATATCCAATATTGCTTTAAGAAGGGATATGCGATAGATAAATATGGTCTTATTAATGGTAAAGAACCTGAAGTAATTGAGATTGAGGTTGAAAAGATTGTGGAGAGGGTTGTTGATAAACCTTGTGACGAAACAAAGATTAAATTGTTGGAGGGTACTTTACAGGTATTAAAAAAAGAATTATCATTAAGAGACGAAAAAATAAACCAACTTGAGGAAATGGCAAACCACTTTAAAGACGTGGTATTATCACGAGGAGCAGTTTACCACTCAGGTTCAAATATAAAATCAATATTATAATTATGGCAGCACTTTTTTTATGGATGATGTTAGCGTATGGAACGGCTAACGTAGTAGTTTACGGATCAATATTCAGTGGACTTAGAAACTTCTTCAAAATGTATGGGGAAAGTCAATATTTACCATTCGCAGGGGTATCGGCATTCATTTCAAATATGATACAATGTGTAATGTGTTTCGGGGTATGGTTAGGATTCTTTTTGGGTCTATTTGTTTATTCACCAGTTCACGAAATATTAGGATTTACACATTATTTGTCTTGGATATTTGATGGTATGTTAGCATCAGGTTCGGCTTGGGCAATTAACGCAGTGATTGAATGGTTTGAACAAAACCGACCACAACAAAAAAATTAATTTAAATTTTATATATCATGCCAACATCTAAAAACAGAAAAAACCACAAAGCGAAATCAAAGGCAAGAACTCAGAGAATCGGCGCCGAAAAAGCACATTTCCAAAAATCATTTGAACAATTAATGGCAAAACAACTTGAGGAACTCAAAACAACACCATCTGGTGACACGGAAGACACTGGACTTATTCAATCCGCCCAAGAACTTTAATTACGAAAACATGAAACATAATTTGGATATATCCGAATTGGAGAATCCCTACGTCAAAGTGGTGTGGGAAGATGCACCTGAGAATTTCACACAAGAGAAAATCAAAAGTGTAAAACAATACTTCCAAAAAAAATACGCTTCAAATAATGTTAATGTTATAACTAAGGTTAAGACATCGGAGGATACGACTCAATCGGTTGACATATCGTTTAACATCTTGGATAAAAATTATCAACAGGAGTTGATGAAGAACTTTCTAATCTCAAAATCGGCAGAGGATTATCTACCGGAGGTATTGAGAATTGATGCCCAAGTTGAGAATGAATTGGTATTAGACCAGTCCGAAGTAACACCATTTAAGAAGTGGTTTGTTAAAAAGATAGAGTTCTCCAATTTCTTATCGTATGGTGAGGATCAGGTGATTGATTTTGACTTATGTAATGGTATTACCGTTGTAGAATCAAATCCACCTAATTTTGGGGGTAAGACCGTCCTTACCGTTGACTTATTACTATTCCTATTCTTTAACACGACAACAAAGACGCAAAAGGCAGAAGAAATCTTTAATAGATTTACAGATAAGAACAAGGTGTCAGTTCGTGGTGATATTATGATTGATGGTGATAACTATTTGATTATCAGAACCATTGAGAGAAAAATGTCAAAAGCCGGTGAATGGAATGTAAAAACTACGTTGGACTTCTTTAAAAAGTTGTCCGACGGAAGTTTACAGAATTTCACGGGGGAACAAAGAGTTGAGACAGAAAAGTTTATCAAAACATCAATCGGTGAGATGGACGACTTCTTAACAACCATTCTAACCACAGGATCTAATTTGGAGGATTTAATTGACGCCAAACCAACCGCAAGGGGTCAGGTATTATCAAGGTTTCTTGGTTTGGAATCTCTAAAGAAAAAAGAGGAGATAGGTAAAGATTTGTATAGTAAATATTCAAAATCTATGTTGTCCAATGTTTATAACACCGAACAATTGAAACAGGATATTGAATCGGCCAAGACAAAGATTACCGAAAACAATGAAACCCTAATAAAACACCAAGAACAATTGGAGGATGTTAAGGGAAGAATTAAGAAGGGTCAGGACTATAGAGATGGATTAGTTTCTCAGAAACATAATGACATTGACAACGCAATTGCCATCCTTAATCCAACCAAACTTAACGAGGACATCACACAGATTGACTATACCAATAAAAAGTTAATTGAAGACCTATCCAAGATTAATGTTGTTGAACCATCCTCATTTTATCACGAGGACAAACACGACAAGGTAAAGGAAGAGTATAACGAACAACTTGTTAAGAAGATTGAAACGGAAACCAAAATCGCAAACCTTAATGAGTTGGCGAAATCTGTATCGGGTGGAATCAAGTGTGAACACTGCGGAATTGAGTTATTAAATGCGGAAATTACCAAGACAAAATTGGGGGAACTTGCCTCATATAACCAGCATTATGGTCAAATAACCGAGTTAATGCTTGATTTATCGGGCAAAGAGAAGGGTTTCGTTCAACTTAAGAAAGAGTTTAATGAATACGAGAAAAACAAGTTAATCAAAGAGAAATACGAGGTTAATATTGAAAGTAATAATCTTAAAATTGATGCGATTAAGGACAAGTTAAACCGGTATAATCAAATTCAAACCAAGATTGAACAGAACCTTAAAATTGAAAGTCAGATAATTAAGGCGAACATCCGTATGGACGAACTTAATATGGAAGAGAATAAGATAGATAGGGAGATAACGAATCTAACATATCAAACTCAAACTCTTAATAATAAGATTGTGGAAAATATGACACTTATTCAAAAGATATCCGAAGAGTCAGAAAGAGAAAAGTATTATAAACTTTATTTGGAGGTCTATGGTAAGAACGGTATATCAAAGTTGATTATGAAAACAATGATACCAATTATTAATTCTGAGTTACAAAGATTATTGGAAGATAGTTGTCAGTTCAAACTTGAAGTCAGAATCAACGATAAGAATGAAGTTGAGTTTATTATGATTGATAACGATACTCAGGTAGAGAAGTTGATGTCATCAGGTAGTGGGTATGAAAAGACGATTGCTTCACTAGCATTAAGATCGGTATTAAGTAAGGTATGTTCATTACCAAAACCTAATATAAATGTTATGGATGAGGTGTTCGGTAAAATATCCAATGACAACTTAGATATGGTATATGAATTCTTCGTTAAGATTAAGGATTATTTTGAGAAGATATTCGTCATAACTCACAATCCTCTAATCACTAATTGGGCGGACAACGTAATAAGAATCACAAAAGAAAATAATATTAGTAGGATTACTCAATAATAGTGGTTTAAACTAATATTTATAAAAATAAATAATCTATGAATTTAGACAAAATAATAAGTAATTCAAGTTACTTTAATCAGAAAGATAAAAAATCCATTAAAGAAAATGGTGTTGTTTTCACAGACAAAACCATATGTGATATTATTATTAATAGAATTAATCCAAAAATAAATGAAATTATCTGTGAGCCAAGTGTCGGTAAAGGAGTTTTCGTTTTTTCACTATTAGAGTTTTTCAGACAAAAAGATTATTCTATAAAGGAAATTGCCAATTTTGTAAATAATAATTTATTCTGTTATGATATAAATAAAGATTTTCTTAATGAATTTAAATTACTATTAAATGGGTATTTTGAATATTTTAAACATGATGGTGAATTATCATTTAATAATATTATACAAGGTGATTTTCTAATACAGAAAATGGATTATGATGTTATACTTGGAAATCCACCATATGTCCGAATTCAAAATATAAACAAAGATTATTTAAATTCGTTAAAAGGAGAGTTAAAATCAATTTCATTAGGTAATATTGATTTATATTATGCTTTTTTGGAAAAATCATTAATACATTCAAAAAAAGTAGGTTTTATTATACCAAATTCTTTTATAAAAAATAAATCAGGGTCTTTTATAAGAGAAATAATAAAAGAACGAGTATCATATATTTATGATTTTAAGAATGAAAAAGTATGGGATAATATATCAACCTACACATCAATAGTTATATGTGAAGAAAATATTTCTGATGTTGTTTTATATGAAACAAATAAATTAAATATTATTAAAAACAAAAAAGATTTATCTCTTAACAAATGGATATTTGAGGAAATAAAATACGGTAACAATAAACTAAGTGATATGGTTAATTATTATTCTGGTGGATTGGCAACAATAAAGGACGATGTTTTTAAAATGGATTATAATGACGAGGATTTTTGTTATAAGAATGGTTTTAAAATAGAAAAAAACATTTGTAAAAAATATATAAAAGCAACCACAAGTAGAAATTTTAGCGAGTATAAATACATCATATATCCTTACGTAAATGGTGAAATAATAAATGAAAATAACCTTAAACGAGATTATCCATTTTGTTATGATTATCTTTTAAGTAGAAAAAATGATTTATTATCAAGAGATAAAGGAAAAACGTCAAATTATGATACTTGGTATGCTTACGGTAGAAGGCAAGGATTACTAAAAGAAAAAAAAGGTGATTACATAATACTACCATTAACATTCCTAAGATCAAGAAACATACATTATATTGAAATACCCGAAAAAGAAAATTGTCTAGTTATGTCTGGATTGTTAATCGATATTAAAAAAGGAATGAAAGAAGAGTTCGTTAAAATAATCTCAAGTGGTAATTTCCATAGTTTTTGTGAGTTAAATAATAAAATTTTATCAGATAAAAGTAAATCTGATGATGTTTGGTTGAGTGTATCCACCACAACTATAAAGAGTTATACTTATTAAGTTAAACTTTTATAATTTTTTTGAATTAAATTCACATTTTTTATAGGATTCACCAAAAATAAATTTCTAACATCAACTTTTGAATTACATTTATATAAATTATTAATTTCAAAAGTAACATATATTTCATCAACATCGAATTTATAAAAGGCGCCAGAAGTAGATAAGAAAAAAGGCTCATTTTTCTCAAAAGATTTAATACTTTCATCTCTTTTAAAGAAAGGGGATATCTTAGGTAAAAAATTAATTAAAGAAATTTTTATATTTTCTAATTTAGATAATCTTGTTATGTCTGAATTAATACCATTAAGTGAATTAATTCTATTTTGCTTTATATTTGATGAAGGCGCCTTATTTAAAATAATCTCAATTAGAGTATTATCTTTATATACGCATATATCAACAGGAAAGTATTTACCCCATAGTAATTTTGTTCCGGGGATTATAACTTCTTTTTTAAACACACAATCATTATAGTATATATCGGATTTTAAGGATTCTATTACCACATCATTAATAATGTTCTGTCTATTCTTACCTCTTGATTCCGAAATAGTATATGACACTTCGTAGATTCTTTTAATTTGTTCATCTAAAAATAATATGTTTTTCATTTTATATTTTAAAAGGTTAACACTAATTTAATTTTACAAATATACGAAAAATAATGATATAAAAAAACCCCACTCTTAGGGTGGGGCTTATATTTTAAAAATTCTCGTTATCAAATGGGTTTGTCATACTTCGTTGTTTGAAACCAACACCACCGACATATCTGTTAATGTTCAGTCCTGATGCGAAGAACTCCATAATTTTAATTGCCACTTTTCTATCAAATTCTTTATCGTCAGTTTCGGGTACCATTCCATCTAAATAAATTGAACCTCTAAACGATCTTTTAGAACCCCCATAATCATTAATGTCATCAATGTCACTTTCACTGAATTCACCATTGTTGTTAACAACATCTTTTAATGTGTCCATCAATGGATCCTGTTCTTCTTCCTCATCTTCATCATCGTAATCATCATCCATATCTTGTTCCATCATAGGTTCAGGTGAATCACCCATCTTTTCTTTTGCTTTATCTAAATACATATAGGCGTCCTCACCATATAGTTCAAATAACCTTTCAAATATAAGAGCCGGGTTCTTTCTCATATAACGAATAACATCATTTGGAATATATCTTGAATACTTATCACCAAATATTGTCTTAACCCCTTTTTCTCTAGGTTGAGTTGGTCTATTTATATCGGACGAATAGTCCTGTTCCATTAAATTTTTAGAAATTGATTTTCTAATATGTTCAACCAGTTGGTCTCTTGTAATTGATATTCTTTTATTCATAATAAGTTTGTTTATCACGATAAATATCATTACATTTGTAAAATAATAAATAACTATGAAATATCTATTATCTATATTCGGTCAAGTTAAAAACGATGAATCAGGTGTTGAGAGAATGGCTAAGAAAATTGTCGATGTCTCCGACTCTAAAAACGTAAAATTTAGTTATGGTGAGAGTAGTAGTATATTCCACTTCAAATCCAATGAAGATTTCTTTAAATTAAAACAATTTATCCACTCTGTCGTATCAAACGAATGTATCATATATATGTTGGTGCCGTACGAGGGTGAGATATCTTGTCAGATGCCAACACAAATTTTTGAACATCTTTTTGACTTAGAGGATGACGGAATCGGATTTCTGGATAATTATAATAATGTTAACCCTGAGTTACAACAAGATTATGATACCATTAACGAAGTATTAAGTTTAACAAACGATGATTATCAAGAGACCATTATTCCCGAAAAAGTGTTATCTTTGGATGAAATATTAGAGAAGATAAGTAATAAAGGAATTGAGTCATTAACCAAAAAAGAAAAACAAACCTTACACCAATATTCAAAATAATCATATGAGAGAGAAAAACACAGGAATACCGATCAACCAAGACGAGATTCAATCTTATCTTAAAGATCTAAGAAAGATTAAGGTTATGACACCTGATAGAGAACGTGAGTTGGCTGCTATGATGGCCACAGGAAACCTAACAGATAGACAGAAAGATGAGATACATCAGGAGTTAGTTGAAGGTAATTTACGTTTTGTTATTACCGTGGCAAAACAATATCAGAATCAAGGATTACCATTCCCCGATTTAATTGCCGAAGGTAATATGGGATTGATTAAAGCCATTGAGAATTTTGATTGGAATAAGAACCTACGATTTATATCATATGCGGTATGGTGGGTTCGTCAATGTATTCTCCAATCTCTTAACGAGAACGCAAGAACCATACGACTCCCTGTTAATGTCGTACAAGACCTACAACGAGCTAAAAAAGAGGTTGAGAACAATGGCAAGCAATTGTCCGATAAGTTCACCTCACTACCTTCAATGGTCAATCTTAACGACGAGATTAATGAAGACGGAGATACACTTATTGATGTAATCGTAAATGAGAATTGTGTAATGCCTGACGATGGTTTTGATACCAAAGATAAGTTGAAAGAAAAACTTATGGATGTGTTAGGTATTTTGGACAAAAGAGAGAGATCCATCATTGAGGATTATTTCGGTCTAACGGGGACACCAAGAACTTTGGAGGACATCGGTGACGACTTCAATCTTACTAAAGAACGTGTGAGACAGATTAAAGAGAAGGCTCTTCGTAAATTACGAAATGAAAGTTCGGTTCTTTTTGAATATATGTAAAATCTAATCTATTTATATAATAAAAACTTATGGAAAAATATCAAAATTACTTCACCATTGCCACACTAACTCTATGTTTATTTATATTTCTAAGAACGTGTGGAACTGCATCCGAATTAGGTAGAATTGAAAAGGACATTGAAAGTTTGAACAAAAAGGTACATCAAATGGATTCTACCTCTATTAAATCAAACGAGATGGTTAAGATTATTAAAGAAACTCCTAATTGGAAAACATTAGAGATTGAGGAATTATCGGACAAAAACAAAGTTCCGGTTAATTACTATAAAAATATGGACAAATGATTAAATGAAAAATTGGATTCAAAAAAATCTTAAGAGTATAATTGCCACGGCGTTTGTAATACCTATATTGTTAGTTGCCTTTGTGTCTATATCACACGTAACTTCATTCTATGGTATTACAAACCCTTTTGCTTGGGCTATATATCTTTCTGTTGCGGTTGAGATTGCCGCACTATCAGCCCTTGCCGGTGTGTCAGTAAAGATGGGTAGGTTCATATATTTCCCCTTCATATTGGTAACCTTTATTCAATTCGTGGGTAACCTATTCTTTTCATATTCATACATACAGGAAACATCCGAGACATTCAAACAATGGATGGAGATGGCTGGACCTTTATTTGAACCTATGGGTATTGACCCAACTAATATACCAACACATAAATTAATTTTGGCTTTATTCAGTGGTGGATTACTACCCATCATATCTTTAACATTTGCTCATATGTTAGTGGTTTATTCAAATAAAGAAACCATAACTGAAACCGCAACCGAACTAACGGAAGAACAAATAGATGAAATATCTCGTAAGGCGGGTATTATTGAGAGGGAAGTAAATACTATTACCCCCGCTATAACAATAGAAACTATTGAAAAATTGGAGAAACATCTTGATGTGATTCAAAAAGAAAAATTCGGTGAGGAAGAAAAGGTGAAGGATATTGTAGTTGAAGATGAGGTGGTTGAAGAGATTGTTGAACCAACGGTAGAGGAAATACATGAAGAACATACCGAAGAGATTGTTGAACCAACGGTAGAGGAAATACATGAAGAACATACCGAAGAGATTGTGGTTGAGAATCAAAACTTAGATGAACTTAAAGACCAATTATCTAACGATACCAACATAAAAAGATTAAGTTATTCAAAACGAGATGTTTGAAATAATTAGTTATGGTGATTTCAAGGCTACGGGTAAACAAAAAAAGAAGAAACAAATAATCCTGTGCCATACTTCCCGTGAGATCGGTGAATATTTAACATCCCTTAAATTTAGGGCTAATGGTAACTACGATAAGATACCAAATTACGTAATTAGTCGAGAAGGTACCATACTAAAACTAATGTCGGACACAGAACATTCAAACTTCTTCAAGGTAGATAATGTTAATAGGAACTCAATTATCATATGTTTGGAGAATCTTGGTTGGTTACAAAAAGAACCATTAAAGGACCATCACATTAATTGGATTGGTAATATTTATAAAGATAAGGTATTTGAAAAAAAATGGAGAGATTATTTCTTTTGGCAACCATATACCGATATACAAATGAATAAGACCGCAGAACTATGTATTAAACTAATGGGAGAACACTCCATTAATAAAAGAAGTGTCGGGCATAACACAAAATTTGAAGGAATTGAAAAATTTGAAGGTATTGTTACGAAAAGCAACTTTGATGTGATATTTACTGATGTGAGTCCAGCATTTGACTTTAACAAATTTAACGAACTAATAGGATATGAGTAACCACGAAGAAATACAAAGATTATTGAAAGCCTCAAGAGAGATGCTTCAAAAAAATAACACTCAGATATCTGAGGATATTAATGGTATCAAAAAAAAATACGGTATTATTAATGAACAAACATTTAAGGACTCTGGTGATATTGAGAACACAGGAGACGAAATAACTCAAAGAGTTAATGTTCCCGGATCTGTGGAGAGTGAAATAGATTTTGATGAAGATAAGAAAGATAATAATAAAGATTCAAAACAACAAGGATATAGAATATCTGGTGGTGTGTTAATGATACACGGAAACGATAAGAAGGCCTTGGAATTAACTACCGATGATAAAAAAGCGTTTCAGGAAACTATGGATGAATTTGTATCCGAGGTATCCGAAATGACCGACTTTAATCAATTAAACCTATATAGCGATAGTGCTGAGTGGTCAGGTAAGATTATTGATTTTGATTTGGATTTCATTTTTAGAGTGGGAGAGACAAACGGAGTGTATATCAATTGTGAAACTGTAAAAGTTGACCAGGACTTTGACTCAATGATACAAAAACTTAGACAATATTATGAAAAATTTAAATCTAAGTGGGGTAAAATAATCGCGTCAAGAAAAAAAACTGACTAATATGAAACTTGATTTTAAAACACTGGCAATTATTGGATTGATTATCGTTGTTCTATTAATGAGAATGTGTGATGGGGATAATGGTAAGAAAGAAATTAATAAGGGTGACATCGTAAAGGTGAACGGAAAAAAATACGAAGTGGTGGATAATAAAAGAGACACCATTTATATTAAAAGAGATACAATCGTATATAAGGAAGGTAAAACCATCAAAGTTAAAGTTGAAGTCCCAAAGTATATTCCACAAGAAGCTGACACACAATTAATATTAATGGATTATTTTACCAAAAGGTTTTATACAGACACATTGGACTTAGGTAAAGATTCTTATGTTACAATTGAAGATACTGTCGTTGAGAACAAAATATTCGCAAGAAAATTCACTTCAAGAATAACCGAAAGAATTATTAATGACACTTTATTCTTAAAAGAACCCGCTAAACGACAAATATATTTAGGTCTTACAGGTGGATTTGATAAGGTAAATATACTTAATTACGCAGGACCATCTTTACTTTATAAAGACAAGAAAGATAAAATATTCGGACTTGGTGTTGGACTAAATAACTCCAAACAAATATCACTACAAGGAAGTATTTATTGGAAGATTAAACTAAAGAAATAATATGTCATTAACTTCTACCGAAAAAAAAGAAATTGAAACTATGGTCCGTAAAGAGATTAGGGATTTCATGGGATCATCCACCATTAAACAATTTGAAGAAAAGTTAATGGATGAAATTGCTAAGGAAATTAAACGAGGTAAATTGGAAGGTAACGTAAAAGAACTAATAGTTAGAAGCTTTAGTGAATTTTATCAATTCCTATGGACTCAAAAAGGAACTTGGGAACCAAGAATAAGGAGAGCATAATATGAAGAACGAAATTGGATCGAAGATTATGGCTGGATTTAAAAGTAATACGGGGGTGGCTCAAAATATGGCATCACCATATGTATCTTCTTTACGTATACCGTCTGACTTACCGGAACAGGACGAAGAATCTACAAAACCTACATATGATTTAAGTTATTATAAATCATTATATCTACCCGAAGAAAAATCTTTTATAGGTTCATATATTGTAAGTGACGACTCACAATCAAATACAATTGAGGTGATTAATATTATTGAGAATGAGTTTGAGAGTAGGATGTTTGTGGATGGGGCAAGACCATTTAATATAGAAATTCATAAAATAAAATTACCAAAATCACAAGTAGAAATAATAGGTGATGTTGAGGGTTATGAACCTTTCAAGTATGTTAAATTACCTTATTGGTTATATAAGAAAAATAAAGATGTATTAAAAATACAAAAAATTAACGGTTATAAGAGATTTTCACCAAACAAAAGTAATGATAGACCTGAGTTTATCCAAAAACTACAAGATAAACACATAGAAGATTATTTTAATATGGAAGAACACGAAGGTAGAGGACGTAAAAGTTTTGAATCACTAAAAAACAAAAAAAATAAAGAAGAGAATACAGAAGCAACAGGTTCGGGTTCCGCGGGTGGTTTTGAAGGTCCATTATTCTCAAGTGCCGACAGATTCGTTAATAAACCTAAGAAAATTGAAACAAAAGAAGCGACGGGATCAGGTTCTTCCGGTTCATATGAAACACCTGCGGCTTGGGCTAAGTCAGGTAGTAAGAAAAATTGGAGAGGAGCGGCTAAAACTCAGATACCTGGAGGTAAATTTGTTGAGGTTAAGAAAAAATGTCAAAAATTCCCATACTGTAATCAGGGGGATATTAAATCTCTGAACATATTTGAAAATAAATTACTTATGAAGGTGATAAAGAATATAAGTAAGAAACACGGTATAAGTGAAAATACAATTAAAAACATTATCATTAAAGAATATAAAAAAGGTAACACTTTAACTAAATAAAGATATTTATATAAAAACAAAATTATGAAAAACGTAAATAACTATATTGATTCAATTGTTAAAAAAACATTAAAGGAGTCATTAGAAGAAAGAGCCGAATCACTAGTAAATAAAATCAAATCCAAAGTCAATGAAATTGATGATGATATGACGACAGAGGATGAATGGCAAGAAATATCAATGGATGAAGAGATGGAAGAAGGAGAAACTTGTGAACAATGTGGTGGAACTATGAATGAAGGTCAATGTAACGAATGTGGATATGGTGGCATGATGGAAAGTACCGATATGGATTTCGACCCCTCTGAAAAATTATCAAGAGTTTGTAATGAAGATGGTGAAGATTATGACGCACAGGCTTGTGAGAGTCACAAAAGATATGCTGGTGCTGAAATGACTGAAGCATTATTCGGTGGACAGAAAAAAATGGATAAGAATAAAAATAACAAAATTGACGCTGAAGATTTTAAAATGTTAAGAAAGTCAAAAAAACATCAAACTGACGAAGAAATGGAAGAAGGTAATGCGTTTACAGGAGCATTAGCAAAAGCAAAACGTAAAGGAGATGATGACTTTGAAGTTGATGGTAAAGAATATCAAGTTAAAGAATCTATCAAATTAACCGAAGATGAGATGATTGATATGATTGAAAAGATTGTTAAAGAGGAGAAAGACAATATTAAAAAAATGTCAAAACCTAAAGGATTGGCAACATACGAAACGGCAATTGGTAAATCTAAAAAAGAAAATGATGATTACATTAAATCTGTAACTCAAAAGATGAAGGACTACCTTAAAAATGGTTCTAAAGAAGATTATACTATGGATGCAGAACATTTCCCTGAATCTAACGGACAAATGGATAAAAAGATGGCAAAAAAGACATACCAAGCATCTGACGCAGTTGAGGAATATGTTGAAGCATTTTCATCCGCAGGTCAAGAGAACTTAATGTATGATGAAATTCACCCGAATGAAGATTGGGTAACAGACAATATTGAAGGTTCATCTAGAACTGGTAATAATCCTAAGTGGGCAAATGCGGTTGAGACACCTGTTAATAAAAACAGAAATAAAATCAGAAAGGATAATTTATTGGGGGCACTTAAAAAACAAGCCTATAATAAATCACCCCAACCGGTCGTTACTGATGAGGCTGGTGAAGTTACTAAAGGAGAGACAAACACTACTAATAAAAGTAACACAAAGGCTAATAAGATTATGAATCAATTAGAGTCAACACAAGATAAGAAAACTAAGTTGTTGAACGAAGAAATAAATAAAATGAGTAACTTACTGAATTACAATAGAAAAACACAGTAATTTATTTATTCACATTATTAAATCTAACCTTATACTTTCTCCATAGGAAATACCTATGGAGAATTTTTTTAACTACATATCAAAGCCGGTACACCCCGATGACGTTCAAGTATGGTTGAATATAAACAACATTATACCTGAGAAAGTAGACCTATATTCTGACTTTACAAGTTCGTTATATAAGTTAATACTTAACACATATTTAGGTGAGGATGATAAGTCCAACGAATCCAACATTAAATTAACGGAAGAGGATAATACCAAACATTTTGATTGGTGTTGGAAAAAGTCAATTGAAAATTTCAATAAGGAAAATGTTAAGTTCTATTCGAGAGGAGAACACTATGACCATTTTAAATCCTTTTTTGATGAGGTCTATTACAACCAAAAGGAACAGAAGGTTAAAGACCAAATAGGTGTTTTTTTTGAGGATTTATTTGACTTAAAAAAACCATTCACTAAATCGGATATTGATATGTTAACCGACCTGTATAAGTCTTTAGACAAGAATCTTAAAAAATAAAACATATTAAAATCTTTACTATGACTATAAAAAAGTTAAGATTTAATAAAAATAAACAAGTTATAATTAAAAAATTATTATGGAAACAATTGGAAAAATCAAAGAATTGACCGAATCTCTATCAAATGATGCGGACAAATTTTACGGTGGTAACAAAAGTGCTGGTACGAGAGTAAGAAATACCGCTCAAGATCTTAAAGAACTTTTACAAACCCTAAGAAAAGAAATTCTAGAGGAAAGAAAAAGCAGAGAAAATGTTTAATATTAATACCCTATTTTTGTTTATATTCATATTCTCAATTTTGACAATCACGAGAAATTTTGTTAAAATTATAAGTGCCGTGTTACAAGAGATTCCTGAAAAGGTGCATCATAGTAATACGGCACTAATTTCAAACGGACTCGCATTGTCATATATATTAACTTACATTATACAAACACTATTATGACTCTCTATCAAGAAGTAACTATATTGTTTCCTTATCTACACTCAATTAGGAAACTAAAGACCCACCTATCTATTGATGTTATGTTTCCAAATTCTTGGAAACTACCAAAGAAGTATATTCCTGAAAACTCAATAGTTGAGAATGAGAGTCAGTTACCTGACCATAGATTCTTCTCCTTTGTGAGTGAATTTGAAGAACAGGCGGTAGATAATATCCTTTCAAACATCCAAAATGTTATTAGATATAATAAAGAGAGAGAAGAGAAGGAAAAGTTATTTGATGATAAGGTTAGTGAATTAAGAAAAATGTTTGATAAGCAGAACCTTGACAATTTAAAGAATTTGAAATTTGACATCACATCAAAAAAAGTAGAATTTGAAGATGAAGAACTCACAGACGCAGAGCCAGCAACAAACTGAAGAAAAAGATATTCTTGCTTGGTATGAATCCCAAACCAAAAAAGATGAATTAAGCATCTTAAAGGTTAAGGAAGAATTTATTAATTCAATAAAAAAAGTAAGAAAAGAGGAAATCGTTAACACGACACCAAAAAAATTGACATTATGGCAGAAGATAACGACGATATTGGGATTCTAGCAAAATTGGCTTTAATGGCTGACGCAACTCAAAATTTATTTAATGGTAGGTCTACCATTATATTTGAACTTGATGAGATGGAATTCAGAAGAACTCAAGTAATGTTAAAACAACCAAATCTTAAAGATGATAAGTTTAAGATAGATATGTCGGGGACAGAATTTATCTTCCTTATTAACGGGTTGAGGATGGAAACGTCGTTGACTGACGATACAACATCGTCTTAGGAATACCTGACTCCTCTAATAAGGAGTAAAGGTATTTTCTTTGATCGGTAGAACAATCCCTAACCAAAATACAATCCATCCTACCCAACGAAGAGAAATGTTCCGATAGTTGGTTAATGAACCTATCACCATCATCCTCAGTTTTCAAAGTAAATAACCATATCAATTCATCCAATTGAACTATAATCCTGTGGTTCAATTTTGATATCATCTTAAGTCCTGGCTTGGATAAATATTTTAACATAAATTTATCAATTGTTATCCTTTTCTTTTTTTGGTTATCAAATATCAACTCCTCAAAATTATAATTTACCATCTTAACTAATTCGTAATCGGGATCCTCAAACTCTATCTTGATGTTACGACCCAGGGAATCTACCATATATACCATAGATTTACCCACATTACTTTTTTGTAGTAATCCCAATTGATAGTCACACTTAACACCATTATCGTAATGTCGATCGAATATAACGGCATTACTCTCCTTCTCCAAATCTTTGAAGTATTGATTAACTCGCTTATAAGTTTTAAATTTGTTTAGTATTTTTTGTTTTACTCTATTCTTGAATAAGACAACCAAAAAATTATTATCCATATTATAAAATACCACAATTATAAGATTAAGTAAATCATTATGGCACAACCCAATTATTATGAAGTGTTAGGAGTTTCCGAAACCGCAACCCAAGATGAAATAAAAAAAGCGTATAGGAAGAAAGCGGTTGAGCATCACCCCGATAAAGGAGGGGATGAGAATATATTCAAGGAGGTTGCTCAGGCTTATGATACGATTGGAGACGATAATAAACGAAAACGATACGATAACCAAAGAAACAACCCAATGGCAGGATTTGGTGGTGGAGGTGGATCTATGGAAGATTTGTTTGCTCAGTTCTTCGGTGGTGGTCGTGGAGGTAATCCCCAACAACAACAAAGACAAGCCCCTGATAAAGTGGTTGATGTTAATATAAGTGTATTGGATTCATATAAGTCAGCTCAAAAAAATATAGTATATAATAGAAAACACCAATGTCAGGATTGTAGTGGTAGTGGTGGAGAAAGGATACAATGTGGAATGTGCGGTGGCGCCGGATCAATAACACAAAGAGTAGGTACCGGTATGTTTGTTCAGATGGTTAGAACCGCTTGTAATGGATGTGGTGGTAGAGGATTTACATTTAAGACCACCTGCCACTCTTGTGTTGGTTCAGGAACAAAAGATATGATGGACTCAATTAATATTGCCATACCTCACGGAATTGATAATGGACAATTCATTAAGGCTCAAGGTAAAGGGGATTTTATAAATGGTAGTTATGGTAACTTACTCATAAAATTTAATGTCCAACCATTGGAAGATTTTGAGAAGGTTAATAACGATCTCATATACAATAAGTTTTTTAATCTTGATGAGTTAAAGTCGGATAGTTTTGAGATACCACACCCTGATGGTAAGTTGGCTATTAAGATGCCAGATGAGTTTGATACAACAAAACCCCTAAGATTAAAATCAAAGGGGTTCAGGAACAACGGGTTAGGGGATATGTATGTCAGATTGAATGTCAGATTTAAAAAATAAGACCAAATATTTTTTTAAAAAAAACTACGTGACCATATAATGACATTATTAACATCCAAACTGAGAACCAAATTAAACCACTTTGTAACGGGTTGACTTTATTTTTACATGTTTTACACTCACCTTCAGGTTTTGAGTTGTCTTTTGCGAATAGTGTTTCTACGATATTTTCCATAATATTTTTATTTTTAACAAACATAGGGGTTCTACCTGTATTTGTAAATTTTATTTAAATAAGATTTGGTGGTAATGATATTTATTGTATCTTTGTAAAACAATCAACCACCCTAAAAACTTAGAAACTATGATGACTTTTAACGGACTATCTGAAAGACATACGGCACAAATCATACGTAGAAAGATGATTCAGAAGGTTAAACCTTCGGGTAAGGTTTACTCTCGTAAGGGTAACAAAAACGACTAAGAAGGTTGATTAAGTCTAATAAATTGGTTATACTTCTATAAAAAATATTATGCCAGTTTCATACATCGGAGGTAAGTCCCGAATCTCAAAATGGATTACCCCACACTACCCTTCAAACATAACTAATTACTCAGAATGCTTCGGTGGAATGTTTTGGTGTTTCTTTAATATGGATATGGTGAACTTCCCAAATCTTACCAACGTCATATATAATGACTTTAATCCACTTAACACTAATTTTTTTAAGTGTTTAAAGAACCCCGAACTATTGTTGGTTGAGGTTGAGAACATACCTTGCCAACAGAAAGACGACCCCAATACATCACCTGAGTTACCAAAACTATTCAAAGAGTTCCAAACAAAGTTATACGATCCCAATTTTGTGGTTGGTGATGAACCTAATTATGAGGTTGCCGCTCAATACGCTTACATCTTAACACAAGTATTTTCAGGTAGTAAACCTGAGAAAAGTAACTACATTGATTTGAAGGGTAAGTATAAATCTAAGTTTCTAACATTCAGAGATAAATTAAAACATCCTGAGTGGATTAAGAAATTTAAGAGCATCAATATCGTTGAGAATATGGATTTTCAAAAGTTCATTGAGAAATATGACGATGAGAATTTTTATGTGTATGTTGACGCTCCATACTACAAGACGGAGGACTATTATTCCAATCACGGATTCGGATTAAGTGACCACGAAAGACTGGCAGACACCCTAAGAAATATGAAAGGTAAGTTCTCAATGTCATACTATTATTTTGATAAATTGGAGGAATGGTTTCCAAAAGATAAGTATAGATGGGAGAGTAAAGAGTTCGCAAAAGCGGCAGGAGCAAAAAAAGGTGGTAAACAATCTATGGGGGAAGAACTTTTGATTATGAACTATTAATTTTTTCTGACTTTATAGGTATTTATAATAAATTACATATATAAAATGAAGTTAGTAAATTTATTATCGTCCGTTGTGGTTGAAAGCCCGTTACCTAAAAAGTTACTTAAAGAAGTATCCGATAAAATAAAAGCGAAGTTAATCGGTAAATTTTTACAAGATACTAAGGATGACGAAAAAACCATAGGTGGATACATTGACGATTTTGAAAAATACAAAAACGGGTTACCTGTTGAGAAAAGAGATTTATCAAGATATTCATATAGTGAATTAAAAAACATTATTGCTTTAAAGAGAACTCAAAAAAGAGAATCCGATCTTTTTAAGGAGTTCAAAAAGAAAGAAGGGGGTATTGAAAATGTGTCTCTTAAGAAAACCATTAGAAAGTTTTTGGAGATTGAGGACGCATTCGGTAAAGGTAAGGACATCACCAAGTATAAATTCTTGGATTTACAAAAAGTTATTGACCAATCTTACCCCAAGTTTCTACTAAAAATATTGTCAGAGAAATTTAAGAAAGAGAATCCAAATCTAACGGAAGATGTAATAATGTATTATGTTCAAGCGTACTTGGATAACTTTAATCAGTTATATGAGCAAATGCCATTGGCAACCTCACTAAGTTTTACAGATTTTGAACATTATATTGATGCGTCAGTTAAATCCGACGACACAGAAACAAAAACAGATGTATCTGATATTGAGGAAGTATACAATGAGAATAACTTATTAATATTCCAACCAAAGACGAGAGACCAGTGTATTAAGTTAAAGAATGGTAGAAGTTGGTGTACATCTCGTGAGGGAACATCAAACTTATTCTATAACTATAGATTAGACAACGAGAGAACATTATACTATGTGATAGACCAAGATAAGGATTATTCTGATGTAAACTTTGCGGTTGTTATATTGGTTGACCCTGATGGGGATATGTCATTGGCGGATGGTACAAACTCAGGTAGATATTCAGGTCATAACAATATTCCTTGGAGTGAGATATTAACTAAAATACCTAAATTAAAAGGATTGGAGGGCGTATTCAAACCAAAACCATTAACATCTGACGAAAAAGTACTTATAGATAAAATAAGAAACTCAAAAGTCGGTGATAATCTCTTTGATACTTTCGCTAATGAAAATGAGGTTGAGTATTGGTTAGAGATTGTTAATAGGAAAGTAAGTGATGAACAATTCAATAGCCTAACACCAAATTTAAGAAAGAAATATATTGCTTTAGGTCACGAATTAACCGCAGGTCAAGTTAGGAACTCTGATTCTGACACAATGAAATACTACCTAAAGAAAAAAGTTGAGGCTTTATCTAACAAGAATATTGGTAGTTTAAGTGAAGGTGAGATAGCCATACTAAATTTACCTATGATGGCCAAACTAAAAGAATCCCTTAAAACTAAGTTCGCAACCAATTTTGTATTCAAGGACTCAGCAGTAATTGAGTTACCATCATCAAACGAAGGTAAATACATTGCCCTATATGGATTAAAAGAACTTTTTGATTCATTACCTGACACCATCACTGAGTTAGTAATAAAGAATAAGAGTAAAGATGGGTCAATAAAAATAGATATACCAAACGACATAGATAGATTTAGTAATCTTGAGAATTTAAGTTTGACTGGCGTTGTTGAGGAGTTACCCGAATCAATTGGTAATCTAAGTAGGTTATCTGTTTTAGGATTACCCAACAACCCTAGACTAAAGTCATTACCCAAATCATTAGCAAAATTAGAAGAGTTAGATTTCATCCTATTGGAGGGATCTAATCCTGATATAATCATACCCGAAGAAGTAAGAGCAAGGATGAAAGAAGAAGGTCCCGGTTTTTATATTTGGTATTAATTTAATAACTTAGCAAAATATATAATAGATATGAAAATTAAAAATATAAAATTAAACACATTGTTACGTAATATTCTAACGGAACAAAGTCGTTTTGATGTATTGATTGACAAATATACAAAACCTAAGAAAGATGTAATACCCGGTAAAGGCTCAAAAGCTTTAATGGATATAAATAAATTGGCAGATATCATATTTGCCGATCCAACCACAAAAAAACCTGCGGATTTTAACGATGCGGATTTTAGTCCTGAGAATTTAAAAAAGATTCAACCGGGTCAATATGTTAATTGGATGTTAAAGAACTATGAGAGTCCCGAAACTGACGACTCAGGTAGTGTTGAAAGAGCACGTGATTTATTTATGGAGGATTTGTTTAAATTAACAGATGACCTTAAAAAATTCACAAAATACAAACAATATTTTCCTGTTGTATGGAGAGATATCAATAAATTTACACCAACTAAACTTTTCAAATTCCTAAATAATTTTGAACTACCTGAGAAGATTAAGAATAAATTAGCTAAGTCAGAAGTTAAAAAAGAAATTCGTAAAGAAAGAAAAGGTTTTTCACATCCTGGTGCGACCGTTGAATATGTTGGAGACAACTATACAGTGGTTAAGATTTCAGATGGGGGTGAAAAAGGTCAAGAAGCGGCATCTTGGTATGGTGGTTATTATGACTACGAAAAGGGTGAATCAAGATGGTGTACATCACCACCAAGTTCAAGTTATTTTAGGGGATATGTTAAAGACGGACCTCTTTATGTGTTATTATCTAACGATGAGGGTGGACCTGTCGGAGGAAGAACAGGATTACCCCAAGACAGATTCCAATTTCACTTCCCATCTAATCAGTTTATGGATAGATTAGACCATAGAATTGAGTTGGTTGATTTTTTAAATAATAAAGCACCCGACCTTAAAGAATACTTCAAACCTGAATTCGCAAAAGGATTGGTTAATCAATCTACGAACCAAGTTAACATAACTTACCCTGATAGTTCAGCGGGTAAATTCGTGGCTCTATATGGCTTTGAGGAATTGTTTGAAAGTTTACCAAGAGACATAGATATGTTATCATTCATTAATAAATCTAAAGAAGATCTTGCGATAGACATTCCAGCATCAATAGGCGAATTTACAAATTTAACGACTTTACAATTAGAAAATATTGTTAAATCATTACCTGATGAACTTGGAAAACTAACAAATTTAGGTTATCTTATACTACCTAATAACAAACAATTAAAATCATTACCAAGTTCAATAGAAAACTTAAAAGACCTGACCTTCCTTAACATTTATGGTTCAGGAGATAAGTTAGAGGAAACCTTACCTGAATCGGTTAGGGAAAATTTAATATCACAAGGTAATGGTTACTTTTTTCTTGATAATTAAAAACGATTAAACGATTGTAATTATGACTGATATGGATAGAGTTGATATTGATATTTATATTAACCAACTTGTTAAATTTTTTGAGAGCAATCCAAACGATTTAATGGATTTAATTGGTGAACTTGATAAAGATGAGTTCTATACTTTACTTAAAGAACAGGCAACTCTTAATTACGATAAAGGTGAGGATATAACATTAACACAACATCAGATTATAGAAGTTGTGGTTAAACTTAAGAAGAGAGACATAACTAATGAGAAACTTGTTATTATAATAAATAAAGTTTTTCAATCCACAAATCACGGATTAATTGGTTTGAATTAATAGATTTTTTTCGTATATTTGTAAGGAGTAGATTTAGTTTTCTACTCCTTTTTTTTTGACTATGGAGACCAAACAAGAAACAACTAAAATTCACGAAGATAACAGGACAGAACTTTTCAGATTAGTTTATGATAAGGTACATACTAACTTTTTTAAGACATCAAGTCCAGTGAAGAGGGATGAGCTTCGTTCGGCTTTCAGCACAAAAAACGGGGATTTTATATATGATAAAGTTTCCGATACGATGGAAGATTTCTTGGAAAATTACGGCAATCCACTTTGCGAACTTGGTAGGGTTAATAATTTATTGGTTGTTGAAAGAAATGATGATAAAGTTTCCATAAAATTTTATGGGAAAACTTATAGAAGGATGGTAGGTGAGAAATTCTTTAGAAAAAAAACGATGATGTATTTTATTACTTATAAAATATCTACGGGGGACATATACTATGGAACAATATCAGGGTATCACCTAAAGAAAAAATCTAAGAAGGTCGTTAAAAGAAATGCTTTTTATTGTACACCAATAGCGAAACTATATAATGACTTAATATTTAGTCAGATAACTGATAATAAAGAAATTAAATATCCCTCCGATGACGATAGAAGAAAGATAGTAGATAAGGTATTTGATATATTCTTCAATGAGTTTGGTGTTAGTACTATGTCCATATATACGCCTGATGAATTAATTTATAAAAGATATTTAGATGTTAGAGGTATTAAATACCCCGACAATTGGACTTCTTTCAGTAAGCAATTTCCATTACCCAACAAGAGACAATTAAAGAAAAATAAGTTTAAATTAATTGATACTTATATGTCAATTAATGGATTTAGTGGTGATAAGATAAAGAAGATATTACATAATGTAACTCACGTTAATACCGATAATTTAAAGTATGCAATAAATAAATTTGGTGAGGATTTTTTAAGACAACAAGATGATGATGTGTTAACCGGTATTATAGAATATTGGCATAAACCATATGAAATTATTGAAAATGTAACACCACTTGATTTAAACAGAAATGAAAAGATAAACGCATTAAAGTGTTTTATGTTCATTATGGATGGGACAAGTCATTTAATTACGTTTAATGACCACATTTCATTTTATAACCGATTAAACAAGTTTGAAACGATTAAGTGGAAGGCTCACGATTTAAAAAGTTTTAATAGAGAACACGTATTGTGGTCAGATAAGCTGGCGAGTTATGAAAAGGGTGAGTTCTTCAGATTCTATAGTGAAGATTTTACAAATAGAGTTACTCCACCAATCTTTAATAATGAAAATTATTATCCTGTGATTTTGACATCAACATCTGAATACAATGATGAGTCAAGAGTCCAATCCAATTGTGTTAGGACATATGTTCAAAGAGCGGAATCGTTAATCATATCATTAAGAAAAAGTGGTGTAAATTCAGAAGACAGGGCAACCATTGAGTATCGTGTAACCAAAAATAAAAATAGAATTGAGTTCAGAAGAATTCAGGCGTTGGGTAAATTCAATGAGATGTTGGATGTAACTTGGATGTCAGTCATTCGTAAATTGGATGCAAGGATAGTGATTTTAAATAATCCCCTTATATTTGGACTACCTGAATTGGTTGTTAAATTAAAAGGTGTGGAACTATACTCTAAATCTGGTTGGTATACGGGTAGGGTAGGTAATTTAATATGGTTAAATGACGAAGTAAAATACATAACGGATAGTCAAGATAGGGAAATCCAAAACGCAATAATTTTCTAATTATGGAAGAAAAATACTTTAAAAAAGAGAAAAAATTTTTAAAAACTTACGGAGAGTTATTAACTAAATTATCATATCGTGATGAGTTAAGTATAACACCTGAACTTTTTGATAAAAATACTAAGTTAGTCAAATCCGTAATATATAAAGATATTATACTATCACCGCAATCACTACAGGAAAGAAAAATAGAAATAAAAGAATGTATTATACTAACTAATGAAAATTACTATATTTATTTTTCAAGGAAGTTAAATGAAAGTAGATACAATGTGAATTTATATTACGATTCAACAAGACCACTTGAAGAAATAACATTCTTAATAAACCAAATAATAAAAATAAAATGATTGAATTAAACGCAGAACAAGTAAGAGAAAAGATTAAAAAGGGGGAAGATTTCATATTGGATTGCTATGCCCCGTGGTGTGGTCCGTGTAAAGTTATGATGCCAATGTTGGAGAGTGCTTCATCACAAATTACAAATTTAAGTGTGTATAAATATAATGTGGATTCCGATTCAGAATTAACTATGCAGTTAGGTGTTAGAGGAGTTCCCACTATAAAAGGATTTAAAAGCGGTGAAGAAGTTTTTAATAAGGTTGGAATTATGCAGATAAAAGAAATAATCGACTTATCAAGTAAAATTATAAATGGATAAACTACTAATTCTGTTCACAATGGATGGGTGTCCATTTTGTCAGATGATGAAAGACCGGTTGAACGAGGAAAATATTAACTATTTTGTTAGGGACATCCACGAACACGAGGACGAATACGAGATGTTCAAGGAGATAACAGGTAATGATTTTGTTCCGTCTTTTATGATTGTAGAATCACCTGATGATGAACCTGTATCTCACTTATATGCGCCTGAGAGAGATTATAACGAGATTGATGAGGGTGTTAATATCATTAAGGAACATTTTGGTCTTTAATGGTATTTATACATTATGGACATACAAGTAAATAAACATCAATTGGAAAGAGTAGTTATCAAGTGGTTAAATAAACACTACGGTAACTTAACACTAAAAGAGATTTCATATTTTACCGATACGGTATTTTATTTTAACCATAATAATAAACAGATGATGGATTATAATACTGATAATGGTATTTTACATGTGAATAATGATATTCTTATGAGTTTGGTTAATATGTTTAAATTAACTTATGTTGATGTTAGAACTATAGTCCCAAAATGGATGTACGAAACATACGATATTGACGTTCAAGAAGTTTTTGGTGCCACTTATGATTAGTAAAAATCACCTAATGTAATAAAACATTTAATAAAGTAAATAATAAAATCCACTTTTTTAGTGGATTTTTTGTTTTTAAGATATTTATAGTAAAATCAGTGCGTATTACGAATGGCAACTAAACTAACATATACTATATCTTATGAAAAAGTTTTTACTGGTTTTATGCGTATTACTGTCGTCCCCACTCTTATCCCAAGTCTATACCATTAGTGGTAATTTTAATCGAGGGATTACAACATTAAACATACCGAACACATCATTTACCGATCTAAGAAATGAAAGAAGAATAACCTATGCTAGTTCATATGGTTTTTCGTTTGCGAGATATTTTGAGAATGGTTATTATCAGAATAAATTTTGGGGTATTAAATTGGAGACAAATAAAACAAGAATAAATCAGGATATTAGAATCATACCGAATGGTGTTAATTTTAATGAGTTAAAGTATATTGATAAGACAATACAAATAGATGGTGTTTCCATATCTCCCTTATTGACATACTACCCATCCATTGGTCAAAGTTTATATTTTGAAATAGGTCCATCTTTAAATATGATATTTGGTGATGGGATAATAACAAATCGTAATGATTTTACATATGATGTTGAAATATACGATTATAAAACGGTTAAAACTTATTTAGGGGTTTTTGTTAGAGGTGGTTTGTATATGAATATAATTGAGGGTGTTGGACTAACTACATCAGTTTATGGTAGAACAAATTTAACACCAATAGTTATTGACAATTCATTTAATACTTATATGATAGGATTAGACGTTGGTCTAACCATTCGTATTAAGGAATGATAAAGTTAAAACTTATAATATTATTTTCATTACTTTATGTTATCGGATATTCACAAATACCCGGTCCGAGTACTAATTGGTATTTTGGGACAAATGCGGGGATAACCTTTAACTCAGGGTCTCCTGTTGCTTTAACCAATGGAGCCTTAACCACTATTGAAGGGGTGGCAACCATATCAGATAATTTGGGTAATCTATTATTCTATACCAACGGGATTACCGTTTGGAATAAAAACCATTTGGTTATGACAAATGGTACTGGTTTATTCGGTGATGTTTCATCCACACAATCAGCCGTCATAGTTCAGAAACCAAATCAACCCAACATATATTATATCTTCACTTCGGATAACGATGCTGGAGTTAATGGTATATGTTACTCAATTGTTGATATGAGTTTAAGTGTGGGGTTAGGTGCGGTCACAACAAAGAATACCCAACTAAAAACACCATCCTGTGAAAAGTTATGTGCCGTCAGACATTGTAATAATGTTGATGTTTGGGTCTTATCACACGATTGGAATACAAATGTATTTACCTCTTGGTTGGTGGATAATGTTGGTGTCCCTAGTATTACTACTTGGTCAATATCCGGGTCTGTTGTATCAGGAGTACCCCAATCCGCTTATGGACAATTAAAGGCATCACCAAACGGAAGAAGGTTGGCGGCGTGTCACTATGGAATGAATAAGATTGAGTTACATAATTTTGACCCATCCACAGGTTTCGCATCAGGGGGATTTACCCTATCAAACGAGACGGGTATCTATGGATGTGAATTCTCGCCTGACGGTAGAATATTATATGGTGGGACAAACCAAGGTATGTTATTACAATGGGATTTATGTGCGGGAACTCAAGCACAGATACAGGCTAGCCGTAGAGTCGTATCAAACGCAGGCGCTTTCATAGGGTCAATTCAATTAGGACCTGATGGTAAGGTTTATGTTGCGAGGAATAATACATCATTATCCGTTATAAATAATCCCAATGTTTATGGAGTCGGGTGTAACTACTCGGACTTATCCATACCACTTGTGAGTAGGGCAGGTAGATTCGGATTACCTAACTTTGCGTCATTTTATGTCCAACCCCAATACATATTACCCAACCCAACCATAAGTTGCACCACCGCATCATTTCAGTCACCTACGATAACTAACAATTGTGTTAATCAGAATAACTTATATACGTATTTTTGGAATTTTGGTGATGGTCAAACTTCAATACAACAAAATCCAACTCACGCATATTTATTATCAGGGACTTATAATGTTTCATTAACCATTAACGGACCTTGTACATCAACAACAATAAATAAAACAATAAACATACCACCGGGTGGTATAACAGTATCAGTTTACACAAATTAATATGAAAAAGATTATAATTATTCTTGGATTTTTATTGGTAACCCTATTAGGTTACGGACAAGTACCAACACCGAATTCGGCAAATAACAACACTTATTGTTTGAACGATGTTCAAGTTTATGGTGACCAAGTTATTGACCCATTGGCGACATATACTTTTAGTATAGTACCAGCAGTTCCATTTACATCAATATCAAGTGGTGACCAAATACAAGTCACTTGGTCTGTTGCGGGGACATACACAATTACCATAACCAAAACTATTGGTTTATGTAGTTCAACTAGTTCGGCAACGATAACCGTACTACCACCAACAATACCTGTTGTTATAGTTGATGCCTTATGTCAAGGAAACGGAACAATAAACTTAACATCCAATCCACTTGGGACTAATCCTGTATTTGCCGGAACTGGTGTTACCGGATCGGTATTTAACGCAACAGGATTAGCGACAGGAGTTTACCCAATCACATTCACATCAACAGATGCTAATGGATGCCCTATGAGTGGTAGTGGGTCAATAACGATAACACCACCACCATCAACACCGGTTATATACACAGATTAAAATGTCATACCCATATTTAAAAACAATATTAATTGTCTTTATTTTATTATTAAGTGGTTCATTAAACACACAGATACGTAACGAACCTCAGATAATAAATTTATGTGATACATTGTATATTGATAAAAAATATTGGGTTGATGGATTACCGGGTTATCAAAGTCGTTGGATAGTAGAACCTAGTGTGAACGCACAAGGATTAAACGATAATACTTTATTTGTTAGGTGGGATGATCCAGGTCAGTATACCATAGTTGCTCAATACACAAATGGTAATTGTATCTCACAAACCGAAGTGATTGTAAAAGTTGAGGGGTGTCCTGAGTTAAGCATCTATGTCCCAAACGCATTTACACCAAATGATGACAATCTAAACGAAACTTTCGGGGCTTATGGATTCGGTGTTGATAAGTTTAATATTACAATATTTAATAGATGGGGTGAATTAATATTTGAAAGTGATGATATTAATAAACAATGGAATGGAACTTATAAGGGTCAAATATGTCAGGAAGATGTTTACGTATACCATATAGTATATAAGGGGTTTAATCGTGGGTATAAAGATATTTATGGTAAAATATTATTAATTAAATGAACATACAAGTAAATAAACATCAGTTAGAGAGGGTTGTTATCAAGTGGTTAAACAATCACTTTGGTAATTTAACGCAAAAGAAACATAAATATTATCCTGACTCAGTATTTTACGTAAATTCTAATGATAAGGTTATGATGGAATACAATCCGGAGTATGAAAATTTTTATATCGATTATAATCATATTTGGGGAAAAGTTGAATCGTTATTTCACCTTAACTATCATGTAATTCATTCAATTATGAAGGTATGGTTGAAAGAGACATACAAATTGGAGGGAGTAAGACCAATGGATAATGATTTCAATTGGCCGGATGGCCTTATTTGGTTGGAGGAGACCTATAAATTAAAAAATAGAATATGAACGTACAGGTAAATAGAAATCAAATGGAGAGAGTTGTCATCAAGTGGTTAAACAAACGCTTAGGTAACTTAACACCAAAGAAACATAAGGATTTTCCTAATGTGGTATTTTATGTGGATTCTAGTAATAATGTTATACTTCAATACATTAAACTAAGTGAATATGTCTATATTCATTATGGTGATATTTGGTCACATTTGGAAAATATATTTCACATTGGACACAATGACATCAAATCAATTATTGAGGTTTGGTTGGAAGATACTTACAAATTGAAGGGTGTGAGACCAATCAGAAACAGTAACGCATCCATTTTCAATTGGGAAGAACTTAGAAATTGAAAAATAGAATATGAACATACAAGTAAATGAACATCAGTTAGAGAGGGTTGTTATCAAGTGGTTAAACAAGCACTTTGGTAATTTAACACAAAAGAAACATAAGGATTATCCTGACTCAATATATTATGTAAATGATAATAATCAGGTTTTAATGGAATACGATAAGAAAACTGAGCGTGTTTATATTCACAATGACGATATTTGGTCGAAAATTGAATTATTATTTCATCTTAACTACGGAGATATCCAATCAACTATAAAAAAATGGTTGGATGAGGTTTACAAATTAAAGGAGGTAACACCTTTATGGACTTATAAATACGATATCCACCGTTGGAATCATAAATTTAAATAACAACAATATCCCCAATCATATCCTTAACCAACCAAGGCTTCTTACCAAAAGGATCCTTTAAGTCATCCAACAAGTCATAAGATTGTAATTCATTTTTAAGTTCGGACACATCAAAATTAAATACATCCAACACCATAGATTTAATATATTCGTTAGGTAATAAACTATCATATAAAGATATGTCTATTTTAACTTCCATATCATCATCAACCTGACTTGAGAATCTAAAATCAATACTTGATGAGTTGGTAATGTTAAACAAATGATTGACAATATATTCAGAATAGTAGTAACCCAATCTACCTGTATCCAAACCATAACCATAAGGAAATTCTGATGTTATAATCATAGATGGGTATTCATAATAATCAAAACCGATAACCTCCTCCTCAGATTCAATAACAGACCTACCATTAACCTCATTTAACGAGTTTATTGTGTTAATCAGGTCTTCGTGTCTATCTATAACAGATTGAGTGTATATAGGTCTCTCAGTGGGATAAAACGAATGCCATCTATCTTTAGGTAGGATTTCAGTATCATACTCAATAATATCAATGATATTAATATTCTCTAAACCTAAAAATTGATAATTGTTTTTATTGTCACTTAAGAATGTTTTCTTTATTTCGTTTAAATCAACATACTCTTCTTTATCTGTTTTACCTTTGACTAAGAAGAATGCCCCACAATCTGAAACTTGTATCATAGTATTGTGACTAAACTCTTTAACTATGTAATCGGCGAATAAATTTACTAAACCTTTTTTTGAATTTAAATTAATATATTTCATATCTATTGTTTTGATAATTAATAGATAAAATAAAATTAGGGATAAATAGTATTTGACAATAAAACTATAATTTTATATGTTTAACTAAAAACTAAAATATGGATATTGATATAAGTGTTGACGAAATGTTATACGGTATGACTCGTTCAGAGAAAAGAGAAATGCTAGAATCATTAATGGATGATATGGATCATAAAGTAATTATGGAGTGTTTAAAAAACTCAAACGTAACAAGTAAGTTATCCAATGTAGTTTCAAAAGAATCTGATGAGGACTTTAATATGAAAGTTATGTCTTTAATTAATAATAGATATAAACTTTCATCAGAAGAAGAGTCATTAATAATTAATATTTGCGGGAAAGTTAATCCTTAGTATATGTAATCATCAAATGATGAGTTTAAGTTGTTCCTAACATCAATGTGGTCAGGGTAATCAGGTATTCTACCTAATTTCAGACATTCATATTTGCTACTATAATTAAATAGTTCATTTACTAATGAATTAAAACTCCAATAATTTTGTATATTATCACTATAACCCATCTTAGATTCAATAAAATCACCAATAACTAAAGGAAATAATTCTGTAATGTCAAATCTATATTCGTTTTTACTTCTTGAATTTTCATCTTTAACATATTCACCTTTTCCAAATAAGTCCCCAAGAGCATTCCAAACCATTTTATATAACTCATTAATATAAGCACCATTATAAGCATTTCCGTGAAGATTATACAAATCGGTTTCTAAATCACCTTCAACATAACCATTTCTAAAAAGCGTTTTGGTTGCCGATTTGTCTTTTAATATTCTGGTAATATCATCTTTTTCCAATATAACATATTCGGGATGACCTTGTTCATCGGCAATAGTTGATATTAAATCGTCATCATCAGATTCTATTTTTGTATTACCAATTTGTCTTAATAATATATTACCTAATTTATCAAGATTTTCAGGACTCAATTCCTCAATGACATCATCGTATAAATCATTAACCGTGTCATCATAAGGCTCCCAAAAATCATCAGATAAAACGGAGTTCGCTATTTCACCACTAGTCATCTCTCCTCTTCTGAATTCTTCATTACAAAAAAAATCAGACAAATCACGAATATCATTAAAATTTAAATAAATTATATCACCAACTTTAGTCACATCACGACTATAATAATCAATAGCGTTATCAATTATCTTCTCTCTATATTCAGGTTCTTTAAATAAAAAATGTAGTACGTTATTAACCCCATACTCTAAATTATCATTATCTTTCCACAAAATTTGGTCTAATTTACCCTTATGTTTAACTAGTGATAAGAATCTATGTATTATTTCGTCATGCTTAGTACCAAATAACAACAAGAATTCATCATCACCATTATTAAAATTCTGAATCATTTTATCTAAATTCATAGTAATATTTTACTTATAAATACAAAAAAAGGGGAAAAAATTTCCCCTCTCTTAATTTCATACCTGTCAACCCCTAACAAATAGTTTTATTTTTTGTAGTATTTCTCCACCGTTTTTCTAACCGCCTCTTGAATAGCATTATTCTGAGGTGGTGTAGCAGGTTGTTGTACTGGTTGTTGTACTGGTTGTTGTACAGGTTCTTGTTTACCTTTGCATCCGCATCCCATGTTGTTATAATTATTAAAAGTTTATTTTACATAAATATTTAACTATTGTGGTTTAATGTAAATAATATTCTGATATTTATAAAATAAGTAATATTTAAGTTATATGGCAAGAATTATTAAATTAAAGGAATCTGACCTTGAGAATATAGTTAAGTTAGTTATTGAACAAACAGAAGATGTTCAAAATGAAGAGCAGTGGATTGAGATGACCGGAGATGAATTTAAAAAATACGCTGAGAGAGCAAATAATAATTTGGACTTTTTGGCTAAAACAAAAATGTTTAGAGGTAAAAAGGTTAAGATAAATGGGGGTTTAAATTTAAATAACGATTCGTTTAAAAGTATGGGTCCAATAAAATATGTTGATGGAAGGTTGGATATATCCAGATCTGAAATATCATCTATTGATGGAGTTACCGTAACGGGAAGTATATGGGATGGAGGAACACCAATAGCGAGAAAGAGAGAACGTATTAGAATAAATGGATTGTTGGCGGATGCTCAGCTAAGAAGGGAGAGAAATGAATGGGCAATTGAAAATGAGGACTACGATGGATTGAGAGCTCAAGCCTTATTTCAATACCTATCTTCGGAAGAATCTGATATGTTTATAACGGAAGAAGAAGAAGTTGAATTAAGACAACTTAAAGAAATGTTAGGTGGATTACTTTATGACCAAGAACAAGGAAACGATACCGGTGAATTACAAGGAAATATAGACGCAATTGAGGAGGATATTGAAGCCTTAGAAAATAAAATGGATGTATATTCATTAATACCGGGGGGTAGGTATAGAAATAGTATGTTAAATTTTGATATTATCACTGGTGATCTTTCAGGTAGAGAATATCGTGTGGGTAGTGAGGAAGAAGCGGACGCCGAGGCTTTACGATATGCAAAAGACTCAATAGATGATCTTGGTGTTGACAATTATAATACGGGGTTTGTTGAAGATTATTTGGATGAGAGTGGAATTGAATACTTCTTTAGAAGTCATTATGAGGATGATGTTATGAACAACACAGATGTATATTTTGATGAAAACGATTTTGGACCTACCGATGAAGAAGAAGAACATATTGAAGAACTTGAAAATAAAATAAGTCAAATGGAAGACCTACAATCTGAAACTGATATAAATTCTGACGAATGGAATAATTACGAAGAGCAGATTGACGCAATGAACGAAGAAATTGAGGAAATCCAAAATAGAGTAAGAGAACCAACACCAGCGCAGATTGAAGAAAAAGTTGATGAAATAATGCGTGATATAATGAATGACCCTCTTGATAAGTTAAAAGAGTGGGAGATGCCTGTTAAAGATTGGGTTGATGTTGATGCTATGGCTCAAGGATTAGTCGATTCTGATGGATACGGAATTATGAATGGTTATGATGGTTCGTATGATTCTGAATATGTTTTAGAAAAACAATATATCATTATTAGAAATAATTAATCACTTTAAACCTAAATTATTTTCACTATATTTTAAAAAAGAAGTGAAATGACAAGAAAAAAGAAAGGGTTTGAATTTTTATTGGATACCAATTGGTTGTTCCAAGAGCCGATAGATGCAGAGCATAAGGAGTATATTTTATTGAGTTACTTTCAAAAACTAAACGAAAGGTTTGATAAATACGAGGTATATCCCTCATTCATTGAGTTATCATTACATTTTGCCAACATACAAACTCTAATTAAAGAGGGTAGAATGATGACCACCGAGAAGAGGTTTGAATATTGTGACGATGAGTTACTGATATCTGATTTGGTAACAAAACCAATACCAACATTAACGGAAGTAGAGTTAGATGAATACCAAAGAACTTTAAAATATTCAGCACCAAAAATATATGATTACTTTAACATTGCCAAATCAATATGGGGATTGGTCAATGAAAGTGTGTCCGTAACATTAAAGAAAAATAAGGGTGAGTTATATAAAAAATGTGGATATTTTTATTTTTATAATAAAACTGAGAAACTTCTATATGTTTGGGAGTATAGGATAAAGAAAAATAAAAATGATAAGGATAGCAAAAACACATCAAACTTAATCTACACAGGAAAGAAAGAGGATTTGACATTACAGGAAATTATTACTAATTTTAGTAAATGGTTAAAACCAAACGAAACCACCAAATACTCAATATTTGAGGTTATGGGTAGTGAGGAATATCCCCTACAAGAAACACTACTACCACTCTTCAAAAGAAGAATCTTGAATTATTGTAATCAATCTTTAAGTATAACAAACGTTAAAAAATATGAATGAGGATAAAAACATATACGAAATGATTATAAAGCTTGTCAAAGAAAATCCAAATGACTATGTTTTGGGAAAACTTATTAGAGCGTTAATTAATCAAATAGAAGATTCAAAAAAATGAATAAGAGATACCTCTCAATAGAAGCCATTAAGGACAAACTTAATACAGGGTTCGCATTCAAAGACATATTTAAGGCGGATGCTTTAATATTCTTAGATAAATTAGCCAGTGATGTTTATAAGATGTATCAAAATGGTGTAAGTGAAATTGAAGTTAAAAAACAAATTAAAAATTGGGATATATGAAAACACTGAAAAACAAACACAACGGGAAATTAGAACGAGTTAAAGACAAAGAAGCCGAAGCAAAGGTTAAATTTGGATGGGATTACACCTCAAAGACAGAATGGAAAAAAGCGACACGTCAACCAAAAACTGAAACTAATGTTGAATCAACCAATGGATCCAAAACAAGAACAAAAACTTCTAAGTAAGTTAAGACAACCTGTCCATATTTCCTATATCGCTAAATACCTTTTAAAGTGTAAAGAGTTTGAGGCAAAGGAAATACTCGCACCATACATTGAAGATGATATTATAGAAGAAAGTCCATTGGCGAAGAATTATTTCGGATTAAAAAAACAAAATTAGTATGAGCAAAATTACAGATTTCACACCTGTTGAACCATTAAAATCAAATAGGTTCTTAATTAAATTTAACGACGAGGTTAAAGTACCTGAATATCTATTTAGGAGTTTTAAAATATATAATGAAGGTGATAATTTAATATTTAAAACCAAAATATTTCAAACCGTTGATTATTCATTTAACCCCTCGGATATATTTAAAATCACTGACGTTAAAATTGAATATTTAGATCCAATTGGTGAAGTAGTAAATGGATTAAGTTTTGATGTTCAGGGTTCAAACATATCATTTAAGAATGATTACGCTGATGATAGCCTATCAACGATATATTTTCAGTTTGTAATTAATACTAAAACCATTAGTTTAATTAATCAAAATAGTTAACAGATGGAAAAAGAAATGGTAAATCACCCCAATCATTACGGGGGAAAGGAGAATCAATATGAAGTTGTGAAGGTGTGTGAGGCTTGGGATTTAGATAAGGACGCATATCTATTCAATGTAGTTAAATATGTGGCAAGGGCAGGGAAAAAAGATACCGACAAAGAACTACAAGATTTAAAGAAAGCGTTATGGTACCTCAACAGAAAAATTGAAAACTTAGAAAAGAAATGAACACCCCAATCAAATATTTCGGAGGAAAATCAACAATGTTTAACAATATTTTAGAACACTTCCCCCAGTCAGATACATACGATACATACATTGAACCATTTGGGGGTTCGTTTTCAATAGGGTTAAAGAAACCTGAAACACCAATTGAAATATATAATGACCTTGAACAGAATGTATATTCATTATATAAGGTAATATCCGATACCGAACTATTTGAACAATTTAAATCTAAGTGTGACCTCGTTCATTACTCTGAGGATCTACGAAAAGAATTTAAGGAAAAATTAAAACAAGAGATATCAGTACTTGACAGAGCGTTTTATTTTTTCTATGTTAATAGAACATCACATAACGGAATTGGTGGTATCAGTATTAATACGGTAATCAGAAGAAAGATGGGTAAATCGGTATCCGACTTCTTATCAGCAATAGATAGATTACCCGAACTACATCAAAGATTATCAAAAGTAATCGTATTAAATAGGAGTGGTATTGACATAATCAATAGATATAACCTACCAAATGCGTTTATATATTGTGACCCACCATATGTCCAATCAACGAGGGGTGAGACAAGATACATTGTTGATATGGATGATGAAATGCATAATCAATTTTTGGATAGTGTTATCAACGCCAATTCAAAAATACTAATTAGCGGATATGATTGTCCGTTATACGATAGATTAACTGAAAACGGATTTACAAAAATTAACTTTGATGTTAATACCGTTAGCGGAAATAGAAAACCTAAAACAAAGGTGGAGACACTTTGGAAAAATTATTAATATGTTAGAGACAAATAGAATTATAAATGGGGACTGTGTTGAGGTAATGAAAACATTACCTGAATCATCAATTGATTTAATTGTGAGTAGTCCCCCCTACGGCGTGGGTATCGCATACGATGTTCACGACGATGATGTTTATTTTGAGGAGTATTTAAAGTTCTCGGAGAATTGGTTAACCCAAGCATTTAGAGTGTTAAAAGATGATGGTAGAGTAGCCATTAACATTCCATATGAAATCAATCGCCAAGATAAAGGTGGACGGATTTTCTTTGTGTCAGAGATATATCAATTGATGAAAAAAATTGGGTTTAAGTTTTTTGGTATTGTTGACTTAGAAGAAGATTCCCCCCACCGAAGTAAGACCACCGCATGGGGTTCGTGGATGAGTCCGTCGAGCCCCTACATATATAATCCGAAGGAGTGTGTAATACTGGCATACAAACACAAACACATTAAGAAAGTTAAAGGAGAACCACAATGGAAGGGAGTTCCAACCCAAATAGAACAAGAGGATGGAACATTCAAAAACAAAGTGGTTTATCAGGACGAAGATAAGAAAGAGTTTATGGAGTTGGTATTCGGACAATGGAAATACCTGAATGATTCAAGACCAATGACCAAGGCGACTTTCAGTCTTGATATTCCAAGTAAGGCGATTAAGATATTATCCTATAAGAATGATGTGGTATTGGATCCATTCGCTGGTAGCGGAACAAGTTTGGTGGCAGCACAAATTCTTGGACGCAAATGGATAGGAATTGAACTATCTCCAAACTACATAGAGGTTGCGACTAAGAGAATAAGTTCTTTTATAGAAAGTAAAAAAGAATTAAATTTTGATTTATAATATTTTATTACCCTTTTTAATATTATCTATCGCCCACAATGGTTGTAGGTTAGTGTAATGACAAAGTTTATATATATCCTCTTCGGTATTTGCGGAAGATAATGGAATAATATGGTCAATATGAATACCTTTACCCATTAATTCCCAAGACATTCCATTACTGAATTGATTTTCAATATATTCTCTAAGAAATTCGGGAGAACATCCTATAATATCAAATGTTTTATTATTTTTTTTTAATTCTTTTGATTTTAAAAAATTATAAATCCTCTTTCTTGATATATGTATTATGTAATATAAAATATCCGTATTTCTTTTATATTTGGTGTAATTATTTTTGCGTATTCTAACACTTTCTTTATTATTCTTATGATATTCTTTATTTTTTAATAAAATTTCATCACGATTAGTTATATAATTTTCTTTCCGTAATTTTACTATTTTGTCTTTATTAGTTTTATTATATTCCTTCAGGTATTTAGATATTTTTTCTTTATTTTCTTCTAAAGATTTTTTATATGTTTCTTGGTGTTCTACACGGTAGTTTTTCATTTTATTACTATTACAAACCCTACAATGATACATTAGACCATCTTTTGATGATTTTAAATTACCAAATTCACATAACTCCTTTTCTTCCTTACATCTACAACAAATTTTTGTTTCCATAATATGTTCTCAATAATTTCTCAATCAATTTAGATTTATTAGTTAATTCGTATTCCATTCTTTTATTTAAGTCAGGACTTAAAGTTATTGATATTTTAACTTTTTTTTCTTCTAATTTTTTTAATTCTTTCATATATTATAAATATCAGTAAAGTAAGTAAAATCCTACTTTATATAGAATAAATAGTTTTATCAAAAAAGAGGAGGTAGTTTAACCTCCTTTTTTGTTTTTCATTGTATTTATTTATTATGAAAAAAAGGTTAATCAAAGAGTCAGGGATAAGGGATATCAATAAGTTATCCCAAAGATACAAGAAAGCAAAAATATATTTTCACCAAGATTTAGATGGGGTCACAACCGCATTGGCGATGAAAAATTATCTTGAAGATAATGGTATTAAGGTTGTTGATTGTGAGATAATCCAATATGGGGATAAAGAATTTTCGGTAAAGAAGGCGGATGCGACTGGCGAGGTTATGCCGGTTTTAGTTGACTTTGCCCACGGAAAACCAATGTTTGTTATACATACAGACCACCACGATACCCAAGCCGGAGCCGAGGACACAAAGTCAAAGAGTTTTAGATCATCAAGATCCAATGTTGAAACAATATCACAAGTATTGTCACCAAAAGACATATTCACATCTGAGGATATTAACCTAATCTCAACGGTAGATTCGGCAAATTACGCAACAAACGACATATCACCCGAAGAAGTTATTAACTATTTATTCTCCTTAGATAAAGACAAGTCATTACAGAAAAACAAAATGTTATTGGGATTGGTTACCAATAAATTATTGTTAGCATTTAAAAACAAACCTGGATTCTTGGAAGAGTTGGTTATGAAATCCACGCCCTCCATTATGAACATCCTACAAAACATAAAAAGGATAATGGTTGAAAAAGGTTATGCTGACATACCCACCTTACAGAAAAACAAGGATGTTTATGTAGGTAGTATGAAAAATAACCCCAATGTTAAAATCAGTGGTAATATAATTACTCAGTATGGTGGTGGTAACATGATGAAACCTGGATCGTATGATAGATATACACCATTCAAGAACAATCCTGAGGCTGACTTCTTGGTTATTGCTTGGCCATTAGGATTAGTTCAAGCATCTTGTAATCCATTTAAGAAAGATAGAGAGTTAAAGGGGATTAATTTAGGTGAGATTAAGGATGAGGTATTATCAAAATGGGAGTCACAATTAAATGAAAGACAAATACCATTATCAACTATTAAGTGGGTGTCTGAGACATCCGTTAAAGAGGGTTCGGTAGGGTTTACATTCAAGGACTTTGCGGCTTTATATGGTAGTAAGTTCAAAACTATGGACAATGGTAAGGAAGTACTAACTGATATCGGTAAGGCAATGTCAAAACACTTTAATGAATTAACCGAAGAGGAAAAGTTGATGTTGGATGATGTTACTGTAAATGCTTGGGATATTATTGAATCTAATTCAGGTGGTCATAAGTGTATAACTAACATTTCGGGATTAAATTATCTTGGAAGGTCAACAAGACCACCAAAAGGTAGGAAATCTTTTGGGGATGACGATGACGCTCCTTATGTTAAATTCGTAAAAATGGTACAAGCTGAGTTCGTTAGAGTGTTACAAAGTAAGATAGATTAATCTTATTACCACTCAAACTTAATTGAGTCACCAACTGATATATCAGAATCTTTACAAGTACCACCCTTTAATTCCAATACTAAGTTACCTGTACCGGGATAATGGTCACAATCGTCCGTATCACACGGAGGACAATTGTTATGTATCTTTGTAATCTTGTTGTCTTTAATATAGATGATATCCAATGGTATAATACAATTCTTCATCCAAAATGAATGAGTTCCGTCACCCATCAAAAATAACATCCCATTAAATTCGTCATTAAATTTTTTTTTCATCATACCATTTTTTGTATCTTTGGGGGATGAAACAATTCTTACTTTAAACTTTTGACTATTTATACTTAAAATCATATTTATAAATATACGATAGAAATGAAATATAAGCAGTATTCCGGTGTTTTAATACGTTTTGAGGACAAAGTTCTTTTGTGTAAAAGAAACGCCTATGAGAGTTTACCTGGCGAATGGTCAGTTCCTTGTGGTCACCAAGAACCCAATGAAGATAAATTAACTTGCGCAGTTCGTGAGTTATATGAAGAAACGATGATTGAGGTATCACCGGGCGACCTTAGTTATATTGGTGGTATCAAGAGATATAACAGAGACACCACAAAATTAAAGGGGGTAATGAGTTTATTCCTATATGATGTAAATGAGGAGGTGTCACCTGACTTGGATAATGCGAAAGATGGTGAGGAACATACCGATTGTGGTTATTTTACTGCGGATAATCTTCCTAGTCCGTTGGGTAATGAAATGAAGGAGATAATATTAAAAGTGTTGAGTGTAAGACAATGAACATACAGGTAAATAAAGACCAATTAGAAAGAGTAGTTATCAAGTGGTTAAATAAATACTACGGTAACTTAATACCAAAAAAAGATAAGAATGACCCTAACTCAGTATTTTACATAAATTCAAACAATTATGTTATGATGGAATACGATAAAAAATATAATAATGTTTATGTTCATTATGACGAAATTTGGTCAAAAATTGAATCATTATTTCACATTAACTATGATGACACTCAATCAGTTATGAGAGTATGGATGGAGGAGGATTACAACTTAGAGGGAGTAAGACCTGTAAGTATCAAGGACATTCCAACCGCATGGTTGGAAAATGATTAAGGTATTTATATATTATGGACATACAGGTAAATAAACATCAGTTAGAAAGAGTAGTTATCAAGTGGTTAGATAAACACTATGGTGATTTAACGCTAAGGAAACACGAGGATTATCCCAACGACACATTTTTTATTGATTCCGAAAATCAAATTTTATTACAATTTTCCACACCTTATTGGGAAGTTTTTGTTAGTGATAATTATATTTGGTCACATTTAGTAAACTTTTTTCACCTTCATAATGATGATGTTAAATCAATTATTCCTGTGTGGTTGAAAGAAACTTACAAAATGGATCTGTTTAATCTAAGAGTAAAAAAATTTGAAGGTGATTTTGTTTATCCCAAAGGACGATAAATCACAAGCCCCCAAAGGTAGAATTAAATTTATTTGAGTTATTGTTGACTTTTACATAATTATCATATATTTATCTTATCATAATATTAGCCAACAAACCCCCCACATTTAGTTGGTTTATACTTTAAACCCCGCCATCAGATTAGTTTTTGTAAGGTGGGGTTTTTTATTTCAAATATTTTTCGTAAATTTGGAGAATGAAACAGACAATAAATATTGTTAATAAAAAGGCAAAATTTGATTATCACTTTCTTCGTCAGGAACATGCGGGTATCCAATTGGTGGGATCCGAAGTAAAGGCAATCAGAGCGGGTCAGGTATCACTCGTAGATAGTTATTGTATGTTTCAAGGTGATGAACTATTCGTTGTTGGGATGAACATACCCGGTAACAACACCGCATACTCACACGATCCGTTAAGACATCGTAAGTTATTACTCAAACGCAAAGAGTTGGATAAGTTAAAGAAAGAACTTATAAAGGGGGTAACAATCATACCAACAAGATTATACTTAAATGAGAGGGGATTCTTAAAGATGGAGATTTCTGTTTGTAAGGGTAAGAAAGAGTATGATAAACGCAACACAATCAAGGAGAGAGATATTACCCGACAATTAAATTTGGTGGATTAAAATATTTTATATATCTTTGTAAAACTAAAGACATAAACTATGGCTACAAGCGAAATTGTAAGAGCAGTTGTGATGGGATGTATATGTCTCTACCTAATTTACGTAATGATTTTTAACGACGGAAAAATTGTAAAATGATGAAAACGACACATAGAATCAAAATAGAACACGAAAAATTTGGTGTATTGATTGACGAAGTATTCGTTGATAGCATACAGTTCAAAATTTTCTTAAAGACCATTCACGGATGTTTGGAACTTAAAAATAATATGACATTCTTCAACGGAGATGACTTTTTATTTAATATTCCCTATAAATTTCTTTGCGAATCAATTATCATTACCTCAGTCGGTCAATACGACTTGGTTGAACAAATGAAGAGCAAGGTTGAAGCCTTAGTAACAAGATAATTTAATGTTAGATATAATATTAGTAGTTGCTTATTTAACCCTTATGATAAGGATAAATTTCGCATATAGATACAGGAAATGAACAAACAAGTAAATTTAATATTAATAGAGGGAGATAAGTTATCCCAAGGATCATACGCGATAGATGAAACGGGTGAGGTATTAGTTGTTACCGAACCCCTTATGAATGACAATACAATAAAACTTACACCAGTCACACCATACTTGATTGACAACGAACCTATAACTCAAAACAAGTATTACATTGACTTTGATAAGAAACCCCAAGTTAAGTTTAATACCGAGATAGATCATGTACTGACCAAAGGTAAATTTAATACCAATCAGAAAAGGGTTTATGTTTTACCTGAACAGATTGCTTGGTTTTATAATGTAAAGGAGAATCAAATATATCCTTTCTCTGTGACACATCTCAATATGATTGTAAAGAATTTTATGTCCTGTCAGATACGAGAGATTAATAATGAGTGTGATGGAGCTTCTTGCGCTAATTGTAATTGTCATGAATTCTCCGACGCTAACTTTAAACCACATTTGATAGACAATAAATTTGTGATTGTCGTTTAAAAGAACTACATTTGTATAACCAAAAACCTAAACGATGATAACGATAGAGAAAAATACTCAAATCACAATCCTATGTACATTCAAGGACAAAGACGAATCTGAGTTTTTTGACTTTGATGTTTCCCGAAGGGGTGATGTCCTAAAATCCGAAAATCTTTATAATCAATTATCACATCAATCAGAAGTCCTTTGCGTTAATTATTTCATTGGAAATGAATTCGTTAAAGGTTTCTCTAAAATCCTAACCTGTAACTAATATGGAAACACCTATCCAAAAAGCCTTGTCGTTTTGTGATGACAAGATGACTCAACTTGAAATTATGTCTCGCACCAATTACGATGATGCGCAAACAAAAATTGAAATTGTTAGTGAAATTGTAAATAAACTTAAAGATTTAATATCTGACGAGAAGGAGATGATTAATCAGATTTATTCAAACTGCGAAAAAATTAAAGCACAATAGTATGTTTAAAAATTGGTTCGGAGAGAAAAAAACCGAAGATATTAAAAGTAATGAGCCGAGATATGCAAAACCCGGTGAATTTGTTAAGTGTATTGACGATAGGGAACATTGTGTTGTATATGGTAAGGTCTATAAAGTGTTGGATGTGATAAGAACACCTTGTTGTGATACCGTGGCTTACGATGTTGGATTATCAATTAGAAATTCAGGAGAACCTCTTGATGATAAATATACAACTTGTCATTGTGATGGAAATGACCATCCCATACCGGGTAGAGGCATTCGTTGGGCGTGTCAAAGTAGATTCGCTCTCACGGACGAAAGACCACAAGAAGAGGAAATGACCGAAGAAGTTGAGAATAAAAACTCAAATAAATTGGTTAAAAAGTTAATTGAGGAACTTGAAATATCATTAAATTAAATGAAAAACGTAATTGTTATTTTATCACTTATTTTGGGTCTTATGACATCTTGTCAGGAAAAAGACCCAATTGAACCACCAATATACAAACAAATTACTCAACCACCAACATCCGATATTCCGTCTTTTGTTAATACGACTTGGGTGATATATAAATTCCAATCACTTAATTTTATCACCGAACCTGAATTGGTTTCAGATACATTGATGTTTGTTAATAATTCAGAACTGTTTTATAATGGGATTCAATGTGAATATTCGTTTTACCCAAGTGGATACTTGTGGTATTTTGAATTGAAACAGACACCAAGATTTGTCGGTAGTGTTAATTCATTTGTTAGTGAAGGTCCAATAAATTATGGGGAACTATTACAACAAGAATTTATTAATGTCTATAATAGAAACCAAAAATGGATAATTTGGATGAGAAAAATCTAAAAATATTTTTACTCATACACGACTATTTATTAATAAAGAAACTATTATGGCAAATATCGTATTAACGGAGGATCAACTACAAAGAATCATTAATAAATTGAAACCTATTAATGAAGATGCTGATGGAAATAAAATGGCGAAACAACAATTATTCACCATCGCTACATTGGCTTATAAAATGTGGGAGAGCCTTGAAGAGAATGGTGATATGGACGATTGGATGGAAAGTAAAATCGCTCAAGCCGAACAAAGTATTACTTCCGTTGTTAAAGCCTATTTTTATGATGAGTTTGTTGAGGGTGACAAAGGAATGGGTAAATTAAATTTTGATGATTTGGTAATTGGACAATAAACCTTAAATAACATTAAAGGGATGAAAACCCTCCTGAGAGTATTCAGTACAATAGGGAATATATTAGGGTTTTTGTTGCCAATATTGTTAGGTTTAATTGGGGGATTTAATGAGAAATCCTTTTCAAGGTATTACTTCACCGATGCCAAGTTAGTTTTTATAGTATCACTTACCATCATCGCAATTAGTTTCGTAACTATAAACAGAAAGTGGATTATCCCATCAATAACTCTGTTATTACTTACCTATTTTAATTGTACCGATTTCGCCTTAATCCATAATTTATCGGCGTTTATATTCTTCACACACAGTACATTTTTAATTTACACGGATAAGAGATTCAAATGGGTCTCTTATTGTATTTTGGGTTCATTACCTCTTCTAATACTATCAATTTATCATTTTGAGTTGGTTTCAGTGTTATTAATAAGTTATTTTCACTTCCAATACTTAAGATTGATGCGGACTTATAGATAATTTTTCATATATTTATCGTTATATGAAAAACTTATTAACGATACTATTAATTATTACTTGTCTATTTGGTTATGGACAATCAGATGCGAAATACATACGAATTTTTATTAATAAACCAAATGTTTGGAATGGAAGTAATACCATATTAATCTTTTCAGATTCTTGTACCGATGGTTTGGATTGGGATTATGACGCAATACAATTCGGATCCAATTTAAATTCCATAACAACAACCATAGGAAACACTTCATACGTCTTTAATTGCTTTCCCAACTTAACCGAAGATAAGATAATCCCGTTAAATATTATTATCTCACCTGACACGGGAACATTCGTTATAGGTCAGGATTTTATAATCGGTGATATACCCCCATACAGATTATTAGATACACAAAATCCTGGTTACCATCAAATGCCATACACTTGTCAAGGACCTGTCTCCAATGGAAGATTTAGTGTTTTTTTTGAATATCCCTTAACTGTGGATGTGGTTGGCGGTTGTGAGGAGGGTTATGTCATTATTAACAATGACGAATCATCATCATCTTACGAACTAACACCTTATAATGATCCATCCACATACTATGAGTTACCACCAAATACGGACACAATATTTAATCTACCGAATGGGGATTACCTATTAACCCTGAATGATACCATATTTGAACAAGTCCAATTCGGAGTATCAAATACAATATTTGAAGATGAGTTAGTCGTTCCATATACTTTATTAGCCATACAAGATCCATATATCATCCCTTATTTAGTACCAGCACAACCTTATGATGAAATATCTTGGGATTTTGGAGACGGAACACCAATCCTTTATAACGATGTTAATCCTGTTCACGGGTATACAGAGACAGGGATTTTTATATTAAAGCTTACGATAACAAGAAATGGATGTTCCAAGACAATACAAGAAGTGATAACAATATATAATCCTTTAAGTGTACCACATCTATATCCAATAATACCTATTGATAAACAAACTCAATATTATTATGGTATTGATGGTAAATTGTTAAAAAGATAAGGTTAATAATATTGTATGTTAACTTAATTTGTCTTATCTTTGTAAAAAACTATTACAATGAAGATAGACAACCAACCAATAATTTCATTATCCATTGAGGATGTAAATACGGAAAAGTATAAACTAGTGCGAGAAAGTGATGGTTTAACTAAGGATTGATTGGGAAACAGATGGAACATTTAATTCATCTCATGACGAACCAAAGTTAGAAAGGTCATTAATTTTAGATCCTTACTTAGGTAGTTACACTTGGATGACTACCACGATTACCGAAATCATTGAACAGAGAGAGGATTACATTAAATTCAGAACATCAAATAGTGTTTACGAACTTTTTATAAAACAATAATATGAAAAAGATACTAATAGTAATGGGGTTACTTACAACATTAATCTCTTGTGAAGATAGAGGTAAAGTTACTCAACAACCTATAGATTTTATAGAAATTCACGGTAAAATCTATAAACTAATGAATGTTATACCTTGTGATGGTTGTAGTGGTATATGGATTATGTATCCTAAAGATAGTGCGGACAAACAACCACAAGTCATAAATTATTCTCAAAAACAAGGTAAAGCAACAGTAAACCAAACAATAATTCAAGTAGATTAATATGGGAAAGATAATATTGGAATTTGATTCGGTTGAAGAATCACAAGAGGCGGCAACCGCCTTAGATGGTTGGAAATGGAAAATGGCAATGTGGGACTTAGACCAAAAACTACGTACCGTAACCAAATACGCAGTGAGTTTATCCAATCCTGGTCAAGAAGCAACAAGTGAAGAGATAGATTTCGCTGAGAAAATCCGTGAAGAATTACGAGACATACTCAATACACACAATTTAAATTTAGTAGATTAATTATGGGACAGAGCATTTACCTAGATGACCTTAGAACACCAAAACCTGAAACAGGTGATTGGGTTGTTGTAAGAAACTACGATGAGTTCGTAGAGAAGATTACCGAAATCGGATTGGAAAACATTGAATTGATTTCCTTAGACCACGATTTAGGTGATTCGGCGATGAAGGAATGGCATACAAATGTCTATCACAACTATACTTTAAACTACGAAAACATCACCGAAAAAACGGGAATGGATTGTACCAAGTGGTTAGTTGAAAAATGGTTAGATGGGTCACCTGTTTGTAAGGTAATGGTTCATTCGGCAAATGCCGTGGGATCCGCCAATATGATGGGTTACATTAATAATTATAAACACATTCACCGATTACCACAAGATTGTGTTAGATGGATTGTACCTCACACAATAGAAACAATAATTGATTGATATGGAAAAAGAAATCAAAAAAGGAAATCTTAATTTTGACCAATCAGGTAGAGCATATCCCGACAATCCACACATAAAAGAAAATTGGGATTGTATTTGGGAAAAGGACGGTAAACACTATAAGTTAGTTGGTGATGACGAACATAAGGAGTGGGAAGAAGTTAGACCATCCAACGAAACACTCTACTCAGAAATTGAACATCTTATTATCCGATGGACTATTGACGGAACTAAAACTGCGGGTTCTCTTACTAGAGATATAATGAAATTAATAAAAAGTTATGAATAGCGAAATAATAAAGACTAAATTTGGTGATGAATCCGTGTGGAATCAACCAGGATTTCCCGAAGGTTTTAATAAATTCATTGAGGAAAAAACATCTCAAATAGGTGAAGGAAATGACCCGTGGAACTACAACATTCCATTAAATGAATTAAACATTAATATAACAAAAGTAGAACAATCTGTGTTTGAATACAATGGACGGTCATTCCAATGTCGAATTAGAAAAGCACCTTTATTAAGAATCCATAATTTAGATGAGAACTTTTCAAATCTTGCGGATAATTCTCAAATAAAAAAAGAGTTGGAGGATTTTATAAATGATAACTTCACCCATATCTACCAAGTTATTGAGGAGAGATTAGCGTCCTTTGTTGGTGATTATGGAGTAATGAACGAAATTAGATATGTCATTAGAGGAACTAAAATAGAAGGTTATGAGTAAAGAACAAGAAGGTCTTATTGAGTTGGTTGGTCAAGAATATACTAAATGGTTTTATGATAATGCGGCACCATCTGTTAGCGGTAAGCCTATATTAAATGGGGAAGGGATATTAACTAGAGGTGAATTCATCAACAAAATCAAAACCGATACAGAGTTCTCTGAAAAGTGGGGATTAACCATTGAGGAAAGAGAGTTGAGTTTAGAAGAGAGGAGTATTATTGCAGGTTCAAACCATAATGAAGTATCTCAGAACATAAAGATGTTTACTGGTATCGATGAAGACCATACATTACATAAAAATTTGGACGATAATAACACCCCAACCAAACAAATCACAATAACATACAAAGACACTATAATAGAAAGTTATGAATAACATAGATAAAACATACACATCACTCCTTCAAGACATTCTTGATAATGGAGTAAAGAAAGAAACAAGAAATGGCGGAACAATCTCAGTGTTTGGTAGACAAATCCGTCACGATATGAAAACTGGATTTCCACTCTTGACTACTAAGAAAATGGCGTTCAAAACAATGGTAACTGAATTATTATGGTTTTTACGAGGTGATACCAATATCAAATACCTTGTTGATAATGATTGTCATATTTGGGATGGTGATGCTTATCAAGGTTACCTTAAACGGGTTGGTGATGGATTAGAACCCGCAACCAAAGAAAGATTTATTGAAATGATAAAGAACGGTGAAGAGAGTAGAGTAGACGCAAATGGTTGGAGAATTGGGGAACTCGGGCCCGTGTATGGTAAACAATGGAGAAGTTGGGATGTACCTAAAATACTAACAATAGAGAAAGGAAAAATAGAAAATGGTATTGGTACGGAGTGGGGGAGTTGGGAAAGAAATCCAATAGACCAAATCGCAAATCTAATCAACGACCTTAAAACAAATCCAGACTCAAGACGATTAATGGTCTCAGCGTGGAATCCTGCAGATTTACCACATCAAGTGTTACCGCCTTGTCATTATAGTTTTCAAGTTTATACAAGAGAAATGTCAGTTCAAGAAAGACAGAAGTATGATAATCATTTTGATAGTTTAATTGGTGAATACCCAGACCATCATATTACATTAGATAAAAGAGGGGTACCTCGTAGAGCAATATCTTTAATGTTTAATATGAGAAGTTGTGATACATTCTTAGGTTTACCATTCAACATTGCTTCTTATGGATTGTTACTAATGATGATTGCTGATGAAGTAAATATGGTACCTGATGAATTGATTGGAAACTTAGGTGATACACATTTGTATTTGAATCATATTGAACAAGCCAAGGAGCAGATTGGAAGAGAATTAACTCACATAGAAAGAATAGAAAAATTATTTGAAACAAACAAAGACGCAAAATCATTATTATCACAAGATTTAAATGAACCGGAGGTTATCTCTTCACTACTTTTGGATGAGTTAAAAGTCCCAATACGAACAAGAGAACCATATCCACTACCAACAGTACACGTTAGAGATGGTATATTCTGTAGTTCAGTCAATGATGTTATTTTGGAGAACTATCAATCACACCCAACAATTAAAGCGCCCCTCTCTAATTAAATTTAAAATTAGAGTTGGCAATTACAGATATAAAGATTAATTTTAAACCTATGGAACGACAAATAGATTTTAAAAAAGCAATGAATGAAATTTATATGAAATTACCGGCAATTCCATATGATGAGGGAGACATCTCAGATATTGGAAATGAGATCGGAATTGCGGTTGGTTTTGTTATTGAAAATATGACACAAGAAGAGATAAGTGACTTTATAAGTGGATTTAGACACGGAGTAAGTTTAACCAACGGAACACATTAAATTATGAAAGGAATATTAACAAGAGACGAACAAGGTATTTGGAATGTAAAATGGTCAGATTTACATTCATTCGGACACGGAACACATTGGATGTATACCGAGTTATCATCTGACTCAAATTCAATACGATACATAAAGGATAATCTGATTATGGTTAAACCATTAGAAGAAGGTTTAAATATTGAATTTGAAATGGTAACGACCGGTTATGATGAAACAAATTACACTCCAACTAACTCAGCCAAACTTATATTTCCAGAGGTTGATATTTTTGAAAAAAAAGAGTATATTAATGAGTACATTAAAGAAGGTGGTATATTATGGTCAATAGACCGTATGTCAACTATTAGGGATGGTGGTACGATTATGTTAATTAGACCGCCACATAGTAAATTAAACCCAATTTACATCCATAAAGATTATTGGACAGTCCATAGTGAATATCCAACCACAGATGAAAATTTGATTACAGATAAACCTGAGCAAGTTTACATATTAGATAGATTAGAAAGATATAAAAAAGATTGTCAGCATAATCTTGAACAAGCCAAAAGGGTAATTGAAAAAATTAAATTATGAAAGTATATGTTAGATGGAATCCACTTCACGAAAGGGTGGTATGTGTTCATTCATCGGAAGATTTGGAATGTAAACACTGTATAGAAGAACGTGAAAAAGTAAAAGATACTGCATATTCATTAAACGGACAATGGTTTGAGATTGATAGTGATAATGAATTATGTTATTGTGGAAATCCTGTTGATACCTCAAACCCTGATTGTGTGGAATATAGTTTATGTAAAGAACATGAAATGGACGTTTAAAAAATTAAACTATGAGAACAGAAGAAGAAATATTAAAAAAGTATGATGAGATGTTAAAACATACTGAACACGTAATGCGTAATATAGAAAATGAGCCTGACTTAACAAATCACCAAATTGAAGTAATGATTTGTGAGCAAAACGCTCAACATCAGATGAATGCTATAATGCGTTGGGTATTAAATATTAAACAATAAATTATGAAAAAATGGTTTATAAGTCAAAATAAATTCTCTACTTTTAAAGGGAGGATTTGGATCATACCTTGTATTAGTATATGGTATGATAAATATACTTTCTTAGAAACGGGAGTTGGAACACCGGCATTTGGTATACAACTTGCTTGGTTAAGATGGTCATACAGATTCTCATTACAATTGGGATATTAAAAAGATATGAAGGGTTTTATTTTATTATCAGTATGTTTAATGTTATCGTCGGTCATCGGATATTTTTGGGCGACAGGAATTGATAACATGAAGAACAATCACCCAAACTATAAAGGAGAAGATTTATTCGGAGAAGATGAAATAAATGAAAATGAATTAGATTAAATTATGAAATTACGAGAATTAGTAGCAGAAATTACATCATCATTTGAATACCTATATGGTGAAGATTTGGAACAATATAAAGAAAGAATATTACAAACAGAGGAATTCTCAGAATGTGAAGAATTAATCATTATGAAATATCCTGTAACCAAATTAGAAGATGGTAAAACTGTTCATAATGTTACATATAAACACAAAGAAGGTCAAAAATTTAAAGGTAAATGTTATTTGTTGTCATTATCTTTAACACCCCAAATGTTTGACCCCAAGATGATGCACACACCCGTTTTAGATGGTGCTTGTATTACACCGACTATGTATGACCCAACGACATTTGAACCAAAAAAGAAAATTGTATTGGAATTCTCACCTGAAGCCTTACAAGACCAATACATTTATGGGTTAGGTAGTCCATCTATGATTGAAGACGCCGAAAAAAACGGAGAAAAAATTATAAGAAAACAATTACACGAAACACTTGATAAAATTTTAGATAACCCTGAAAATTATCAAGTCAAAGGTGAAAGAGGACTTTTGGTTAGAGGATATTTTGAGGAAGTTCATTCCACATCTGGTGTTGAGTTACCTGATTTAGTAGGGATAAATCCTGAAAAACAAACACATATGACGGCTTACTTTTTTGAAAAAGATGAAAAAAACTCAAAAGAAGGTGAAGTATCTTTGGTCTTAAGAACCATTCAAATCCCAATTGAACTTCGTGATAAATTTGTGGAAGAAATAGGTTCTGACCCAATGAAAATAACAAGAGAAGAAATTGAAAAATTCTTGGAGGACAACAAATGAATAAAATAAAAATTAACTTGGTTAAATGGTTGGCAAACCGATTCGGATTTAAAATCGCGATGATTAAGACAGGCAACGGAATTATATCAATTCAAGGAGATAGGGAACTATTAAAGTATGTTGATATATCAGGATATACATTTAAAAAAGAACCGATAAAAAGAAATGAAGAAAATAAAAAGTTTTGAGGAAAGATTAGTTCCATATAAAAATAGGATGGAGTTGGTCAGGACTAGTATTGGTGTTGTAGTATTGATTATACAATTTATAATCCTATATCACTTACTAGGTAAATAAAAAATTAAATTATGGATAAAATACCTTTGTACACCTATATGGCGTATTATCAACCTAACCCAATAGGAGTCACGTTATATGACGAAAAAGAACAAAAAATGGGAACATACATCGGAACTGATATTATTGATGGAACTATATTTGTTGACGATGGAAGTGGAACGATGATTGCGGAGATTGAAGAATGTTTTGTTATTGATTATATTTAATATCTAAATTACGTAATCCTTAGATATTTATAACAAATATGGATTACTCTAATTTAGATAAACTCTTGAATATAATTCTAAAACACAAGTACGAGTGGATTGACCGCATTGTCATTCCTTACCATTACACTTTAAGTAATGGAACGGTAATCTATTATATAAATGTTCATTTAAATAAACATATATATGATATGGGTATTGATATACCCCAAGATAAGTATAAAATGTTTATTGATGATTTTGAGAGATCAACCAAGACAAGTTTCAAGAAACTAAAGTTTGACATTGATGACCTATTTCATAGTCAAATATTATCGGACAAAGTTTCCCAAGAGATTTGGTTCTTTATACCTTTAAACGACTAACTATGAAAACAATCGGACAAACTCTAGCAAAATGGAAAAACATAACGATAATGTCATTGATATCTTTATCGTTAATTAGCATTACATCAATTTTAGTAAATGCCGCCACCTTCTCAAAGGTAAAATATTTGGAACAAGAATTGTTAATTATTAAGGAACTAATTAAGAACAAAAAATGAAAAATTTATTCTACATCCTATTAATTGTATTATTATCGTCTTGTTCAAGATACTATGTGAAGAGTCAATCACTGAGTTCATATACACCAGTACAAGAAATTATAGTTCAGGATTACCCAACGATAACATATGTTCCGACATATTCGTTCACATCCTTCTACTCGATCGACTATTATCTACCATTTTATAGATACTATTTTGTGAATTATAATTACTACGCTAATAGTTGGAATTTTAATTGGAATCCTTATCAATTTTATGGTTATAATAATTACTATAATTGGTATAATCCTTATCCAACATACGGATATAATAATTGGAATTATCACAACCATCATCACCACCACAATTACTACAATCCTTTTTATCAATCGGCAAATAATTGTTGGAAACCCGTACAACAAAATAATTATAATTCTGTAAAACAAAACAATTATAGTTCGGTAAAACAAACAAACTATAAAACATATTCTGATAATAATCCTGTAAGACAATATACCCAACCTGTAAAGGAACAACCAAGACAGGATATCAGACAATACAAACAACCCGATAGACAGGTTCAACAAAGACAAGAGTATCAACAACCTGTTAGACAACAACCAAGACAAGACGTTAGACAATATCAACAACCTGTTAAACAACAACCAAGACATTCACCACAACCATCTCATAAAAATAATATGAATGTCAGACCAAGATCAAATGTTAAAATGGGAAGATAGGTATATTTATATATATGAAAAAATTTGTAATCACCGAAGAAGAGAAAAAAAGAATATTGAGCCTGTATGAACAAACAACTTCAGGAACAACAAAACAAACCCCAACTAAAGGAGCGGATGAAAAGGGCGGCATAGGGATAATTTGGAAATATAGAGACCAAATACAAAACATAGTTAAACTACTTGTTAGCGTTTTTCCCGCAAATCATATGAGTGATTATAAGGAATGGACAACCCAATATTGTGGCGAGAATAAAGCTAAGTTAGATCCGTATCTTAAATCAAAACTAACACCAATTTTTGGAGTAATAGATGACTTTTTTGTAAATCTTAAAACAGATTTAAAGGTTAGTACGGTTAATGAGGCGATAAAAATCCTTTATAACTCATTTAACGCTCCGATGTTTCAAGGGATAATAAAATTAATTGGTAGTTTAGTCCCCGACGAAACCCCACTAGCAACTGAAATTGTATTAGAGGTACAAAATCATTTAAGAGGTAAATATGGTGAGGAGGGTTCTTTATTTAGTAGTGTATTGTCAGGTATATTAGGAAAGATTAATATTGAGTATTTTGGTATTTGTGAGTTTAATTAAAATAAAATGGTAAGAATTACAGAATTTGACAATCGTTTTTTGGTGTTTTTTTTAAAACAAGTATATCCTACTTTAAGTGCGGAATATTATTATGGGTTTACTCATCGTGATTTAAATAATGCAAGTAAAAAGTTAGGTATTAAAACTGAATATACGGCCGATGCCGATTATGTTTATGCCTTAATAAAGAAGAATAAAGAACATTTAAAAAATGGAACTTTAAGTGTTGATAATATTATTATCCCCGAATTGAAAACGGCAATGGTCACATATACCGAAACTCATCATGAGATAGTTGATACTAGTTATTATATTGAAATTGAAACATACTCTGAAGGTGAAAGAGATATTATTGAATATTATTTAGATGATGATAGTGCGGATGGTATTAACAAATATGACTACGAAGTAGATAGAATTCATAGAGATACCGAGTATTACGATAGTCATACGGATATAAAAATCAAGAAGTAGAGTTTACAATACAACTATTTTTCATAAGTTTAATAAAAAAATATATCTTATGAAATACTTAAAAAACTTACCAAACTACTTACTATCATTAATCTTTATCGTATTCGGATTAAATTTCTTTCTGAACTTTATGCCGCTTCCACCAATGGAAGGAGACCCCGCAACATTTATGGGAGTTCTATACTCAACAGGATATCTATCCGTAATTAAAGTGTTAGAGATTGTATTGGGAATCACATTACTAATTCCACGATTTAAAAAAATATCACTTATTATGTTAACCCCAATTGTGATTAACATTCTATTGTTTGAACTTTTAATGGTTGGAGCACCTGGCATCGGACTTTTACTTGTAGCATTAACTTGTTTCAGTTTTTATTCTGACCGAAAAGAATACATAAAATTAATTAAGTAATATTAATCCCCATCTTATTTGGGGATTTTTTTTGCCTATAAACTAAAATAAAAATAAAAAATGAAAGACACAAAAATTTACAATGAGTTAGTTCAGCGAATGAGAACATTTTTTCTTCGTAAAGGGTATGTTGAGGTACCAACACAATCAAGATTATCAATTTTGGCGGCATGCGAGAATCCACATTCAATCACAACATTTGATTACAATGGTGAGGTTTGGCCATTACCACAAACAGGACAGATGTGGTTGGAGTATGAATTATTGAAGAATCCTGAATGGGAAGGTGTATTTTGTATATCAACATCATACAGACAAGAGAAGAATCCAATCCCTGGTAGACACGAATTAATATTCCCAATGTTTGAGGTGGAGAGTAAAGGAACTTTTGAGGATTTAAAACAATTAGAAAAAGAGTTATTGGAATTCTTAGGGTTTAAACCACCATTGGAAATTACATATGAAGATATGTGTAGAAAATATAATGTATCTATTTTAGAGGATGAACAAGAGACAATGATGTGGGGAAGTTTAGGATCGTCAATATCACTTCAAAAGTTCCCATTAAGAACCAATCCATTTTGGAATATGAAAAGAAACGAGGATGGAACATTTAATAAGGTTGATGTTATATTGTTCGGACAAGAAACAATCGGAAGCGCTGAGAGAAGTTGTGATGTGAAAGAAATGAGAGAGTTGTTTTATACAATTGAGGATGGTAAATACTCGGATAAACTTTTTGAACTGTTCGGAAAAGAAAGAGTTGAGAAAGAATTGGATGAGTTCCTGTCATTAAATTTCTTTAGCAGATTTGGTGCAGGAATAGGTCTCACAAGATTAGCAAGAGCGTATAAGTTATTACAAGAATAAACAGGTTAGTTGATATATTTATTAATAAAAAACATTATGGAAGATAATACATTAAAGCAAGTAGAACAAGAAATGAAAAAAAGAGGACTTCTTAAAGAGCAAGAGATAATGGATACAAATCCATTCGTTGAGATGATATCTAAATTAGTATTCTCAAGAGACCAAACTCACGTATATCACTGGCAAAGTCAATCATTTTCAGAACATATGGCTTTGAATACTTATTATGATGGAGTTCCTGATATTACCGATGGGTTGGTTGAATCATATCAAGGTAAGTACGGAATCCTTAAAGGTTATAAATCATATCAGGTTGCTGATTATACGACATCTGATGAGGTTATTGGGTTTCTAAAAGGATTATCTGAGGATATTGAGAATCTTCGTCAATCAATACAGGAAAGTTACATTCAAAATCAAATTGATGGTGCGGTTGAGTTAATCCAATCCACAATATATAAGTTGGAAAACTTAAAATAATACCCCGACCTGGCAAAAAATAACCCCACTCTATTAATTTAAGGTGGGGTTTTTTATTAAAACTTTAACACTTCTTCATATTCGTGGTCATCAGCGGCCTCAACATTCATATGAAAATCAACATAGTATGTTACATTATTAACATCACTAAAATCAAAAACTATTCTTCCATTTGATCCCTCGTTAATTTCCCAACCACTAAATTCTTTATTTAATATTTCATAACAAACATCTTCAATCGGACCCGTTAGTTCAACAGAATCACCATCTTCATTCTCACCTTGATTCTCAACATAACCACTATCACCACCACCATCAAATGTGAATGTTAACTTCCTATATTCAGGTGTTGTGTTTTGATATATCTCAATAAACTCATCATAAGCTTGAGGCTTTGTATTAAATAATTCTGAAACAATACCCTCAGTTTCGGATTCGTTTGTTGTATAGTAATTTATTACTGATGAGAATGAGATAATCTTATCTTTAAAGTTTATGTAAAACATAAACCTACCCCTTGTTTCCTCTGAATATTCATCAAATGGTGATAAAAAATAAGATTGATTATCTTCATATATCTGATAAAATAATTTGTTAATTTCGGGATATGAATCTATAGTCAACTCGTTAGTTATAGATGTAAAATCATCCGTATACCAAGAGTCGTCAAGATTACCATTTTCATCTATTCTAAATTCTCTAATAATCCCATCACCTAACCCAGCGACTTTACATCTCGCTCTTAGAACATTTAGGGTTTTTTTGTCCTCGTCTGTAAAATTAAATTCCATAATTTAATAAATATCAATCTTCTATGTTTAGTTTCATTGTTTTTAACATCCATAATGGTTTTTCTTTGGAGTCAATAGCATCCAACCATTCCTTTGCCGTTGGAACATAATTATTACAATCCTCCTTTACGTGTTGTTCCAAACAATAACGAGTATATACCACTTTACCATCGGAATTTGTAAAGTGGGATCCAAATACCTTTTCACCATCAAAAATACCCTCTGCATGATGTCTGAACATTCTATGTATGGAATGACAAACCCAAGATTTAGTTGAGTCCATCCATTCGTGTAGGTGAATATAATCCTCCCACTTACCTCCGAACTTCTTTGCGTTTGATTTTGCGTGTATAATTGGATGCATTTCTATAAATTTTAATTAAAAATAAAACAAATTAAGTAAATACTCAATGGGAAATGGTGTAGATAAACGCAAATATAACTATATTTATTAATATGGGAAAAACACCAACACAAAAAAGGATTGAAAGAGTGATTGAAAAAATGGTTAACATAGTTAATCGTTATGAAATACAATATGGATCACCAATGGGTGACGATTACTTAGATATCGTTACCGTTATGTATGATCCTAAAACAGATATAGTTGAAATTGATGAGGAATATATTGAGAATCATAATAAAACTCACAGAGGTTTAGATAGAATTCAAGAAGGTGTAAAATATTATGGAACTGTGTATGTTAGAATTGTAAAAATTGAAACCTATGATATGGATGGATTAACTGATACTAACATTAATCCTGTGAGACGTGATGTACCTTCAGGTGGTGAGTTGGAACTATTTAGCCAAATAACGGACAGATTATATGGATTATTACCGAAAGGATTATTTGATATAGATGTAGATTTTACTTACAAACAGGGAGGTTAAGTCATAAAATAAATTTTGATATGTCAAATATAGTAAGTATATTTGTATATCAATAAACTTTCATATGGAAATATTCAATCAATTCGGTAGATTCTTAGGTTCAATTGTACGAACATCTGTTTGGTTCGCCATATTCATAATCGTATTTGCGATTTATTTTGTATTGTCAAACTTTATTGAGTTGATAATATTCGGCGCAACTTGTATGAGTTTTTACCTTGTATATAAAGGATCGAACTTATATTTTGATTACTTACGAAAAAAACATAACATATAATACTATGGACGGAGAAAATTTTGAATATGTAAGGGCTAAAATGAATCAAGAGGGGTTTCACTATTGTTTCGCAAACTATAGTTCATTCCCCGAAGTTAACGACGAAAAATTCCACGAACTACGAAAAAAATACCTTAAAGCCGCGAACGAACTTGAGAAATACGTCAATGATAAGGCACAAGATTATTTTATGGGTATTGGTGAAGAATTTGACGAAGAAGGATTTTAACATATAAAAACAACTTAACTATGTCTAAAGCGATTTTTTCTGTGGTATTAATGTTAATCACCATAACATCTTTTGGTCAGATTTGGAAACCTATTAAGAACAGATTACAGGCTGACTACCTTGTATATGAAACAAAAGTAAAGTCAGAGGCTGACATCATTGGTGTTAAAGTAAAGTCAGAACTTGAATGTACAAGACCTGGATGTATTTACCTTGCCCCCATCACATATTCAAGGGGTCGTAAAGTATTTTTTGTTACTGATCCAAATGAGGCTGACCTAAAAATATATTGGACAACCAATAAAGAGGAAACAAAATGGAAAATAAATAACTAATACATATTATGAAAAAAATACTAACAATATTACTATTACTTTTATTAACAACCTACGGATTCTCACAACCAACATATGTGAGGTCTTATAGTTTCAGTTACGGAATTAAAAATGACTCAACAGGTAAAGTTGATTGGAGTGAATCTATCAAGACAAATGTATTAATAAAATATCTTAATAACACAATAACAATATATTCAAAAGACGAACAAGTTTACAGAACAATCGGTGGTAGTGAAAAACTATCTGAGTCCACAAAGTTTTTATGTGTTGATCCCGATGGTAAAAGATGCTTCACTTATGTAGGTCATAATTTGGAAACTAATACATTGTATCTCTTAATAGAGTATACTGATATATCTTGGATATATCTAAATGTACCCGAAGATTAATATAAAACCCCAACTTTAATTGGGGTTTTTTGTTTTATTATATATTTATTGGATAATGGACATACAGGTAAATAGAGAACAAGTATTTAGGGTAGTTATCAAGTGGTTAAACAAACACTACGGAAACTTAACACCAAAGACGCATAAAGATTACCCCAATAAAGTATTTTATGTAAATTCGGGTAGTTATATTATGATAGAGCACAATCAAGAAACCAATCGTGTTTGGATTGATAGAGAAGGTATTTGGTCAAAAGTTGAATCCATTTTTCATCTTAGCCTTCGTGAAAATAGAGCGATTATGAGTGCTTGGTTGGAAGAAACATACAAATTGGAGGGTGTGATGCCGTTAGAGGATACAAGTTGGCAAGGTCATACAATATAATATTTAGGATAAATTATGGATATAGAGGTAAATGAAGAACAAGTATATAGGGTAGTTATCAAGTGGTTAAATAAATACTTTGGTAATTTAAGACCTGTAGAACATAATACTTATTCTGAATCGTTATTTTATGTTGATCCCAAAAATAAAGTTATAATGGAGTGGGTTCCAGAACATGAAGATGTTTGGGTTGATACTGATATTTGGTTAATGATAGAATCTATCTTTCACCTTAATGAAATGGATACTCAATCAATTATGCAGGTATGGTTGAGAGATACTTACGGATTAAAAGATGTTAGACCTTCCAGTGATTCAGGGTTTTACGAGTTCCGTTGGAGGAAGGTTGCGGATAGCCTTAATAAAAAAAACTAATAAATAATGGACATACAGGTAAATAAAGAACAAATGTTTAGGGTAGTTATCAAGTGGTTAAACATATACTATGGTGACTTAACAACAAAAACGTATTTGAATATCCCTGGTAAAGTATTTTACGTAGATAAACGAGGGGTAACCGTATTAGAATATGAAAAGGATAATAAATATGAACCCACTGTTTGGGTTGATAGTGATATCCTTTGGTCAAAAATAACAGACATCTTCCATATTAAGTATAATGAAATCCAATCAATATTAGAGGTATGGTTGAAAGAAACATATAACTTAGAGGGAATAACGGTAAGCCAGACTCGTTTAGCATTAAATTTTGGTTTTGAATAAGATATTATGGACATACAGGTAAATAGACATCAGTTAGAGAGAGTAGTTATAAAGTGGTTAAATCAACACTATGGTAATCTAACACCAAAAAAACATACAAACGTGCCATATACTATCTTTTTTGTTAATAACAAAAATGAAATAATAATGGAATACGATTACATTCTTAGACATCGTAAAGATATTCTTATTGATAATGACCGTATATGGTCAAAACTTCACTCCATTTTTCATCTTAAATATTTGGAAGTACAATCAATTATTAACGTTTGGTTAAAAGAAACATACGGATTGGATGATGATGTAACACCACTAAAGAATAATTGGGGGTTTGATGAGATTACGGATTGGGATAGTTAAGGTATTTATATATTATGGACATACAAGTAAATAAGGATCAGTTAGAGAGAGTGGCTATAAAGTGGTTAAACATATACTATGGTGATTTAAAACAAAAGGAGTTTGATGATCATCCTGACGAAATGTTTTATGTAAATTCAAGTGATGAGATTATGATGTCCCACCTTAAAGCTAAATATGGTAAATATATTTATATTGACGATTTAATTTTTGAACAAATAAAAACTATTTTTAATCTTAGTTATGAAGATAGCGAATCAATTATTCATAAATGGTTGAAAGAGACTTACAAATTGGGTGGTTTTAGACCTTATAGTCCTTAATTAAGGTATTTATAGATTATGGACATACAGGTAAATAAGGATCAGTTATATAGGGTGGCTATCAAGTGGTTAAAACAACACTACGGTAATTTAACACCAAACAAATATAATAATTTTTCTAATAAAGTATTTTATTTGAATTCCGATCATGAGTTAGTAATGGAACACAATGAAAAAAATGGATTTATTTTTATTAGTTATAAACATATTTGGTCAAAAGTTGAATCTATTTTCCATCTTAGTCAGGATGATGAGAGATTAATTTTGAAGGGGTGGTTGAAAGAAACTTATAACTTAGATAATGTAACACCAGTAATGGGAGGTTTGACTTATTAGAGGATAATCATTATCATTATCCAATGGTTAAAATAATTAATGAAGATTTTAGAGAGTGTGAAATACCTGATGGTTTAGTAATAACCGACCCACCATACAATCAAGGTTACGCATATAACGAATATAAAGATAGAATGTCCGAGGAGGATTATGTGGAGTTGTTATCACACATTCCAACGCCTTGTGTTATCATTCATTACCCCGAAGAAACAATTAATTTATTACCGAGAGCAATCAAGGAAAAGTGTGACCAAGTTGTTTGTTGGGTATATAATTCAAACACAGGGAAACAGAGCAGATTAATCTCTTGGTGGGGATGTAAACCTGACTTTAAGAAAGTTCTACAACCATATAAAAACCTTAAAGATAAAAGAATACAACAGAGAATATCTGAGGGTAAGACGGGTGCTAAGTTATATGATTGGTGGGAGATTAACCAAGTTAAGAATGTAAGTAAGGAAAAAACTGAACATCCTTGTCAGATACCCGAAGAAGTTATTAGGAAAATAATCTTAACAACCGCAAAGGAGGGTGAAACCATTATTGATATCTTTGCCGGTAGTGGAACAACATTAAAGGTTGCTCAGGATTTGGGTTATGATACGATCGGTTATGAAGTTGATGGGACTTATTGTAAAATTATTGAGAACAGATTGAAAGTGTAAAAAATTATAATTATCATTTAACTATGAAATATAAAATAGAAATAACAGGTCGCGGTGTGGATTGTTATGTCCATAAGATAACTGAGTTCCAAAAAAATGATTTAATTGACAATGAGATTGAAATGAATGTTGATTCAATTGACGATGTTGCCAATATCTTATCAATTGATGATGTATTTGACACTGATTTAGTCCATACGGGGTTCTATAATGACTCTGAAAACTATAATATAACGATTAGATATGTTGATGATAATAAAACATTAGAGCTCATAGAATACTATTTTGATGATTATGATTATACGTCAATTTATCGTGACGATAATTACCTAATCATTAGTGACCAAGTTAAGGGTAATATCCTGAATTATGAAATTGATATTGAGGATGAGTTTGACATTGGAAAACTAAAACCCGTTGTACTTGATTTATGTGAGAATCTTGAAATAATTACAGATTTTACATATGATGGTAAGGACTTAACCGATAACAAAGAGTATGGTGATTACGATAGTAAAGGATTCTCCTATTACCTTAATGAGGTGGAATATGAATCCCCCGAACCAAACGAAGCATTGATATCTGCCAAGGAAAAATACGAGGCGATGCTTGACGCTAAACCACCTTATGTGAGTGATGACTTTCAAATTGGTCCTGATGGAGCATATGAGAATATTCGGGTTTATTCAACACCATATGAAGATGCGGAAAGAATAGTGAGTTACTTTAAGAATTATCGTTTCCATATATCACAGATGGATATAGTAATTATGTCAACAAAAGTTGCTGACGAAATACTTACGGCTTTAGAAAATGCTTACGTTAGTGAAGAAATTATTGAACACTATAAATCAGTGAAGGAACATATAAAAGATTATAACTTTAAAAAATTTTAAAAACGTATTATGAAGGGAGTATTAAGAAAAATTAAGAAGGGAAATGAATTTACTTGGAAGATATTAAAGAGTCAAAATTATTGGATAGATGAGAATGTGAAATACGATTTGGAACTTCCATTACATCCTGAGAGTATTGATAAGATTAATCAAAAAGACCACGAGTTTAAATTCTTCTCCTACGATGTTATTGATGGTAAGGCTAAGTTAATATTCTGAAACTAAGATGGAGGTATTACTATATATTTGGGGTGTAGTTTCGGTTATATACGCAATACTTCTTATCGCCAATAGAAAAAAGTTATGACAAATGTTGATATTGCCAAGAAATACGTCAAAGATAAGGTCTTTAAGATAAATGATAAGATATTTGGCGAATATTATTTATTAATAATGGCGATAATAAAATTACCGCATGACGACAAGTATGAAATCATAATACGATTTGAAAAAGATAAATTCTCAAGTGCGAGTTATATTCGTGAAGTACTAAAATACCATTTAAATATGTTTGGTATTGTTAATTTTATTATATACGTTGACTCTTCTGAATAATTTGGTAATGTCAATTATTTTTTGTAGGTTTACAAAAAATAAAGTTATGAACATAGAGTTGGCTAAAAAATCACTAATCGGTAAAGTCATTAAAGTTGATGGTTATAGTGGTAATTACGAAATAAAATTGGATGATATGATCCAATCTAAAAACGCTCTTAGGGTGATTTATGTTATACAACCAGGGTATAAATATAGTGGTAATCTCAGAGAAGTTCTGACCCATTACCTAAATATGTTCGGAATAAAAACTTTTGTCTTACATAGGAAAAGTTAAAAATTATCATTACCTTTGTGAAACACAAACTAAAAAACTAACCTATGGAAATCAAGATATGTCCTAATTGTAGTGGTAATGGTGAGTTAATCGTCAGAGAACGTATTACAAATGAGTTTGATAATAATGTTTGTGGTAAGTGTAATGGGACGGGAAGAATCTTAACCCGAACATACACATATGAAGTTCCATTTGATTTTAATAAGAGTTTGCTTATGAAGGCCGACTCACAAATATTTGACATCATCCGTAGTTTAAAATAAAAAAGTTATGAAAGAAACACTTGAAGAAGCAGCGGCATCTTATGGTAATATAGATTATCCAATACCTTATGGTTATGTAGGTTCGGCAAATGATTTCTTCAATGGTGCTAAATGGCAAGAAGAAAGAATGTATAGTGAGGAAGATTTAAAAACTGCTTATTTCTCAGCAATCAAATCAACAGGAGAAGGTTGGAATGGAGAGTACGCCCAAGGTAACAATCCTAATATAGAAGAAACATTTGAAGAAGAATTCAATCAATGGTTTGAACAATTTAAAAATAAATGAAACATCTCATAGGTTGTAAATTCAAATACAAGTCCAAATATTCAGGATTATCCGATTGGACCGATGAAATTGCTGATGTGGTAAAGAGTCACGTACGTGTAAAAGGTCTTGGAGAACCAATAAAATTCATAGAAACTCACAAAGGGACAATACCATTTCATAGAGAATACGATAAAGAGGATATATACTGCGTAATTTCTAGTAGTGGTGTAAGATATAAGATGGACGAAATTGAAATTATTAGTTAATTACTGTAAGTTGTAATATTTATGGTAAAACACTAATCATGGGAAAATCTAAGAATCCACAGAAACCAAGAGGTAACAAAGAGAACATAAATAAGAATACAAAGGTAATAAAATTCAATGATGATATCATATCAAAGTTGTTGAAACGAATTAACGAAAAAAATTAATGGATATACCATCACATAAAGAAGTAATTAATGATATGTGGGTATTTATTACATTATGAGAGGTTTAATAAAGAAAGTATTAAAAGAGATAAGAGATAAGGGTACATACTCCGAGATGAGACCCTTCTTTGACTCAACACCAGAATATGTTTTCAAGGAGTTATTTTATGTAAAGGATGGATTCTTCAAGACAGAGTTTGAGAGGTTATCTAATGAAGGTGCGGATGACGATGATATTTACGAGCAATTTGAGGATTTCATAGACCTACAATGGAGCAAGAAAGTTATTACGGTTAACATATCCGACTTCACTAAGTCATCACAGAGAGATATGGTTAGAAGAAAAATGGGACAAAAGGAAGAGGAAGGAGTTCCGAACGATATCCAAAGAAATGAGAAACAAAAAGAACTTATGGATAAATATGGTGAAGGTAATAACGAACCTGTCATCTTAATAAAAACAAATAAGGGATATGATTTAATGGAGGGTTGGCATAGAACAATGTCAATACTTTCTTTAGGTTCGGATGGTACGAATAACTATAAGAAATGGAGAAAAGTTAAAATAAAGGCTTGGATCGGAGAATAATACAATTAAAACCCCACAAAATAATGATGGGGTTTTTTTATGTCAAATATTTTGTATATCTTTGACATATGAAAATGATAGATCCCCCTTCAGGATGGAAATACGGATTTCCTAAACCAATTCCTGATGATAGAATTAATGACCAATTGAAGTGGCTTGTGGAAGAAGGATATCCACAAAAAGAAATAGACAACTTGGGTGAATACTTCTTTTGTAGAACTTGGGAACAACCTGTGGAATCAATTAACGAAGATATTAAATAACTATGAAAGACTTCATCCCGTACGAACAAGCATTTGCTTTAAAAGAATTAGGATTTGATGAACCTTGTTTTGGATATTATGTTGATGGTGAACTCAGGGGTATTAATTTAGGTATGGAAGAATTAGGTGGTGTTGAACCATACTATCAAAGATTTGGTTTTCATACTCTTAGTAATCATGATATTGATAATCCAAATAAAATAGTTGTAACTGCACCAACATTCTCACAAGCATTTAGATGGTTTAGAGAGAAGTATGATTTATTTGGCGTTGTAGAAGGAAAAGGATATGACCACAAAAGATATTACGTTTATAGTATTAATGGTAAATGGCATCCATCTCGACCTGGGTTAGATACATACGAAGAAGCAGAACTTGCTTGTCTTAAAAAATTAATAGAAATTGTAAAAACGAAACAACAATGAAAGAAATATTCATTAAATTAACTACAAGTACAGACCTTCCTGTATACATCAATATAAGAAATATTGTTGATATTGGTGGTACCGCAACAATACAAACCGTAAGAATACAAACCGTAAGAGGAACTTATAACGTAAAAGAATCGCAAGAAGAAGTAATGCAAATTATTAACAAAGAACAACAACGATGGTTATGATTAAAGATAGGATTCAAATAGACGGAGTTTGGTATGTCAAAGAGGACAACCAAAACGATGAACCAATTAAATTGGATGTTATGGAAACGCATGGATGTCATGTGGAAAACACCAACTTTTCTTATGAAGCAACAAGAATTGGTAATGATAAAGGTGGTTTTTATGAGGGTGTTGATATTAAAGTTACCGATAAAAGAAGCAAACCTTGGAAGGAAGATAATTGGGATAATAACAATTGGATGAGAGGTATTTTAGAATACGATTCTGGATCGTGGAAAGAATTACCTGATTTGGGAAGTGAAGATATTAAATTCTTAATGGCGTTTTTACAATACTTAAAAGATAAGGAGTGGATATGAAAAACATATATGTATTGCCAACAGATAAACCAAGTAGGTTAAGAATTGGATCCAATTTTAACTTTGTATTAGGATTAGTACAAAGTTATATTGTAAGTAAAAATGATTCTTACACAAACCGACACATCTACATCACTTCTGATGAAGATATTAAAGAAGGAGATTGGGTTATTTATAATAATAAAGTTTTTAAGATAGGAAGAGGTGATAATGAACTTTTTCATTTAAGTAAAAAAATCATCCTAACAACAGACCAAGACTTAATCAAAGATGGTGTACAAGATATCGATAATGAGTTCTTAGAGTGGTTTGTTAAGAATCCAAGTTGTGAGAAGGTTAAGGTTGACAAAAATTGGAATTACCCATTAGATAAAAGTTGGGAATATAAATTAAGAATCATTCCACAAGAAGAGCAAAAGCAACATCTTATTGACATGATGAGAGGAGATGAAGAATTGGGGATATATGAAGAGCCTAAACAAGAAACACTTGAAGAAGTTCAATTAGCTATTTTATTTCATAATACTTATGAGAATTTAGCACCAAATTTTGGTTATGAAACAAGAGCAGATACAAAATCATTTGAAACTACTACTCCAAATGGAATGTTAATGATTGCTGTTTGTAAAGAAATAATTAAATGGCAACAAGAAAGAAGTTATAGTAAGGAAGATTTAAGAGCTGCTTGGATGGCTGCAAAAAACTCTTCTGATTTTAATGAATGGTTTGAACAATTTAAAAAGAAATAGAAAAAATATGAAACAAACGGCAGTTGAGTGGTTGGTTGAACAATTGAAAATTGAGGAGGGGATTGATTTTATTCCCACATCATTATTTGAACAAGCCAAAAAGATGGAAGAAAACATAGAAGAAAGTAAAATTAGATTCGCTTATATGGCGGGATATAATAGAGGTCTTGATAATAACCCAAATCATTTAGAAAATTACATTAAATATATAAAATCCAAATGACACAGGAAAAATTAAAGGAGTTGAAGGAACTCGAATCAAAAATTGAGAATATAAAAATAAAATTAAATGTGATTGATTCACTTTCCAAAAGTTGTGGAGTTAGTTGTAAAATATCAGGAACTTCTCGTGGTTCATTTAACAAAAGAGAATATGAATTTTACGATAAAGAATTAACTAATAAAATATTAAAATCACATCACAAAAATTTAACTCAAGAACTCAAAGAATTAGAAGACAGTTTTGAAAAATACTAATATGGAAAATAAGCAAACGGCAGTTGAGTGGTTGGTTAGCCAATTAAACAAGCAAGGATTTTCTCAAGTAGTAACAGATGATGAAATTCAGCAAGCCAAAGCAATGGAGAAACAACACGTAATGAATTTTTTAGAGGAATACGATTCTTATATTTTCAGAGGTGGAAACACATCAGAAGAAGAATACTACGACTACATTTATGGAAACTAAAAAGCAAACGGCAGTTGAGTGGTTATTAGAAGAAATAACATATGACGATGGGTTTGGGCAAAGATGGTCTTCATTTAGAGAAACAGTGGACTTAAATCCATACTTTGAAAAGGCTAAAGAAATGGAGAAGGCTCAGATGGAAGAATTAAAAGATTTTGAAAAATGGAAAGAATGGAAAAACGAACCGCAGTAGAATGGTTGGTGGAGGAATTAGAAACCTACCACACCCACATAGATATTAAGAATACAGTTGCGTTTGACTTTGCCAAAATAATGGAGAAGGGTCAGATAATTGAGGCTTATGAGATCGGTGAATCTGAATGGACTGATATTACCTATGAAGATGGAAACGACTATTATAACAAAACTTACAACAAATGAAAGGATTTTTACATAAAACAGAAGAAGGATGGATGGTGGATTACCCCCAAGCATTTAATAATAGTAGATTACCACTCCATCCAAAAGATGTGGAAATGGTGAAGTCAGTCTTCACTTCATCATTCACAAGAGATATTGAGTTTGAAATCATCCATGTAGATGTGGTAGTTAAGGAATACCTAAGTAATAGAGTTCCCTATGCTAAGTTAGTAAACATAATACCTGACAAAAGTGATAAAGAAGTAAAGACATCCGATTACCAAAAGATGGCGGAAAATTCTTGGGAGGGATGTGATGGATGTACAGAGAATGATAAGTATTTCTATATCAAGGGATATATGGCTGCGATGATAGGAAAAGAAATAAATAATTCAGAAAGTTGGGGAAAAGAGACGGGATATTAAAACTTTGGTGTTTGGCAGATTCAAATATTAATTGTATCTTTGGTGTGTACTAAAAACGATAGATATGAAATTCATTAAACTCACGAGTTTACAGGACAAATCAACAATCTTCATTAATCCTGCATTTATCGGGCATATATACGAAGTAACTGAAAAGTACAAATACGGCCGACTTGAACAGACAGTCGCTCATACTTTGGTTGGTGTAACAACCCACAATAACGGTGGTTTCAAAGTCATTGAGAGTATTGATAAGATATTGAAAATGATAAAAGAGTTAGAATAAAATAGTCAGGTGGCGGAATGATTTAATTAACCTCGTATCGGAAGATTAACTAATAGTGGTGAAAATCCACAACGAGGTCAATGTTATTTCTTGGTAGACGCTACATTATCTAGGTTAGAGATGCCCGACAGTAATGTCTGTAGAAATATACAAGGGAAGCGTAGGAGATAGTTAAGTTGACTCCTCATCTCATGCAGGTTCGAATCCTGTCCTGACTACATTTATTTTATACGGATGTTTGGTGGATTCAAATATTAATTGTATCTTTGATGTGTACTAAAAACGACGACACTATGAACGAGACAGAAATGGTAGATAATATTCTTGACGAACTAAGAAACATTTACGGATATGTTAGTAATCCAAGAGAGGTTAATAGTAAGCAATCGTTATATAGCCCATTACACGAAGTAATTGTTACCCTCCATAAGGTTACAAAAACAAATGTCATTTTCTCAGTGTATGATGTTGTGGATAATGGAATGAATTGGGGTAAAGGTTATACAAAATTCGCAGGGACTAGTACGGGAACACAAATTAAGTTTGACTATACTAAAAGAAGTTTTGGTAGATTCGTTTGTACTACGTTAATAAATAGAATTAGTAAATTAAAGAATTACCACAGTGAAATAATGAGAAAAGGATTATAGTCAGGTGGCGGAAATGGAAGACGATGAAAAACTGTAATGAGGTATTTCCAACCCTCACATTAAATAAAAAGGGTATCAACGCAGAAGTGCGGAAGCGATGCAGGTTCGAATCCTGTCCTGACTACAACGGCAGGTGAGGTGTATTATCCTCTGAAATAGGTGAGACTGCGCAGACCCCCTAAAGAAGGGTGATGAGGTTGGTGGTACCGTGACAAAAACCATCTATACTGCACAACTACAGTATATCAGGATACGTCAGAGGCTGAGAAACACATCTACGGGTGCAATAGTGGAGCCGACCTTGAGATATGACGATACTGGTGCGGTTGAAATTTGACATTACCAATTAATAATATCATATTTAAAGTATGGAGTATATGAATGAATTTTGTCCAAACGCACCTAAATATTTTATTGATAAGTTATCATTATTAATCAAACATATTAAAGAAAATTATGACAGAACTGAATTTGATTTATGGGAAGAACCATCAGAATCATATTCAATAGATTCAGTTAAACATGATTTTGCTATTGTTTGTTCAAATTTTTTTATCTCTGATAATACTATGATAGAATATTTTGATGAGTATTTATCAATTTTTAAAGAAAATCAAATAAAAGAGTACGAAAATGATTTAGAGCAATTTATAATAAAAAAACAACGTGAAAAAGCACTTCAAGAATGTATAGATAATGAAAACTATGAAATGTGTGTTAAATTACGTGATACCCGATAAAACATTGCGACTATACAGATGGTGGGGTTATTTAATGTTTATAACCTAAACCCCCACGGAATTCATAACCATTCCCACAATCAAAATAACATTTTGCGTCGTGAGTAATATTTAGGGGACTACCATTAGGAAAATATTTTACCAATGATTTGGTGTCCTTATCAATCTTCCGCATCATTTCATCAGGTAAACATTCTTCCGTTTTATATAATACAACATAAGAATTACCAATAAATGGATAACCCCATCCTTCATATTCGTCATTAACTTTAACATCAGTTATTAAGGGGTACTTTCTCAAGATAACTTTACGGATTATATTATCATATTTTTCAATCATAACAATAAATATATCGTGGTGTTGTTTAATATGAATCATTATATTTATATATAAAACAATATTATGGATATTATTAATGAATACAAAAACAGATTTTATAACCTATTGGAGTCAACAATGGGTGATGTTAGACCATTAATTACAGAAGATGAAACCGTAACAGGTACTCCTGAATTTAATCAGATTGTAACTAACTTGGGATTAGATTTAGAAAAATTAGATGAATCTAATTATAATATAAAAAACGGTAATCAATTATTTGGGGGTAATGGTAGTAACTATAATCTTTTATTAAGAAGAGATACTAATGAGGTGGAGATATTCATCGATAAGATAGATTCAAAATTACCCAATAACTATCTTAAAGATGATAATACCTTTTTTAGTATTAACAATATAAATAATACAACAAAGATTGAAACCATTAAAACTATAGTTCAAAGTGTCGTTAACGGAAAACTTGATAAAAACCTTGTATCCAAAGGAGACGGGAACTACCCTAAATTTTACGAGTTCTATGAAAATAATAGTTTAGAGGGATATGATGCTTATTTAATTAATTTAAATATATATTTAGAAGGTGGTAACCAAATCAAAGAAATCCTACCCGAATTAGTTTTTAAGAGTAAAAATCCCGATAACAAAGTTAAACGTATAGATATAGTTGGCTATGAAGTATTCGTTTCATATGGAAATGGTTCATTTAGTAAAGAATACGTATTAGATGGTAATAAAATTACCTTCGAAAAAGATAGAAAATCAACCAAAACCACAGGAAGAGGTACCACTGATTTAGATTTACAGGATTTAACGTATAGTAACAAATACGTTAAATATGGAATGAAAGGAGATATTGTAAGACGAATCCAATCAGCACTTTTAAACAGTGGACAACTTACCACCGCATTTCAGTTGGCAAAAGATAACGAGGCGTGTAAACAAGACTACAAACAATGTCACGGAACATTCGGCAAAAAAACACTTGCGGCGGTTAAGGAGTTCCAAGATGCAAACGATTTAGTTATTGATGGATTTGTAGGACCTGATACCGCAGAGGCTCTTAGGGCTGTTTGATTTTAAGGTAAATCATTCACTCACCCCATCTTCGGTAGTTGTTCCCCCAAAAAAGGGGTCACAAAACCTCGTTTAAGTTCGTTCATACTTTACCTTAAAACCCCCACATATTACCACACCAATTAAGTTGTCCATATTAAGGACTCTTGTAAATCATTATGGTGGGTTATTAATATACCCATCGAATAGTGTATTTAATTGCACTTTCAAGTGGTTTTTATAAAAATAAACTTATATAAACATATAAAAGTGTCATATAATACACTTTTTTTCCACTAAAACGTTGTTTTTGGAAAATATTTTCCACTATACCCAAAGGGGTGTGAATCGACCCATTTGAGGGGATTTAATGATGAAGGGGTATAAGATAATCAATTAAGTAATTTATATGTGAATGGATATAATGGTAACCATAAATGGTTTTTTATATGTTAAAGGATATAGTAAATTAATAAGGGGGGATTTATTGACAAGGACGAATGAATGGTGTATTATTGAGGTGTTATTAATGGGTGGATCTGACGATATCCGTTGAAGATTATATAGTAATTATTACAACAACACATAAATGTGTCTTCCCGCCGATACTCCTGTAAGGGTGTATTTTTTTGCTGGGAAATGTATGTAGTTAAAAAAGTGGTCATACAGATAGCGTCAGAGGGGAAAAATACCCTTCACGGATATGTAGTAACCATTTCTACTATATTTGTGGTAGAAAGTGGGAGACAAAAACCTTGTGAAGCGTTGTCGTGGGGATTATCCCCTATCTCAACCCCGACTGACATTATGACATAAACAAGTTATTTTAGATATAGTTATCAACAAAATGACCCCCTGACATAGTGTCAGACATATAAAGTTATCAACAATGAATAAATTTTACGAACACTTAAATCACGTATTTATTAACACTGAAAGTGAGTTCCCACTTTTTACCACCAATTATGAAGTTAATGGACTAAAAGGACAGGTACATTATGAGATGACCAAGATGATTGGGGTGAATAAACCAATTAGACAGGAGTTCTTTATATTATTGTCATCGGATATGACTGACATTATATCATACTTCAACGATATGTCCCCACTGTCAGAGGAAGATTACAATGATGTCAGGGTGGCAATTATGGATCACTCAAAGAAGATGGTGGAAAATTATCATTATGATAATCAAACCACGTAGTTTAATTACAGATGTGTTAATGAAATGGGGGATTAATTATTTATAATGTAAAAAGTCCCCATATTTTACCTATATTATTCCCCATATTATCATATTGATAATAAAAGTGGGGAATAATTACGAATAATAATCAAAAGGTAATAGGTTCAATTATCAATATGATAATTAATTAGAGGTTATATTCAATTTTTGATATTCTAATTGACATAGGGTCAGAGTCAATCATATTAATATACTTCTCAATCTTTTCCACACCAAACCATTTCAACCCCCTATTAAAGGATCTCTTGTTATTAATAATGAATAACTTGGGGTCACGAGTACGACCTGTGACATCATTAAATACAACATCACTAATAATAACATCAAGTTCGTATATGGCCTTTATCTTATCAGGGGGATTAAGAAGATAGTTATAGTGATACTTACGAACCCTCTTAACCTTAATCTTACAGGATACAACGGTCTCACCCATATTATACATCCTGCTATGTTCAACGGTAAACTTGGGGAGAAGTTTATTCATTGCCTTAACGTGTATGTCTCTCTGAAGTATGTGTCCGTCTTTCATATTGCTAATATACAAAAAGATATTGACATATACAAACTAAATGTGGGGGAATTTAACCCCCACAAATAGTTGGGACCGTAAAGGTCGCTCCACCAATCTGTTATACAGATGTAGTCAGAACAGGACTCGAACCTGTGATTGGCCTATAAGTTCCCGTGTTACCAATTACACCACCTAACTAACACCACAAAGATACAATTAATATCTGACACTGCCAAACATCCGTACATAATAAACGATGGGGATTTATTATATATAATAAAGCAGGTTGGAGCGTAACATCTACCGACGTTACTTACGTTAGTACGTAACGGAGTATACGCTCCAGCGAACATCAACGTCCCCAACCCTTGACTGAACTTAATCATTATCACACTACAAAGATAATTCTTTTCCCCCACATATACAAGCGATAGTTATTAACAATGTCACATCGTCAGTTGATAACTTAATTAGGTTATGTCAGAACTTTAATAGGTCACATTAGATGAATCATATTATGGTGGGAGGGGTAAAACAGTAATGAGGGGGTGGTATGGGTGTGGTACTACCCCCCTGTATGGGGTGATACCCCTCCCCTCCCCGTATCCCCCCTCCGTATAGTGACATTTTGACCTGTTTTAGGGGGGATAATCCCCTCTCACAAATAAGGGTGTCAAAAAAAGTTTTCTGGAAAATTTTTTAGAAAATCCGAGTATTTATAATTAAAAATATATTATGAAAAAAGTTATAAGATTAACAGAGTCCGATCTTGTTAGATTGGTAAAGAGGGTCATTAAAGAAGATAAATTTGATTCCTCAAATATTAATGAGTATTTTGGGGGTGCCGAAGACTTTAAACACGATTTAAATAATCTGAATATTGAGGCCGTTTTAGAAGGTTTAAATCTTTTAAGACATTACAGGCCAAAAGAGTATAATAAATATTTCGGTGATAGAATATTTAGTTCTTATGAAAGTGATACAAATTGAGGTTTTTAATAACATCAATACTAATCCCCTCCCATAAAGAGGGGTTTTTTATTAAGGGTAATATTTGCCTTTGTATTCTGAATGAGGGTGACAATTACCTTCGTTCCATAACATTGACCCCCGTTTTAATTTAAGACCTAATATACGAAATAAAATTTCTGAAAAATTTTTGGATTTTATGGGATTATTATTATATCTTTGTTGTGTTATAAGAACGGGGTATCCGAAAACCGATTAGAGTAGGAAATTATATTAATGTATTTTTATGAAACAACTTATGATGATGGTACTAATGATGTACTCAACTATTGTGTCTTTTGGACAAGAAACCCTTAAATATAGTGACTTATCAGAAAAACCATCTCAATGGAAATTTGAACAGTATGAAAGTAAGGATGGTTATCTATATAAAGTGGGTGATAAAATCAAAATAGGGGTTACCTCATCAAATAAAACTTTTGCCTTTATCTTTATTGGTGATAATGTTTTAACCCCTATGACAAATGCTGGTGCTACCGCAATGGGACAAATTGTGGAGATTAAAAGTATTACATATAGTGGGAGTAGGAGAGTCGGTTTCTCGGCCTTATTAGTTTGTAAAGGTCCTTACGCTTTGTCAGGTAGTTATAGAATACTATTAGAGAATGCAATTGAAACAGGTGAAGTTAAAGGGTTAGGTATGACAAGTGATGAGGCCTTATCCGAATTAAAGAAATGTAAAGATAAACTTGAACTTGGTTTAATTACTCAGGAGGAATTTGATTCAAATAAATCTGAACTATCTAAATTCATTAAATAATTATGAAAACAATTAAGATGACGATGATGGCACTAATGATGTGCTTAGTATTAAGTTCTTGTTCAAAAGAGGATTTAACAAAAGAAGTAACCTATAATTATAAGTATGAAGTTAGTGGATCTGGCGGTGATTATTCTATGACAATACAAAACACTAGTGATAATACACAACAATGGTCTAGTGTTGGTAATGGATGGGTTTATTCGTGGACTCAAAAATTAACTGTTGATGGGGATGGAACTCCACTAGAAAACCAAACTAGATGGTTGTACGTATCCGCTCAGAATAATAATTCTTCGGGTGATGTGACAGTTAAAATTTATAGAAACAATGTTGTTGTTGCCACAAATACAGGATATGGGGCATATACAATTGCCACAGTTAGTGGTAATTATTAAAAATAATAATTATGAATATAGATTACGAAAACGGAAAACTACAATCAAAGACGGTTTGGTTTAAAGGTGAGACCGAACAAGGTAAGGAGTTTACAATTATGGCCAATTGGGATGAATGGAACGTAACCCCTGATGAGATTGATTTTTATGATCAAGATTTAACCGATGATGAGTGTCACCAAATCGTTAGTGAGTTCTTAACCGAAATGAATGGTTAATTAAATTCCCCATCTTTGTATGGGGTTTTTTATTTTACAATATATTTATCTGTTATGAATCTGAATGAATTATCCGCAACGGTAGAAAAACTTTATAATAAGTTGGGCAATAGATATCTTACCAAAAACTTCATTACCGAACCATTTGAATTTGAGGTAAAAATTAGGTATGATAGAAATAATCAAATTTATGATTACGTAATTGAGGTTTACTCTAAACCACCAATGCCGGAGTCATTATATTATAGACCTGAAGTAAAGGAAGAAAAAAATATAACCTCTGATGGTGTTCACATCTCTGTAATCAGGTCCGAATTTAAAAAAATGTTTGAATATCTTGGTATTAACATGAAGTATGTTGGTGTTGTGTTTATTAAATAAAAAAGTATGATTTTGGGTATTTATATATTATGAAAAAAGTTATAAGATTAACGGAATCCGATTTAACAAGGATTGTTGAAAGGGTTATTAATGAAATGGAAGAACGATATTATATTGTTGCTCACCCTAGACATCTTAATGGAAATGGTATGTTTATATATACAGGTGATGATGGTTATAGTATGATACCCACATCTTCTGAATTTAGAAGAAGGATGGATGACGAGATGGACACTCCACCAAAATCATATGAGACAAGGGCCGAGGCGTTAGTTGACCTTAAACAAGTTAAGAAGGGCACAAAGAGCCGACCTGAGATTCGTTGGGAGATTGTTAAGTGGGGATAACCGTTTTATTATATTTAATTATATGGGATCTTTATTAACCTTAATTTTCAAACATTATAATATCTCACACTCCATAATGGTAGTTGAAAAGTGGGATAAAACAGTTTATAGTATTTTAATATCATTTGAACCTAAGACAATATATTACCTAACTCCTGAAGAAACGTCCTCATTGGCGGATTTTAACGTTTATTCAGACGACCAAATTAAACTTAGCGATATATGGTTTATAACTGAAGATGAAATGCCTTTGTTAAGATTTTTTCATTCACATAATGAATTGGATATGTGGGTGGTGAATGAATCAAGAAGGATATTGGATGAAGAACTTAATAAGTAATCCTGAGTATTTATTTATATGGATAGAGCTATTGAAAAATTTATTGATCGGTTGGGTATACGATTAGAAATTAAAAGAGCAAGTAATATATACTACACAAAAGACGGTCAAAGTATTTGTGTATTGATAACCGCTCATTATAAAGGTAGAAAGAATTATGAACAATATCATTGTTATACTTTTAATCTTAATAAGAAAGATGTTTCTTATGAATCGGGAAATAGTCTAATTGAACTTGAAGGTGGAATATTTAGTTATCTTGGTAATAACCCCGAAGTGAACAAGTATTTTGAACGTAAGGCAAGAGAATTAGCGAAAGAATTTTTTATGAATCAATATTTTTAACCCCCTTAGTATTTATAATTAAAATTATATTATGAAAAAAGTTATAAAATTAACGGAATCTGATTTAACTCGTATTGTTAAAAGGGTTATTATGGAAGACCAATCAAATAGTTCTGTAATTACCATTTATAACGAAATAATTGATGCGGTTGAGGGTTGGGGAACCGATCCGGATGGAGTACTCTCAGCCATAAAAAAATTGAAGAACCAAAATGAGTTCAAATATTTATTAACATTATTTAAAGACAAAAAAACGGGATATTCCGATTTTTTTGAGATGATTAACGAAGAATATGAAAGGGATAATGCGGAAGATGTTGAGTCTCTAATCGCTACGCTTCATAACATAAATGTTTTCACTACGGCAAATTTTGGGAAAAATAATGGTGGTATGACTACCTTTATGGAGGGTTTCCGACTATCAGGGGGTGATGGATACTCCGTTACAACTACAGATATGGCATCATGTAAATCACTTTGGAGTAAGTCATTACCTGGAGCTATAAAATGGTGGAGAGATTGGCTCTCAGATCCAATAACTAAAAAGAAGTTTTTGTCAAATTATATCGATAAACCGTATGCGGTCACCTTATACTATCCAAAATACTTTGAATTACTTAATAAAATAAAATTAAATTTTTATAATGATAGAACAATAAAAATTAATGGTATTCATCCGGATCACGATGATGCTATAGCATTTGTTAATGGACCTGATGGGAACATATATGTAAATTGTTCTTTTTCGTCTTCGTACGAAGAAGAAATTGATGAAATATTGATACATGAAATTCAACATATGATTTATGACATAAAACCACTTAATCCTGAAGAGAAAATATCTTCTGTTTTTGGTAAAAATGATTCCGAAAAAAAATCAAAAGAACAAATCAAAAGTAGTTTCCTTTATAACCCTTCCAATAAAACCACAACGTATTCACCAGAAATTACCGCGGCGGCGAAAAAATTAAATGTGGATCCAAAATATATATCAATTATAGATGCAAGAAAAAATGAAATCATTAAGGACTACGCCCATGACCCTGGATATATTTGTAGAGAAACTGAAAAAATGTCAAATATTACCGGTATTAGACGGCTTCTAGGGATAAAACCAGGTCAGAACATAACTTTAGATATGATAAAACCATATATTACTAGAGAGAAATCTAGTGTAGATATCTATTGGTTATTTTTATGTTGGGCCCAAAGAGGTTTTACTGATGTAAATCAAATGTGGCAAAATATTAATCAATTGGCACTAAAACAAAATAATACATCACCCACCAACCCAACTGCATAATTTTTTAGAAAATCTGAGTATTTATAATTAAAAATATATTATGAGAAAAATTGTAAGATTAACAGAAAACGATCTAGTTAGATTAGTAAAAAGAGTTCTAAGTGAACAATCCAATAATGAAGGTGGATCTGGAAAAAAATTAAAATTGTTAAATGATGTGACAGGAGCCTTGTTCAGTAACATTACGGTATATAGTACCGAACCTAAAGGTATTGATATATACTTTAAAGCTAGTGGAGGGGAAGAAGTTCATGAATTTTGGTACAGTTGTCCAGGACATAAAGTAAAAGACGATTTTAGAGATTTTTATAGATACAAATTTACCCCTGAAGGTGATAAATACTTTCAATCTTTTTGTGAGGAGTTTACACAAAATAAATCAAAGTCAAACGATAGTAGTTACGTTTAATAATTAATATATTATGAGAAAAAGTTACAGTAAAATAAGACACATGCAGGAATCTAATATGATTCTTGAAAATAGAATATTGAAATCTAAGATTAATGAGGCTAGCCCAATGCCTGAACCTGAGCCGGTACCTACCGATGGTGGAGATACTAGTGTAGGTATGTTTTTATTTGGTGAAGGTCAGTATCAATTTAAACCTGAAACATCTAACAAAGTTAAAGAATTTATTAAAGAACGTATTACAAGTTCCATACCTACAATACAAAAATTCCATAATAGTAATAAATTTGATTTACCTCAATTGGTGACTTTTTATGTTGGTACATCATCAACTGGTGATTTCGGTACTAATAAAAGGGTTGCTGAGAAGAGAATGTCATATTTAACCAATCTTTACCTTCAGGTAATGAGCGAATTGGGTATTAGAGATGACGTTGCTTATAAACTATTAGTCCAAAGCAATAAATCATACACCCCATCTAAAATTGATAGAGATTTTTATGATCCTGCTAAAGTTAAACCAGATTCCGAGGAAAGAATATGTTCAATAGTTATTGAACCAATAACAACCAAAGGTCTTAATGACGTACAAATTGGTAATATTAGTGGTAAGTTAATTGATGCTAGTTCAATTGTTAATAATTGGTTGGTGGATAATGTCGATGAACAAGATATACTTGCGGGAATTTTAAAACTACAAACATATTCTGATATTAAAGATTTAAATAGAGCAATGGTAGACGCTAGAATGGGTAGTTTACAAAATTTCTTAAATGACCAATTATTTGACGACTCGGCGGAAAAGTATAAAATTGTTAATCATTTAAATATGATAGCAAAAAGAAGTGGTAAACCTACAATTGTGAGTACTGTTGGTGGAAACATGACAATAATACTTGAGAATAAAAAGATGGTTAAAAGTAAGATTAATGAACAACAAACACAAGGAAAACCATCGGACACCATTAAAAAATTTAACGCTTGTTACCAGAAAAATTTCCCCAATAAAAAAATGACGGAATCTTGTACATCGGTTATTAATTCCGCAAAAAAGGGTGAAGTGCCATCTATGTGGGATACAGGTAAATGTGCGGTTGACTTAGGTAAAGATGCGAAATTACTATTTGGATGTGCCAAAGAAGCTTTCCCCGATGTAAAAATAACATATTAATATATATTTTAAACCCCATCCCACAAAGGTGGGGTTTTTTGTTTTACTGAGTATTTATAAATTATGAATGAAATAACGGATAAATTTAAGGGGTTTTTGTTTAGGTGGTTGGACACCAATTTTGATGCTAGCGGATTTGATAAGGATTTACTTAGAGAAGAAAATTATCTAGTTATTAGTAGTGATGATAAGGAGTACATAATTCACATTACTTTACGTAGGGATAGGATATTGGTCAGCCACGAACTATTTGCTAAGATGCATTCTTTCTTCGGTGTTAGTTACGGAGACCTATCCGATATATTTAGGGAATACTTATCCGAGAAACTTAATTACGATTTTAGTATGTATCCAACCATACCAAATTAACATTTCCTCTTATAATAAATCTCCGCTAGGGTATCCCCAAATTTATCAATAAGATAAGAATATAAAAAGTCACTTGTCTTGGGGTCTGTCTTTATTTCAATATTATCAAGATAACTACCCCTTAGTTCCTCACATACGTCCTCAACAAAATAACCGACGTAATCATAATCACAGGGGTTGAATCCCACCCCCGACATATCTTCATCCAATAGGAAATTAAATTCGTACTCCAAATCATCATCGTTAAGCCTTCTAAGAACTCTACTATCAAGTTTATCTCTATAATCCATAATTGTGTTAGTTATTTATATATAAATAGATTAAATTACCTTTTAAGTATATATTTACTATAAATGAAATATATAGTTAACCAATCTAAGTTCAAAGAGTTTTTGAGGAACAAATTTAATTTTGACCTTACAGGAAAAATTAAAATGATTACAAATAGGTATCAAGTTCCATCCTCTTTTGACGGCATAATTCCAACTGACAGAGTTAATTATCTTTTAAATAATCATGGTCCCATGTATCTAATTACTATGAATAAGGATGCGGTTTATATATATCAACAACATATAAATGGTGATGACCACCTGATGTTTGATGAGGACGGTTGGCTTACCGATCGTGAGTTTATGAAGATGTGTGGTATTGATAAATTGGGTTTGTCTATGAATGAGATAATTGATATCTATTTTGAAGAAGACGAACAATAAAAATTTTTTGTATATTTATAGTTATATAACACAATTTAAATGAAATTAGTTAATTTAGTAAGGGATATAATATTGGAACAGGCCATGGATTTTGATTCTGGCACTTATAAATTTTCCGACATTAATGTAAGAGAGGATATAATTTATTTTAATAATATTGAATTAGTAGATGATAATCCAATATTTGGGTGGTATAAGGATGATGAAGCGCCAACCCCCGAATTTAAATTGGTCGGTGAAGGAGGAACATTCCTATTTCCTTCTATGGATGTGAAAGGAAAATCTGTTTTAAAATCAACAACAAATAATAAAGCGTTTTTTATCACTGTAGATAATTTTAAAAAATACAACCCCGACTTTGATTTAAACATTACCGTAGGTTCAATTGTTAGTGATATTAAGAGTAAAAGTTTCTTTATGACCAAAATGAATTCTATAATGAAATCATTATATGGTGATTTAACTAATGATGTGGGCGAGCCGATGTATGGGGAGTCAGTTAAGGACGATAATTGTAAGACTAATAGTGGTGTAATCAATTTTATGGGGGTTAAATACGGACCTAATGATAAGTTGGTGTCTGATTGGTCTATTCTTAATTACTTCAACACAAATAGTAAAGTAATAACATACTTGGTTAATCTATTTTTAAATGAAAGTGATATTACTCCAGATAAATTTAAATCCAAAGATTTTTTTAAATGGTTGGAAAATAACAAACGTGAGTTATTCGCACCTAAATCAGACCATTTACCGAAACTTGAAGAGTTAAATTTAAGCACACTAAGACCAGGTTATATCAGAGAACAAATGGCGTTGGGGATTCTAATGCCGTTACATAGTGTTGATGAGGGTGGAATAACCCAATACTGTCCCGGATCAATTGAGGATACTAAAAACGGGAGGGATTTGAGAATAAATGGGGAGAATATGTATTATCAGGTTAAACCTTTGACGGGTGATATGAAAATGACCGAAGATGGTAAATATTTAATCCCGACTCATAGTATGAAAAAATACGGAACTACCGTGGATAGATTCATTTTCATAAACACTAAGGGTGACAAATACTATATATTTGATAATAAGGATTATGTTGTATCAGGAGGTGGTAAATTTATCACGTTTAACGACAAACCATTATATGAAAAATGAACTAAAAAAAGATAAATTTTAATAATTTTTTTTCAGAAAATTTCCCCCTACCCCCTTTTTTATGTATTTATTGATATGAAGATTATAATTAATGAGAATCAAAGTTTTGTGTTAAGGAGATTGTCTTATGTTGACGAAATTATGACCACTAAATTTGAGTCAATATATAGCAATAAAATGTTAGAATATAATTGTGATGAATATGATAATGAAAATACGTTCTTTGAGGTTGTGTTTCAGTATGTTTTTGAAATGTTTTATCATAAGTATTTAAGTCATTTTGGTGAAGATGAAAATTTAAATACAGAAATTCTTGAATCGTATTATGATATTATTAATACTTATCTTGAAGAGAAATACGGAACTTTAATTAGAGATAAATATTCAGATAACTGCCCTTAAAATATGAAAGACCTAATTAGAAAAGTATTACGAGAAGAAAGTCAAAAAAAATATGTTAGATCAAATGCTAATATGGAAAAGGTTATTATATCTTACCTAAATAAACAAATGGTCGGAGCTAAAAGGATTGTCGGTGACCCTAAAGAATTTTATGGTAACCTTGATGAACACTGGTGTAAGAACGGTGTTGTAATTGCCAGATCGATTTATTATTTTAATAATGATGAAGACGATGACGGTCCTGAACTTCATAATTTTAATGAAGGACACATAGTTTTTTCAAAAAAAATTATTGATGACATTAAAAGGTTATTTTCCATTAGAGAAAGTTATGTCTTAAATGTTATTGCGGAGTGGTATGACGACAACTATACCACTAAATTTGGTGAGGAGATGGGTCATCCTGAGATAGAAGTTTCGTATTGTGAAAGTTATGATTTTAAAGGTGCTATATGTCCAGGTGAGATAGAAATACCTGAAAAAATTTCAGATGGTGAAATGATGGATTTTATCAGATCCAACTCAAACGAATATAGTGAAGGATGGCTTGATAACGCTTGGAGTCACGACCTTAGAAAGGCTTATGAAATAGTTGCCTATAAGTTAAAAACACAAAATAACCCCCTATCCGAAATGATAAAACTTGATATTAATGTTGGTGATGTCGTTATGGGTGGTAAGTTTAAAAATAAAAAAGTTATTGTTAAGACAATTGGTAAAAATGAAAAGGGTGATATTACAATTAACGGAAAACCACTATTAAGATTCAGAATATTAAAAGAGGATAAAAATATTTAACTATCTAAAACATTTTTATTAAATTCTTTATCCACACTAGCGTAGATTTGTTTTAAATGTAGATATAATGTAAATTGGTTACTTGATGTTACCGAAAGATACCTATCAAAAAAAACTGAAAAAACATTACAACCCAAAATATCATCATCGTATATACTAATATATCGATAATCATCCAAAAATGGATTTGGTTTTCTTGATATAATTTGAACTCTACCATATGTCATTCCGGTTCCGGTTATAACCTTAGGTCCTATCTTAATTTCACCAATCTTAAAGAATTTGTGAAATAATGAAATATGTGATTCGCAGAGTGAAATATTGTCCATATAAGTAGAAAGTGGGGGTGTTTCCACCCCCGTTTAGTTAAAACATATCTTCAGCTAATTCCCAAAGTTTGGTGTTAATTCTATTGACATTATAAATGTCGTTCATTGTTCTCAACCCTGTCTTTCTTCCTGAGTTTGTTGTATATTCCACACCACCACGAATAAACTTCTCTTGAACGACATTGAATACTTGCCATAGTGAGTCACCTTTGTCCTCATCACGGAGAGGATTTAAGATACTATCGTAATTTAAAGTTACGGGAACTGATCCAATACCCCAACGAACCTCAGCGGACTTCTTTGCGAATTTTAATTTCTCGTCCATTGTTAATTGGTGTTCCATCATTCTGTTTACAGAACCTTGGATGATAGGAAGACGCTTTGAGAAATCTTCTGTTAATCGTTTCACATCCTCAAATTCAAATCCTGAGTGTCTAACTTTAAATGAATCCGATACTGATGTCGGTACCGTTAGACCATTTGAACATACTAATCGGTGTAATCCTGAACTAATGTTTAATGTTGCCACCCCGTTGTGGGAGTTCTTAATAATTGCTTCAATTAATGTGTCACCAACATTTGGTAAGTCACCATTTCGGAATTTAATCTCGTGGAGTCCGTGTATGCCACGACCTGTTTGTTTTGCTGAGGCGACATTCCAACCTTCGCGTTCAAAGTTTTCAATAATGTCCATAGTCGGAACGAATACGTATCTGCTAGATACTTTTGGAGATGGAGATGTTGCGAACACTGAGGGAGCAACTTGTTTAATCATTTCGTGAGTCATCATAGGTCGTTTAGTTTTTGGTTTTACAAAGATAGGCAAAAAAACAACACTACAAAACAATTTCAAAATATTTTATATTTATAAGTAATATGAAATCAAAATCAGAGGTATTAGCGAAACTCGTTAATAAGAGTGGAGTCCAAAAAACATTAGATATTACAGGGTATAGCATACTTGAACTTTTTATGGCTCTTGAAGATAAAATTAAGATAGATTCTGAAACCGCATATCAATTATTATTTGAATTAAAGAAAAATACTAATTTATTACACGATAAAATCGGATATGCTAAGTTGAGATTTAGTGAAATAGATGGTATTGTCCATTGGACACTTAATCTACCTGGTGAGAATATGGATGCTATGTGTACCCCATTTTGGGATGGTGGGAAATATATACCAATAGATATGACAGAATATACTTATCGTAATAATGATTCCGTATATGATTTGGATAATACCACAATCAAGTTAGATAATCTAGACCCATTTAATAGTGTTAGTGAATTAGTTCATTGGTTTAATACCACATATTTAAATGAAGTGTATGGTCTATTATTGGAATATTTATATTTATATAGAGAAGAATATAGTTACTAATTATGAGAGAGATTATTAAAAACATATTAACTGAACAATCAAAAGATATTGTCATAAAAAACATGTATCAAAACTTATTAGATAAGACATTATCTAACTTGAAACAAAAATATAAAGAGCAAGAGATATCATCTGAAAATTGGTATCTAAGTATTTTTTCTAATGTTGATAAAATTATTGTTTTGGGTACACCCGTACTGGTTGATAATAGAATGTTGGTACCAATAGATGTTAAATGGTATCGTAAAGATGTTGAGGAATATTGGATACCAACCATTACTGAATTTTTAACAAGGGAATTAAAACCATATGGTAATCCATACTTTAGAATAAAATGAAAATAATAATATCACAAGAACGTAAAGACAGGTTATATAAACACTTTGAGGATTATATGTCCAAACTTAATTTAAAAGTGAATGATAATTGGTTGGGTCTCGGCATACCAGCATTTGAGTCCGGTAAAGATTTTGTTTTTTTACTAAAACAAGATTATGAAGGTGAATATTATCTTTACATATCGTTGAAATTCTATGAAAGAATAACATCCATATTTGTGTTTATTGATCAAGACGATATTTATAATTGGTTTAAGGATAATTTTCCTGAATATAGGACCGTAGGTGTTAAAATATCTAAAGCAAGCGTATGAAAAAAATTATAAAATTAACAGAAAAAGATTTAACTCGTTTAGTTAAAAGAGTTATTAGCGAACAACCATTAGAAGGTGAATTAAAATATATTACACTGGAAGTTCCTGAAAGTATTATTGAAAAAGCAATGGAGTTGGGTGTTAGTGAAGATAGAATTGAAGATATGTTTGAACAATATGTTAAGGATTCAATAGGTATGTCCTATAATATGGAATTGGACTATTTTACACAATGGGCTGAAGATTCGGATAATATTGCCGATTATGAAGATACTAATTTCTGAATCTCAGAATGGTCGGTTGATGGAAATCTTCTATGACTATATGAATAATTTAAAGTTTGGTCATGACCATCAGGAAACCAGTATTTGGGTAACACTTAATAAGGACTTGGTATTATATTACGATTTTAAGGATGAAAAGTTACATATTCATAATGATTTTTACCAAATGTTAAAATCCGCATTTCCTTTTATTAATAAAAATGATTTAGTTGTATGGTTTGAAAAAAGTTATGATGTTGATGTTACGTTTTTTGCAGTTTAACATCTATTGACTAACACACCATACCACATATATTTCATAATATGGACAACGAGAACAAAGCAAAAAAATACGACCAATTGATGTCGGAATATCACCACTTAGGAAATCAAATTTCCCAAGTTAAATCAGAATCATTTGATTTAAATGAAACCCAATTAAAACGGATTAGAGTTTTATCAGAAAAACAAACCTATCTTATGAATATTATTAACGAAATGATGCGTTAATTTTTATTATATTCACACTATTTATTCATATGAATATAGTAATAAGTGAAGAAAGATTATATAGTTTAGTAACTAAATACATTGACAATATTTTAGGTGTATTAGAAGGGGAGAAAAACCAACTTAATACAAGAGTCGCTTATTTTGATGATAAGGAAAGATTAGTATTTGTTGTTGACTTAAAGATTGGGGATGGTGAATCCGGACACAAATGGTCTATATCTTTACAATTATTAGAAAGAGTATCAAGTATTTTTAGAGCGACTGATGAAGACGAAATTAATAAGATCGTAACTAAATATTTCTCTAAAATATCAGGGATGAAACTTAGAAAAAAATTTACATACTTAGGGGGGTATGATTTTTAGTATGGAAGAATACGAACCTTTAAAAAAAGTAGTTTTTAATTATTACGATAAGATAAAACTACAAGGTAAAAAACCTAGAGTTGATGATCCCGTGGTTAAAGCCATCCTTACAGGATTTGATGAAGCGGTTATTAGAATGATTTTTATTGAGTATTTTGGTGGTATGGATAATGTAATAAGTAATCTTACCAGAATTACTAAAAATAAAGTTTTCAATACAGACGACTATGCGGATGTGGTTAATATGGGGTCGTATTCATTTAGGTTTATGATGGAAATATTAGATGGTAGTGATTGGGGTGAAGATATAACTGTCTTGGCTCAAATAATGGATGGAGAACTGACTTTAATTGATTCTGGACATCGTATTGATTTTAATAATTTGGGTGATAAAGAGTATGAAGATATCTTATGGGAAATAAGTGATGAAATAGGTGATATAGTATCGGCAATATATTCTAAGATACATAAACCCTACAATGGTTTAAGTTTTAATATTAGTGTAGATTACCTATAATTATATTTCAGATAATCTTTCACTTAAATATTCGTTAAAATACGTCTCGTTAATATCAGGATACCATCTTTCATCAACACTAAATTTTGGTTTGTCTACATAACCACCATAACCACTACCATTCATTATATCATAAAAAACGCAAGAGGGCTCATCTTTACAATTTTCAAAAAACTCATTTAAATCTTCCTCATCAACGTTATCTGTGAAGTTATCCAAATCTATTGTAACTTTCACACCCTCATCATCAAATTTAGTTACTTTACCATATTCTTCTAAACAAGATTTTAAAGTATTTCTTAACATATTTCCGTAACTATCACGTTCGGCTTCACTTGTCACAATTGATATTGCCGTAACAATATCACCACCATCAAATTCTTCAATCAAATCCTCTATTGAATATTCTGACGTGTCTTCTTCCGTATCCTTAGATAAAATTTCTCTTATCTTTGCTTCGTTTTTATCGTTAACATGATATTGTAAGGAACTTTCCCAATCAACATCATAATTATTCCACAAATCCCAAGGGTCTTCCATAATGGCTTTAAATAGGTAATTTGATGACGTTCTTTTATTACCGTTATCATCCACCCATTTCCTTGTGGATATGGCATAGTCACCATTAACATATTCACTAATTTCATCAGTATCTAATTCAAGTTCAAAAACACTAGATATTTTGTTTTCAATTATACCCATCTTAATTAATAATTTCTGCATTCCATAACCAGAAAATAATTCAGGTCTATCTCTATATAATACTTTAATACTTTCTTCAGGTAAATCGGATAATTTAAAATCTAAGTTTGATGCGTATTCAGATCCAAAACCATTAATATAATAATCGTGTTCTTCTCCCCCACCACCTATCATAAAAAATAACGGAACTATATATTGGTGAAATTCAGCTTTAGGTTTTGAGTTTTTTGAACCTTTTAATTGATATAGAATACCCTCATCACTTATAGATGCGGTTAAATGACTCCTATTCAATGTGTATTTTCCACCTGGTAGTTTAATCGTTTCTCTTAATGAGAATAGGTTATTACCCTTATCTGTTCTTCCACAATGACCCATTCTATCACATTCTTCATCCGACTCATTGGTTTCCAAATCAACCCAATAAAAACCGGTACCATCCTCTTTCCTGAAATCTACCGCAATTGGATGGTTCTCAACATAGTTAATTTCTCCTTGACCAATTTGAAGTGAGTCATGCCATTCTATTGATTTATTATAAAGTTCGTCAAATGTTAAATTTTTATATGAAGTAAAATTACCATTTAAACCGACTCTAATCCAATCCATTATTGATGTTATATCACCCATAAATAATCTATTAATTCCGAAATCGTTCAAACGTTTTAACCCCGATTGAGTATCTTCAAATCTATCAATAAGTTTTTTGCCGATTATTACAGATAACGGACCACACAATTTATCTAAATAATTTGCATTACCCTCATTAAAACCTAATTTATTAATTAAAATGTCTTTTTTGGATACTTCCGTTATTAATTCAGAAATACCCATTATGTTTTTTATTTTATTAATCTGTTCGTCTAATCTTTTTTTCATAATAACTTATTCATACTTTTTAATCTCAGCAATATGATATTGAGTACCCCATTTAGAACCGTATTCAAATTGGTCAACACCAAAACCACTTAATCTATCGTTTATATTACTAATAAGTTCATTTTTTTGACTTCTATTACGTAAATTATTTTTTAAGTTATTAATAACTATATTTATTACCGTCTGAGTAATAGTCCTTTCTTCTTCAGGTAATTCAAAAGAACTCGCTAAATATACACTTGTTTCGGTAAAATAAACATCCATAACATCAGGATAGTATTTAATTATAAATTTTTCTATTATTGGTAACCTGTGATTCATATTTTATATAAAAATTGATATTTATAAATATACCAGAATAATTAAATAGAATGATTATGAGTAAATATGATAAATTAATAGGTAAGTGGATGGATAGACATTATTGTAAAGATGTTGAGGAGAATGGTAAGTATATATATTGTGATAAAAAAAAATTTAGCAGTATGGATGCTGATTATGATTCTGAAGATTATTATTGGGAACTATTGTATAATAAAAAGGGTAGGGTGTTGGAATATAAAGGGTCAATTATAGACCAAATAACAAGGACGTTAAAACCTTCAGATATGGCTCCGCAAGATTTCTACGATATTACTTGTGATGCAATAAATAAATGGTTCTCAGAAAAGTTTTCAGTTATGGTTGTATATGATAGTGTTTGGGATTAATCCTTTTTAAATATAGATACTGATTCAAGCGGAGCCCTCTTAGTTATTTTTTGATGTAAATCCCAATTTTTGATTGATTTCTTATCTTCAGGTAACATAGCGTAAAGTTTGGATAGTTTTTTCATCATCTTACTTGATACAAATTTAAACTTTTTTTCTTCATATTCAAAAAAATCATTAGGGTTATCGTTAAATTTTGATATTTCCTTAATGAAGTCATTGAACATCATATCCTTTCTTTTATCCATAAAACCAAAAATACCTTCAAATGGGTGAGTTGTTAAGACGGATTGGAATGTTCTACCCATATCATTACCTAAATTAATATATGTTAGGTATAATATCCTGTCTATCTTTTCTTCGTTAGTTTTATATCTCCCACGCTCATTTAACTGAGTTAAAATCTTATTAATGGTTGGTATTTCTTTAGATAACTCCATTCTTAAATTTTCTAATGAGAAGTTATATATTTTTTTAAGTGTGGTGTATGTCTCATTATTTAAAAGGAAATCTATGAAATTTTTCCTCTTAACCTTATTTTGTTTTAGTAATGACATAACTTCCGTAGGTCTAACTAACGATTCTATTACTGTTGTATAATAAAGGTTAAAAATAAATTTATCAATCGATTCTAATCCAATACCAAAAGAAGTGTATGCGACATATTTTGATCTGTCTCCAATGGACTCCAAAGGTTTTTTAACTGAATCGTAAGAGTGTTTAAGTTCGTGTGCAAAAGACGATATTATGTCTTTATCCTTAACTTTAATAAATTGATATAATTCAGAGAAAGTTATTGTATCTGGTATTGCTATATTAATAGACATATCCAAATTCTTTTTATCGTTAGTGTCAATAAGTGTTAAATTAACATCATCAAATCTAACCTTAGATGAAAATCCCATACTAACAAGAGTTATGGTATCAACATTATCTGTTGTTATAAATGTTAATCTTAAATTTATTGATTTAATTTTATATTCATTAATTTTAAAAGGTCCATCCAACTTAAAATAATAATTTTCATCATCAACATCATTATCACCCTCCTCAGAAATAAATTTAATTAATTTCTTATACATTGATTCCGCCGACTTTAATATCCCTTCAGGGACTCCTAACGCCTCCAATAAAACATCTTTCGTAAATTTGACCATAATTTTGTGTGTTTAATATAAATAGTAAGATATTTATATATATGTTTAAATATATATCTCAGATACTAAAAAATTTTACACAAGGACAGAGAATATTGGCATTACTGATAGTTGTGTTTTCAATTATCTTAATAGTTTTAGGACCGTCCGTAATTAATATATTTGATGAAAAGGATGTTAAAGAACTCACCAAAGAACAAAGGGATGAGATTATATCCCTAAATAAACAAATTATTGATAGTAAGTCGGAATGTACTACAACTATTGTTGAATTACAGGATCGAATAATTGCCGATAAAAGAGATATGACAAATCAATTAGATGAGATTAGAGACCGAATAAAGTCAATGGAGTATCAATCTGTGGAATATCAACCTGAAGAGATTGTGGTAACCCCTATCGTTGTTTATGATAGTTGTGAGGTTGTCCAACCATTGAGGAAATCGGTTTCATCGCCGAAACGCAAAAAAAAGAAGGTTAAATTGGACTTCTCCAAAATACTAACCTCCATTGATTCGTTAAAAGTTAAATTGAGATAGAGTTATTCGTGGAGATTACCGATTTCTCTTAGTCTCTCAATATCCTCTTCTGAACATATTGAGGTTTGTCCGTCATCAGACATAACCAAATACATACCCTTACCTAAATATTCTAAAATAGTTACTTTCATAATTAAAAAACCCCAACTTTTGATTGGGGTTTTAATTTATTACATTACCTCAACAACTTCTAAATCAAATACCAATTTTTTACCTGCTAATGGGTGATTAGCATCCAAAATAACGGTAGTTTCTTTAATTTCCTTGATAACAACATTAAATACCCCTTCCGGTCCTTGTGCTTGTAACATACCACCAACCTCAAGTTCTTCAGGAAGCTGAGATTTATCAACCTCTTGTAGCATACCCTCAACAGGTTCACCATAAGCGTCTTTCGGTTCAATCTCAATAGTTTTTGTTTCACCAATAGTCATATCAATTAGACCATTTTCAAAACCTGGGATAAGTTGTCCTTGACCCAAAGTTACTGTCAAAGGTTCTCTACCTTCAACCATAGATGTGTCAAATACTGATCCATCTTCAAATTTACCTGTGTAATTTACTTTTACGGTGTCTCCGCTCTGAATTTTTTTCATAATAGTTTCTGTTTTTTCAAATCATAAATATAAAAATCCTTAATATCAATACAACTTCGGTATATTTATATGTATGAAGTTAATAATTAATGAAAGTCAGTGTAAAATTTTAATTGAGCAATTAAAATCCCCGAACCCCCAAGAAATTGCCGACACTATATGGTCGTCTGTTAGTGGTGTTGGTACGGATGAAGAAAAAATGTATTCCGCATTAAAACTAATAAATAATCAGAATATTTTAAATTCTGTTAATAATATATTAGTTAAGAATCATAGTCAAAATCTACAACAAATAATATTAGAACCTTATGAGTTTACCGATGAGGAGAAAAAAACAATTTACAATATTTTTAAAACCAACGGACTTTTAAATCTAATTTTAAATGGTAAAAAACAAAATACATTACCATCACAAAAAAAGACATCATCACAACAAAAAACATTACTAGACCCTTTATCATTACAACCTTCCGAAGAACTTATTAAGTTTTTGAAATGTGAAGAAGGTAAACCGGGTTCTAATTGTCAACCTATGTTAAAATCTTATAGAGTACCAGGTGATAAATGGACCGTAGGATTTGGTCATACAGGTGAAAATGTAAAACCTAATATGACAATAAACCAATCAAAGGCGGAGCAATTATTACAAAAGGATACTAAAACCGCATCCGATTGCGTTAAAAGAATATTCGGTGAGTGGAAAAGAAATAACATTAATAGAACGATAACTCAAAGCATGTTTGATGCTTTAACTTCTTTAACGTTTAATGCTGGATGTGGATCAATACGAGGAGATTCAGCCCAAAACGATTTAATTGATTATGTTAGAGCGGGTAAATTTGCTGAGGCATCAAAAAGGATACTCACATTCAACTCAGATAAAGCCGGATTTTCAGGATTAAAAACAAGAAGAGAAAAAGAAAAGAATTTATTCTGTAGAGATGGTGGTTGTACTGCTTAGGATAATTTAAACCAACTTGGAACATATCCATCTTTCCACTTAGCAATTTCTTTCTTATCATTAACGTAGTATCTCCTATAAGATTCAACAACATCATTAGTTTTATAATCGTCAGGCATTGCTAATGATGGTTCTGTAAAACCTATATCAGGGATTTGAGGTTTATTATCTAAACACCATTCAAGTATTTGTTTAGTCTTATGAGTTTTACCATACCTACGAGTATACTCGTTACATAACTCTAAACCTAATTCACATAACCAAAGATAGTTACTTAATGATTTTCTTGTCCATATAGAACACGGGTGATTCCTATGACTCAATTTATATGGAGCGTCATTACCCAACAACCAATGAACACCACACAATAATTGAGCGGTCTCAAGAATCATTTTAACGCAATGTTTATCACAATGGTCTTTTGCGCACTGTTTAATATCCCAATCTAAAACGAAAATATTCATATGACAAATGTAATAAAAAGTATTTACTATTCAAAATTTAATTATATATTAGCACACCTAAACACAAATATCCAGATATTTATAGATATGAAAACTCTACTTTCCATATTAATATTCCTTAGTTTTGGTTTATCTTTGAGTGCTCAACAATCACAATTGTATAGTATTCAGTTAGATACATTAACTAATGGTAGATTCACATCTATGTGTGATTCAGTTATTGGACCTGTGAACCAATCGAGTACTCCCATCCCCTCGTATGGTTATTTGGAATCTAATGGGTATTGTTATTATCTTGACCAACCTCAAATCGCTTTCACATTTTGTTTTGAGTTTATTGCTCAAGGAGGTGGAGTGTATTTGAATTCAGGTTTTACCGCTCTTGGTTGTACGACCGTAAATTTTACACAACTAACTCTTTGTGATATGACATCAGATGTTGTTGTTGGTCAAGGTCAGTTTTTTAATAATCTTACCACCGGAAATCGTTATGTTTGGTGTGTTACCGGAAATGCTATTGGTTTCTTCTGTCAAGGACTATCAACAATTTGTCCTTACTGGTCAAACGCTTCTTTATTACCTGTTAATCTAACTCTATTTACCGCAACACCAACAGAAGGGGGTGTTATGTTGAAATGGACAACAATGAGCGAGTCAAACTCAAGTTATTTTTCTGTGGAAACATCAAAAGATTTGGTGACATATAGACAAGTAGCAAAAGTTACATCTAAAGGTAATTCAAACTACAGAGTTGATTATGAATATTTAGATAGAACTCCTTATGATGGTGTTTCTTATTATAGATTAATTCAGTATGACTTTAATGGTAATAATAAAGTGTATGACCCAATTTTCACTAACATAAAACTGAAAAGACCTATCAAGATATTAAATGTTGTTGGTAATGAAGTTGATATGGATTATGATGGTATGAAAATACTTATTTTTGAGGATGGTAGTGCGGTGAAATACTTTTAATCGTATATTTACTAATATGAAGTTAGTAATTGAACAAGACGAAAAAGATGATATCCTGAATAAGTATAAGGATAACACTGATAATGGTGTCCTGACTCATTTAAGGAGACACTATCCCATTCATACCCAAACAATCCTTGATAAGGATCATACATTCATTAATGTTGATGATAAGCGTTATTTTGTTGAGGGTAATAAGAAATATTTGGTAAATAAGATGTATCTTTACGTCTCTGAATCTTTTCCTAATTTATCTGAAGATATTATCAGAAGAACGATTAAGAAATATATTGATATGATTATATCAACCAAATAATATGGACAATAATAAAATTTTCATTAAAAAAATGATTGAGGTATATGGTAATAGAACCATACCTAAAACTATGCCTAATGCGCCTAAATTATATGTGGGTGAGGTTAATGAGGTTTATGGGGGTCATTATGTTGTTTATATTGCTCTTTTAGATTGGAAGGATATTAATGTCCCTGAATGGTTCGATCAATTATATAAGGTAACTAAAATAATAAAATCTACACTTAACGACGTTACTTCAATCAACTTCAATCCCGTACCATTTGAAAATATAAAATAGCCGAATTTTATTTTGTGTTTATCAGAAAGTTTTGTATATTTGTCATCACAAAACTAAACGATATGAAACGGATGAGAAAAGGTTTGATTGTAGAAAAGACATACGAATGGTGTGTTAATAAGTTTGGTAGTCCTTTAAAATCTGGTCTCGTACCTGATTTGGAGGTAAGCAAGAACTATAAGTTCAAAGATTGTCAAGGAGAATACTCTGAGCGTCTTATCACTATCTACGCTCACAACTGCAAATCCATCTCCGGATTAATCAGAGTCGTTATCCACGAATACACCCACTTTCTTCAAATGCCAAAAATTAATGATATGGCGAAATACGAGAAACTCAGCAAAAATTTCTCATATGAATCACACCCAATGGAAATTGAGGCTTATGAGTCCGAATTGAAGCACTATCGCACTTGTTACGCATATTTAAAGAGAAACGGAGTAATTTAATTATGGAAGAAGACGTAACAGGTTATAAGAGCACTTTCCTACCGGATGTGGATATTATTTTAATTTTTAAGGGTCACGAAGATTATGACTCATTCGCGCCATTGTTTAATAATTTGGGATATGGTTTTGTAACCCCTGATAGTAAAAAAGTTTTTATTGATGGTGAGGTATTTCTAAATGAGGATGGATTTAATGGTGATGTCTTGAAATTTATTGAGGCTCACGAAGTAAGTCACATTATCTTGGGTCACGATCAGATAAGAAATCAAAAAGATGAAATGGAAGCTGATCTCGGAGCGTATCTCCTATTGAGAAAATTTAATTTTAACGATTCTATTGAGATTCTTATTGAGAACTTTGAGGGTCGCCACGGAGTTCCTTTTGATACTTCCTTATTGGAAGATATTGAGGATAGAATGTCAGAACACCTTTGATTATTAAATATTTTTATGTATATTTGTGCTATGGAAAATAAATATAAACCTTTAATCTTACCAAAAGATTCAGCATTCGGTAGAAAGACCTACAACCCAATAACATTACTTAATTGGTTTATATACGATAAGTATCGTAATACAAGTATCGGTAGTTTCTTGATGAAAATACTAAACTTCCTTAATGATGTCGGAGTTGGATTCGCTAATTTGTATTATTGGATTCCAACCATTTGGAAAGACAGGAATTGGGATCACTCATACATATACACCGTACTCGAAAGAAAAATATATCTCCAAAGAGAGTATCTTGTGTCAAATAATAGACATTCAGGAGTTGATATTAATAATCGCGATATGACAATAGTTTTGAATTTGATTGATAAAGTCAAAAATGAATATTATAATACCGAGTATTTTGATTATTACGAATCAACATTTGATTTTGTTGAGGTTGATCGTAAGGATGAAAAAGGTGGTAAGTTGTATGAAGTTAAATCTGATATAATATCAGAAAATTTTGAGGATTACTTAAATATCTACAAAAACTCAACAAGAATTGTTAAAAACAAGTTCAAAGATAAGGAGTCAGATAAATCTATTATACCTCACAGAGTTGGATTACATAATCACATTAAGGCTAAGAAACTTTTGTTTAAAATACTTGAACGAAAGATGGATCATTGGTGGGATTAACAAAAAAAACACTATATTTGTAGTATGAAAAAGAAGATAACATTCATAAGTGATACCCACACCAAACATAGGCATCTAACAAATGACTTACCTGGTGGGGATATCCTCATACATTGTGGTGATATCAGTAGTCGGGGTTATAAGAATGAGATTGAAAACTTCCTTGGTTGGTTTGATGGTATAAAAGGGTATGAATATAAGATATTCATCGCAGGAAATCACGATTTCGGATTCCAAGATAACCCAAAGGAGTGCTTTGAACTACTTAAAAACTACCCTAGTGTCACCTATTTGGAGGATAATAGTATAATCATTGATGGTATCAAGATTTACGGGTCTCCTTGGCAACCTCGGTTTCATAATTGGGCGTTTAATGTTAATCGTGGTTGGGATATTGCTCAAAAATGGGAAAGAATACCCCAAGATACCGATATTTTGATTACTCACGGACCATTATTGGGTATTTTAGACATTACCAATATAAGCGAAAGAGTAGGTTGTGAGGATTTATACAATAGAGTAATGGAAATCAAGCCAAAAGTACACGCATTTGGGCACATTCACAGTTCGTATGGGATGAAAGAGATGGATGGAATGACATTTATCAACGCATCTAGCCTTGGTGAGGATTATTTGTATCAAAATGACCCAATTACCCTTGATTTTGAGTTTTAACCTATGAAAGCCATCATCGCAACCAATAATTTGGGGTTTATAGGTAAAAATAACACCCTCCTGTGGAAATGTACCGAAGATTTACAACATTTTAAGAGATTAACCACAGGAGGGACGTTATTAGTGGGTTATAACACCTCTTTAACCCTCCCACCCCTTAAAAACAGGGAAATATTCATATATAAGAGGGAATATACCATAAATAACGACCTTTTTGGGTGTAATTGGTGTATTGGGGGTAAAAAAACGTATGAAACCTTCTGTCATCTATTTACAGAGTTACATATTTCACATATTAATGATAATCAGGTGGGAGATACGACATTTCCCGACCTAAAAAACCTAAATCCAGATTGTAAAATCTTTAATTACCATTTTGAACCTAATTTATGATACAATACGCTGATGTTATCGTTGATCTCCAAGCGGGAGACACCGGAAAAGGAAAAGTAGCCCATCATTTGGCTAAACAATCAAATGAATACACTCACGTAGTTAGATATAATGGGGGTGGTAACGCCGGACACACCATTTACCATAACGATCAGAAGTTTGTTACCCATTATATACCTGTTGGGGTGATTTATGGTATTAAATCAATCATCGGACCTGGTTGCGTGGTTAATGTAGAGGGATTATTCAAGGAAATTGAAGAATTGGAGAAAGGTGGGTTTGATGTTAAAGGTAATCTATTCATTGATAAGAGAACTCACGTAATTACCGATGAGCATCTCAATGAGGAGAATGGTGAGACCAAGATCGGAACAACCAAAAGGGGTAACGGACCTGCTTACCGAGACAAATACTCTCGTAAAGGGATAAGAGCGGAATCCGTAGAAGAACTTAAAAGTTTCTTAATTGATATCTATGAAGAGTTCCACGAAAACGACGATAAAGTTAAAGTATTGTTTGAAGGAGCACAAGGATTTGAATTAGATATTGATTGGGGTGATTATCCTTACGTTACATCGTCTCATTGTACGGTTGGGGGAGCAATACTTAATGGAATACCTCCGAGTAAAATTAGACGAGTATATGGGGTTGCCAAAGCGTATAGAACTTATGTTGGGTCAAAAGATTTTGAGGGCGACCAATGGACTAAGGATAAATTCGGTGAATCGTTTGAAAAAATTCGTCAGATTGGTAATGAGTTTGGGGCAACAACAGGAAGATCCCGACAGATTAATTGGTTGGACTTGGATTCACTAATTAAATCTTGTAAAATAAATGGTGTTACCAATATCGTTCTAAATAAATTGGATGTGTTGGAGGAAGTTGGTGAGTATCACCTATATGAAGATGGGGAATTAACATCATTTGAGGATTCACAAAAATTTCAAATTTACATTGAGACGACATTGAGAAAAAAAGTTAATATGTACATTAACATTCGTTGGAGTAGAACCCCTTACGGTATTTAAAAACCATCAAAAAAAGCAAAGAAACTTCCTTGTTGATTTTGATTTGTTTGTGGAGTTAATAAAGTTTTAATAGGTTCACCCTCAAACCAATATTCCTGACTACCGGTATCTAATGTTGAATTAACACCTTTAAAAGGTTCTCCTTCAAACCAATACTCTTCTAAATTTGTGTTATCTATCTGTGGCATTACGATAAACTCCAATCATCTACGTTTATCCATCCTGTGGTTCCATCACAATCAACATAAATTTCAAAACCTCCATTTGAAATTGCGGTATATGGTATGGTTGCGGTTAGTTGTTCCCAAGTTCCGAGAGACGAAGACATTGTTGTCAATACTTGGTCTGAGTTACCTGTATAGTTAAAAACCGATGGTGAATATCCTAACATTAATCTTGGTTGTGCTCCGTTGTAATTCGCCCCTGACGCATCCGATACAGACGATTTTCTAACCCAAACCGAAACGGTAGGAGATTGTCCTGACGCAACTGGCATTATTTTTACAGGTGAGGTGTGTTTGAATGTGGTTGAAAGTGGTATTAACCTTGTGGATGCGGTACCTGTTTTATAAATGACACCATCATATTGTGATGCGTTTCCTGCTCTTGTGTATATATAATTATTATTATTCGTCTGTTGATACCTTTGTAATTTTACAAATTCATTAGAAACTAAATTCGTTAGAGTTGAGAATTTAGTAGTAGAGTTAAATAGGCAATTCTCGAATAATATTTTTTTATCATAAGTGTTGGCGTTGATAACAACGTCAGCAAATGAATTGGTTTGACCCGTACCAAAAGTACAATTTTTTAATACCGCATCAAATAACGTTGACAAAACCATGCCCCTTGTAGATACTACGGTAGTTCCTCCTCTCATATTACAATTATATAACTCAACACCTGTGGCACTAGTTATGTATACACTTCCATGGACCGTTGATAAATTACCCCAAAAATTACAATTGAATAATCTGATACCTTGTATATTGTAAATACCGAACCCTGGACTACTTGCCGCGATTCTCCAAGCATTACAATTATATACATCTAAGGACGAAAGTGTGTATGTTCCGAATCCGGCATTTGAGGAATGCACCGTACATGCCGATACTACTCCGTTAGATAACTTATCCAAGAATGTTGTTCCTGGATTATAAAATACGATTGAACCAAAAGCACTACTAACTGTAGCCGCCAATCCTGAAGCGACATTACCTATGAAATCTGTAAATCTTGGGTTAATATTAATATTACCTTCTAACCCTGAAGATCCTCCTGTTGCTAAAATAAAATAATTGAAATTTACGGTACTTGCAGTTGTCGTAGAACCTACCGGACCTCTCAGAAAATATGAGCAATTATAAAAACAATTGTAATCTATGTTTATTGGACCCGTTGCAGTTACTGACATTTGAGTGGAATTATAAAAACTATTATATTTAAATGTTTTTCTTGCGGCTCCACTCAAAGTTAAAATCCCCATATTTCTAATTTCAGTTCCTTGAATGTCAACTAAATTACTAGAAAAACCCGCCAAACTGCCTTGACTTGCGTTTGAATTTCTAATTTTTACATTTCTAGTAAGGTTTATAACCTCCCCAATAACATCACCTGAACCTCCATGTGCATTTGTTAATCCCGAAGTTACGGTAAGTGTAGTTCCTACGGCATCTGTTGATAATGTTCTCAAATCTTGACCTGTTGCTACCGCACCTGTTCCCGCTAAAACAATTTGGTCACCACTTTTCCACCCTGTTGATATATTAGTGGTTATTGAAGTTGCGGAAACCGCGGCATCAGCACCTAAAAGAGCGTAAGGGTTAGTTGGGTTGTCTCCTCTTATTACAATAGATGATATATACGTTCCGAAAGAAACCGAAGCGGCGTTACTATTTTGAACAAATCCTTGGGATGATCCACTGAATTCTAAAACTGCGGTTGATGTTGACGGTATGGTAGTTGCTGATGTTCCAATATTTAAACTAGCACCGGCGGATAACCATACAAAACCATTTAATCTTAAGTAATAATTTGTGGATGCCGATGTACCGTAATTCAAATAAGCGTTTGTATTAAGACTAACACCTCCGTAACTTGCGTTTGCCGAACCAAATGTTGTTGCGGATGTTGTGTTATCCATAGTTACGGTAAACTCATTTACCGTTGACCCTGTAGTCCATTCTGAAACAACCCATAAATCATCGGCCGATGCCGGTGCTTGTGTTGTTGATGTTACTATAAATCTAAATGTATTGGTGGCAGTGGCAGTTGACGCCATTATTGATGTTGTTGAACCCGCAGTATGGGACACCCTAATCGCGTAATTAGTTCCTGATACTAAAGAGGGTGGTGTTGGAATTTTTACCAAATACCAAGTACTGGATAAGGACCCCAAATTAAAATTTAAAGCACTTTTATTAATAGTAACTGACGTTCCCGCAACTTGAGCACCTAACGTAACATTAAAAATATCAAATGTTAGTGTGCCTATAATACCCGTACCTACAAGTCTAAAACCAATATGTGTTGCGGTAACTGTTGATGCCGGTGAAAAAGTACCAAGAGAAGTTGGTGTTGTTGTAACTGAATAACTGGTAAAGGTATTAGTTCCCGATTGAAATGATTGTTCATTAATCACCCCCCACGTTGAGGAACTTGTAAAGTTTCCACTTGTTATTGACGCTAATTTTGCCATTACTCTAATTCTCCTTCCTGACTATCGTATATTTGGTCTTGTGTCGGAACATTATTATCCATAGATAGTTCTACTTGTACCATAATCTCACTTGCTCTATTTTCCCAATCTAATTCTGATGATGAACCATCCAATTCAACCCAATCCTTAAAATAGTAAACTCCGTCATTATAGATTTTAATTAATCTAATTTCGGTATTACTATTTATATAACCATTTGTATATTCGTATGTAAATCCTGTCATAATTAACTATATCCTTTGTTTAATGCTAACACATCCCACACATTATCAAATTCATTATAAATAACACCCAAATAATCTGTTGTGTTGGCGGCGGTTGATAGTGTTACGGTTACAGGACCACTTCTAAATCCACTTGATAGTGTTAAAAGTTTACTTCCTGTACCATCTTGTCTTAATCTATACACAATTCTCTGACCTGAAAAACCATTTGTTGGTGTTGCGAGTGTTGTATTACCTGTTAATGTTAATGTGAATAAACTTGATAGAGATGCGTCGGTTGATGCGGTATTTGATATTACTGTAAGTGCGACGGGTAATACTTTTACCGAATTTGAAGTAATTGTTGTGGCGGTAACTGCGGATACATTTAAAGTATCAGCCCAATTCGATTTACCATCACTTGTAACTGAGGTTAAAACTTTATTAAGACCTTCAGTTCCATCTATTAATTGTAAAGAATATTTATTGGTTGGTTCTCCCTCACCAAACAAATTACCTACATTAAAATAACCTCCGATACCGTTTGTAATTGTAAAAAATTCTTGGGACGGTGAAACTTCACAATAAACACCGTAAGCATTTGTTCCTTGTCCGGCAATACCGTAAAACGCAATTGACTCCGATGTATTTTCAGAAAATACGGTTAATGCTTTTTGATTAGCCGTAGTTGGACTATCAACAACAACATTACCCGTTATAGTTCCCCCTGTTAATGGTAAGGTTGCTGGTAAATTTTGATATGTCGTTGCCGATATTGTGTTAGCCGTTAATCCATTAGTAAATCTAGTTGCGCCACTTACGGTACCACCTGTAAATGAAGTATTGGTCGGAACAACCCAAGTTAAATTTCCATCTCCACTAACATCTGTTAAAACTGAACCTGCAACATAGGCCGATTGAGGTAAATTGTAATCATATTGCGTTTCAGTTCTAACAACACTCCAACCAGGATTAGTTGAGTTATAGAAAAATCCACAATACGTTCCACCACTATCTTGATATGTAAAACTACCTGACGACTCTAAAATTTCTAAACTTGATATAGTACCACCTGACGTGTTTTCTACTTTACTAAGAAATGATTGACTTTCTAATCTAGTTACACCTACTAACGATATATCGTCATTATATATCCTACTTCTTACTCTATCATAATTATAACTACTTTGTTGATATTCATTTACGTTTAAAGAATTAATAGTTCCTATAATAGTTTGATAATTACCACTTTCATCTAATCTTGTAAAGTTAGTATCACCCGTTAAATTACCATCAACATTATAATACGCTATTTGTTGTGGGGTGCCGGTTATACTTGAAAAAATAGTTTCTACATCACCATTTATAGTTGTTATTTCCCCTTGAATGGTTTGAATAATACTACATCCACTTAAAGTATCACAAGTTAAACCTTGTTGTGTTGGTATGCTTGATACTCCGTATGAATAATGTTGTGAGCCCTCACTAAATAATGTTATTACGTGTGACTGATTACTCGTATTAGTTGCTCTAACAGTCGCAACTATACTATCTGTAACAACTAATGGACATCCACTAAAATAACTATCACTTAACTGCATTGAGGGGTTAGGTGAGTTAGTTGTTACAGGTGCTGGGTCAGTCGTAAATAGTAATGTTTGAGTTCCCCCACTTGTCCTCTTATATACCTCAACGAATATATTAAAAGATGCGTTAGAATTACTTTTATATGAGTGTAAATAAAATGCCCAAACACCATCAGGTATAAGTGTAACTCCTAATTCGTCTGTTTGGAATGAGGCTATTGTTCCTGTTACTCCATCAGCAATTGTTACACCTGTTGATTGTTCCGCGGCGGTACTAGCAGTTATGCTTAGATATCTATTACTACCTTTTGCTTGTGAAATATTTAAATAGAATGTTTGACCCCCACCACCACCGATAGCAAATCCTGATACGGTAAATGTCCCTCCGGTGTTATTTGTGAATATTGCGTTACCACTAGCGTAAGTTCCTCCTGTAACAAATACATCAGTTGGTAAATTATAATAGGTTGTTGCCGATATCGTATTAGCAGTTAATCCTGATTGGAATATAGTTGGACCTGTTACTGTCCCCCCACTTAAAGGAAGATATTCACCTGAAACCGAACTACCTGTATATGCCGATAAACTTATTGTAAATGACGAATAACTATCAGTTCTATTTTGTGATAAAGTTATTGTATTAGCACTTAATGTGAATCCTGTTACAAAAGTGTCAGTAGTTGATGTTCCGCCTGTTGTAAATCCACTAATAGGTATTGTTGTACCTGAATTATTTATTAGATATAATGTACCCCCACTAAATGTACCGCCCGTTACCGAATTTAATATTAATGGTTGTGTAGTTGCGGTATAAGCGGTAAATCCACTTGTATCTAATTTATTGTTTATAGTTGTTTCAGTGGTTGCGGTATAAGCGGTAAATCCACTAATGTCTAATTTATTATTTATAGTGGATTGTGTGGATGCGGTATAGGAACTAAATATATTATTAGTTACATAACCCGATAAACTTATATTAAATGCAGAATATTGGTCAATCCTATTTTGAGATAATGTTATTATTTCATTGTTTAGACTAAATCCTGTTACAAAAGTGTCAGTTGTTGATGTTCCACCTGTTGTAAACCCACTAATCGGTATTGTTGTACCTGAATTATTAACTAAATAAAGTGTTCCACCTGAATATGTTCCACCTGTTACCGAATTTAATATTAATGGTTGTGTAGTTGCGGTATAAGCGGTAAATGTAGGTATCTGAACTCTATTTTCTATCTCAATCTCAAGAGTTTCTACTTCACTATTGAAAAGATTAATATCAACTTTTGAATTTAAAATCTGTTCCGTACTAGCGGTATAGGAAGTAAAGGTATCAAAAGACGTTATCCCACTTACTTCAAAAGTATTGGTGTCATTATAACTAAAAACTATAGAATTTCCTGAAACAACACCACCTGTGACATATATATCTTCTAAACCTGATATAGGTACGTTAACACCATTTGATAATCCAAGTGTTAAAGTTCCTGCGGAATAATCAAATGTTCCTCCCGTTACCACAACACCTGATGTTGCTCCCGATACAGGACCCCAAACCGCATTTCCTGCGGAGTCGCATGTCAATACATATCCAGGGAATTCAGATCCGTCGGAATAGGTAAAATTAGCATTAACAGTTAGTCCCGAAATGAATTTAGGATTATTGGGGGCATCGCCACCAATTCTATAAATTATTCCTGAAATTAAGTCAGATTGTAATACGTAATTATATGAGTCCTTTATTAACTGACCTTTGATATCTGGCATACACTAAAAATTATAACTATTTTGTTCCCTTTATAAATACTTATAATTATAGATATGGCAACAATATGTTATGCGTGGGATGACGCAGATTTTAGTTGGGACAATGCGAATATAACTTGGGTTGAAGGATGTTTAATTGCTGAAATTCAAGGTGCTATCGGAAGCCCAAGAAAAATACGTAAGAAAATGTCCGAGGATGAGAAAAAAATCCTTATCGGACTAATGGTTAAATTAGAAAAAGAATCTGGTGAAGAATTGACCATCAGAAGTAACAAAGTAAAAAATCAAAAGACCAAAGTGAAAATTAAAGATATGGAACTATTTATTAAAGAATTAAGAGAAATAAAAGTTAAGATTATATTTTAATATGAGTTACAAATTATATACCGACAAGTTAAATAAGTTCCAATGTTCAATACAAGTTGAAGGAACTTCATTAGAAAAATCACAAGCGAGAGTGATTTTGGAAACGAATGACCAAATGTCTTATCTTTTTAAGGGTAAAATATTTGATAATGGTGTTTGTGAATTTGAATTACCTAAATTGAAAGGTATTTTAAGTGAAGGAACAATTGGATTATTGAAATTGGAAATAATTGCTGATGATGTTCATTTTGAACCTTGGAATTCTGAATTCTCAGTTCAAGCGGATAAGAAAGTTAATGTGGTTGTTCAAGAACAACAGGTTTCTGAGAAACCAAGAATTGTTATGAATGAAATTACTTTAACGAGAGTTGAAGAACCTAAAAAGGTTGTTGAGACAAAAAGGACTACTGAACCTGTTAGAGTTGTAAGTGAGTCAAGACCCCAACCTGTTAGAAAACAACCTCAACCTATTATAGAGAAGGAAGTTCCGAAACCTTTCTTAACGAAAGAGGAAATAATGAGAAAATTTGTTAGAAAATAAAAAAACCCCCTTAATTGGGGGTTTTTTGTTAGTTAACTATTAATACTTGGTTAATCTTTATAGTGTCTGATGTTAAATTGTTTAATCTCTTTATCTCACTAACCGATGTCTTATTATCAACTGCGATTTTTGATAAGGTATCACCACTCTTAACTTTATAAGTTTTGGTCGTTCCTATGATTTGTGGTATTCCATTATCATTAGCATAATCATACAATACTTTCGCAATCTTTTTAGCAATAGTTGATTTGTTCTTCTGATATGATTCCATATCAGATTTACTTGATATAAAACACATTTCAAGTAATACATTTTCACCCGTTAATCTCATCCATCCCAATCTTCCGTGATGTGATTCGGCTTCAGTTTTAACACCGGCAAGTCCTGCGTGAGATCCTCTTAAAGGGATTGATAATGTGTTTGATATCTCATCCGCTAAATCCTTTGCCAAATTCCGTTCAACAGAACTATTTTCGGATGGTATTAATACCTCAACACCTGTTGCTGATGGTGGACCTGCATTCCAATGTATGTCTAAGACAATACTATCTTTAGCCGTAAGGTTTTTAAAGAATGTTATACTATCTTTAAGGACATTTGAATCAGCATCCCCAACCGGGGTAATACCTAAACTTTTTAATTCAGAAACCAATAAGTTTCTTAACTCAACGGCTAATTGACCTTCAATATAACCATTACCTTGAGCTCCTTGGTCTTTTCCGGATTTGTTGGAGTGACCCGCAGAAATAAATATTTTTCTCATAATTTATATTTTATAAATAAATATTAATAACTTTGTTTTATATAGTATTTATATGGGTATGAATATTTACGAATCAATAGATGATTTCAATAGAGTTATGGGGAAGCCTAGAAAATCAAGATTAGATACCTGTGTTATGTCCATAATTAAATCTTGTGATGTTGCGGATTTTAACCCCTACCATATAAGAAAACAAACACAACACTATTGTGATATTTTTGTATTCAATGAAATGAATGCTGATATAATCTTTGATGGTGTTAAGGATTGCCTTTGGACTTGTTATAACGAATCAAAAGAACCCACATTAGAAATGTTCCATAGTTTTTTTGATGTCTTATATGATTTTAGGTGTGGAGTTCGTACTTGGGGTATGACACACAAAATTAACACAATTGATGATATTAATTTTGAGGATTTAGTGAATACTTTTGGTGAGCCGGATACGGTTCAGAGAATTAATTCGGAAGTTGAATGGAATATTGAATTTACCCACGATGGTATATCCAAATTCTGTCGTATATATAACACCAAAGATAAATCAAATATAAATGATGTTACCAGTTGGATTATTGCCGGATCGCTTGAGAGTTATGGTGTTGGTGATATATATAAACACTTAATTAAAAATGGTTATTTATCATCCAACATTTTTGGTAACTCCTAATTGATATTTATGATTTTTTATGGTATAATTTGATGGAAATGGAACTGATAACCACAAAAATTTGTATGTCCAATGAGATCGGCATCCACGGAAATATGTTCGGTGGTGATATGATGTCATTAATTGATGAAGCCGGCGCAGTTTATGCTTGTCAAATATGTGACACCCCAAGAATGGTCACAATCAAAATAGATGAATTGTTATTCAAGAAACCTGTTAAGATTGGTAACTTATTAAAAGCGTATGCTAGCGTTAAAGAATTCGGTAGAACATCAGTAACTTTATATATTGAGGTTAGAAAACACAATGTTTATACAGGTGAACAAGATGTTGTAACCCATACCCACATTAAATTCGTCAGAATTGATGATGAGGGTAATCCAATACCAATATCCAACAGAATTAAAACCCGATATCAAGAAAGGGTTGAAAAATATGGTAAAGGATTATTGAGTTTTGAGGAAAAAGAAAATTTGAAAACTAACTAATATGATAAATAAATTTGATTTTAAGGATATTGTCCTTGTGCCCGAAACATTAACTGATATTGATAGTAGAAGAGATGTTGATACCTTTAATGACGAACATTTCTTACCGATTATGGTATCACCAATGGATACCGTGGTTAGTTTAGAAAATAGTAAGGTTTTTTCTAATTGTGGTATGGTAACATGCTTTCCAAGAGGTATTGAACCTGATGAACATAATAATAATCATTTCATATCAATGTCTTTGGATGATTTTGAGAACTTTATTGATGATTATACCACAGATTACTATATGGGTAATATGCCTGATTTAAATATCTTAATAGATATTGCCAATGGTCATATGAAAAAACTATACCATCTTGTTGATAAATTTATGTCAATAAAAAAGCATTGGTTAGGTCATAAATTAATGGTAGGTAATATTGCCAACCCTGAAACTTATAGACAATACGCCGAACTTGGTGTTGATTTTATTCGTGTCGGAATTGGTGGTGGATCGGGTTGTTTAACCTCAGCAAATACCGGAGTTCATTACCCTATGGCATCGTTAATTAACGAATGTTATGAAATTAAAAAAAGAGGTAAGTATAAAAGTAAAATCGTCGCCGATGGTGGTTTTAGAAACTATGATGATATCATTAAGGCGTTAGCCTTGGGTGCTGACTATGTTATGTTGGGTGGAATATTAAATAAGTCGTTGGATTCTTGCGGAGATAATCTATTATTTAAGAAGATTAAAATTTCGCAAAAAAATGCTGAATATATTTGGAAAAATGTTCCATTTCTAAAAAAACATCTCTATAAATCATTCAGAGGTATGAGTACAAAAGATGTTCAGAAAAAATGGGGTCGTAAGGTATTGAAAACCTCAGAAGGAATTACTAAATTTAATAAAGTAGAATATTCCGTGAGTCAGTGGGTGATTAATTTCAATGATTACCTTAGTTCGGCAATGTCCTACACCAATTCAATAAATTTAGAAAACTTTAAAGAATCAAAATTTGTATTCATTACTGAAAACGCTCTTAACAGATTTAACAAATAACGATATGTCAAAAATAGACGAACTAAAAAAACAAAATAAATTCCTAAACCTAAGTGTTTATGATGTCTTCACTTTTATACTACCCAACGAAAAAAGTAAATATATTGAGTTACTCACGAACATTTTAAAGAATGAGAATAACGACACGGAAAGATATTCTGATTACTATTATGAGGATATTAGAACAGGTTTAGTTGGTTACGGTCTTGACGCCAAAAAAGTATATAGTTTAACTAAGATAGAATTAAGTGTGGTTTCATCTTTTATGGATAGATTGTTATCTTCTAGCGATATCCAAACACTTAAAACTTTTATTGAGTATAATGAAAGAAATTTAATTGTTAATAAAGATATCACAACCTATAAAACTTTTTCTGAGTTAATGAGAGAGGTTTCAGTATCGGAACTTAAGGTTATGGATAAAAATTTGGAAAAACAAGTTAAGGTGGTATATGATAACGATGAGAGCGGATGGTTGATAATTAGACCTTTAACTTTTAGTTCATCAAGAAAATACGGAGCGGGGACAAAGTGGTGTACGACAATGGAAAATGACCCACAATATTTCTTTAAGTATGCTAAGGGGTCTATTCTAATTTACGCAATTAATAAAAACACGGGTTATAAGGTAGCAATACATTATTATATCTATGAGAAAGAAATAACTTTTTGGAATGAAAAGGATAGTCGTATTGATTCTTTGATGACTGAATTAACCAGTGAAATTTTGGATGTTATTAGAGAGGAGATAAAAGACACCAAGGATAATTTAGAATATTTGGATCCCGAAACAAGAAAGGCGGAAGAAGATAAATACTCAGATGTAATTAGAGCTAATCGTTATGAAAATGAACTTATTCCTGTGTATGACGAAAGAGAGTATGAGAATAATAGAATTGTAGGTCAGGGTCAAGGACTTACTTTGATTAATGATAATCCAAATGTGACTATTACTACAACAGGTGATATCACAACAACTATTACGGCCGAGATTAGTGATTGGGTTCGGACATTAAGTGAAGACCCAAGACAAGACGGTGGATATTAATTAAAAAGGGACATTAAGTCCCTTTTTTGTTTACCAAGCCCTGCAGCTCCAGTATTTGGCAGAAGTCTTTGGTCCGGGATTTTGACAATTATGTCTAGCCCTGAATGATTTACGATGTGACGGACTTGATTTTTTTATTCTCATATTCGGATCCCCAAAATTAACTTTAACCACATTACCCTTTGCGTTTTTAACATAAACTGAACGCTTTTTAGGTCCGCCAGGGGTGTAGAAAGGTTTATTTAAGGTTACCGTCTTATTATGGTATTTGGCTTCATTAATCATAATTAACTCCACAGAACCATACTCATCCTCTTCAATTACAACACCGGTTAAGTTCGGTAAGTAATCACTTTCAAATTCTTCCTTAAGAATTCTTCGTATTAGATTATCTAAATTCATATTTTTAATTTTTATAATAAATATCAGTCAGTATATAATTCCACATTTATGTTATTAATAATATTCACATTAACATTATCAACCAATGTTAGATTTTGTGGGCAATTGTAATTAACCATAAATGAATATTGACCCGAATTAAAACAATCGGTTAATGTGTTAGTATTTGAGACAACTAATCCATTTGGGTCTACCCATTTAGGAAATGACGATACCGATCCGTTAGGACTAAATCTCCACGCCTCAGGTATAAATATGGTGTAATTTCCTGTATTTCTCCCTGGTGGGGCGTATCCTATTGTACCAAGTCCATTTTGAATTCCCAAACATGCCCTACCCCCATTCCAAGACCCACAGGTTTGCTTTTTTTCTACATGAATTTCAATAACATTGGTCAGTTCACACAATACTAATTGGAATTTAGATCGGTTTAAATTACAATTATAATGTGGTATATTATTAAATGATATTATGAATTTTCTACAAGGATAATTCCCATAAACTCCATATCTAACTTCACCGCAATTTGGTTGACAAGGTTCGGTTGGGTCTGACGCAACTGATGGGTCAATATCGTGATACAGACCAATCATTGATCTTGGAAAACCTGGTGCGGGGGTCGCCCAATTCGTTGGGATGGTGTTAGTGAACGGCCAAGGGCAATATAGATTTGCGTATGATAGATTAAACGAGATGATACCATTTGTTCCCAAAACAAATTGGTTATATGTATTACCAAAAAAACAAAAAGGGAACGGTAGGTTTATCACGCCAGACCATCTATCGTCAATTGGTATTGTATATAAAGTCCCAACAGTATAAGGATTAGGGTTATATGGGATTGATGAAATTAAATAAGATGTTGTTTCTAATGTTTGAGTGTAATTACCAACCAAAGTCGTACAAGGGTTACTACAATTTAAAACAAAATCAGAACCGGCGTCTATTGGTATACATTGACCAAGTAATGTTCCTGAAAATAACAAAAATAAAAACAATAGTCGTATTAACATATTTTTATAAATATACTTTGTTTTGTGTTTAAAAAAACACTACATTTGTGATATGGAAAAAAATCTGATATTACTTCGTGGACTACCTGGGTCAGGTAAATCAACATTGGCTAAATTATTGGTTGATAAGGATTATTGTCATAAGGAAGCTGATATGTTTTTTGTTGATAGAGAGGGTAACTATAATTTTGACCCCTCAAAAATAAAAGACGCTCACTCTTGGTGTAAGGCAGAAGTTGCGCATCTTATGAAATACGAACATTCACCTGTTGTGGTATCCAACACATTTACACAAGAATGGGAGATGGACGATTATTATAAGATGGCAGAAGAACTAGGTTATCGCGTGACTTCCATTATTACAGAAAATCGTCACGGAGGTAAAAACGAACACGGAGTTCCTGATGATAAATTAGAAATGATGAAAAATAGATTTACAGTAAAATTATGAACGAGATTCTAAAAAAAATATTTGGGATAATATTAGGATTATCAAAAATAGTTGCGGGTGGGTACGTTTTATATTATTTATTTATGAATTTAAGTAACCCAACCGAATTTGAATTATCAAAAATTCAATGGTTCCTTTATTTCTTTATTTGGGATATCTGGGTTCATATTCACTCGGATAAACTTGTCGTGGAAGAAAACGATGATAATAAATAATTTTTATTGCTTTTGAAGTATTTATTCTAAAAGGATAAATTATGAAAGTTATAAAATTAACTGAAAGCGATATTAAAAAAATAGTTAAGAGAGTAATCTCCGAAGAAGAACAAGTTGAGGAGAAAAAACAAAGATGTTTAACAACAAATACTGCGTCTTTGGATGAGATTGTTGGTGACTCTGATAGTTTCAAGACATACGCACCATCAATTACCAAGAGATCTGGTGGTATAAATGGTATTGTTGATACACTAGACCTTCTTAAAACTATTAGATTGAATAATGACATCAAAGATAAGGGTGAACATTTATCTTACGACCTACTTCACCATTTGAACAAATTCAAAACAAGAAATTATTTTGATGAAACTTCAGGTGAGTGTAATCAAGCGATGGAGAAGATTATTGAGTTGTATAAAGAGAATGAACACGGGGATGAACTAGTAAAAGACATTGAGAAAGTATTATCATTACAAACTAAGAATGATGATTACACTCCATCACCAAGAACGAAGGAATATTTGAAGCGTTGTTTAATGCTAATCAAAGGAAAATAACTCCCCGATTACTTGTGGGGACTTTAGGACCGTTGTAGTGACGGAAAGTTAAAAGGGGCCATTCGCTACGGCCCCTTTTTGTTTTTGGTATATTTATTTACTATAAACTTATATCATATGGCATCAAAAACATCATCATCTTCCACTAAAGTTTCTTTCGGAAGAAAAAGAACAGGTAAATTCAAAAAGAAATTTGGACCTAAAGCGGAAAAACCTAAAAAATATAAAGGGCAGGGAAGATAATTTTTCGTATCTTTGCTATTATGGCAAAAAGCAAGACGATATCAGTTCCACTTTCCAATCAACCTAAACTAGTTGAGATGGGTAATTTAGTTAAAGACAAAAAAGCAAAACGACTCTATTTTTGTATGGATGAGTTTTATTTTGAGATTTTTGAAGAGAAATTATTCACGAAGAAGACATAGTATGTATTTATTAGTATGAAGTTATTAGGGTTACTAAATGAAACAATAAATAAGAAGCGTTTAATGTCGTTGCTTAAAACAATGGACATTACCGGTGAGGATGCTAAATCTGAATTGGGGGATATTGTTAGTTATGTTAAAGAGTTACCCGAAGAACTAAAACTATATCGCATATTATCCGTTGACTCAAAAGACGATATCAATAAAGAGGAATTAGGATCCCACTACTCTACCGACAGGAAAAACCTATTATCGTCCCACGATTATGTTACAGGAAGTGGAGAGGAATATTATTTGGTTACGGTAAAGGCAAAAAAATCAATGGTGGATGTTATGGAAACCCTTGAAAATAATATCTTATATCCAAATGAAAAAGAGATAACTCTTAAAAATAAAGGTAAGGGTGTTGAGATAATCTCCACAAAAAAAATTAATAAGGGATGAAGATATCTGAGGAATTCATACAAAAAATAAATGATAGGTTAGATAAGAAAGTTCTTACTTATGCCGGACCTGTTGTCAATTTTGATGAGATTGAGATTGAAATAAAATTTAAACTAAGAATTGTTGGAACTAAAGAAATGATATTAGTTGGTACTTGGACTGATTATATTGTATTTGATATTGATGTTTTGTCGTATAGCGGCATGTTAGCACCAATATTTAACAAATTATATGACAAAACTTACTTATTTGAGCGTGGAATAACCAATAAAGTTGATGAATTTTTTGAAATGTTAAATTTAGGGCATAGAGCAAAACTAAATCAAATTAATATATAGATAATGAAAAATGATGTGTCTAATCCGGAGTTCATAAAAAAAAGAACTCAGAATATAAAATATATGTTGTTAAACGAACTCGGATATGAGGGGGATGAATTAAAAATTGATATCACTCCTTTTATCCTTAAAGGTTCTGTTGAGGAGATTAATTTTGATTTTTATTTATCTGTTTATTCTGAGGGGGACTTGGATGATATATGTAGTACATCACGTCAACTTACCTATAAAGTGGAAAGTTTTTTTGATAAGTTAGGTCTCAATAATGAATATAATTTTGTTGGTAATCCTGGTCCTAGAGATTATACTTTAATGGGTCCAATGGTACCTTATCTAAATTTTAGTGCCGCTAACGATGAACTGAAAATTAATGTTTCATATATTTATGAAACCATAAATAATATTAATCACTAAACCTCCGAATAACCTTACTGATTAACTCCTTCAAGGTAATACCTGAAATGGTTAACATACCGAATCCGGCAATTCTCCTTACAATACTTTCAATATCTTCAGGTGATACATCTCCCGATTGTGAAATGGTATATAACATCGGTAATAGTGGTATTATGAAAGTATAACTCATAATGTTTGTCATCTTATGAGCCGATATATTCAATGACGATAAGAAATCCAAGAACGTCTTTTTAATTTCCTTACCTTTTCTTAGAGTATCCAAAAAATCATCAGATAACCCATTTTCTTTAATCTTTCTTAGAATTTTTTCAATTGCTTCTTTGTTGTCATAATATAAAACAGATATGACACCAACTAAAATCAAACTTTTATCCATATCAGTAATGGAAGGGGACCTACCCTCAATGTAATCACTTAAAGGCCCCATTAGACCCCCAATTGACGCTCCCCAAGTTAACATAAATTGTAAATTCATCCCCAGTTGTTCTGAAGATTGATTTATTACGTTCTTGGTTAGGTCAAATAATTTTTTGGTGTCTTTACCTAAATTATCACCAACACTTTCAATAATAAGCTTTTTTCTTTGACTTTCGCTAATTAAAATGTTAAAATTCATAATATATAAATACTACGCTTATATTTATTGTTAAAAAAAATATTATGAAAATGAACCCTGAGTTAGAAGTTGGTGATAGAATCGTGTTATTGGCAATGTCCGGTGAAGATTTAATTGCCGGTATAAAAGGAACGGTTACAAGAAAAAGTTTTGTGATTGACCAAATACAATATAGTATGGATTGGGATAACGGATCCAAATTAGCCCTGTTAGCCAACGAAGATAAGTATATGTTATTAAAAGACCTTGAAGATAGAAAGGCTAAAAAAAGAGGTAATATCACTGAGATGGATGCTAAGGTAATACACGACAATAGGGAGATATTTGAGAATTTTAATATGAACCTATTATGGAAGTATTATAAGGCATTACAAAAATCGGGGATTACAAATATGTTACAGTCCTCACAATATTTTTATCTGGGTAAAGAAAGAATCGCACACGAATTCCATTACAAAGAAACCAATGAACATTTTGACGATGTTTTGGAAATGGCTGATGAGGTTAAAAACAATTTGATAAGTGGGGTAATGAAAATAATGGATAAGAAAAATGGTGATTACGACATCAGTAGAATATCAAGTATGGTTAACCGATACTCATCAAAAATAGTTAGTTTAATTGTTAAAATTTATCTGTAACCAAAAAAATAGGATTACTTTCAGAGGCATATAACCCAACTATATTAAAATAGTAAAACTCAACGGATTCTTCTTCCGTCATACCATCCCTCTTTTGTAGTATATCAAGTATTTTTTCTCTTGAATATAATACTCTACCATTACCTCCGAATTCCTCGGTGATACCTATTATTGCTTCATCCAATCCGTCCAATACGATGGCATCTTCTGGGAAGTCTTCAAAATTAAATTTCATATTTTAATCATATAACTATTATTTTAACTAATCAATATATTTATAAGTAAAATATAACGATATGGCAGCATACTTTTTTAACATTACAGAGGAAGAAAGAAACAACATCCTTGACAAACATAAACACCTTTATGATGGTTATGTTACCAATTACGGAACTAATAAGGAACAACCTTTGTATGTTCAGGATTTAGCCAACGATAAAAATGGTATTACCGTTAATAATAGGGGTGAGGTCAAGAAATACACAAATATGGGCATCAACGAAAGTATGGATCTACCATTAGATATGATTGGTGATGGTGAGGATGATTTAGAATACGGAACAATGGGTGACGAAGATGGTGAAGATTTATGCACTCATTGTAATGGTCTTGGATATGATGAATTTACCGACGAACAGTGTGAATGGTGTGGCGGTTCTTATGATTTATATGAAGATGATGAGTCATTTGAAGATGAAGGTGACGAAGATCCAAAATTTGAGATTGATGTTAAATTCCTTGATGATGTTGAGGATGAAGATTCCGTTGGGGACATTAAAGATAACGTAAATGAGTCATTAGATTGGTTCAGAAGGGTTAATAAATACAATTAATATGGAGATTAGGGAAATTGTGTCGTACTACGTTAATAATGCGGCGGAAACATTAGAAGTTAGTTTTAGGACATTAGACGATGAGGATAATCAACTTAGAAATGACGAGATTCCCATTGTTGAGATTTCCGCATTTGGTTATGATATAATAAAATCCGATTCAGAGTTCTTGGATGAATTTAGTGATGACAATGATGATGACTTCTTTGAGAGTTTCCTATCTGACGATATTGATTATATTGATCATCAAGAATTGTTATCATTTTTAAATGAGTATTATACAATATACCAAGATAAATTACCAAAAAGCGAATTATTCTAATGAAAAAATTTATAGTAACAGAACAGGAAAGACATCAAATATTAAACCTATATAAAGAAAAAAGGTTAATTATTGAGCAAAATACAAAGATTGCTTATAACACAACTCATAAATCAGATGATCGATCGGTCGGTTTTAATTTTTTCACAACAAATGAGAGGGCGAAAAATAATACAAACTACGTTGGAGGTGAGTTTTATAAAGAAACACTAGCGAATAAAAAATTAGTGGATGGTAAAATACCAAAAGAAGACACTTCATCTAGGGAGACTTGGGAAATAATTTGTCAAAAGGAACAGATATTCGCCGCTAACACTATTGAGTATACTAGAAAGAATACATGGATAGAGGTTATAACTTTTAGAGATAAAATAGATTCTGATGAGGATAAAGATAAACCTCTTGAAGAATTAAATCCTGGGATGGAAATTACCTTTAAAAAAGAGAATCTAACTAATTTCTATTTTGTAAATAATTTGTCTGAGTTAACCGAACCAGGTAAAAGAGATATAACAATTAATATGATACAACCTTTTGTAGAAGGAAAAGGTAATAGAGATGCTTGTATTGACTTATTACAGGTTGATAGTTCCGCAAGTAGATATAGAAATACGGAATCCGCGAAAGATAAATCATTTTTACAATTATCCACCGAAAGGAACAATGCCGTTAAAACATATATATTAGAACAACTTAACGCCAATGGGTTTAATAAATGGTGTAAAGGATCCGAGAACATAATTCAGAACCCTAAAGGTGATCATGATGATGGAACATCAGGACCTAATCCACCCATTGGGACGGCTTTCATCCTTAAAGGTCAAGAAAAGATGGAACCACCATCAAGTGATGAAAAACAAAGAAATCAATGCGGTGAACCACACCCAAGACCTGAAGATTACGATAAATACAAATACTCAATACCAAGAGTGAGGGTTGGATTTAATGAAATTACTCAACCATCGGAAGAAAAAGTTCCGGCAGTTCCAAATACTAATGTTACTACAAGATATATTGCCGAATTTAAAGGTAATGTTGGAGAATATGTTCCTAATGGAAAAAATAAAAGAGGTGGTGGGTCAAGCACAACTGTACATAAACCAATTAGGGGTGAAGCTAAAAACATTATGATGTCATGTCCTGTATTCCGTGTCAATAAAGAGGGGGGTCTACGATAGTAAAATAATGTTATCTCCAAAAGAATAGTTCATTACTTGAGAAAACACCAATTAAAATAAAACCACCATTCTCAAGTCTACATGATTTAAATGTGTAATTTATAAATTTTCTACTATCCAATATTTTTTTATGTGCGGGAGATCCAAGTAAGGCGTTAAATAACACTTGAGCGACACTTTTTTCGTCAATATAATTACCGTTACTTTTCCAAGACCCTGAGATAACTTCAGCAAAATATTCACCCATAAGATTTATGAAATAATTATTAACTCTCGTATTAAAAGTTTTAAATTTAGGGTCAGGATTTTTGTGAGTTATATCATTTACATCAGTTAATGTTTCTAAATACCTTAACTGGCAAAAAGCAAGAGTATCAAGTTCCAATCTCGTTTTAATTACGTGATTTCTCTTTTTAGAATATTGTTCGTACAATTTATTAACCTCCAACTCAATAAGTTTAACATCTTGTGAGAAAGAAATACCAACAAAAAAAATAAAAATGAATGATAATAGAGTTTTCATAGTGTTTAGTTTTTATATTTACAAATATACAAATTAGTTTTTAAATGGCAAAACTTTTTTAAAAAATCAAGGACCTATTCTTGTAAATTTTAAAGTAATCGACACATTAGGTCCGTGATTACCATAAATCCATTGACCCGAAGATCGTAATGTCAAACTCTCTGTCGCCTTATTAACAATTTTAAATACTCGTCTTGATCCCTCACAATTGAATGATATGTTACCCATATCCCAATCAGAGTTATAGTTAATCACATCATAATAATATTGTCTTTGCCAAGTATATCCACCTGTACCATTTTCAATGGGTGACATAGACAACACATTGTAATCAAAATGCCACTTGGTAATACCCAAACGAATTGTGTCCATTGGGTATGTATCGTTGGGGTTAATGTATGTTGTACCAGGATAATACACAGAATCACCTAACTCAACAGTATTATCTATCTTTGAAACTGTTATCATATCAATAACATATTCTCCTTGGAGATTAAGAGATGGGGGTTGACCATATTCTAAACAAGAACATAATAATAGACAACAAAATAGGGGTAATATTATATTTTTCATAGTTTTATTCGTTAATTATTACTTTATCCTCAATAAATTCAACATTAGACGAGTAACCCTGCATTACCAACACAGGTTGTGTCTTATTCCATTTGGTCTCACACGGAGCATTACAGATAACTTCTTTAACAGGAACACACTTACCCCTATAATGTATTGACATTGACTTTGTTTGGTGTCTATAATGAAAAAAGAATCTATATTTTTTCATTTCATTCTCTTGAATATAAATTCTGGTGGCATATTCTTACGACATTCTCCCCCGATTGGGAAATACCCCTGTGAGGAATAACCCAATTTAGATATCAAAGATAAGTTCTCACTATCAATGGCAACCCAATCAGTTGTCATATGAACATAATACTTAATATCTTGTTGTCTCATTGGTTTATTACAACTAATACAACGCTCATTATATCCTTTTTTACGGATATTTTCATTATCATCGTATCTTGGACTTTGATATAGTGGATGAGTTTTCATAATTACAAATATATAATAACTATTTCAATTATCCTAATATTTATTCATATGACATTTGACATTGACGAATTAATCTCTCTAATGAGAAGTAACACCAATGATGGGGTAGATTCAGAATTGGGTGAACAGGAAGCCGCAGGTGGTGACGCAGGTGGTGGAGGAGGTAAAGGATATCCTGCCGTTACAAAGTGGGAGACAGGATTAACAAGGGGTGTAGCAAATACGATTGATCCTAAATCAAAATGGTCAACTCTTTACACAATAAAGAGGGGGAAGGGGAATACGTTACTTTGATTTAGAGAACGATATAGTCCAACCAAAAATATTGACCGATTTAGTTTTCGATTTACTTTTTACGTCCATTAAATATTTTTTTCTCTGTTCCCCTAAAAAAACCAAATAATTTTCTTTGAGATTGATATTCATATTAAAATAAACATCAGCATTTCTTTTGAGGTACGAATCAAAAGTCTCAAACTCTGATGACACAAATGATGTGTTATCGGTCATGTAGAAAATCTCAACATCTGATACTTTTTCAGACTCGCAAATTTGCTTAATCGATTTATCGCTATTTATGATAACTAAATTGTCCAACATATCTTTCATTTTTTTTACAAAGGTAATGTTTTTTACTTTATTAAACTATTTATTTAAATAATATTTTTTTTAAAAATATGGAAGATCAAGAAAATTTTAATAGAATAAAATTCCTAATTGGGTATAACTCAAATAAAACACTTTTGGAGAACTATATAAGTGAGGATAGTGAATTAGGTTGTAAGTGTCCTGATGGTAAATATTCTGAAAAATGTTGTGGATCAAAATCAGATTGGGTTGGTCCAAATAGTCAATATGTTATTCAGACACAAGAAAGAGGAAAAAAAGGTAATTATTCAGATCCAACAACGGCACAAGGTTGGGATCATGAAACTTCTTCGTACATAGAATTAGGTTTACTTGTTGGTGGGGGTTTGATAAGTCTAATTCCATTAGGGTTTACACAAGTTATTGGTGGTGTTATGATTTCGGCATCATTGGCCGTAGGGGTTGCGGATGCTATTGTTTACTTCGGGGAGAAGGACCCTTACATGGGAACTATGATGTTGGCTTTACAATTAATACCTGGAGGTGAATTAGTAACAATTCTAAAAAAATCACCTAAGTTTTTGAAGTACGGTGATGATGTTATTAAATTACTTGAGAAGGCCTCCCCAGAAACTTTAACTAAATGGATAAAATCATACAAGTCAGGGAAACAAGGTTTAACTGAGGCACAAGAAAGATTACTTTTAGCATTTAGGGATGGTGTTGAGGAAATGGCACCTACTTTATTAAAAAAATTCACTAAAAATGCTCTTATTGTATTTAGAGCTAAACTTATGGGATTGAGTTTGAGCTCCATTTTAGGATTTTTAATGAAATTATTTAAATGGACAGGTTCTACTGTCATAAAAGTTTTGGGTGTCACAATTACAGTTGACAAATTTTGGACATTATACACAACGCCAGAATCCTACAGAAAAAAAATGAGAGATAAGGCATCCTTTTCCAAAATAATGGATTCGTTATATGCGGGAACATTGGACGACCAACTTAAAGAGGGTTTATGGGCAATATATCAAAAATTATTTGATAAAGATGGTAATGTTAATGAGGAAGGACAAAAAGAAATCAAAGAGTATCTTCTAAAAGAAAACATGACTGATGAAGAATTATTCGCACATGCGGAAGAGAAAGGTTTTGATTTAGAAATAAAAAGTGATTATTCTGAGTATTTGAAAAGATTGGAGAGTAAATTTGGAGTTTCTGGCACTGATTTAAAAAAATCAGAACCTATGACATTACAAGGGATAATTGACGGAAAATATACTTTACAAAAAAATCAAAAAAATAATCTTGTTAAAGAAATACAAAAAATGTTAGTGGCGTTAGATTATAATTTAGGGACTTCAGGAAAAAACAGCGATGGCGTAGACGGAGATTTCGGTCAATCCACGTTTGATGCCGTAATAGATTTCCAAGTGGATAATGATTTAATAAAATTTGACGGAATTGTGGGTTCCGAAACAATTAAAAAATTAAAAAAACTATATGATGAAAAATCAAAAAAAATATCTAAATGAGGAATTAAATAGAATAAGGGAAATTATGGGTGTGAAAAAAAACCTATTGATGGAACAAAGTTTTATAGATGATTTTATACAAGGGATAATCGTAGCGGGAGAAAAAAGGGGTGTAAAACAAGCCGCAGAAGAATTTGTTAATAAATTAGAAAATGCTAGTACCCCAAAAGCGAAAGCGGAGATAATAGACGATTTTTGGAAAAAGTCGGATGTTTTAATGAGAAATGAGATAGATATTCTGATGCGTAGTAAATTCACAGACCAAGTACGAAAACAAATTGATGATATTGCGGTGGCTAAGGATACAGATGATTTTATGAGAGCTGCTATTGATAGAGGATCCGATGATGAATCGATATTGAAAATGATGGCGGATGATTTTCCACCAAACACAGGCGATGATATTATGGATGAATTAGCTAAAAAAAAATTGAGAGATTCTTTACGTACTAAATTAGATAAAATAAGAAAAGATGCAGATGATGTTATAGAACCTAAACCAAAACCTGCGGATGATGTGGTAGATGATGTGGTACCTGAAACGGTTATTGATGATGTTGTTGATAATATACCCGAAACGGAGTATAAGAAAATTTGGGATATTTCGAATTGGGATAGTGTTCCTTTACCAAGTAATTTACCCAAATTATTAGACCCTAACTTTTTAGATGATTTTTTTGATAAATTAAAGAACATGTGGGCGCCAAAAAAATCTAAAATTCAAAAAATACAACGAATAGCCAAACAATTAGAGTCATATAAAAAAGAAGGTAAAGAAGTAGAACTTCAAGCCAAACTAGAAGATAGATTAAAGAAAGAATTGGAATGGTTATATAGAAATAGCACCAATTATTTTGTTTATATCAGAAAATATTTTGATGATGTTGCAAAAGTCAATAAAGATTGGAGGGATGCTTGGCAATCAATTAAATCAGGTGATAGTGAATGGGAATTTTATAAAACTTTTGGTAAAGTCGCTGAGTACATGCCAGTCTTTAAAAGATTTTGGGGATCTTTAACAACAGATCTGAAACTCATGTTTGAATCAGATATTATACGAAGTTATAAAATCGTTAATTGGGTTTCGCGAAAAAAAATATTAACGGTTCCAGAAGCAAAAACAAGTTTTTTGAAGAATATTCAAACGGGTAGTAGACGTGGATTTCCAACTATGACAAATGAATATTATAAAGATATTATTATTAAATATGGATTAAGGGGAGCTAAAACAGTATATTATAGAGATTTAATTACGAATTTCTTTAAGTGGCACGTTTATGTAGGTTTTCTTATAACGGTAAAAAATGCAGCCGCTTATGTGTGGATGAATCCTGATGTTCAAGCGTGTATTAAATCGAATGATACTAATTCAGAAGCTTGTAAAAAAATTAATAATAGTAGATTATACAGACTTGTTGCGGATTACTCAATGGATTATTCTCCATCAAATATACCTCAAGAAACTGGCGGTTTTTTCGGTGGTTGGTGGAGACAAATTAATCCGTTTGGGTCAGAAAACTTACCTGATGTGTCTGACGAAAATACAAAGGCAAAGAACGCAACGGAAATTTGGAAATTAAGCCCAGGTATGATAGGTGATATTTCAAATTTAGTTGTGGGAGTAATAGATAATCTAGATTTGAATAAAAAATCCACTTTTGAAAAACAAATTGACGAGATGATTGCTCAGGGAGAGGAGAAATTAAAAGAGGCCGCTGAAAAACTTTCAAAGGCTAACGAATCAATGAGAAAATCTTGGAGTGAAAATTGGACCGAAGCTGAAATGAAGGTTAACGAAAAGATATTAAAAGAATTCTTTGATTACTTAGCAAGTATGGATCCTCCAAGAAGTTATGGAGAAGACTCATATTTCCCAATGATGAATGGCAATCCCCCTTACGCGATGGATAGTGAAGGAGTTGTATATAAATATGAGAATCTTAGGTGGGTGAAAAAAGAGGAAGAATCGAATAATCAAACAACACCTACAATTCCTAAAAAACCAGGTGACGTAGACGATTTCAAATCATATTTATCAACTATAGGTAAAACATATGAGGAGGGGACTCATCAGGTTTATGACAATATACCATATGGTGAGGATTCTGATGGTCATGGTTATCAATATAAAGATAATATATGGGATATAATGAAATAATAAAATTAATTAGTGATATTTATATATAAGAAATATGAGAAATAAATTATTGTTGGAAGACTCAACTAATTGCCCAAAATCTGAGGGTTGGATACTAGCTCCACCTACCAAAAAAACAGACGGAGAAGAATATACCCAAGGAGGTAAAACTTGGATTGTAAAAAAATGTGATGATGATAAGTTCTATAAAAAAAGAAAAACCGCACCGACACCATCAACGAGTTTACCGGAATGGTTAACCGCAGATGGTGCTTCATGTTTAAATAAATACGTAAAGGATAAAGGTAAAACTTTATCAAATTCTACAGGGTCGGAGGAATACCAAGTTAAATTTTATATGGAAACCCCTGTTGAGTCAGAGTATTATTTCCAACCTACTGGTAGATTCGTTTATTATGAAATTAGTGGTAATACAGATTTTATTGGTACTTGGCGTTGTGAAGGTGGTGTTTTGGTGTGTCATACGGTTAGTGATAATGAAGAATGGAGAAGTGATACTGAAAAATGGGTAGATTTAGATAACCCAACTCCCGTAGATTGTAAACCATTCAAAGATAAAAAACAGGCTAACGAATTCAGACTTTGGGTTAATGAGAATTATCCTGAAATAGCCGCGAACATACCAGGTTTACCTGTTGACATAGACGACAAAAAATTGAGTACAAAAGGTAAATGTAATAGTGTTCATATAAAAACCGCAGCAGAACACAAAATCAATGGTAAAAAGTTAATAAATTTATTTATAAGTGGTGAGGTAATCGTTCAAGAAAAAAATCCAAATGAGGAAAGAAATAATTGGATGGACAAAAATAAAGCATCTTTTAGTGAAGGTGAAATGAAAGAATATCCGATTGGTGGATTTCCATTAACAGTTTATGAAAAAATAATAGACGGACGAGGATTTAGATTTTTCCCACCTAAAAATGGTAATGAACCTATGTATTTAGAATATACAGATGGTACTTTTAGTACCCCTGAGTTTAAAGGGGAGTATTCATTAAATATTGAAGATTCATTAAATGAATCAATTAAGAGATGGTTAGATATAATGAATAAAACGGGTAGACCGTCAATTAAAGAACAAATTGTTAAAACTAGAGAACCGTACCTTACGGCTATACAAACTAAGGATGCCGAGTTAAAAAAGATACAAGACTCTGAATTGGATACTAAAAAAACAGAATATAAAGATAAATTAGTAACTACTCACGGTCTTTCTTTAACCGCAGATACTATTGAGGTGAATCTAGGTAAATATGACGTTATAGATTTAAATAGTGATAAAATATATGGTAATCCTTCCTTATTTACTGAACCTAAAAAAGACTTTGTTTATAAGCAAACAAGTGAAGTGACTATTGAAAAACCACAACAAAAACAAATAATTACACAATATACCGATAAAGGATATATCGCAGTTCCGTGTAATACATCACAAACCAATGATATTTTATTTTTTGTAAAACTTCACGAAAAACACTCAACCATATTTACAACACCTTATTGTATGTCGGTTAAGGCAACCTTCACCGGCACGGCACAGGAGTTTAACAGTTATATAGAGAAAAATTACAATGAACTTAAAAATCCAATTACGGTTAAGAAAACTTGTAGAGAATTAATTAATATGTATAAAAACGCTTCAGATAAAAAATATCCTGTTCAAAGTGAAGTGTCGATAGATATTGCTAAGCAATACATAACTCGTTGTAAAACCCAACATAAATTCCATTTCGCAACCGATAATAGTCTTGACAATATATGGGCATCAAGAAAAAAACGTGTGGGTATATACGGATTTAGAGATTAATAAAAGTATTTATATAAAGATATGAGAAATTTAAGTAAGACAATAAGAAAAAATCTTTTAGAGGTTAAAGAAACTAAAAGTAGTTTAATACAAGAGTCTAATATAATCAAAAATAGATTTAACATTATATTGGAGTCGTCTAACGTTAAAACTAAAAATGAAATGATTAAATTATATTCTAGCGTGATTAAAGAATCTGTTAAATTAAGAACTTTAAACCACAATAATGAATTAATTAATGAGAGTCTATTAGACCTTTTTAATACTTTATTTAAAGATGGTGGAGGAACTCAAATAACAAACGCTTTTAGAACGGCTTCAGCGGATTTCTTGATTGAGAAATTAAAATTAAAATCGGATTCAATTTTAAGTAGTTCAATTAAAAAAATTACAGACGAAGTAAGTCCTGAAGAAACTGCAAAATTATTTTCAGATTGTAATCATTTCTGTGAAGTTTTATCAAAACAAGTTATTAGTAATATGGGGCTATCAGATGAGATTTATATAAATAATTTTGAAAGGTCTTTTAAATCAGATTTAAAAACAATGATTTGTCCTTTATTGGACAAAATCGGATCAAAAATGGAGAAGAAATTTTCCGAGATGAAGTCAAAGGCTTTATCGTAAATGTGACTTTTCGGACTTGAGGTCTGTTTAGTATAAACATCTAAGAAAGGGGGGTGTTCCAAATCTAATAAAAGGGTATCGAGAGATACCCTTTTATTTTAATACAGTTAACGTACCGTTTTTTGCGTATTTTCTCATTTCCACATCCCTATAACTCACAAAATAAGAATACACACCATCCTCTACAATACTTGTACCATAAGTACCGTCCCAAGTGGCATCCAAATCGTATGTTTGGAATATTTTAGTACCCCACTTATTATAAATTGTTAAATGATAATCATATATCCTTGACGAACTAACATAAAAGTAATCATTGGTATTATCACCATTTGGTGTAAACGCATTTGGTATATATAAAACTGATAATGGATTAATGGTGACACAATTAATAATAGAATCAACACAAGTTGGTATTCCCGAACTAAAAGTTGTGGTGGCAATTAATTTAACGCAATACTCACCAGGAGAAATATAAGTATGTTCGGTATTTTCATCTATTGATGTCTGAGAATCGTCAAAACTCCAAAAATATGACATCGCGTCCTTAGATAGGTTACCAAATTCAAAATAAGGTGACATAATGTCAGTTACACTCTCAGGTGATATTGAAAATTGAGCAACAGGTGACAGATTAATTATAATATGATTAGGTTTAAATAAGGTATCCTTACATCCCAAATTTGTGGTGGCAATTACTCTGACATCATAGGTACCATCCATAGGATAACAATATTTAATGATGTCACCACTACGATCAGATCCAGTACCCATAGTCCAATCGTAAATATAATTAGGGTTAGGGTTTATAATTGAGAAATCAATACACTTGGGATTACATCCTGTTATATCACTTTGGGTGAAGGATGGGTCAGGTAATGGATTTACAGTAACATTAAAATTATGTGTTGCCATACAACCATTATTATCAGTTAGTGTTGATGTATAAGTTACATCGGATGGGGGAACAACCCAAATATCATTATTGTTAGTTGTTGCGTTTACTGAATTAGCCCAAACAATATTATATGGTGTAACGGCATTTATCTGACTAACCGATATGTAAACATCCTCACCAAAACAAATAACCTCTGAATTAATACCAGTTAAATCAATCCTCATAGGCTGACCCAATTGATGAGTTAATGTTGTCTGACAAAGATTATCGTCAGTTACCACAACTTGGTACCACCCCGAAGATAAATTGGTTATTAGTGACGTTATTTGTAAGTTATTCCAAAGATAAGTATATGGAGGAGTTCCACCAATAACAACTGACGATATTGACCCATCTGAATACCCAAAACAAGTTGGTTGTACCGTAGATAGATTACCTTGTAATGGTTGAGCCGGACCTGACACAACAATACTTGGGATGATTATCTGACAACCGTTATCGTCGGTGATATCCATAGAGTAAGTACCCGCACCCAAGTTTGTAAAACTACCTGTGTTATTTGTTACCCCATTTAAGGTGTATATATAAGGTGGTGTTCCGTTATTTGCGGTAACCGATATTGTTCCATTAGTATTTCCGAAACAATCAATGTCAGTTATAACGGGTATCGTGTTTGTTAGTTGGGTTGGTTCGGTTATAGTTACATTGTGATTGGTATTACAACCATTATCATCCGAAACATTTACAACATAATTTCCTGCGGTTAAGTTCGTGAATGTTCCCGTGTTATTTGAACCACCGTTTAAGGTATATGTGTAAGGTAATAAACCATTAACAGAACTTATTGTAAAACTACCATTGGATTCCCCAAAACAAACATTATCTTGTAATTGTGAGGTATTATTAACCACCGTTGTGTTTTCACCCACGGTAACATTGATTGGTAAACTAACACACCCATTATCATCTTCACAAGACACCACATAAACCCCCGCAAGGACATTATTTACAGGCATTGGTGTTACGACACCATTTACATAATAAGTGTAAGGAGAGACCCCATTTGACCCCACAACATTAAAGGATCCATCAGCGAATCCACTACAAGTAGCGTCGGTAACTGATGATTGTGTTACAAGAGGTGGAACAATACAACCTAATACCGTACTACCGGGTGATAATTGATATTGATATTCTCCGTTACACCCTGCGTTACCCCAACTTCCGGCATACCCATCACTAACGGGTGAGACCTGTAAAGATAATGATGTTCCTGCCACCGCGCCTGCCGTAACACTAAAACAAAAAGTCCAAGGACCTGTTCCAAAATCACCCCAATCATTATTAGTTATACCATCACTATCTTCATCAAAAAAGAACCCCGGTCCAAAGTTATTTCCCGCACCACCTGATGAACCTGGATCTCCATTAAATGTCCCCGGAACCCACAACCATTGACCATTTCCACCATTTAAGTTATTTGGTAGGGTTACTGAAGTTATTGAACCCGGTACCCAACCAGGTCCGATTGTAATGTTAAATCCTTCACACCAATTAGCACCTAAATTAGTATTCCAATTATTGTATGTAACACAATATTGAACCACAGTTCCGGGAGCATAACCCCCACCAACAGGTAAGGGATTAACAATCGAACTTTGAAATCCCATACAATCATTTTGGGAGAACCCAACAAACGAAAGTAATATTAAATTAAGTGATATAAGTAGTTTTTTCATTTGAAACCCATTGTTTTTTGAAATTCGTTCCATACCGCTTCAATTGAATTGTGAAACACCTCCGAAAATAATGAAGGCTCATATGGTATTATGTTTAATGTCATTCCCGCTTCTTCGGGTGTTTTGTTACCTTTTTTCCTGTTACAAGACCCGCAACAGGTAATTAAATTAGTCCATCTATTTGTTCCGCCTTTAGATTTTGGTATTACGTGGTCTATTGTTAAATTCTTTGGTGACCCACAGTATGAACATTTATGACCATCTCTTTTATATAAACGACTTCTACTAACTTTAAGATTTTTAACTCTGTATTTAATATAAGTAAATAACCTTATAATTAAGGGTCTTGTAAATGTTTGTTCTCCTGTTAATATGGGTTTATCTCCTGCCTTTAGAATCTCCGCCTTACCTTTATTAACCAAATTGAATCCTCTGATCATAGTAGTTACGTTCAGAGGGGTATAATCCGAATTTAATACTAAAACCCTTTCCATTTCATTCTATTATGTTTTTATTTTATATTAATTAACGCAAATATAGTAAACAATTTAGTAATATCCTAACCATAACTAAAAATAAGGGTTTACTTAAAATTAAATTATCTAATATAATACGAGTAGTGTAATAAATGTAAAGATTATTTAATATTTTTTTTTAAATAATCAAGTTTTCTTGATATTTATTGTTATGAAACTATCCATAATTACCTCGTTGATTCTTATGCTTTTTCTGTCCTTTGCTCCAATTGGTCAAAATGAACCTTGCTCTCATTGTGAATTTATAAAAACATATGAGAATAAGGACATTAAACCATATGGTGAGCAACCTGCTCCTTATATTCATAAGGATTCGTTAATTGTCGTACAACCTGTTATTGATAATGCTGATATGAGTAAAGAGTATCAGTTTATTCAAGAATTTAAGGTTACTTACAAAGATAAGCACTATTGTAGTGACTCTGGTAAGCTTACATTTGTTACCTCTGTTGACTCATTCTCAACTTACAATATTCGTAATAGAATGAGTTGTAAAATTGATGCTTGGTTTAGGTTAACACCATACCAAACTAAACTGATATCTACATATCCCACTAAGACAATAGTAATTGAGAACTTGGTTACGGATAACGTATATAGGTATGAAATGAAGGATCCTTTATACTTCATCAAGGTTTTTAAGATGTTAAAATAATTTTTTAAAAACTTATATACTTATATATTATTATTACTACATTTGTCATATGAAAAATTTAAACCAAACATATAATACAACGTATAGAACGGAGGAGAGATTAAGCCGAAGGGAGATGTTGTAATATTGTGGTAAATCAAAATATTCAAACCCATCTCCCAAAAAGAGGTGGGTTTTTTGTTTTAAATAAGTTTTGTTCTTTGAAATGTTTTTGTATCTTTGTACTCACAAATGCTCCTGTAGGCGAATTGGTTTAAGCCGCCACTCTTTCAAGGTGGAAATTGCGGGTTCGACCCCCGTCGGGAGTACAAAAAAAATATAAAGATGTTGTAGTTTTGATAAATTTATATTACCTTTGTAAAACAAAATAAAACGATAATTAATAGTGGAGTATGTACGTAATTTTAAAATTCATTAAAAACAATAAAGGTGTTGAAATGCCGGTTATTATAATTGATACCCATAATGAGGTCTTAGAATTTGATACTTTTGAGGAAGCGGATAAGATGAGAGATATTATGGAGAAAAATTCTGATAGTGGTTATAAGTATGAAGTGAGAAAGATTTAAATAATATGGTTCCGTAGCTCAGCAGGATAGAGCAACGCACTTCTAATGCGTAGGTCATTGGTTCGAATCCAATCGGGATCACTAAAAATAAGCCGAGGTCGTATAGTGGTTGATTACACCTGATTTGTAATCAGGAGACATTAAGTCCTCGCCGGTTCGAATCCGGCCCTCGGCTCTTAAAAAACCCCATAACAATGTATAATATTAATTGGAACAACCAAAAAATAACGGAAGTTGTAAATCTTCTTGATGCTTACTTTAGCAAATATCCATATGGTGAAAGTATTTACCAATCGGATTCCGCTCAGTCAGAGGGATTGGATCTATTATGTGTTATTTCTGACACAATCCAACCCGAACCTATTAACACCAATCCTTATATTCCTGATGAATGGGATAATAGTCACGGAGACCATTCAATTTTTTAAAATATGATGAAAGATAGTTTATTCAAAACCCCCAAAGAAGAATATACTGACGGTGTGTTAAATTATCTCTTAATAAAAAAAGAAGATTTAACAGATTCAGAAAAAGAAATAATTAATTATTCATTTTCTGTTTTGAAAGAAAGATTGGAAGATATTAAACTATTAAACGATGAGGTTAAGAGGTTAAATATTGAACTCGCAAATATTAAATCATACGACGACGATAAGGATTATTAAAATAATTTTGGTTTATTGAATTAATTTTGTATCTTTGTCAAACAATCTAAAACCAATTTATATGAAACTAATTAATGATCCCTTATGGGACACAATTTCAAAATTAATCCTATTAGGTTTGATTGCCATATCGGGAGTATACCTATGTACCCAACCTGATACCCCCACAGTAATCATAGGGTTATGTATAATCGGATTCGCATTTTATCAAACAGTAAATTTTCTAACTTCACTAATCAATAAAAACAAACCAAACCAAAATGTCAAAAATTAAAATAATTGCATTGTTCGTAGTCCTCGGATCCTTTTTAATGTTTATTCCCGCTTCTTGTGAGCGAATTGACGCAGGTCACGTAGGTATTAAAGTAAACAACACCGCATCTGAAAAAGGTGTTAGTAAAACAGAATTAGTAACGGGATGGCAATTCTATATTCCGTGGATGAGTCAAGTATATGAGTGGCCGACTTATGTACAACACAAGGAGTATGACACCATTGAGGTAACTATGAAGGGTGGAACTATCTTTACTGCAATTCCCGCCATCAACTATAGTGTAATTTCAGATTCGGTAAGTTCTATCTTTGAGACGTTCCGACGAGACCTACCCGAAATTGAGGATGGATTCTTAAAGACCTGTATGTTAGAAGCGTTTCGTTCAACTGCGGGGGATTTTACTCCCGATAGTTTACTAATGAATCGACAACTTTTTGAGAATACAGTACGACAGAGATTCATTGCTCAAGTTAAACCAAAAGGATTCCTATTGGCTCAATTAACAAGTAATCTGACACCACCACCGGCATTGGTTGAGTCAATTACTCTAAAGAATCGGGCGGTTCAGAACGCACAAACTGAGGAAAATAAGGTTAAAATCTCAGTTGCTCAGGCTAACCAAAAAATCGCAGTGGCAAGAGGTGACTCCGCACAAATGGTAATTCGGGCGCAATCAGAGGCTAAGGCTTATGAACTACAACAACGTAACTTGACACCTGAACTACTTAAGAAAATGTATCTTGATAAGTGGAACGGAACATTACCAAGTGTAATGACAGGTAATGGGTCAAATATGATGTATAACATTAATTAAAAAAATCAACACCCCTGACTTAATGTTGGGGGTGTTTAAAAGGGTGGTTGGTCGAGCGATTAGGCATCTCCCTGCAAAGGAGAACAACGGGGGTTTGAATCCCTCACCACCCTCTTGATAGGTTGATTAGGGAATACCATTATTGGTGGAGGTGAATCCAAGTAATGCTAATCATAAAAATAGATGTCCACTCGCCCATCTTCTATTTTCCTATTTTTTAACGTCGGGTAGGTTACCGTAGCGGCGAACGGCTTTGATTGTAGATCAAAGGTCATATGACAAAACATCGGGGGTTCGAGTCCCTCTCTACCCACAATGAGTAAGAGATACTCAGAGTCTTTAACTTAAGACTTAAACAATAGGTAAGTGTTTGGTAGTATCAGCTTTAATTGACTACTCATTGGAGTCAAAGTTAGCTTATCCGCTAGCTTCCAAGTAAGGATTGACTGTTTTCACGAGGGACGCCTCACAGGTTTTGGAACAGAAGAAAAAACCGAAATAACTACTCACCAATAATCTCAAGGTGGGGAAATGGTCAGGTGGCGACATGGTTGTTGTCGTAAATAGATTATCATAGGTCGTAAGCCCTAAAGCAGGTTCGAATCCTGTCCTGATCACAACAAGAGTGGGGGTTAAACGTTAACAACAGATAATTTGGTTGACGTTACTAGTGAAGCCACTCAGTCCAATCAAACGGTAACGGGTGAATTATCCGCATCAGTAGTTACGAGATTGGGTGTTGGTACTAAAATCCAACAAATAAAGGGATACTAACAATTTAAAAACTATATTATGAAAGATTTTTTTGAAAAATTTAAAGTAAAAACATTTGATGATTTGGTCTTTAATCCCCACCCAAATAGTAGGGGTGGAGTTCAAGCGACATTGGATTTTCCAAACGGACATTCAATATCCGTTGTTGGTGGGTCTCAGGGTTTATATGGTGATGGTGTCAATACCTTTGAGATATGGACTTCAGATAATAACGATGTTGTTGGTTGGTTGAGTCCTGAAGATGTTACAAAACATATGTTAATTACTCAGTCAATTGGTCGTGATGAAGAAAAGGTTGGTTTTAATAGGGGATGGGGATAATGTTTCCTACTCCATCCACAAAAAATTTGTTTTAACCGATTATTTATATTACCTTTGACAAACTAAAATAAACTAAAAATGCTAAGAAACTTCATATCCCCAAGAAACGGTAAATACTCATCAATGTCAATTCTAATTCAAATGTTTTTATTTGGCACTTCATTACTATTAACCATAATCGCAGTATTCCAATTAATCGCATATGTCTTCTAAATTTTTAAAATACATTTTCTTAACAGGATTGTTATTGACATTCTTCATAACAATACAAACCTGTAATCCTAATATGACAGGTAATAAAGCCATTTATTCGGATAAACTTGAAATAATCCATTTAGATAAAAAAAGAGATACCATAAATGTCGTCTATTATGATTACATTTATATAAATGAAGATTGGGATCTTGTTAGGAAGAATGGAACATTAATTTCAAAAAGTGTTAAGAAATACAAGTACATATCACACGAAAAAACAAAACTATGAAACCAATTAAAATAACCGCAGATAGTAAAGGTCGTTTTCCAAATGTTTGGATTACTTCCGACACTCACTTCGGTCATAAAAATATTTGTAGGGGTGTTACAGATTGGAGATTGGCTGATGGAACTATTCCTGTTGACCAAACTCGTGATTTTTCATCTCTTGATGAAATGAATGACACTATTGTTCGTAATATCAATGAGGTTGTGGGTCAGGATGATATTCTAATTCACCTTGGTGATTGGAGTTTTGGTGGTTTTGAGAACATTCGTAAATTTTGGGATCGACTTGTGTGTAAAAACATTCACCTAACTCTTGGTAATCACGACCACCATATCAGTAACAATAAAGACGGAGTTAGGGGTCTATTTAAAAGTGTTGACCAATATACTGAACTAATAATGGGTTCAAATAAATTTGTCATTATGCACTACCCAATTTCATCTTGGGATGGATTAAACAAGGGTATTGGTCACCTTCACGGGCATTGTCACTTGCCGACAGATAAACGATTTGGTAATGGTAAGAGAATGGATGTTGGAATGGATGGTCACCCTGAATTCAGACCATATAACCTAATGACTGAGGTTGTTCCTATGTTGGATAAACAACCAATCAGTTCTGAAATGGGATTTGACCACCACACAGATGATATTAAAGGAATCGTAGGATAATAATTAAATTAAAAATGGGCAAGACATATCGTAGTCAGAAGAACGACCAACCTAAGTCAAAAAGTAACAATCAAAGTAAAAAGGTTAAAACCTCCAAATCTAAACCACAAAAAAATAATAGATTTGACGATTTGGATTTGGAGGATTAAAAATAAAATTGTATATTTGTAAAATAATTAGGGCTTTTAACTCAGTTGGTTAGAGTATCGGACTCATAATCCGCAAGTCCTTGGTTCGAGTCCAAGATGGCCCACTAAATAAAAAATATGAATAATCCGTCGTTCGTTAGATTTGCGTTTAATTTTGCTTTCGGGGCGACTTTAGGTCTTATTTTGACTAATTTTTTTCCTGATGGTGTTAATGATATTGATTGGTGGATTGGATTAATTATAATTAACACCTTGGTTGTTTTATACCGACATATTAATAACACATTAGACGAGGCAATTAAAAATAAAGAATCAGATGGTGAATAAACTTAACACATATTATGATGACGGGTTGGTGTACAAACAAGTACATCCAACCCTCCCTTTGACTATATGGAACTATTCTGAGAAAGTCCAATATGAAGGTTTATGGAATGATGTTACCCTACAAACTCGCGGTCTTGTTACTGACGATAAGGGAAATATCGTTGCCAGACCATTCAAGAAATTCTTTAATATGGATGAGGGTAAACATACCCCAACTTCAGATTTTGATGTTTATGAAAAGATGGATGGGTCTTTGGGTATATTCTTCTATTATGAAGGTGGTTGGATAATGGCAACTCGTGGGTCATTTACTTCCGATCAAGCGGTTAAAGGGTATGAGATGATGTTTAACTACGATTTTGATAAACTTCATAAAGATTATACTTACCTTTTTGAAATCATATATAACCAGAATCGTATAGTGGTAAAATACCCATTTGAAGATTTGGTGTTATTGGGTATGATAAATACCAAGACAGGGTATGAGGTTAAATTACACGATGGTGATGACGAGGATATAAGACATAAAAATCTAATATCCAATATAGGTTTCAAACTGGTTAAAAAATATGACGGCATCAGTGATTACTCCACTTTGAAGGATTTGATAAATAGTAATGAGGAGGGATTCGTTGTTAAATTCTCTAATGGTAACCGAATGAAGATAAAAGGTGCTGAGTATCTTCGTTTACATAAAATAATGACCAATGTATCCACCACATCTGTTTGGGATGTATTGAGTTCAGGTGATGACATAAATGAAATACTTAAAGATGTCCCTGATGAGTTTTTCCATAAGATAAAAGTGTATGCTAGAGATTTGAAATACAATCATTTCCAAATATCTGAGTATTGCGGTAAAAATCACGACGGATTTAGATATGGTAAGTATGGTGATGTTTATCCTGAACCCACAAAGAAAGAATTTGCTGAGTTCGTTCAAAAATATATAAAGAAAGAACTACATTCGGTTATGTTCTCAATGTGGGACAAGAAAGATTATTCATCCATAATATGGAAATTAATCAAACCGAAATATGAAAAACTTTAAAATAGTTATTTTTGTCTTGTTGTTAGTGTTGGGTCTTTGTGGTAACACAGAGGCTCAACATATGACTGTTTCAAAAAACAAAAATGTGTCTTTGGTACTAACGGTTAGTGGTGGTAGTTTATTAACTGCCGCCATTCTCCAAAATAGGGCGGATGGAGAGTGGGTAAGTAGTTACTCATCTTTTAAAAATTCATACACTTCAACCTACGTTAAACCTAACATTTTTTTAAATACACCAAATAATATTATGTTTGTTGCTGGTGTAACACTAACCATCACAGGTTTTGTAAACATATTTAAACAATAACTTACAAAACTAAAAAAAACGAGTAATTGTAGATATTTATTTGTAAAAGTAAATAGCTATGGAACAACAGGTATATACAATCGTAATAACACTTATCACTGTACTAACCTCTACCGCGGCATGGAAATTCTGGGAGAGAAAATTAGCAATACAAACTAAGAAGGAAATGATAGGTCATAGAGATGATATGATGTATCGCGACGATCTTAGAGAAAGAGTTGTTAAGTTAGAAACTTTGTTGGAGGAGTCCTCAAAAGATAAGGAGTTAATGAGAATTACAATTACGGAACTAACCGCTGAGGTTGCTAAACTACACATCCAAGTTGATTATCTTCAGAAAGAAAATGACCGACTTAGACTTGAGAATGATATTCATAGAAATAAATTCTAACCTCTAAATGTGTGAGATAAATTAGAAATATTTCTATTAATTGTTATTGAGTTAGATCTAAAATAGGTATTGGGGTCGTTTTCACGGTCAATGTCATTGACATAAGAATTACCCCAATAATCTTCATCTATATTATCGTTTTCACCACTACGTCGCTCCATACCCAAATAAATTAATTTTGGGTTCATAAAATTAAGGTTTAACGTGTCTTTAGTTACTTCCATATCATCACTATAAAGTAATTCAGCGTCCTCACTTAATTTACTATCAAAAGTGACATAAGTTGAAATTGTATAATCGGTTGTTGTATCATCCTCAATTTCTCCGTTTCCATCGCAATGGTCACATAGTTCATATCCGTCACCACCACAATGGTCACACTCTTCATCGTCTTCATCATCATCATCACTGCTAATATAACCATCACCACCACAATAATCGCAACTAATCGTCTCATTACCATTACACTCATTACAAGTAACCATTGATGCGACATCTTCAAACTCCACTACTGTGAATGAAATTAGGTTATTTTCAATCTCTACTAACATTGATTCTAAATCTAACCCCTTATTAACACCATTTATAAGGAATGCTAATTTAATCCCATCTAAAGGTTTTACCGCATTAAAAAATTCCCTATGTTTTTTGTCTCTTATTAATTCACTTAAAACATCACTCGCTCTGTTTTGGCGAGTAAAGAACCTACTTAGTTTTTGCGCTATTCTTATTAAATTCATAATTCGTGTTTTAAATAAATACTACATTATGTAAATAAAAAACCCCATCCTTAAAAAGAACAGGGCTAATCTCTTAGATAGTATATGGTTACTTTTTAATAGTATCCACTTTAACACTACCTACCTTACAAGTATCAACTTTACAAGTGTCAACTGAGCAAGAATCAACCATCGTTGAATCAGATGCTACAGGTTGTTCTTCTGTGGATCCACCACAAGAAGAGAAGAATAGAGAAGATGCTAAAGCAAATACATAAAATACATTTTTCATTTTTAATTAGTTTTAATGGTTTATTAACGTACCAGAATATAGATGTAATAAACCATAAAGTCAATTCTAAAAATAATTTCCGGTTATGGTTTGGTAATTCAAAAACTTATTACTACATTTGTAGAGGATTTGAGACAGACATTTGATTCAAATCAGTTCTTTAAAAATATCATAAAAAATCATAAAATAAATTTGGAAGTAACGAAAATTCTTCCTACATTTGTAAAAGATTTGAGAGTTACCCCACCCTATCAGTATTTAAGTTATAAAGTTTAGGTTTAATAGGGTGGGGGTGACGAAAAAAAATTAAAAAATTGCTTGACAAATGAAATTTATTTACTACCTTTGTCAAACAATTAGAAAAGGAGGTCTGGTGTGAACCTGACATTTTAGAGCGGTGAGAACCCCTAATTAAGCCGTCAGTAGCATAGTTCTAATTAGTAAAAATGATTATTGTTCTTTGACATAAAAAATATTATCCATTGTTTTATTTCGGTAAAACATAAAGATAGTCGGCCGTGTATGGTCGTTAAATAAACTACGAAAGTAGGATAAAGTGGATTCACAAGTGTAAGTGAGTTTGCGGTTCAGGTAACTGAACTTGAGTACACAAGTGGGATATCACCTGACCTTCAGTATTGAGGGCGACGCTTTAGAGAAAGTGGTTGGGTGACAAGGCAATGTGGATTGTCAAGTTGAGGTGGGAACACCAATAAGAATAACCCATAGGAATATTGCGAGAACTATCGCTCCAACGATACAATTGCGTGTTCCAATATGAAAGATAACTTAAAACCGAAAGGTAAGATAGAGAACGAGTGGTGTCGCTACTGTCCTTATCAAAGATTTACCAAAATCTTGTTACGAAGTTATCTTAAAGTATGGAGGTGGGGACACTTCACGAAGTAGTTTAGTATTTTGTTGTTCAAAAGACGACGAAGCTTACGGTAGACCACTACTTTGATACATCCACAACACATAACTCGATTTTTTTACTAAAAATTTAAAAAGAAAGCAAAAGTGTCTATCAGTTTCTAACGAAAGGTGATTACATAGTAATGGGATGTCCATTGCACACGAAGACCGCAAGTCAGAATGTATTCTTATGAAAAATCTCTAGGTTGTCGAAGACCTAATCAGACCGCAAGTTTGAAGAGAACGGATTAGTAGGAGAGTAGTTAGAAATTCAAGGAGTGGTACACCTAAAAGACCATCACTGGAAATTACCATTCAAAAGATGGTGGATACGTGGGGAAACAATAATCCCATCAAAGATTTCTACTAAAACGTGTAATCTCAACGTAAGCCAAGGCGGGGTAGACTGGAGACGGATCCAGCTGAGTCTCATAAGCTCAACCACGCAGGTTCGATTCCTGCTCCCGCAACAAGTGACTCGTTTTTTTGACGGAATATAGAATAAAGCCGTCTCTTTAGGAGGTTAAATTAAAAGATTAAATAAATTTATTCTGTGGGGTCTTTTATTTTTTTCGATGGTTTAAATAGTTTTACACCCCATACCCGTAAAACAAAAAAATCGTTACTCTTTAATACGTGAGATGATATGTTACTCACGTTGTCCTTTAGAGTTAACAAAAAGGACAGAATCATTGGTTTTAGTTAACCGATTAAAATATCCGTCTCGTGGTCGAACGTATCGAGAGTGATGTGTCACTAACATTACACTTGGGTTTATTGGAAACCCATCCACCAAAACCAATAGCCTTAAAGGGTTGTTACTTCGGTGATAACCCTTTTTTTATGCTTGTAGAATTGTGGATGCGTATTTATATGTTTCTCCTGGTATTTTACCTTTAAGTGATGCGAAAGGTGTATTTGAGTTATATGTTTTCTTATATATATTTAAGTTTGGACCACTATTATATGACGCAACTGCCAGATCTACTCGACCTTCATATCTTTTTAGTAAATAATCCATAAACCTAATATAAGCGTCCAATGCGTCATCGACATTGCATGGACTACCTTTACCATAACTTGGCCAAGTACCCGGCATAAATTGAGCAATTCCCATGGCTCCCGCAGGTGATTTTCTTTTACAAGTCAAAACGTCAGGACTAAAACCGACAGATTCTGTATAAAGTTGTCTAATTGCAATCAAAGGGTCTAACCCAATTCCTCGACACTTGGAAACAAATATATTGAATTTTTCTTTACCTAAAATATCCTGTAATCTATTTTCGATATCATTTGGGTATTTACTAACTTGAATTCCAGAATTTTCAATTGTTTCAAAATCCGTCGATTCAAAATCTGATGATAACTCTTCTGTTTTGTTTTTCTGAACATTCATGAAATCTTCATCAGTAACACCCTTTGATTCCAAAACATCAATAAGTTTTTCAAAATCTTTGATTGAAAAAATTCCTGTCACTTCCAAATCATTTTCTTCTTGGAAGTTTTCAGTTGCTTTTTTTGTTTCTGGCCCAAATTTTCCATCTACACCCCACTTAGGTAAAGAAAACCCTAAAAATTGGAGAGCGGTTTGTATATCCTCAACTTCTTTTTCATAAACCATTGAACCTCGTTTTCTTGCAACTAATTCTAAACCAGAATCCAAATAATCTTCTAATCTTGACATTAACGTTTCAGAATTTTTACTTTCATCTTTTTGTTTTTCTTTTTGTGTTGTTTTTTGTAGATACTCCGTAACGGTTCTAAAAACTTTTTCGTGAGCACTCTTATTTCCGTGTACATTATCTGATGTGTAAGAGTTATCAATATCAAAGGCAGGAATTATTACGGCATTACTTATCTCACTAGATAACTGTTTTTGCAAATCTATATATCTTTCTCTCATTTTATTTTTTACTTTTTTGGTAAAAACTTCTTGGTCAAAACCAATGATTACATATGATTGACCGTCTTGTGAGTTAACCATATTAACCATTTGTTGTATGTTTGATATTGCTCCAGATATAGAGGAGGTTGAACCAATATCGTTGTTCCCACCCCAAATTATAACTTTATCGTAATGTTTTTTGGTTAACTCTCTAGCTAATTCTGATTTCATCCAAGATGTTCCTTGGCCAACCGATGCTGATATTTTTACATCCGAAAATTTTTTCTTTAATAAACTTGAGTAAGTGAATCCTGCATCTACGCTATGACTATCACCTATAATTAAAATGGATTCATCTAATAAACTCTCAACTAATCTTTTGTATTGACTTTCCGATACTAATATTTTCATAAAATTAAATATAACATATAAATACTAATAGAAAACAAAAAAATCCAATTCACCAAAACCAATACCCTTAAAGGTTGTCCCTGTGACGACCTTTTTTTGTTTATGTTATATTTATTACATATGAATCTACAAGAAACCATAAGAAGAGTATTGAGGGAAACCAAAGAAGAAAAAATTAGAAGTTTTCTGTTTAGTCGCTTTGATAGAGTATTTAACGAATTAGATTTAAAAGTTGAATATGGTGATAAGAATTACGTATATGGTAAATGGTATAATAAAAAAGATAAAGACGTATTCCATAGAAATGATTGGGGTGTTTTATGGGTAACAGAGTGCGGTCCTTATAGGAAACTTAGGGCTTACTCAGATTCGGTATTATTAAATTTGGATGAATTTAATAATTTACTAATAGAATATCTAAATGAGAAATATGCGGACAAATTTAAAGGTAAATTATTCCAAAATGTTGGTGACGAATATCATTGTTTAAAGAATGAGGATTATTCGGAGGAAATTGATGAAATGTCTGAAATGAAAGAAGGGGAACTCACAGAGAAATGTTGGGCAGGATACACCCAAAAAGGAATGAAGACAATGTTTGGTAAAAGATACCCTAACTGCGTAAAAAAGACAAAGAAATGAACCTACAAGAAAATATAGATAGAATAAGAGAGATGATGATTTCGGAAGAAATGGTTCAATCGGACGCATGGAAATCAATTGAGAAAACATTAGATATTCTAAAAAAGAAAAAAAAAGTTTTATTATTAAGTTGCTCAAACAGATATAATTGGGATGATAAGAATATTGATATACCAAAATCAAAAATGATTGCGATGTATTTAAAAGACCAATTAGGTGATAAGTCAGTATTGATAGATGTACCAGAACTTAAAATTTTACCCTGTGAAGGTAATGTATCAAGAAAAGACGGAAACTCTTGTGGATTATTAAAAGCCAAACTTAAAGACAAAGATAAAAACCCGTCAGGTGATCATAGATGTTGGGTTAATATAAATGAACCCTCAGACGAATTATGGAAGATATCCAAAGAGTTATTTGAATCGGATGTTGTTTTATTTTTCAGTTCTATAAGATGGGGTCAGACCAATATGTATTACCAAAACTTAATTGAGAGATTGAATTGGTTAGAAAATAGACATACAACATTGGGTGAATCAAACATTATTAAAGATATTGAGACAGGTTTTATTTGTGTCGGTCAGAATTGGAATGGTGAGAATGTAACTGCAACCCAAAAGGAAGTTCATAAATTTTATGGATTCAAACCAAACAAAGATTTATATTGGAATTGGCAATACACCAAAAACGTAAATGATGAAACGCAAAAGTCATATAAAAATGCGTATGGAAAATTTATAAAAGACACTAAAATCCCAACTCCTAAAAAATAGTTATGAACCTACAAGAAAACATACAAAGAATTAAAGAAGTAATGGGCTTAAATGAGCAAACCACCAGTGAATTCGACAAACAACTACAGTGGTGGAAATCATATTTAAATTCGACAATGTACTTAGAAAGATTAAAAAAAGAATTTCCTAATAAACCTCAAGATTTTATAGAAAAAGAAAGAAAAGAGAGATTAAAAAATTTGGATAATGTTAAAGACCAAACACACTTCGTAAGAGCTATCTCAAAAGAACCGGGATATGTATCAGGGTTAATGATACCTAAAAATTATGAGGGTGAGTATTATGATTATTTAGATAAAAAATGGAAAAAAAATAAATGGACTCCTGATGCAAAAGGTTATGATAAGAAAGGTCATGTGTATTTTGAAAAAGAGTATAATCCAAAAAATTGGAATCCAGTTACCGGATATGAAACTATACCGGCTCATGAATTTGGTCACCTGGTTGATGACGGAGGTTCAAGAATACCACAATCAACAAAAGAAAAAATTTATAAGTATACCCAAGGAGGTGATAAAAAATACCCCAATTATAAAATCGGTGATAAGGTTTTTGATTATGAATCAACCCCAAGTGAATTTATTAATAGAATCCAACCAATTAGGTATTTACTAAATCAACAAGGTATATACGATGCGGGGAAAAAACAATTTACTAAAGATGATTATAATAAAATGATTAAAAATCCAACTATATTAAAAAACGTACATTATCAAGACATTTTTAAATCTTTAAAAGGAACTAACCAAGAAAAGATGAATAATTTTATTGATTTAATGAATACTGTTGCTATGAATAAAAATAATGATTCTTCATCATTAAATAATTTTGCTTAGGTTATAACGTATGAATCTACAAGAAAACATACAAAGGATACAGGAAATGATGGGTCTTAATGAAAATCTTAGTCCGTGGTTCAAGAGGAGATTTGATATTGACGAACTAGATGACCTGATTAAAGATATTAAAGACCAAATAGAGGAGGGTGAAAGTTTGAGCACCGCAATTTATGATACGGTAAGACAATTCATAGCCACAAAAAATTTTAGCGATATTAATGATACAGGAACGGAACAACAATATTGGGATTCATATTTAATGTATGAAAAACCTATGATTAAATATGTTAAGGAAAAATTGGGAATTGATTAATATGGATTTAAAAAATTTAATCACAATAGTAATTCCTTGTAAAAATGAAAAAGATGTTATTTTAAAAACATTAGATTTATTAAATTATCAGAGGAACGTAACCGGAGTAAATGTTATAGTTTGTGATTCATCAAACGATTCGGTTACCTATGAATCATTAATTAATAGATTAACACATAATAAAGACCTATTTGATTTAATAATAATTGATGGTGGATTACCGGGGATAGCCAGAAATAAAGGATTCAAAATAGTAAAAACCCCCTATGTATTATTTATGGATTCTGATGTGTTTCTATTGGATGCAAAAATACTAACACAATCAATAAAAAAAATACATAAAAATAACTTAGATTTGGTAACCACGAAGTTCAGGACTGACAATGGTGAATACAATTACATATACAAGTCATTTGATGTAATACAATCACTTTCAAAATGGATTACACCATTTTGTCTTGGTGGTTTTATGTTGATTAGATCCGAAACATTTAAGTTAATAGGGGGGTTTGATGAGGACGTAAAAGTCGCCGAGGATTATATTTTATCAAAACAAATTAAACCTAATAAGTTCGGTAGAATAAATAATATAGTATATACACCACCAAGAAGATTTAAAAATAAAGGTGTTATGTATATGATAAAATTAATGATTAACTCATTCTTCAACCACAATAACAAATCATACTTCAAAAACGATAAAGGATATTGGAAATGAAAAAGTGGAGAACGATAATAATGAGTGATCTACATCTTGGTTCAAGACAATCACAAACCAATAAAATTATAAAGTTTTTGGAAGAGAACGAATCTGAAACATTAATTTTAAATGGTGATATTATTGATGGATGGGCGTTAAAAAGTGGGGGAAAATGGAATAACAACTGCTCCAAGATATTTCGTAAGTTTATGAAAAGAAGTGAGAAGGGAACTAAGGTAATTTATATTAGAGGAAATCACGATGACTTTCTAAAGGAGTTCATACCATTCACATTAAATAATATAGAGATTGTAAGAAAATATGTCCATATCGGAGCCGATGGTCGTAGTTATTATTGTTATCACGGGGATGTATTGGATTTTGTTATTATGGAAGCCAGATGGTTGGCGGTTATCGGTGGGTGGTCGTATGATTTTGTTATTAGATTCAACACCCTATATAACTACATAAGGAGATGGTTTAATTTACCATACCATTCATTGGCTAATGTGGTAAAACAAAGCGTTAAAGGTGTAATTAATTTTGTATCTGATTTTGAAGATAACGCAAAATCACTAACAAAAGAAAAGGGGTATGATGTTACCGTATGTGGACATATCCATTACCCAAAATTAACCGATGATTATATGAACTCAGGCGACTTTTGCGAGAATTCAACTTGTTTGGTTGAGGACTTCAAAGGGAAATGGAAAATTATCAATGTGTGATAATATTTATATGTTATGAATCTACAAGAAAATATACAGAGGATACAGGAAGTGATGGGGATTAATGAATCTTCTTTTCTACGTAGAAGAGTTGATATTAGTTCATTAGATAGTGACATACTAGATAATTTAAATTACGTTACTGATATTTTTTTAAGAGAACTTAGAGATGGTAATAGGATGGAATTTGATGATTTTAAAAGACGTATAATAAATGGTATTATTGACGAGTATCACGGAGATTTATCAAATTGGGGTCAAGACGAATTTCCGTCTGATGAAATATATAATTTTTTATTAGATAGATACTTACCTAAGATTGAGTCAAGATATAACTGGATAACTAATCTTTATTAAATAAAAAAACCCCACCATTTCTGATGAGGTTTAGAGGTGGATCCAGAGGGATTCGAACCCTCGTGTTGTTCATATTGATTACTAAGTTCTACATACATAGGACATTGGTTTTCTAACCAATCCGAAACTTCACAATTCCCTTATTTTTAAAGTGGTTCGGTTTACTGAGAACTAATCCTCCACATGTTTCTTTTTAGATAGAAACCACACCTTTTGCAAGTACTTCTGTTCCTAGGTTGTATGTACGCCGACCCGTTGTAGATTCGCCTTAGGCTACTGCTACGGTTTCAGAAGTGCGAACAAGTCCGACTGCCGAAAGTTTGTTGATTACGTTGCCGTATATCGGTTTAAGTCAGTTTTACAAGGTTAACTCAGCCTCGGTATGCTCTTAATATCCAACTATGCCAGTCGATACCAATTTTGGACCCAATATTTTAAAGAACTTGTCTCTGATTACAAATATACAATAGATATTTGAAAAAACAAAATAAATCGGATATTTATGTAAAAAAGTTATATGGACGAATTAGAAAATGACGCTTACACCGAATCGGAAATCATTCTTGAGAATTCAAAGTATCTTATAGTAATGGCAAATGGTCCTATTTCCGCTAAGTATTTTGGTGGTGATAGATTTGCCGGTAGTAATTGGGGTAGTGTTTATAGAAATGGTGATTTATATTTTATTATAGATAAAGAAAACAGGGAAAATTCAGCTAGTCTATTCAATCCTAATTATGGGTCTATGTCAATAATGGATAATGACCAAAATTATTTAGAGTTTGAAAGTTTAGTTGAGATGTTTCCCTCATTGGAGAGTAAATTAATGACGATTATTAACCCGTTTGGTACTAGCACATATAGAGCATTAAAGGCAATTGCTATGGGTATTGAACCGAAAGATGATTATGTTTTGGGTCAGTTAGATCCTATGATATATAAATTATTTTTTGATAAAAACAAACCTGAAAAATCTAAGATAACATTAACGTTTAGAAATGATTCTGAGTATTTTGAATTATTTGATTTGGGTGACCAAGGTAAATGGTATGTAAATGCGATTTTTGACCATTACGGTAATGGATATGATTTTGTTGATTGGGATGATGATTATCAATGGAAGGAGGGATATGTGTTATATGACTTTAATGATGAAAACAAACAAAAAGTTAATGATATTTTAAAATATATCGCACCTAATTTAACTATGGATGGTGAGAGTGAGACAAATGCCAAAATTGCAGTAGCAATGGATGAATTTTTCCCAAAAATATCTCAAGATATATATAACGAATATAACTCTGAAACAAATAACGGCAAAAACGCCGCTCAAAGGGAGGAAATAAAAGATGAATTATGTGATATTTTTAGACCTTATGGTTTAATGAAATTAAGTTGTTTTTATAAATACATAACCACAGTTAGAATATTAATTAAGTTATTTGAAAGATATGGAACCAATATGACATTGGAGGAGGTCTTAAAGGAACTTGGTCACTCAATTGAGGTTCAGGATTTTTATGAGTATGCGTATGAAGTTGAGGGTTATGAACATTTTGATGGTGAAAGTTTTAACAGGTTAGTTAGTTATTCCTTAGATAAAATAATTGACGAATTGGAGGACTCGGATAATTTTTTAAATATGGTGGAATTTAAGGAAATAGTTCGTGAGATAAATAAGAAATATGTTTATACTAAACGATATGCATTTCCAAAGGACAAAACTAGATGGTTTGAGATTGTCACAATTGATCCTAAAACAAATTTATTAAATATTAGAACAGGTTGTGTTTCCGGAGGTTGTAATATAAAATATACTGACAAGACATTAGAAGATTTTTATACTTTAATATATCATCCTGAGTTATTTAAAGATGAGTGATATTTATAAACAAAAAACAGTATGAAAAATTTATTCAACAATATTAATTCATCTGAGAGAGGTAGAATATTAGAAATGCATAAAAAAAGAGGTTATAATACCATTATTTTAGAATCTCCTATGGACTCAATGTTTTATCAAGGTGACGATTATACAAAAGACATGGGTAAAAATTTAATGTCGCAAGATGATGATGACGATTTTGACGGCATGAGAAAACATTTTGACTTTGATACTTTCAAGAATGAGGTTAGTATAATGGCGCCCGGATCGGCAATATTATTAGATAAGGATAAAAATGTAGTTAAAATAATTATTAAAAGGTCTAAATGGTTTAATAAAAAACACTTTAATACCTTACTAAAAAATTATTCAAATCTCTTAGAAAAAATTCCATCTGACGTTCATTGGGTTTCAAGTAAAAATGATGTGGAAAATATAAAATTTAAAATCAAATCAAAAGATTAAATTTTATATATCAAAACTTTTTCATATATTTGTCATATGGAAAGAAATTATCAATTACTAAAAGACGTATTGTCAGTACCAAGTAAAACTTATAAGGAAGAACAGATGGTTCAATTTCTTATTGATTGGTTAACGGAAAACAACATTGACCATACGGTGGATGAACATCTTAATGTTTATGCCACCAAACAAACCGGTGATTTACCTAATGGGTTTATGTTCCCTTGTGTTGTATCACACACTGATACGGTTCATAATATGGACTCAATCAATGTCGTTGAAGAACAACTTGAAAACGCTCAAGGTGAAATTAAGTTATCCCTAAAAGCGTATAATAACGAAGGAAACCCTACAGGTATTGGAGGTGATGACAAGTGTGGTGTCTATGCTTGTTTAGAATTACTAAAAGAGTTACCCAACTTAAAGGCGGCGTTCTTTGTATCTGAAGAAACAGGATGTCACGGGTCTCGTAAAGCCGACAAATCATTCTTTACAAATGTTGGTTACGCAATTCAGTTCGACGCCCCCGAAAATTGGATGGTTACTGAAAGATGTTGGGGAACAACATTATTTGACAGACGGACTGACTTTTTTAAAGAATGTGATAAAGTTCTAACTGAAAGTTTTCCTGATAAACTAAAATATTTCTCACACCCTTATACCGATGTTTACGCTCTTAAAGAATCTTTTGATTTTTCTTGTATCAATATCTCCATTGGGTACTACGATTACCACACCGCAAATGAATATGTGGTGGTTGAGGATGTCTACAATGGTATCAAAGTTGGTAAAAAAATGATAGAATCATTGGGTTACACCAAACACCAATTTAAAGAGGAGAAACCTAATAAAATTTATAGTCCATTTTAAAAAAAGGAGGTTATTCAACCTCCTTTTTTGTTTTACCCTTCTTTCCTTTTTTCTCTTCCGTTATAATAATAACGTCATTCTCTGCCGTAACCACATAAGGTGTTTCGGTTTTAAGTTCACCTCTAAGAACTTCCTCGGAAATATAATCCTCAATTTTATCTTGGATAGCCCTCTTTAAAGGTCTAGCCCCATACATTTCATCAAAACCAACTTTTGATATCATATCAGTTACCGAAGATTCAAATTTGAATTGGTATTTGATTTTAGTCAATCTTGATGATAACTTATTAAGTTCAATCTTAACGATTTCGTTAATTTGTTCTTGTTTTAGGGTGTTAAAGATTATCACATCATCAATTCTGTTTAGGAATTCAGGTGCGAAGAATTTTTGAAGTTCCTTTTTAAGGATGTCTCGTTTTTGTTCTTCTTCAACATAGGACTTAGTTTGGAATCCAACACCAGCCCCAAAATCTTGTAATTTTTTAACACCAATATTTGATGTCATAATGATAAGACAATTTTTGAAATTGATTTTTCTTCCCAATCCATCTGTAAGGTGACCATCATCCAATACCTGTAGTAAAGTTGAGAATATGTCTTTATTTGCCTTTTCAATTTCATCAAATAAAATAACGGAGTATGGTTTGTTTTTAACTTGTTCAGTTAATTGACCACCTTCATCATAACCAACATATCCCGGAGGAGATCCGATTAAACGAGAGATTGAGTGTTTTTCTTGATATTCGGACATATCAACTCTAATTAAAGAATCTTCACTACCGAATATCTCTTTCGCCAATTGCTTGGCTAAGTGTGTTTTACCCACACCTGTGGATCCTAAGAAGATAAACGATCCTATGGGTCTATTTGGGTCTTTAATACCTAATCTATTTCTTCTAATTGCTTTTGATATTTTTGAAACCGCTTCAGATTGACCAATAACTTTCGATCCGATATTAACCTCCAAATCAACCAATGATTTTGAATCGTCAATGTTAAGTTTTCCAACAGGAATTTTTGTCATATTGGATACAACTTCATAAACCAATTCAATCTCAACTTCTTTCTTATTGATATTCATTTCTTCTTCAAACTTCATTTTTTCTACGTGAAGTTTATTCAGAATTTTTTTCTCCTTATCTCTAAGTTCTGCCGCTTGTTCGTAATTCTGTTTCTTTACAACATCAATCTTTTGTTGTTTGATATCAATTGCGTCCAATTTCAATTTCTCAATAACTTCAGGCATTTTAATATCCACCTGACTTCTTGCCCCAACTTCATCTATAATATCAAAAGCCTTATCGGGAAACTCTCTATCGGTAATATATCTGTCCGCCAAATCAACACAAGTGATTAATACTTCGTCACTAAAAATAACTTTATGGTAACTCTCGTATTTGTCTTTTGAGTTTTTTAGAATTTGTAGAGTTTCTTCTTTCGTTGAAGGGTCAACCACCACTTTTTGGAATCTTCTTTCCAACGCTCCGTCTTTCTCAAAGTTTTTACGGTATTCATCAAGTGTTGTAGCTCCGATACATTGAATCTCACCTCTTGCCAATGCTGGTTTGAATATGTTTGAAGCGTCCAATGATCCTGATGAATTACCTGCACCTACAATGGTGTGAATCTCATCTATGAAGATAATAATGTTGGGATGTGATTGTAATTCTTCAATAATCACTTTCATTCTTTCCTCAAACTGACCTCTGTATTTTGTTCCCGCAACAATGGATGTCATATCTAACAGGACAATTCTCTTATCCGCTAAATTTCTCGGACATTCACCTTGTTGGATTTTCATTGCCAATCCCTCAACAATTGCGGTCTTACCACAACCCGGTTCTCCAATAATAATAGGATTATTTTTCTTTCTTCTTGATAATATCTGAGCAATTCTTAATATCTCTTTATCTCTACCAATAACTGAATCTAATTTACCTTCCTCAGCCAATTTATTTAAATCTTTACTGAAGTTATCCAGTACAGGAGTACCACTATCGTTGTCGCCTTTTTTTCTTGATGAAGGTCCATCACCGTCCATTATCTCATTCATAATCTTATTTTTTTAATAAATATATGAAATTATACTCAATAGTTCAATAGTGACAAATTGTCATATACTAACTGACAAAATGTCGTATATTTTATTTGGCACACCAGTTGAATAATTCACAATCAAATAATAAACATAAAAATTTAAAAAACTATGAAAACAGGAAATTTATCAATTTTCGACACAATCCTAAACGACTTTACTGATGCTAAATTCAGAAGAAATTATGTCAGTGACTATGATGTTCATAAAACCGAAGATGGGGCTTATTATGTATTCAGCGTCCCTGGCTTTAATAAGTCAAATTTAAAAGTTGATGTTGATGACACAATTTTAACCATTGATGGTAGTCGTGTAATTAAATCATCAAGTGGTGATAAAACTAAGAGTGTTCACTTCTCTTATGATTTGGGATTAAATATTGACACCTCTAAACTTGAAGCAACTATTGAGGATGGGTTATTAAGCGTGTTTATCCCTAATGAAAAAAAGATTGAGAGAAAGAAAAAGATATCTTTGCTTTAAATATTTTTTTTACAAGTCGTAATATATTTATAATAAAAATTATATTATGAAAAAAATTGTAAGATTAACAGAAAGTGATTTAGTTAGGTTAGTAAAAAGAATAATCAGCGAAGGTGAAAGATATGGTTCATTTGGTGGTGATGAAAAATGGGTTGATATGGATACCGACCAATTCTCTGACGATGATATAAATGATGATGATTTTGATTCAGAGGAATTTAATGACTATGAATCATTTCACGAAAAACATCCAAAAAGAAGAGCTTTAGGTGGTGATATGGGTAAGGCAATGTTTAACACATATAAAGAAAAAACAGGAAAACCTTTAACAATCAAAACTAGAAGACCACAAAAGAGTGGTGGTGAATCTGGATTTGACCACGATAGAGAATTTAGAAAGTATCAAGGTGATATTGGAGACGCTTCTTGGTCTTAAACTTTATTGTTACTAAAAGTAAATTGATAACCCCTCCCCAAAAGAGGGGTTTTCTTTTTTATACTAGTATTTATTTTTTAAATAAAAAATTATGGCAATCACAAAAGAAGAAATTATAGGAACAAAAATAATTAATGATATTACTTCGTCAAATATTAAACACACAGAATATGATACCGAAACAAAGGATCTATTAGTTGAGTTTAATAATGGTTTAAAATATGAGTATCAAGATGTACCCCATCAATTATATACTCAATTTAGAATGTCGGAATCTCAAGGTAAATTCTTCAGTTCAAAAATTGCAAAAGTTCACCCATATAAAAAACTTTAACTAAATACATGTTTTGTAGTATTTATTAGTTAATGAAAAAGGATAGTGAAATTTTATCAAGCTTTGATTTAAAAAAAGGACTAAATCCAAAGGTGTGGGTTAAGGACAATAAGTCGACAAAACTTAAACCTGAAATTAGAGAAAAGTTATTAGAAATTGCTTATGAATTCATAGAATTTTTAGGTATTGATATTATCGTGTCCGATGTTCATATGACAGGTTCTATGGCTAACTATAATTGGTCAAAATACTCTGATTTTGATTTACACGTAATTGTGGATTTTGAACAATTCCCAAAAGAACAATTAGACCTTTATAAAGAACTTTTTAAATTAAAAAAAACATTATTTAACTCTGACCATAATATAAAGATTTATGGTTATGACGTTGAGTTATATCTACAGGACAGTAATGAACCCCACTTCTCAACAGGGGTATATTCCGTTATATATAACAAATGGTTAACACCACCTAAAAAAGGTGATTTTAAAGCCGATAAAGAAGTTCTTATGTCAAAAGTTGACCAATGGACTGAAAAAATTGATGAGGTTATTGATTCGGCTAAAGGTAAGGACTTAGAGGCTGCTTTAAAGTTATTAGGCGGTTTCAAAGATAAACTTAAAAAATATAGACAATCCGGATTAGAGGGTGGTGGAGAATTATCCTACGAAAATTTGGTATTTAAATACCTTAGACGAAATGGGTATATTGAAAAACTATTCAACTTTGAAAAAGAAAAGGTCGATAGGGAATTGTCATTGGAGCAAAAATTAATTGGTGAACAAGAAAAAAATAAAGGAAAAATAAGAGATTTTTTATCTAATTTATTTTCGGGTAAAAAAAATAAAGAAGGTGAAGTTAAGGTTGATAACCCAAAGAAAGCAGACATAGTTAGTGACGATGTTTCCGAATTCTATAAAACTTTAGATTCAATCCAAGAACCTGTATCCCAACAAAAAAGAGGTGAGTATTCATTTCAAGAAAATGTTGAGTCGATACAAATAGGGTTGGAACTATTAGGTTATAAGTTACCAAATCACGGTGTTGATGGTTTATATGGACCTGAAACCTCTGGACAAGTTGAAAAATTCAAGAAGGAGAATATAGAAGCAGTTGAAAAAGCTGAATCAACTGATGAAACTGACAATCAATCAAAAATTTTACCTCCATTGGATGGTACATTAGTGGTGATTTCAAAGTTTGGACCTCGTGGAGGTAGACCACATAATGGTGTTGATTTACGTAGTGATAGAAATACTACGATAAAATCACCCGCCGACGGAAAAGTGGTAGGGTCATCCTTTGGTGTTGGTAAATGCGGAGGTTATATTTTAATACAACACTCAGACGGTTATCAAACAAAATATTGTCATTGTAATGAAATAGATGTTTCAAAAGGTGATACGGTAACACAAGGTCAAATTATTGGTAAAACCGGTGGATGTAACGGTGGTAAAGAGGGGGGTTGTAATGGGGAGAAAGATGAAAAATCAAAAAAAGGAAATTCCACATATCCACACTTACATTTTGAGGTAATATTAAATGGGGTAGCCGTTGACCCTGAAACTATAATTGATAAAAAATATATTGGTAAATATAATGGTGAATATTTAGTAAATTCAGTTGCGACACCTGAAATGGTTAAAGTTCTATTAGGAAAATTAAAAGAAAAAAATATCCAATCAGAAGATATAGAACCTTACATAGATAAGATAGAAAATAAACCTGTAAAATCTAAAGAATCCACAATCGGAGATAAAAATCAACCAACCGAAAAAAGAAAGTCTAAGAATTACTTAGTTTATAAACCTGATAATTTTAAGGGTGGTGAAGCACACGTTTTATTTGCGGGATTACATTCTAATCAAAATGGTCAGATTTCATTAAATGAAAGTTTTTACGGATCGGGAGTTGACCCAATTAAAGGTAAAGTTTTGGTAGTGATAACTCATTGGGGAACCTCTGTTGAAGAGGCTATAAAGCACGTGAAAGATAATTACAATGCGACCGTAACCTCAATTGCCGGGTTTTCTAAAGGAGGTATGAAAATGTGGGATTATGTAGGTCCAAGAAGTAATATGAAATTTGTGGGTTTAATTGACCCTTCACCTGAAGGTCAGGGACAAGGAGAATCACCATATATTAATTTAGATTTTGGTAGTAATACTTACATGACATGTAATTGGAAAAATTGGGGAAATAAACCACCAGGGTATGTCCCAAGGGAGGTATTAAAATGGTACTGCACCCATAAAGACGATTCTAACTACAAAGGAAAAGTTATTTGTACGGATAAGGATAGTTACGACCACTCAGAAATATTTAAAAATTTCTATAAGGAATTTGCTAACAAAATCTAAATCATTTTGATAATAATATTAATTACACATAAACTATTATTAATATTGATATATTTATAAAGAAAAAATAAAGATATGCCAACAACTGCCTGTACCTCATATTACACAACAAGAATAACCGGATATGTTGCAGCTTCCGGAAATACCGTAGGTTCTGTAGTTACCTTTGGTACACCAACACCCGTATACTCAAACGTTACTGGTGGTACTATTAATCAATGTAGTGCGGTTACTCTTGGGGGATTTAACGGATTAAACAATTAAATATAAAAAAAAATAAAATGGGAAAATTAAAACCAATAGGAAGTGAAAGATTAGAAGGTATGGAAAAAATAAACCGTATCATTGAAATTTCTCGTTATAAGGAAAACATTCCAAATCCTGTTAATGAAGTAAGATCCACGGAATATGGAATAATGTTAGCCGATGGTAATACATACAAAATTGAAAGAGATAAGAACGGATATGTCATTAAAAAATCAATTAATGAATCCGATATGGATTATCTTGAACCAATGCAGAATAGAAAGTATTACCCTTCTTATTCCCAAGCATTAAAGAGATTAAACTTAATTACAAAAGAAGTTAATACTTTGGTTGGTAATGAAGAAAATATTTCATTATTTGGTGAACAAAAAAAATTCACATTAAAAACTCCTAAACCCGCACCTGTAGAAGCACCGCCGATGCCAGCACCTGCCCCCGCACCAGCTCCCGTACCCGCACCAACTGATATGCCACCTATGCCTGACGCAGGTATGGATATGCCTGAAGACCCATCTATGGGTGATGAAGGAATGGGTATGCCGGAAGATCCTGAAATGGGTGATGAAGGTATGGATATGGGTGACGAAGGAATGGATATGGGCGGAGAACCTGAAGGTGAAGAAGGTATGGTTACCTTTAAATCAATCCAAAAACTAACAGGTAAGTTAGGTCAAAAAATTAGAAAACTTAATCAAGGTGAAGAACCAATTTCATCTGATGACACAAAATATGTTATTAACTCAATATTGTCAGCTCTTGATTTAAGTCAATTATCCGATGAGGATGTTGAGGAGATTATGACCAGATTTGAGGATAATGAAGATATGGGTGATGAGGATATGGATATACCGGAAGAACCTGAAATGGATGATGCGGGTATGGATATGCCGGAAGAACCTGAAATGGGCGATGAAGAATTACCTGAAGGTGAAATGTCCGAAGAATGGGAAGGAACTATGGACGGAGATTATGATTTAGGATTTAGTGATGAACCTAAAAGAAGAAGACACCCAAAATCCCCAATGGAGGAAATGGACTTTAACAAAGCAGTTACTAATAAACATAGCGAACTCATTAAAAGTAAAATGGGTGATATGTTAGAAGATAATCACGCTGATGGAATGGGTAAAATTTTTGATGAAATTTTCTCAGAATCAAAAGTTGATAAGATTTTATCAAAATATTTTCAAGAATCACCTAACGAAAAAAGATTAAACGAAGAAAGAGGAGTTAGAAAATTTGTTGAGAAAAAAACTCATAAGGTTAAACAAATGAAAGAAGTTAAGAGATTGTCAGAATCAATTGACCAAGAAGTAACTTCTGAGAAATTTATAACAAGATATTCTAAAGCCGAATTAATCGGTAAAACTAATAAGAGAAATTTGGTTTTTGAGGTTAATGGTAAACAATTTAAAATCACACCTGACGGAGCGATTCTATGAGTTATCTAATTTATATAAATGGTTTAGGACCTAATTATAAAGGTGATAATATATATGAATTTATCTTTTCAGATACAATAACCGATATATGGGGAGAGGGATGGGAGTCAAAACCGTCTAACGGTAATCCATCCGCTCCCGATATAGAATTTATACAGAAAGTCGGAACTCTAAAAAGTGTGGATATTAAGTTATCCCTAATTCAGGATTCTGACTTTTTTTCTATGATAGATTCTCTTGATGATGTAATTGCGTTGGGTTGGGAATCCGAAGATTCTGATACCAATTTTGAAACTGAAAAAAGATTGGTTTTTAGATTTGGTGAGGATGAAAAAACAATAAAAGAAAAACTATATGAAAGAGATATAGTTTTAGAATTTGAAAAAAAAGTAGTTTATGAAAACTGATAACGCAGCATTTAAATTAATGGATATGGGATTTAAAGCCGAAACATTAGCAAGTTTAACTGAATCACAATTGGTTAAACTTTATAAGAAATTGAACGAGGGTAAAGAAGAATCTAAGGAACAAGTTACCCCCGTTACAAAAACATCCCTTAAAATAGGAACAGGTGGTGGATCTTTACCCCCAAACCCAAAAGGATATAATGTTACTAAAACCACAACAGGGGAAGTTATGGCTACCCCAAAGGAAAGTGAAATGAAAGAGGGTAAGGGTAAATCCAAAAAATACAATCCTTGGGCTATTTGTACTTCCACTGTAGGTAGAAAAGACAAGAAGAAATACGAAAGATGTGTTATGGATGTTAAAAAATCCGTAAAAGAAGGAAGAGACCCGTCCGAGTTGTTTTTAGAAAATAAAATCGTATCTTTGTTGGAAAGAAATATTCAACCAAAAATTAGTAAAAAAGAATTTTTAGATATGATTAAAGAATCTGAAACTCAAACTCCAGTTAAACCAAAAGTACCTACGGTAAAGCCGGGAGAAACAACTAAAAAACCTTCAACACCATATAGTCCAAAACCGGGAGTTAAACCCGCACCTAAGGCTAAGGTGGAAACTAAAGAACAAAGTAGTCCAACCATCGCACCACCAAAAGAAAAGGAAAAAACAAAAACACCTTCAACACCATATAAACCTAAACCCGGAGTTAAACCAGCACCTAAAGCGGGTAAAAAATCGGTACCATCTTGGTTAAGTTGGGGTGAATTAGGAATTAATATTTAAGTAAAATTATATTTCAAATGGCAAAGAATAGAAAAAATATCAGCGAAGCACCAATAGATTACGAAGGACCTGAAAGAATGGATCCAAGTATTGAGCGTAAAATTACATCTAAAACGACTCCTTATGCTGAACATCCTGGATTACCTAAAATGGATAGAGATTTCGTTGAGGTTATTTCATCTGAAAGATTTAAAAATTCTGTTAATAACGTTAGAAGATATTTGGGTGATACTACCAAGATACAAGGTGGTCCTCAACAAGTTATGATGTCACTTATGTCATCGGCAATGCAGTTGTTCGGTAAAATTGGTCAGATTGAAAGTCGTAACAAAGAATATCTTGAGAATTTAGCGGTTGAGTTAGTTAAAAAAGAAATGTCAATTCCCGAAGGGGCAATGCAGTTTGACGCAAAACTTATTCACGGGGGTATGTCATCGGCTGAAGGTATGAGAGGTGAATCCGAAGAACCTACGGCAGAAGAAGTAAAAGACGCATTCGCATCAGCTGATGAACATCAGGATGAGTTGGAGGCTTTTATGGATTCTTTTGAGAAATTTAATCAAGAGAAAGCCAAGCGTAGATTTATTAACGCATTAATTGGTGGAGCGGCTAAAAAAGGACATTATATGTTTGAATTGGTTGCTGATGAACTTGAGAATATTAATCCTGAACTTGTTAGGATTTATGGTATGTCACAAGCATTGTTAGACCATCTATATTGGATTTATCCTGAACAAATGGTGTCAAGTATGGCAGCATCGGGTGAAGGTCAAGTAGGTCAATCAGAAGTTGATACGGAAACAGACCCACCAACAGTAATCGCAAGAGGGGCTTCTTTCCCCGTGTTAATTCACGAATTGGTTAAAGGCGTATATGAGATTTTCGGAACTCACGGATTACCTGATGACCCTCGTCAAGCCGAAATGGTTATTGCGAGTGAAGATACATTACCCGCAGAGATATGGGATTTAAGATTAGGTCCTATTTTTTGGGAGAAATTCTTGGCGGCGTATCCCGATGAAATTTTTGAGGAGGACAAACGTCATATTCAGCATTATCTGTTTATGAGATTTTCATCTTTATCACCGGAACAATTCTTTAAATTATCTAAATTCATTTTATCTGATAATCCTAAAGGAAAACAGGTATTACAAAGAATGGTTGATGAAATAATTGAGGAATTAAAGAAACAAGATTTTGATTCTCAATTCGGAGATAATGATGAGGATGAAGATTACGAAGGTCCTTCTTTGAGTGATCTTGGAATCTAATTTATGCAAAATATAACAAAGGAACAAGTTTTAATAGAATATGTTAAGTGTATGAGGGATACCCCTTATGCACTTAAAACGTATTTACAGACGTATGATAATACGGTATCTAGATTTGTTCCTTTAGAATTGTTTCCCGACCAAATATCCTTACTTGACGATTATGAGAATAATAACGAGAATATCGCCCTAAAGTATAGACAGGCGGGCGTATCCACCGTAACCGCCGCTTGGGCGTCTAAGAAAATAGCCTTCGCGAAAAAACAAACACCTGAGAAGATTCTAATTATCGCCAATAAATTGGATACCGCCCAAGAGATGGCTAATAAAGTCAGAGGGTTTATTGAACAATGGCCGTCTTGGGTTGATATTGGATTTGCTAAAGAAAAGAACTCACAAAGACATTACAAATTAACAAATGGTTGTGAAGTAAAGGCGGTAGCAACATCTAAGGATGCTTTACGTGGTTATACACCAACAATACTAATATTTGATGAGGCTGCTTACATTGAAGCGGATGCGGATTTCTGGTCAGCCTGTATGGCTTCACTATCTACGGGTGGTAAAGTTATTGTAATTTCAACACCAAACGGGTATGACCCCATTTATTACGAAATCTATGACCAGGCGTTAAGAGGGTTTAATGATTTTAAAATATCTGAAATGTTTTGGTATAGAGATCCAAGATATACCAAAGATATGTTCTTGGTTAAAACGGATGATATTATTCACTATTTGTTAAATAAGGAACAATACCCATCAGATGCAGTAGTAAAAATAGAACATTATCACCCAAATAGTGGTGACCACGAAAAACTAAAACCTTATTTTAAAGACGGATTTAAACCTTGTTCTTCTTGGTTTGAGGGAATGGTAAAGAAGTTAAAATACGACAAGAGAAAAGTTTCTCAGGAATTGGAGTGTAACTTCCTTGGATCTGGTGATAACGTGTTTGATTCAAAGACACTTACCAAGATTCGTGAAAATACCATTTCAGAGCCGACAAATAAGATGATGGCAAACTCTTTATGGATATGGAAAGAACCTGTAATTGGTCACAAATACATTATGGGGGTTGACGTATCAAGAGGAGATAGTGAGGATTACTCAACATTCCAAATTATAGATTTTGATGAGAGAGAACAAGTTGCCGAATATGTTGGTAAGGTACCACCAGACATTATGGCGGATATTGCCTTTAAATGGGCTAATATGTATTCTTGTTTTGTTGTTGTTGATATAACAGGAGGAATGGGAGTATCTACGTCTAGAAAAATGCAGGAGTTGGGTTATAGGGATTTATATGTTGATGGTGTTGATTATCAAAACAAATGGAAATACGACCCAAAGCAAAATGAGAAGATACCGGGTATTAACTTCAATAATAAGAGAGTTCAGATAATTGCGGCGTTTGAGGAGGCGGTAAGACATAATTTTATTATTCATAGTAATCGTCTATTAAACGAGATGAATACTTTTGTTTATATTAGTGGTAGACCTGATCATCAAAAGGGTCAACACGATGATTTACTTATGTCCATTGCGATGGCAATTTATGTTGGTGAATCTTCATTTAGTCAATTAGGAAAGGTTACAGAACATACAAAAGCGATGTTGGAATCTTGGACGGTTAACGTTGATGAGTCTCCAGCCAAGTCAATTTCGTTTAATCCTGGATCGCCCAATATACAACAAAGATACCAAGACCCAAGACAACAAGGAGCATCAAGACAGGACTATATTGACTATGGTTGGTTATTTGGTAACAAACGATGATATTTATCGAAATATCCAAAATACTAGTGTTTAACTATTTATGGATATAGTTAAATTTATTATATGGAAAATAACAATAATCAAAATTTGACCGTTTGGCAAAGATTAACCCAAGCCTTCGGTCCTTACTCATTATTAGGTCAAGATTATCCGACCTACAAATACGATAAGACAGAATTACTAAAAACAAACAGTAAACAACAATACGAGAAGGAAAAACTCCAAGCTCAACAAACATTCTACTTATCCAATCAATGGACTAAGATTGAGAATAATTTATATACCCAAGCAACATATTACGAACCAACAAGATTAGCATCATTCTATGATTTTGAATCTATGGAGTACACACCCGAAATATCCGCAGCGTTGGATATCTATGGTGAGGAATCCACCACGGTTGACCAAAATGGTGATATGTTACAGATTTATTCTGAATCACAGAGAATAAAATCAATATTATCGGATTTGTTTAATAACAATTTGGATATTAATACAAACTTACCAATGTGGACAAGAAATGCTTGTAAATATGGTGATAATTTTGTTTATCTAAAATTGGATACTGAAAGAGGGGTTGTTGGTTGTATGCAGTTACCAAACATTGAGATTGAAAGATTGGAGATGGGTATGGCATCAAAAACTACAAATACCGAACAAGACCCAAGAAATACAGGATTGAGATTTAAATGGAAAGCCAAGGATATGGAATTTAATTCTTGGGAAATTGCCCACTTTAGATTATTGGGGGATGATAGAAAGTTACCTTATGGTACATCTATGTTGGAAAAGGCGAGGAGAATTTGGAAACAGTTATTATTGTCTGAGGATGCGATGTTAATTTACAGAACATCAAGAGCCCCCGAAAGAAGAATGTTCAAGATATTCGTAGGTAATATGGATGATAAGGATGTTGAACCGTATGTACAACGTATGGCAAACAAGTTCAAGCGTTCTCAAGTTGTAGATAATAACACAGGTAATGTTGATATGAGATTTAACCAAATGGCGGTTGACCAAGATTACTTCATACCTGTTAGAGATGCTGCCGCTCCTGACCCTATTACAACACTTCCCGGAGCGACTAACTTATCGGAAATCGCCGATATTGAGTATATTCAAAAGAAACTATTAACCGCATTGAGAGTCCCAAAAGCGTTCTTAGGTTTTGAGGAGGTTGTTGGAGATGGTAAAAATCTATCATTGATGGATATTCGTTTTGCGAGAACTATTAATCGTATTCAAAAGAGTATGTTGGCTGAGATGAATAAAATAGCCATTATCCATTTATTTCTTTTAGGTTTTGAAGACGAGTTATCTAACTTTACGTTAGCATTATCTAATCCATCAACACAGGCTGATTTGTTAAAAATTGATGTTTGGAAAGAGAAGATATTATTATATAAGGATGCGGTTGCAGGAATTGAGGGTATCGCCCCTGTATCACAATCTTGGGCTAAGAAACATATCTTAGGATTCTCTGACGAAGAGATTAGATTGGATTTACAACAACAAAGAATTGAGAAAGCAGTCGCGGCCGAACTTACAAATACACCAACAATTATTGTTCATACAGGTATATTTGATAATATTGATAAATTATACGGACAACAAACGGGAACAACCTCAGCGTCCGCCGCAGTACCACCTCCACCACCTGGCGGAGATATGGGTGGTGATATGGGAGGAATGGAACCACCACCACCAATGGGTGGAGAAGAAGGTGGAGGTATCGCACCACCACCACCAGGACCAACTCCGGGTGGAGAAGCGGGAGTAACACCCGAATCTTCAAATAGAGATAGTGCGAATATATTATTAGAAAATAGTAGTTTAGTATCTGAAAGTGAGTATATAAATTTGTCTAGGGCAAAGAATTCTTTAGGTGAAATGGAGAATGAATTGAACAGATTGTTAAATGATTGATATTTATATAAAAAACATTTAAAGAGATGGTAAAATTTGGTATATTAAAAACGAAAATTGAAACTCTATTATTGGAGTCATATAGTAATAACACATTTAAGAATGAAATAAAAACATTCAATAAATTGGTTCTTAGTAATAAAAATATCTCTAAGTTATTTTATCTATATGATGAACTAAGTTCTAATAAGGGTTTGAATGAGAGTATCGCAAAAGAATTCGTATTTGAATCCATTACACTTTATGAGAATATAATTAATAGAGTTCAAGACAAGGACATTAAATCCATTATGGGGTGGGTGTCTAAAATAAAAGTAGATAATCAATACGAACATATTGATAATTTATTGGGTAGATCAAATGACGTTTTAAATTTAGAGAATAAAATTAAAAACAAAAAAATCGTTGTAGAAAATTTACAAAAAGAACCTTCTTGTGAAAATAATACAAACATTAACATACCAATAAACTCAATGCTGAGTATCGCGAATAAGTCATATTCGGAATATATTAGTAACCTTACCGAATCGGAACAAAAAGAGGTTATAGGTCTATTAAAAATGGATGAGTCAACATTAGAAAGGAAATTTAACGAGTTGAGAGATGACGCTATTGTTAAACTAGCATTATTAACGGTAAATGAGAGTGATGAGTCGGTTAGAACCACCATTAACGAAACAATAGACAATATTAAAATCAAAACTCCAGATAGGTTAGAATTAGTTAAATTGCGTTCATTAATTGATAAACTTTAATTTTTTGACAAAATAATAATATTAACCTATAATTCCTAAAACAATAAACATATCAATTATGGAATTATGAAGAAGGGTAAAACCTCAAAATTAGTCGGTTACAAATCATCAAAAATTAATTACGGGACAGTAGATTCAAAAGAACTTAAATCACTTTACATTAATATACAATCTTGGGTTGAGCCAAGTGATGATTACGAAAATTGGACAAGAATCGTCCTAAATATGTCAAGAGCGGTAAAACACTCAATATATGAAATAATCAACAGGGAAATATATGATGAGAATTTTATAGTTGATTTAGACCTAAGAACAAGTGGCATACAATACAAAAAAAGGTCTTTTATGAATTTAGAGATAAATTTATTCTTAATAAATGAGATTGATTTTAAATCACCCGAACTTAAGAAATCCATTAAAGATATTGTGAACTCAATACACAATGATGTGTTTAAAGGTAATGAGTATTTTAAATTTCACGTTAGTAAAAAAGACAAATCTGAATTAGTTGAGGCATAAATATAAAGTTCGCGGTATTTATTGTTAAAATAACATATGAGCGAATATAGAATTTTAAAAGGTAACGAATCAGGTAAGAAAGGTATTCTTATTGAGGATGACGCAGGTTATGTATCACCAAGAGAGTTCGGTAACCAAGATATATTAAAAGAATCAAAAGGTTTTCTAGATCATAGTAAACCTTTTGAGTTCTACGCCGTATTACAAAAATACGACACGCCAAACAGAAATGGTAGATCATACCCCGAAAAAATATTAAAAAGAGAAGCCGAGAATTATAAAAAATTAATTCAAAAAGGAACATCTTTATCTGAATTAAATCACCCCGAATCTTCTTTAATAGATTTAGACAGAGTTTCTCACCTTATTACTGAAGTATGGTGGGAGGGTAATGTTTTAATGGGTAAATTAAGATTACTAACAACACCAGGATTCCACGAAAGAGGGGTTTGTTCATCAAAGGGTGACTTAGCAGCAAACTACCTTAGACAAGGAGTTACATTAGGTATATCTTCAAGAGGTGTTGGTTCACTTAAAAAAGTGGGAGAACAAAATGAAGTTCAGGACGACTTTGAATTAATTTGTTTTGACTTAGTATCATCACCATCAACACCGGGAGCATATCTATTCTCAAACCCTGATGATAGAATGAAATACGAAGAGAACTTGGAAGAGGAGAAAAAAATGTCTATTGAAAGACAAGTTGGTGAAACAGGAAATAAGTCATTAGATTTAATGAGAAAATTATCGGATTATTTGGGTAGATGATTGTTATTAATGTCAATAGAACTTGACAAATTATAATTTAATGACGACATTTATAAAAAATAAAAATAATTATGGACGAGAAATATTTTGTGGCTAAAATCACTTATGAAATGCCTGACGAACAAACCGGAAAAGTTAAAAAGGTCAGAGAAGAAAAATTGATTAATGGGTATAACCCAACAGATGTTGAGGCAAAGGTAACCAAACGATATGAAACATTTACTTTTGATTGGCGAATCACCTCAATATCAGAAAGTAAAATTGATGAGGTTATTGATTAATATTTAATGAACTATTTTAAAAGGGGGAACTAACGTTCTCCTTTTTTTTTTGCTTTTTTTTACGATTTAACTATAATAAACGAATTTTTACTGAAATGGTAATATTTATATAGAAAAATTAGCACTAATGGCAAAAGAAAAATCTTTAGTTGAAGACGCTCTTCTACAAATGAGAAATTTGGAAGAGGCAGTTTCACAAAACGCAAAAGGAATACTTGCATCTACAATGAAGCAAGAAATCAAAGAATTAGTAAAAGAATCTATCGTATCTGAACAAGATGATGATGACGAGGAGATTGACACAGAAGTTGACATGGATATGGATTCTGATGAAGAAGAGATGGATATGGATATGGATATGGATTCCGATGAGGATGAAATGGAAATGGATATGGACATTGACTCTGATGAGGATGAAATGGAAATGGATACTGATATGGATATGGAGGATGACGAAGTTATCGATCTATCAGATGAAGATAGTATCTCAGATGATGACCTATTAAAGGTTTTCATGGCGATGGGAGAAAAAGATGGTATTATTGTTAAAAAAGACGATGACCAAATTCATCTAACAGACGAAAACAAAGATTCTGAATATCTAATCCAAATGGGTGAGTCCGAAGAAGAGGAGTATGAAATGTACGAATCTGATGAGGAAGAAATGGATGAATCTTACGAAGAAATGGAAGAATCTGATGATGACGACATTGATAGTATTATATCAAAAGTTTTTGACGAAGGTGAAACAGTTGATGTAGACGATGAAGAAGTTGTCTATGAAATTGAAATGGATTCTGACGAAGAAGAAATGTCTGAACAAGAAGATGAAGAAGAAATGTCTGAACAAGAAGATGAAGATATTTACGAATCAATGAAACCAAAAATTGGTAAAGGAGCAAAAATCGGAAAACCTTCAAAATTCTCTTACAAAACTTCTAAAGGTGGTTTCAAAGAATCTATGAAAACAGGTACTAAAGGTGTTGGAATGGGTAAAGTTAAAGGTACAATTTTTAACAAACCTGTGAAGAAAGAAACCAAAGAAGGTGCTATGATGGGCAAAGGGAAACCTTCATCTATGTTTGTTTCAGGTAAATCTAAGGAAGAAACCAAAGAAGCTTCACGTACATTAGGTAACGGTTCAATGTTCAGAAAAGGCGGTCTACCAAAACCAAGAGCTCATTCCAAATCAAATATCAGTATTGAAGAACAAAGAAACATTAATCAAGTACAAATTTTAAGAGAAAAGAACGAAGAATATCGTAAGGCTCTTAATGTGTTTAGAGATAAACTTAATGAAGTCGCTATTTTTAATTCAAACCTAGCGTACGCTACGAGATTGTTCACAGAACACTCAACTTCAAAACAAGAAAAAATAAACATCTTAAGAAGATTTGACGGTGTTGAAACCATAAAAGAATCTAAGAATTTGTATAAAACAATAAAAGACGAACTTTCAACAAAAACTAAAGGGTCAATTACAGAATCAATTGAAACAAGAATCGAAAAAACACCTGCATCAGGATCGGCTTCTACATTGATTGAATCAAAAACGTATGAAAATCCTCAGTTCTTGAGAATGAAAGATCTGATGAGTAAAATAAACTAAACAACAAAAACTAAAATATAATGGGAGCATTATTAGAATCAGGTCTTGTTGGTAACATCGGTCTTAAGCACCTTAAGGTTATCAAAGAAGATACAATTAACAAATGGGACAAATTAGGGTTCCTAGAAGGTCTTAAAGGCCACCTAAAAGAAAACGTTGCACAACTTTATGAAAACCAAGCATCTTTCTTGATTAACGAAGCATCTTCAGAATCTTCTAACGGAGCATTTGAAACAGTTGTTTTTCCAATCGTAAGACGTGTTTTCTCTAAATTGTTGGCTAACGAAATCGTATCAGTACAAGCAATGAACTTACCAATTGGTAAATTGTTCTACTTCGTACCTAAAATCCAAGGATACCAAGAGGCAGGTTCTAACGAAAATGCACATTTTGGTCCTGTAGGAGCACCAAACGGACCAACACTTGCGGAATCACAAGCGGCATATGGAGCTAACGACAAAAACCTTTATGACAGATTTTACGAAGGTAATGAACCGACTTTGGATCCTCCTGGTCTTTTCGATTACTCTAAAGGAGCTTACACGGCAATCACAACTACCGATACCACTACAGTTGCTTGGTCAAATGGAGTATTAGTACCTACCGCTTACAGTTTAACAGGTGGCCAAGTTGCCGCAACTGGTGCTGACGGAGGTCCTGTTTATAGAAAAGCGTTAATTGTTTTAACAGGTTTCACTAATGCAGGTGAAGGTAAATTAATTGGACCTGACGGTCAGGAAATGGATAGTGAAGCGTTCCTTTCAGATTTAAGAGTTCAAGCAATATCCACCGGGGCGTTCTCAGGTATGGGTTCTGGTGATTTACTATTTAGAGTTGTTACTCAAAAATACGGTAAAGGTATCGTACAATACGGATCACAACAATCAACAACTTGGTCATCAACAGGAAATGGTGGTTCTTATTACGATATATGTGATTCAACCGGTACTATTTACTTAGAAGTAGACCTACAAGTTCCTTGCGCGCTTGGAGCAGCATCTTTGGATGGTTACTCAGGTTTAACTTTAACTGTTGCCGGTACTGTTGCTACTGGGACTCAATTTAGATGTATTTTCAGAAGATATAAGACATTAGAATTTGAAGATGAAATTGGAGAAGTTTCTTTCGATCTTCAGTCTGTTACTGTATCTGTTACTGAAAGAAAACTAAGAGCACAATGGTCTCCTGAGTTAGCTCAAGACGTTGCGGCTTTCCATAACATCGACGCTGAGGCTGAATTGACGGCATTGTTGTCAGAACAAGTAGCTGCTGAGATTGACCGTGAAATTTTACGTGACTTACGTAAAGGAGCGGCTTGGAATCTACGTTGGGATTACAACGGTTGGAAAAGAGGAACATCATCTAATCCATTAACTCAATACACTCAGAAAGATTGGAATCAGACTTTGATTACTGCAATTAACCAATTGTCAGCTCAAATTCACAAGTCAACTTTAAGAGGTGGCGCTAATTGGATCGTAGTTTCTTCTGAAGTTTCTGCAATTTTTGATGACTTAGAATACTTCCACGTATCAAATGCTTCACCGGAGCAAGATCAGTACAACATGGGTATTGAAAGAGTTGGTACATTAGCTGGTCGTTACCAAGTGTTCCGTGACCCTTACTTCCCTGCTAATCAGGTGTTGATTGGTCACAAAGGTACATCGTTACTTGACACAGGTTACATCTACGCACCGTACGTACCTCTACAATTAACTCCAACTATGTATAACCCATTTAATTTCACACCAATTAAAGGGATTATGACAAGATACGCGAAAAAGATGGTAAATAATCGCTTCTATGCTAGAATTACCGTTGATGGAGTTAGAACGTTTGATTTGAGAGAATTGAGATAATCAATTATCTATGTAATATTGAAAAGGGACAAGAGATTGTCCCTTTTTTTATTCCCCCTCTTTTGGTAATTCTTCCGTTTTAGACAATACCCTTATTGATTTAGATATGATTTCAACCTCAGCGAAACTATATACCCCCCTCTGATAAGCGTGTCTAACGGCTTCCACTAAGTAATAGTTTGCGTGTTCCTTATCCATAACACCCAAAATTAAATCTATATGTTCTTCTGAGTGTAGTTCTATACTACCGAATAAAACTGCGTATGGATTATCTTCTTGCATATACTTTTGATTTTATAAACATCATTATTTCTTGCTCAATATTATCAATTAATTCGTAATTATCCAAAACTATTTTAGAAAATTCTTCTCTTAACTCAGGAGTCCATTTAAAATGTTCGTATATCATAACAATTCGTTTTTTAAGATATTTATATAAAAATAGAAATAACAAATCATTAAGTCAAATGAGTAACAAGAAATTAAACGAGGCTACAGTTACATCTTCATCGTCAGGTAAATACCAAGCACCATTATCGCCAGGTATTAGGGAATTTGATAAGCAAGAAATGCAACCTTTTTATATACCAACCTCTAAATACGATGACTCCGAATTGGCTTATGATAGTTATGACGGTAAGATGTCAACACCAAAAAAAAAGATAAAGAAAATGGAAGCAAACGCAAGAAAGATATCTAAATATATTAAGGACCATCCAAGTGATTCTGATGATGATGGTAATAACTTAAATAGTGGTAATGGTCCGATTAAACCATTGAATAAAGCACCTAAGAACGAAAACATCAGGGATATTATTAAGGATGTTTTAAGGGAGGATTTAGCGGTTTGGTTTGGGACTAAGAAAAAACCTAAAGGTAGTAAACAACCGGGAGGTCCTTGGGTTAATATATGTCGTAAAAAAGAAGGTGGGGGTCATCCTCCTTGTGGTAGACCTGAGGCTTCAGATAAGGGATATCCAAAATGTAGAGCAGCAGGAGTTGCCTCAAAAATGACTGACTCACAAAAGAAAAGTGCTTGTCAACAAAAAAGAACTGCCGAGAAATCACACTCTAAGTCAGGAACGGGAAACAAACCAAAAATGACTCATTATAAACCAAAAAAAAATACTTCCAAAAATGAAAGTATTAATGTGTTGGTTAAAAAAATCCTAAAGGAAATTAGAACTTTTTAAGAATATCATTAAGCGAGTGACTAATCTGACTATTGATAACAACCTCGTAGGACTTCCTACGACGCTCTATCTCGTTGTTAAACAAGTAAACTACCCTTTCCCAAGTTCTAGCGTCTAAAATAATAGAATAATGATATACGTGATTGGTTACGAATGCCTGTTGATTCTGTATTGTTAGGTATATACCCAATCTCTCATTCTTAACCACACGTTTATCACTTATGGGTGATAATATTAATTCAGAATCATTCTGATTAATTAATTTACGACAAATGTGAAAGCAAGTCGTTTGGAACTCCTTAATTTCTGGATCTAATCCTTGGTCTAATGGACGACGTTTTATCCATTTGTAATAATGGAAAGCGAATCTATTGATTTTATGTTTTACGAATTGGTAGGGTGTCATATATCAGATTTTGGTTTTACAAAGATATGAAAAAATTAGATACTGTTCTTTAAAACTTTTAAAAAAGATTCCCAAGTTTCAACATCATTCTCATTCCTACCAATATTTGCGGAGTAACAACATAATACTACATTATCTTTAGTATAACCTTTATTTCCGTCTAACCTATCTAATGATGGTTGTTGTGGGGATTTATGTGAGTTGGATGGTATTAGAGGAACGTTAAACCAATAACATAACCCATTTTGTTTTTTGTATAGTTCATTTATGTCATCTACCGTTAAAGTATTCTCTAACCCTCTACATTTAGAGTCGTTAATTAAGGTATTTTGCCACAATCTAATTCTTCTTTCTTTTTGTTTTAATCCCTCAATCTTTCTAAAATCAAGATTTTTTCTTTTTTCTTTTTTATACTCTCTAGTCACTATTAAAGTACATTCTTTACATTTACTCCCTCTTTGACTATTATAAAATTCGTTTATTGGTTTTGATAAACCGCAAATTTTACATATCTTTTGTGTATCCATACATATAAATATATGGATAATCATAAAAATACAAAAAAATATTATTTATTTTCGTATTAACAATATGGTGGGGAACATCTTTTTTTACCATCTAAACCTGGTTTTGTTCCTTTACATACTTGAACTCCGTAGCCGTTCGAATAAGCACTAGGGTAGACCTTAAATTTACCTTTTGCCGCCACCTTACCTCTTGCGCATAATTTAGTTCCGGCTTTTTTTCTACCCTCCCCAATTACATCATCAAAAGAATTATCATCCATATGTTGTTCACCATCACCTTCTATGTGATTCATCATAAAATCAAAAACTTGATCCATATTGTTTTTGGATTCGGCAATATGGTCTTGTGCCCAATCGTGACCATTATCCAATATTTCTTCTATCATCCCTCTATCTTTTTCTAATAGAATCTCACATTGTCTTTTCATCTGTTCTAAGTTTGAAAAGAACATATATCTATCACCACGTTCTTCGTGTGATTCGTTTAATACTCGTTTAACTAAACGACTTAAATCCGCTTCAGTTAATCTAATTACTTTTTTCATTTTTTATTTACAATTTGAAACTTAATTTGTTTTTTGTATGTGTTGATTTCCCCCGTTACATCTAATTTCAAATCAATGTAATATTCGTTAGGTATTTTATCCCTTGTATCAAAGATAAAATAATACTCATTAGGTGTTTTATTTATTTGTGTCCAATCCTGAACTTGGACTTCTGTTTGACCTTCTTTAACATATACTCGGTAATAAGCCTTAATTTTTTCTAATGGTTGGTTTGATGTGTATTGTTTTTTAATAATAACACCAACCTTACGTAAATCGGTATTTAATAACTTCTCATCTTGATTTATACCATAAAAGTCAAAACCGAATAATGAGGGTTCTTTGGTTGAAGTTCCTATAGTTATGGATTTTGAATATGGTTGTACCACCAACTCATTTTCAATATCAGGTAATTGAATCCCATTTAAAAATAAATCACCCCACACGTCAGTAAAGGTACAAGGTGACTTATACCCCAATAATGCGGGTATCGTTACCTCATATATTCCTTGAGTTTTTCTACAAGTTGTAACTGCCGATAATGATGGTATTACGTCACCACTATTATCCAATAGTGATACAATTGGGTTGGAATCCAAATTAACCGGATTACCATCTTCATATATATACAAATATAATTTATTTGGTTTTCCTAAACTAAATAGATTTCTATCATCGGTAATTAAATCATCATAATTAGTTAATAGATATGGTTCGTAAAATGTTTGAGTATGTCGAGTAAAGAAACCAACAGAAAAATATTGAGTTAATTGATTAAATAATTCTATATTTGGTTTATATGCAATACCCCATCCTGTTACTCCCGTTATAGTCCCGTTTAATATACCATTAATTTCATCAGTCATATCAAATGATATATTCTCATTTCCAAATTCAAAGTGTTGTTCTCCAATAATCGTAAGACCTGAATAATTTACACCTGCCCCTGTTATTGAGTTTGTGTTGTCATATATACCTTCTGTTGACCAAGGTAATGTTGTTTGACGATAAAACCAATTGGATGGGTCTATTGAGTAATTCTTTTTTGTAAAAATTGATTCGGTGTCATTTAACCCTATACCCAAATCATATTCTTTACCAACACCCTCATCCCAAGGTTGTGAATTCCCTGTCGATCCTGAAGATAGAGGTATTCTAAATAATATTAAGTCAAAAGATGAGGCTCTTTTTATTTCACCTGAAAATTTACTAGAATTTAATAATCCTGAATCAAATGATGCGGTATTGGTCATTATTAATGTGTGGGTCATAGAACTGGTACATCCTGTTTGGATGATGCCATCACTAATCTTCTCTGTTAATAAATCTAAATTTAAATCAAAGATAAATCGGCTATATATAGGACTTGGATTTTCAATACTAATATACCCAAAAAAAAGTTCTGTTATTGGTGACTGACCTTGGTTACTATATGTGTTATATAGTATAGTGTTGTTTCTAATGAAATATGAGTTATTTATTGACATTTTTCTATTTTACAATAAATATCAATAAAGTCGGATAATTAATTTATTCTTACGTTTTGGTTTAGAACCGTATTTGGAGCGTCCAACATCTTTTGTAATATATCTGCGGATAATGTACCATCCAATGCCGTTGGGATTGGGGCTAACCCGTGATATGAATGTACGTGAGCGGTTAAGAATTTAACAATTAAAGTTATCATATCCATTAATTTATCACCTCTAACCATTGGTTCGGTTTGATTTACCATATCAACTAATTTCGGTTGGGGTATTCCGTAAATTGTATTTTTTAAATCTACCTTCTTTTGACCCACTTGTGAATCTTGAGATATTAAATATATTTTTTGAGCACCTAACACACCATAAGTTACACTTTCATTATTAACTTTAAATGGCGTGTATTTGTTTGTTTTAACTTTAATTGGATCACCAAAAATAGGTTCTCCATCTTTATTTTTACCTGAGACAATACCAAAACCGGCGGACAAAGTTCCATTACCCACTTTAATTCTTTGGTAAAATCTCATTATGTTACTTGACTCTAAAACCGACTCAAGTCCCGATTGTCCTCCCAAATCATTCAATTTATTATATGTTGCCGGTGAAGGTCTAAAAGCAAATGTGAATTGGTCTCCATCATTTTGGGGTTTGAATATTTTACCATTATAACCATCAAAATCTTTCATATTTATCTCACCACTAAATAATTGAAAAATAAAAGTGTTGATTAAGTTAACGGCGTTTTCATAACTCTGTCCTTGGAAGTTAGTGCTAATAGGTAGCTGAGCGCCTTTTATGTCTTCAATATCAGTAGATACTTTGAAGTTTTTACTATTTAATCTTTCGTCTTTTTTTCTTTGTACATTATATAAATTAACGTATCCTGTAAAAACGTCTTGGTCATTCTCAGGGTTAGTTATATGCCATTCCACCAATAATTTTATTTGTTGTGGTACGGTGGTTATACTTAATTGGGATGTTGGAATATCCTTAACCATTGAGGTCGTGAAATGTGACAATTGTAAAAACGATCTATTATCATTTGCGGTTGGTAATGTATTTACATCATACTTTTTTGTTTTACCGGCTCTAATTAACACATCATTCTCTTTAAGAACGATATCTGTTGTTCCCCTACCTAAAATCGCATTATCTTCAGGTTCGGGAAATATTCCTCTTGAATCCTTTGGTACCTCACCTCCATTACCCGCTAATGGTAAAGTTGGGGCAATATTATCTCCTTTTGATGTGTTTGTTTTTGAAGAGATATAGTTCTCATAAACCACTGCCATTGGTGAGGATGGTGATGTTGGTAAATAATATCTCGCCGCATCCGTGAATTTGGTTAACTGAGTGTTACCCACATTTTGAACAACAGGATATAATATATTAACAGATTCGTTAATTCTTGGTGTTACATTTAAAGAAAATGGTAGTAAGGGTAAAAAAACAAATGGATCATATTTTGTCCATAGATAAATTGGTGAAATATTGTCCTTAGTTGAACTCAGATATTTTGGGTCAACGCTATTTAATATATCACTTTTGGTTTGATTTTCGGGTTGTACTCTCAATCTACCCAATCTATAAGGGTCTGCACTATCAAGAACAACACCAGTAAATAATATTTTACCTATTTCCATTATTTCTTTTTTGATACTCTTTTAATACTCTATTATAGGTAATTTCTAAATTATCTAAATAATGCGTCAAGTTAATAATTGAGTTTTTAGTTTTAACAAAATCCTCATTAATGAAATCCATAACAGAAGTTAAATCCTTATTGGGACTATTTTCAATATTGCTAATGATACTTTTAAATTTTTCAATTTCCATATTATACAAATTTTCCTGAAAAACTTGATATTGATGTTGAAACAACGGCAACCGGTAAAGGAGGTATCGCAAACTCCACTTTAGCGTTTTCATTTAACTCTTTTCCCTGTCCTTGTAACGCCGCAAATCCCGCAATTAACCCCAAATTAGGACTACCATCAGGTAAAGGACCGGTCGGTAAACCTAATTTTTGTAACTCCTCAATTTGATTTATAAACGCTCTATTCGGCGAATATCCTGGTAATGCCGGCGCTGCCAATAAAAGAGGTAGTGGTATTGATGTCCTTTTAAATGACGGAATACCAATACCGGTAAATAAAGCTAATAATTGGTCTATGATATTTTTACACTGCCTCCAATCATTTATTATTTTGGCTATTTGTATTAATATAGCAATTAAGTTTATAATTAATGCGTATTTTTTTAACGATTTCTCTTTGGATAAATCCTTAGCAATTGACTTAAGTAAAATTACAATATCTTTCTTCAACATACCAAATAATTCTTTAACGAATAATCCCCCAATTTTGGTTGTTATCTCAATAAAAAAAGATTTGAATTTTTTAGCGAAGTCAGTCAATGACGTTATTTCAAGAGATGCCGTCTGATTTAACGCCGCTAACATTGTAAAAATAGGTAACATTATTTTTGGTGTTAATAATGACGTAACTAACGCTTTCGGTAATTCTTTAATAAAAGAAAAATCTAAAGATAGTTTTACATTCAAGTCCAACCCAATCCCGTTTAGTTCTGGATTATTTGTGAATGTTGAAGTTAGATTATTAATAGCGTTTACTAATTCATCCCCCTCACCTTCAATAAAGTTTAATTGGTCTAAACTATCTAATATCTGAATTGAATTAACAGGAAACTTAATATTATCACAACCCTCAAACTCCACCGCTCCATTTTGTATGTTTGTAACCTCCTGACCAATCTGAAGTAAATCTAAATTAGTGAATTCAAAGAAATCATCATCTAAATTATCAAGTTCCCCTATTTTTGAATTACCACTTACATCAATTTCATTTCTGTTGTCAAAACATAATCCCATAGCTCTTTGTAGTAATCTACTGAACTTTGTTTGTTCCTCAAGACCCTTTAATCCTATATTAGCGTTAAATGATACCGCACCCGTTATTTGATCCATCAGTTGCGCGAATATGTTTGTAATCTCCACAACTGACATTCTTCTATAATAATCCCTTAAGAAATCCGATATTTTATTAGTATTATTTGCTTTATTTTTTAAATCAATTTTAAACCAATCGCCCGGTTGACCTGACCCATCAGCAGGTTCGTATGAGATATCAAAAAGATTCTGACCAGAAGCTCCGTTAAATGGGTATAAAATTCCTTGTTCTGATATTCTTTGAAACAATTGTCTATTCATCGGATATTTTATGTTTCCGGTGTTTAGGTCTTTTTGTTTTTCGTATTTAACTTTACCTGATTTTGCATTGGGGTCTATCTTTAGTAGAGATTTAAAATCTACTGAAGATACTCTTATATATAGAGTTTGATTTCCTTGGTATTGTTGTTGTTGTGAACAACCTATTGCGGTAATTACTGCATCAATTAAAATCTCCTCAATATCAGGTTTTATTTTAAATAGTGTCTTAGTTAGTGCGGTCTTTAAATACTTATTTGTACTTAACCCATTACCTCTATTTTGTACGAATAATTTTAATAGTTGTTCAAATTGAGTTTGTACTTGTTTTTGTAATCTATTTTTCTGTTCGGTTAATTTATCTAAACTATTAGCAATATCTTTGTTAGCCTCTTCAAAAGAACTATTGCCTTGTGAGCTAATGGATTTAATATCCGATTTTATCTTTATGAAGGTTTTGCTAGAAGCAATTTTTTTACCAATATCGTCATAACCTTGATTAATATCTATGGCCATAATTGATTACTTTAATTTAAATGGTTTACTCTCTAAAGCGTCTTTTTCAATTAAATCTTTTAACAGATCATCATCCATATCGGAAATAGAGAAACTCTCCTCTTTACTTGCGGATTTTTCCCAAATAGACGATTGTAGTTTAGAGAGTTGTAACTTCTTCTCAACACAATCGTTTATAATTTTTTGTTGTTTCTCAATTACCGGACCAATAAGAGTCATATCTTCAGGGTCTTTCATCATTGATAACATTTTATTCTGTATCCTTAGAGCGGTATTTCTTTGTTCCACAAGCTCGTTGTAGATTTCCTGTAATAAGGATAATATTGATTCCTTATTTAACTCTATCTTTTTTTTCTGTGGTCTAGTCATACCTATAAATATTTACTTAACCATATTTTGAATTAAATCAAAATATACTCTTTTGTATTTTTTCATGCATGACCTTATTTCTTTAGTTGATAAGTTGGTCATTTCTCTTAATGATAACAATATAATATTCTTATTAAACTTATTATTGTCGGTACTTATGAAGATTGATTTGTAATTAACAAAAATTTCACATAAAGATTCACCTAATTTACGCTCATTTTCGTTTAAACCTTCTTCATGTATTATTTTTTGTAATTCACTAATGTAAGAGGATATTATATCGTCCGTGTCTATTGAATCATTATCAATATAATATATTAAGTCGGGTCTAAGGTTATTTTCCAAATCGTATGATATATCCTCGTATGAAATTTTTCTGTTCGTTTCTTTTTGGTCTTTTATTATTTGACCCATAAGATAATTTTTACATATGGTACCAAAATACGAATACGCTTTCTTTTCTTTTGATGGTTTAAACTTATCTATTTTGGTCATTAAGAACGAGTGCGTGTCAGCGTGGATCTCAATAAAATCCATATCTTTCCGATATAACTTATATCGTCTTATTATTGACGATATCATTTTGTCGAGAGGTTTCCTTAAACTTTGATTATATATTTTGTTTTTTTCTTCTGAAGTTGTTGCGGATAAGAATAATCTTACCGCAACCTCTTCCCTTACATCAAAATAATTATCCGCTTTAGGTTTTCTACCTTTCCTTTTAACCTCAATATCCGTGGAACCACTTAATGTCATTAAACTGTTTGTGGTTCATATTTTATGTTTCTATCAATAGTGAAAAAATATTCTTTCTTAGCAGACTCAATCCAAAACTTTACCTCATCAGGTGACATAACCTCAGATCCATTCTTGTAGTTCCAAAAAATAGACCCTTCACGTAAATTTAAATGCTTATAACCAATTCTAGGGATTGTCATAATCTTAACATTATTATAAGTCATTCTAAGTAAGAATTCGTATACGAAAGTTAATTTAATTGATGGTTTAAATTTACCATATTCCTCAAATACACTTTTCTTGATAACCATTCCAGCACTTTGGAAGTTCTGATAACTTTGTAGTGTTTCGTTATTCAGATAACCAATTTCGTTAGAGAAATTAGCCGCGAATGATGCTTCATTTGTGAATCCTGCGAACAACCCTTTATCGTCAATATCAACAACAATTGGTAAGAAAGCCTGAACATCTTTATACGCTTCCGAATATAATTTTACATTTTTAAACCAAATACTTGAATATTCATCATCAAATTCAAAAAATGAAACCCATTCAGATGAAGAGTTCTCAACACCAAAATTAATCTGATTAGAGTAACTTGGTTCTTTATCCCATAAAAGTTTCTTAACATTTAAATCGCCGAAATCAAATCTGTTAATAGTATCAACTAATTTAGTTTCATCTGTGTGAACAATAATTAATTCGTTAAATAATGATTTTTGATTCTTAAGTGAGTTAATTGCTTTTTCAAACAATTCGTCAAAATCTTTAACCGCCGCTGACTTGATCGGCAAAATAACCGATAGATTTATATAATTTTCCATATTACGATTCCGTTGTTTCTAGTTTATTTAATTGTTCCGTGAATGACTCAAATCTAGTGGTCATATATTTACCAAATGTATCAACAACACTAGATTCAAACTTACTAAAATCTGAATAGTTAGATGATGTTTTCTCAATCTCAGAGAATAATTCTTCGTTAATATTATCCTCCAACCAATTCTGTAAAAAGTCAGAAACAAAATCAACAATTTGATTGTGTTCTCTAATCCAAATACCATTATCTTCATTCATCCATTGCGGGAATAGATTTGGTATTTTACCAATAACAGGAACTCCTGACTTCATTGATTCCAATGGGAATGTCCCAAATCCACCATTAGGGTCAATCCAAACAGACAAGAAACAATCTTGTAATGCGTTTGCGAATTCTTGTTCGGACAATCCTCTAAGGTCTCTGAATGTAACCCATCTGTATTGTGGGAATTTAAGGTAGAAAGATTTAATCAGAGTTAAAGTATCTCTATGGTCTCTTGTATGAATCGCAATGATTGGTTTAGGTGGTAATTCTTGTTTTCTAAATTTATCTGAAATAACAGGTTCAATTATATCAAAGGTAACACCTTTCATGATGTTACTAATATAATCTTTTTGTAATTCCGATGTTGTAATACACTTAAAGAAACCTAATTGAGCCCAAGTTTGACCTGGTTGTAATGTCTCCAACATATAATCATATGATTGACATAAAACAATTTTAGCACAAGGTAGTTTCTCCAATTGTGGCATAATGAAACCATAAAGTTCCGGTACAACAATAAAATCTTCAGGTGAAATTTCAAGATTCTGACCCTCAATTGCTTTGTGAGGTAACTCAGTCATGAATTCTTCGCCCAACCAAGATTCTACTCCGGTGTAATCAGGTTTTTCTTGTAACATAATTGGATTAAATCCGTTACGCTTTAAAGATAAAGCCATTCTGTAAATGTAACTTAAAGATGCCTTAGCATTACCTTTTGTATCTTGTACAATGAAATAAATTCTAGCACTCTTGTCTTTAAGATTCTCGATAGATTTCTCTAATTTTTTTAATGTTTCTTGGTCCATATTAATATTTATTTATTAGTTTTTTATTTAAAAGCGTGTTAAATGCCAGTTTAAAAGGGATTGTTAAACCCGTTGATTTTTGACCCAAAGCCTCATCAACTTCTTCATCTTCGGTCATAATAACCTCAAGCATAGTTTTTACGACCTCATATTTAACAACATTAATGTGTGTTTCAGGTCCTCCCGTTAATGAGGTGATATTGATATATTGTTCAATAGCATCCAAATCAAGGTAATAATTTTCGTTAAGTACTTTTAGCATTATTCAGGGTTTAAAATGGTATTCAAAACATCCTCAAGTTCCTTTATTTTGGTTATAGAATATTCCGAATTAATTTGTTTATTATATTCAGTTTCGTATTTTATGATAATCTTATTATCTGGATAACTTAATAGTAAGTCAGGATTGGAAGTAAGTAAAATATCAATTTCATCCCACATTGAATTAATTGTAGAATTACTATAGAATTTAACTTTTTCAATTAAACATCCGAACTTTGATAAAAAGAATAGTGATGCCGGTTTTGATCTACCTATTTCATCAGATACTATCATTAGGTCATGATCGTCTCTTAATCTGTAGTAAATGTCGTTTAAATCGTAGAATGATGTCAATTCAGTTGATGGGGCATGACCAAATATTTGCATTGGGAATTCCTCATACATAAAATTATATAACTCGTCCTTATCTTTAAAGGAAAAGTGTTCCATTAAATTTAATGATGTTACCGGACTTTTGATTTCGTATTTAAAATCAACCTCATCAAAAGTCATCTCAACATAATCCTCAGAATCTACGGTAGTTTCATAGGTCTTAATGATTTCTTCCGCCATCTCCTCAACCATATGTTTTTCATATACCTGAGTTATCTTGCTTATGGTGTCCCTCAAAACACCATTTAACTCAATACCGACTCTCATTATATGTATCTTTTTAAGAGTTTAGTAATCAATGGATTTCTTACAACATCCTCGTCACCAAATTCAAATACTCCAATATCATCAACACCTTTAAATCGTTGTAAAGCGTCCCAAAGACCGGATTGTTTTTTGTCTTTATATCTGTCCGTTTGTTCCAAATCTCCTGATATGAAAAATTTAGAGTTATAACCAATTCTTGTTAATAACAATTTCATTTGGTTTGGGGTGGCATTTTGGGCCTCCTCAAAAATCAAAATGGTATTATCAATATTCATACCTCTCATATAAGCAAGAGCGAATACCTCAATAATTTCAGCCTCCTTTAACTTCTCACGAGCCTCTTTACCAATAATTTTATTTAATAGATAATAAGATGGAAAAATATATGGATCCAATTTCTCTTCAACATTGCCGGGGAGAGAACCCAATTTTTCTTCAGCCTCAACTGCAGGACGAACAATTACCAATTTCTCATATGAGTTTTCGGGATCCATTAGTAAATCAACCGCCGCCTTCATTGATATGTAACTCTTACCAACACCTGCCGGACCTGAACATAGAACTATCTGATTATTGGTCAGTAGGTCATAATAGGTTTTTTGACTTTCGGTTAGGAATTTATTTCTTATTTTTTTTGTTATTAAAGAATTAATTAATTCTTTTTTTGAAAGTCGTCTCTCGTTTGACTCAGGTCTAGCTGACGTTTGAGATTTCTGAGTGGGTGATACTTTTTTTCTTGTCATACTGTAATCTTATAATAATTAAGCCAATAGTCAATCATTTCATCTAACATGGTCTCAAAGGAGTACTCGTGCGACCATCCTGTTTTATTAATTAATTTTGATGAGTCACCCTTTAAGTCTCGTAGTTCTTCGGGTCTTAAAAATTTTTCATCTTGAGTTACATAATCAACCCAATTTAATTCTAATTTACCGAACACATATTCACACAAATCTTTAACAGAGTGTGATACCCCTGTTGAACATACGAAGTCATCTGGTTCATCCAATTGTAATATCTCCCACATCGCTTTAACATAATCTTTGGCGTGACCCCAATCTCTTGTAGCATCAAGATTACCCAATTTCAATTCATCAGATAATCCTAATTTAATTTTAACCGCTTCCTTACAAACTTTATTTGTTACAAAGTTTGTTCCTCGTCTTGGTGATTCGTGATTAAATAAAATTCCGTTTGATACAAACATACCATAAGAATTTCTATAGTTTCTTGATATGTTATAACTGAAAACTTTGGCACATCCGTATGGAGATACCGGACTCATTGGGGTTGTTTCTCTTTGGTATCCATCCTCGTCAATATTATTACCAAACATTTCAGATGAGGATGCTTGATATATTTTTGTGTTGGGTTTTATTAGTTTAACCGCTTCCAATAAATTAAGAGTTCCAAGACCTGTTACATTTGTGGTATAAATTGGCTGGTCAAAGGAAATTCTAACGTGAGACTGCGCCGCTAAATTATAAATTTCATCAGGCTTAACTTCTTGTATCACTCTAATTAGAGACGCTAAATCAGTTAAATCCGCATAATGTAATATAAGTTTATCATAAACATTATTTAATCTTGATGTTTGATTTTCAGATACGGAATTTCTTTTTAATGTTCCATGAACTTCATAACCTTTTTCTAATAAAAATTCAGATAAGTATGATCCGTCTTGACCATTTATTCCCGTGATTAACGCTATTTTATTTTCTTGCATTTTCATAATTTTTAAAAAACCAATTAACAGTTTCTTTAATCCCTTCCTCTATTGGTGTAAATTTAAAATCTGGTAAATAAGATTTTAGTTTACTATTGTCTGACGGCTTTCTAAATTGACCGTCAGGTTTTGTATTGTCAAAGATAACCTTACCTTTAAAGTTAAATTCTTTAACTATTAAATCAACTAAATCAATTATAGATATTTCCTGCGAAGGACTAAATATTATAGGTTCAGATTCGTTATAATTCTCAACCGCCCATTCTGATAGTTTAGCAACATCTTTAGAAAATATAAATTCCCTTAGAGGTTTTCCTGATCCCCACACCGTAAAATCGGTATTGTTTTTTTGTGCTAAATATAACTTATGTATTAACATTGGCATAACATGACCGTGTTCTAACGAAAAGTTATCATTAGGTCCGTAAATGTTAGTTGGTATAACTGATGTATAGTTAAGACCATATTGTTCCCTATACGCTCTTATTTGTATGTCCGCCATTCTTTTAGCGTAAGCATAAGGATAGTTTGAAAAGTGGGGCTCTCCTAAATGTATCATATCCTCAGTTAGGGGGTAATTTACGTTATCAGGGAATACACATGTGGACAAAAAACAAACTAAATTTTTAACATTTGTTTTTCTTGCTGACTCAATAACATTTGTATTAATCATTATGTTATCATAAAAGTATTCACCTTTATAGTTCATATTTCCACCAACACCACCTACTTTACCCGCACAATGAATAACGTGGGTGGGATTGTGTAGTTCAAACAACTTATCCGATTCTCCAACATTTCGTAAATCGTATTGTCTACCTATTTTTATGTCAGAAATAATTGATGACCCAACTAACCCATTACTCCCCGTTACTAATAATTTTCTCACTTATTTTTATTTACTATTTTTATTACTTTAGTTAATTCTTCATATGTCATTTAATAATTATTTTGTTATCTTATTGTCGTATTATTTTATTTATTAGATGTGGTTTTTTCATACTTATATATAATTTTTAATGTAATCCGAACATACACCTAAACATTCTGTCATATCCCATGAGTCCACAGTTTCAGGTAATACCGCAATTGACAGGGTCGTTAGTTTTTTACCGGGAAACGTCCATAAAAAGTTTTTAGAGGTGAGAGTTATGTCATCTCTCTGATGCCAAAAATAATTGAATTCATATCCACTCTCTTTAAAGTACTTTACTGAATCGATATTTTTACAATGAATCCATAGTTTAGTCAACCTATCACTAAACCATTTTATATCGGTAACATATTGTGGTTTATCATGTCCTAAATATAAAACCCCCTCAAGATACCAAACATCCACTTCAACATCATACCCATTATAAATAGCTAAATCAACATATGATGGGTTATTTTCTAATGATTCCGCCCTACCATTAGTGTTACCTCTATGGGATATTAATATCATATTAACCCTTCATTTTTAAATCTATTAATTATTAATGGCATGGCCTTTTGATTTAAATGAATATGACAATCTTGCCAATTATCAAGTAACTCAACATTAGTTGTACCGTCACCATTTAACATATCATGAAATATGGTGACGAATGGTATATTGTAAACTTTTACCTGTGATAATAAATGGTTGTTAAAAAGCCTTGTAATTTCATTACGTTCAATGTTCGTACCAAAACTAGGACCACCTAAATACGGCTTACTATCGTTCCAAGACGCAATAGGTCCCCAAACAATGACTGAAATTCCTAAATTTTTGTAATGTTTAATGACTTCCACATAACGGGTTAAGCATTCAATAACAACGTCTTCAATCGGTCGGTTTTGACCAATTGATTGATTTAATAAATGTGCTCTTATATCTACCTCCCCAAAACAAAATAATAATTTATCACCTTCCGTTACTAACGGTATTATTTGGTTGATTATTTCTTTTTTATTATCTAATTGGTAAGCAGTTGCTGGTCCTATTCGATAACTTTTAAAAAATGGTGTTATATCATTTGATCGTTCCGGCCAAATGGGTTGCATTTCTTCATTGCCACTAAACACCGATGAGTGACTATCTCCTACACAATGTATCATATTATTTTATTTTTTAAGTCAGTATAAAAATTTTGCTCTAATTGTTCACCATTCACAATACCAATACCCCAAGGGTTGTTATTACCGAATACGGTATTAAACATAGGGTGGATACCAAATCCATTTTTAACAAATAAAAACTTTTTATTGTTATCCCTTTTGTATTTATTTAATGCTATTTCATCATACGCATCAATTGTTGGTTGTGATAATATATTAACCCATTCAGAAGTTTTAATAAAAAATAAACTATTAGTAAAATACGGTGAATTTATTTCAAATAATTTAAATTCATTATTAGAAATAAATTTATCAATATTGTTTAAAATATAATTATTAATTTCTATTTGAGCCTCATATGAAATTCTAAGTGGGTGTATTCCTTTTGTGTTTGTGTTTAAAAAGTTTAACCCTTCATAAAATTTATTAGCGTCCCATTCTGTTGCATCAATTGTGAATTTATTTAATGGGGTATAATCAACACTCCATAACCCATTTGGCATCGGTCTATTTAAAAAATTATTATATACATTATTTTTAACTAAGTCATCACTTATGAAATCTTCAATAAAATAATCGCATGATGGTATATTGTTTGACATTACTGGTGATAATGTAAGAACATCATTATTTTGTAATTCAACAACATTTTCAATTAAATAATCCCAAACGTGGTTATTAGTAAAACAGTCTTCATCTAATTTAACTGAATATTCAGTGTTGCTCGAAATAGCAATTCTTATTTTATCTAAATAATTATGATATGTATTTATAATATGTATCTCATAATCAATACCTAATGTTTTACATTTATTATCCCAATTATTTTCATGAGTTGCTAATACGTTAAGTTTTAATTTTATTTTATTTTCTAATTTTATTTTAGATAAAAAATAAAACATTAAATTAGAATAATCTAATCTATTATGTGATAAATAATTTATTGTTATTGTTTTCATTTCATGTAATTTTGTCTAATGAATTGTTTTAATTCACAACTTTTAAGATAATTAACTCTTTTAATTGAAAAGTAACCTTGATTGTATTTTTCAACAATTTGATTTATTGTTATTATCCGATTATAATTAGGTTTGTTTGATGGGTCATAAGTACCAAAATGAGAAGGGAATTCCCATGTCTGTTTACTTAATAAAACCATATAAGGTAAAAATATAGACATCATATCATCATTTGGGTAGTACTCTAAGCATTTATCTAAATGTTGTTTAGCCAATAATATTACTTCTTTTGTTACAGTCATACATTCCCAATTAGCGCCCATTGGCAAGTCTACGTTGTATTCTAAATATAAGTTTTTACCATCCCAACGACCATATGGTTGTTGCAATGGAAACCCTACTATCGATATATCTGAATCTTTTCCATTATATGTGGAATACCAATCTTCAGTGTTAAAAAATTGAACATAGTTAATCCCTTTTTCAAAGTTAATTCCGTTTATAAAATATTGGTTAGCTGAAACCAAACAAAAATGGTCAAATGAGTTTATTTCGTCTTCGGTAATATTTTTAATCAAATCAATCAAACCACCAAAAATTAAATTAGAGTGATTTAAGTTGCCAGGCATATGACGCATTCTAATTTTAGGATGGTCTAAAGTAGGATGATTAATCATAAAATCACAATTATCGTGGAAATAAGAAATATTAGATATCATATCATCAACATCTTCAATTGTGTGTATTGTTGAATGAGCAAATATTATAAACGCAGTTCTAGATTTCATTTATAGTTTTAATTAATTCATCGATTCTGTTATAGATTGATTGTTGTACATCAGAATCTAAATTATTATAATTTAATTTATTTTTAAGTTCGATAAACTTAGGTTCAGAAAAAACATAATGTCCGCTTATGTTTATAATTTCTTCTTTGTTGTTTTCCGGAATAAAATCTGCGTCAACCCATTTTACCCATCTTTTTGAATCATAGCAAATTTTATAAAATTCATCTATCAATTCTGGATGGTTAGTTTTAATAATCCCTAAAATAATTTTTGTTTCTATCTGACCAAATTCTGGCGCAATATTAATACCGCTCAAACCGTTTTCAAATTTTGATTTAACTAATTCATTTGTCAAATAATCACCATTGTGTTCTTTAGATATCATCCCGTGATTTTTGACAACTTTAACCATTTCGATTAATCTGTATTGATTGAAACTACCAATGTTTGTGTTGCCTTTTAAGGCCGTTCCAGATTGAATGACTGCGTATTTAATTTGGCCGTATACCTGTAACGGTAATAACTTTCTCAAGTCTCCTAAAAGGTTATTTAATTCGATTTCGTTAGTTGGTCTGATTGATTCTTCAGTACCCACTTCAAATAACAAGTTTGAGTTTAAACTGAATCCTTTTAGAATAAAATCTACTGTAGATAATAACCCTTCTCGATACTCTTTATGTTTTTTCCAAACATCAACATGTATGATATCGAAATATTTACAATCTTCAATAAAAGAATCCATACCGTCATCCTCACTATATCCTTGTGATGGCCCAGCATGATCTCTTACTAATAATATTTTATTAGATCGGTTTCTTACGTATTCGCAAAAATCTTTTGTTGTCCAATTGTTAACATAACCACCGTCAAATTCAACTTGTCTTCTAGACGGTATTAACCCAATTTCAATATCATTTTCGTTTGAGTATTTAATTATCGCATCTACGATATTTTTACTCATAGGACCTATAAATATTTTTGGTTTCATACGCCAAATATATTATTTATATAGCATTTTGTAAAGATTAAGTCGTCCAAAATAATATAAAAATTCACCCATCTTGTAATCATGTAATGGTGACATGTTTAACCATATGATTGCAGTCAATGTTTGAACCTTTTTTAAATCTAATCCGTTATCAACTATCCATGTATGCAACTTCTCTCTACAGTTAGTCAAATTGTCACTCCTTAAAATATCACATTTAATGGTGTTTGAAGTTCTCTTTACTGAAAATAAATTTTGATGAACGATATCGTGATTAAATAGTAAATTGTGGTTTAATTTAGCTAAATCATAATAGATATCACCATTTTTTAAATCTCCGCCAAAATCTTGTCTCCAATCTAACAACACAAAATCATCTTTACCTTTGTAAATTATATTGTCTAAAATATAATCGCCGTGAAATTGATAATAAGTGTCTGAACATAACCAGTTTTCGTCTATTTCTTTTATCATATCCATAACCGGCGGGACAAACATACCGTTGATGGAAATCGATTCATCATTTATTTTATTGTCATTAAATAATTTTTGTAATCGTTCAAATGTTTTATCAAAATAAAACTTTTTAGTAATTAATTTGAAGTCATCCGATTTACCATGTTTAACCCATAGATTATTTTTACTCCAATCTAAAAAATTTTCAAAGATTACTTCATCAACTGATGTTGATAATAAATCGCCATTAGCATATTCGTATTTATAAAAATTATCTGTATAGTCTATAAGTTTTGGTGTTAATCCATATAATTCTTTGCATCGCTGAACTCTATTAGTACAAACTGTTTTATTGTAAGAAAATTTAATTACAAAGTCGTTGAATAGAAATATTGATTCGTCAACTTTATTTAGTATATCAAATTTATCATAAATAGTTTCTCTAGCGTATTTTAATTCAGAAACATTTCCAATATCTAACCACTTATGATATTCAACAACATTCCATTTACAATTCATTTTATTAATTGCATGACAATCGCTTAATGTTGTATCGTTGATATTATTCTTATATTCTTCTTCTAACGCACCCCAAAAGTTTTTATAATCATTTATACCTGCCAATCCAATATAAGCGAAATTAGACTCTAAATCACCTTTTTCATTTATCATTCTGTTAGGTACAAAAGAAATTGTTCGATATTGAGAGTTGTTTTCTTTGTACTGACAAGCTAACCAGTTTTCGGTTGGTTCTTTTATATCTTCAGTTATAATCGTATCTGCAGCGTGAAAAATAAAAGGACATTGCAATTCTTCTTTGGCTTTTATCATCGAATAACCTAATGAGGATCCTTCACCTTCAAATTTATCGATTTCAATAAAGGTAAAATTCCTTTCAGGATATGCTAAGGTTATGAAGTCTTTAATTTGTGAACCGAAATGACCAATTGTTATTACTATTTCTATTTCTTTTGGGTAGGATTCCACAATGTATGAAATAGCCGGTTTTTTACCAACCCTTACTAAACATTTATTTGTATATTTTGTTAAATCACCTAATCTAGAACCAATCCCACTAGTGGTTATTAAAACTTTATATGTCTCCATTTTTAATTTTTTTAAATGTTGCATTTACTCGATTATCAACTCTTTTTAAATAATAATCAATATAATACGAATCAATAAGTGTTAAATTATTATCTATATACTCATCGATATTCTCTGTTATTTTTAATTCTAATATTTTTTCTTTTGATAAGCCAAATTTATTGTTTAGTAAATGAATTAATAAAATATTATGTGGGTCAACATCAAAATTTTTAAAACAACCATTTGTATTTATTTGTTTAGTAAGGTTATAATATTCTTTGTGCAAAAAACTATAATAGTCCATATTTGTACTATTAGAAACACAAAACCAATCAGCAAAACCAAATTCATCTTCAGTTATTGTATATGTATTTAAATTAATTTCTTCGATATTAATTATTGAATCTATAATTAAATCACATCTTGTTCTTATCACACCGTCAAAAATAATGTTACTTTTAGTTTCATATTCTTTTTTAACTTTATTGCATTCAAAAATAACTTGATATTGTGAGTGAATCCTATCATTAAATGATAGGTATTCGTTTTGTTTTAATATTTTATAACCATCAAACCCATATTTTTTTAATAATTCACCATCTATTTTTTCTGAAGAATAAATAGTTCCATCATGTTGCCAATCTAAATAATCCCAAGAACAAAAAAATATTTTAAAATTTACTTTTTCGTTTTTAGATATTAAATTTTCATTTAGTTTTTTAATACATAAATCTAAAACATCATAATTTCTTATATGCCCACATAATAGTATGGCAATATTTTTATACTCTGCCATATTTATCTTCTAATCTAATAACGTCATCTAAGAAATTAGTAGAACTTTCTAAATACAAACTGTCAACAATTGCTGACATTCTATGTACAACAAAAGGTTCTATTGTATAATATTCACCTTCATTTAATATCATTTCACTTAGATTGTCTTTATCTGGTCCAATTTCAAATTTTAATTGCCCCTTTAAAACGTAAAAAGATTCATGTTTTTTCTCATGATATTGTAAGCTGCAACTATTACCGGCAGTCATGAATAATTCTTTAACAACATAATTTTCATTAACTTCAATCCATTTTTCCCAACCCCACGGTTTATCAACTTTCGTAACTTCTTTTTTCATATTATAAATCATTTATTGTTCCTATACCCTCATTTCTTTTGAGGTTTATTGCTATTGCGGTATCATATTCTTTATCTTTTTTCCTATCATTTACAACAACTCTTATTCCACCACCTATCCCCATAATTAATTGGTCATAGAAAATACCTAATTCCGATAATTGTTTAATTGTAATATCTCTAACACCTTCACGTCTTCCAGTTGTTAAAATTATATTGTGTCCTTTTCTATCCCATTCAGATAATTTTTCTAACGTTCCTTTTAATAATTTAGGTGTTTTAGTAAATTGTTCTACAATGTTTTCAGAATGCTCTATAAGTGTTCCGTCAATATCTAAAAAAATTGTTTTTGGTCTATTCATAATTTTATTTTTATTAATTATAATCTTTTTGCATCAACATGTGATGCGTAAAATTTCTCAACCGGAAATTGCCAATCTGTTTTATGTGGTGGTAGTCCAGATTTTCCATTAGGCCCTTCTACCTCAAAAACATTACCGAATAACGAGCATTTAGTTAAATCATAACCCTGATTTTCTAAAAAGAAACCATAGGCACCTTCACAAATTTGTGTTTCGAACTTATTTTTTGGTAATAATTTATCAACACCCGCATCTAACATATTCTTCATGACTTTATTTTTACAGAAAAAAATAGGTCCGAAACAACCATAACCATTTTTATTATATTTATATTTTGTATTCTCATTAACCAAAGATTCCCAATTATTAAAATGCGCTACATTGAATCTTTCAAAATGCATTAGGATAGTCAAATCATTTTCTTTTAAATAAGTTAAGTTTGATTTTACCTTCATAGAGTCATGCATAAAATAATAGAATTCCTCATTTGGGTATTTTTTATATGTATACCAATACGCCCCTATCATCCAATTTTCATTACTAATATCTTCAATAATCACATCATATTTTTTTAATAGATTAAAATATGTTTTATCACTAGAATTACTGTCAACGACCACAATTTTTTCTGTGGGGTGATATCTTCTAATACCATCAACTAATTCAATAATGTTAGGGAACTGTGGATTATATTTACAACATATGACAAACATTATTTTTTATATAAAATACTGGTTATGTGTTGATTATCCCCATTAATATCGTAAATATTTATTGATTTAGTATTTCTATTGATGTATTCAACATTTTCTAACTCAATATGAGGGGTAATTAATTCTTTATTAATTTCAAAATTTTTGAGTGTATTATATGCAGTATATTCATATGTTACTTCCAAGTCTTTATCTTTTAACCAGTCTTCTAAAAAAGAAGTATGTAAATCTTCTACAATATAAACTCCGTTTGGTTTTAAATATTTAAACAATACCCCTAACGTGAATTGTTGGAAGATTATGTCATGGCCGCCATCATCGATGATGATATCAAAATCACCTCCATATTCATCAATAAAATTATTTAAATCATGTATATCTGATTGATTTGCATATGAAGTGATTATCCTTTCTTCAGTAAAAAATTGATGTGTTTGAACATCTAATCCATATATTATGGCATTAGGAAAATAATCCCTCCACATTCTTAATGAGTTACCTTTATCTATACCTATTTCTAAGACTTTTAGAACATCATTTCTTTTATTAATAAAGAAATCATCGTAAATTTCACTAAATCCATGTGATGGGTAAAAAGTAGTTCCTTTATCTGTACCATATTTATTAGCTATTTCTGTTAATAATTTCATAGTTTAATTTATATATTTATCATTATTTGCTGATGGTGTTTTAACAACAACTGTAACAACATCAGTTATGCATTTAAAATCAGTGGATTCATTTGGTTGTATCGTAATTATATCATCTTTGATGTATTTGGTTCCATTCATTTCAACCTCTCCTTCGATAATTACTGTTATTTCTGTTGATATTTTATGGTGGTGTTTTTCTTCATAATTACCCGCATTGTATCTTTTAACTGCAACTTCAAAATCTTCAGTGTTGTTTAAGGTTGGATCAAAATTACCAACAAACCAACCTTTAAAAAAATCGTTTAAATTTGTTTTAATCATTTTTTAAATACTTTTTATTTATATAGATAACATCAACTTCACCTTGTAAATTTTTTATTTCAGATAATGTAACATTTTCTATAGGCACCATATGAAAAGCTTGTAGTTCTACAAAATTATTTTCTAACAAAAAATCGTCTAATTCAGTTTTTAATGTTGATCCATGATACATATGTTCTACTTCTACTTCAGTACAAATAGATTTAACGTTTTTTAAATATTCGCCGACACCTTCTAGCACCATTTTTTCAGCTCCTTGGACATCCATCCACAGTATATCAATTTCATTTATGTTATTTTCTTTAGCCCAATCATCAACTCTAATTATATCAACATTAATTTCGTGTTGATGCCATTCAGAACTTCTTTTGTGATTATTAATTTTTAATAACGATGAAGCCCCTACGTTACTAGGTGAAATATAAAAACTAGTTTTACCATTAAAATTTCCTACCGATGACATAACAATTTCAATATTATGACCATAAGTAACACTATTAATTTGGTCTAACTGATTTGGATTTGCTTCAAAAAGAATAATTTTAGCATCTGGAAACCATGTTCTAAATTCTACACTTTGATAACCGTCTCTACTTCCTAAGTCTAATATTGTTTTGATTTCATTAAAATCAATATATTCTGAAATCGTTTCTATAAAATCAAAAGTCCAAAATTTATTTAAAGGTTGTCCAGTTAAAAATTTAGCTTCGTCAACATTTTTTATGTATATTTCATTGCACGGTAAACTTTTTGTTATTTCTCTGAATTTAAAAGGTGTTAATTTGTAATTATGATCCATAGTGTTTATTTTATTTTATTTTCTAAGTATGTTTTTAAGTCTTCTGGCGTTCCTAAACCCCACATTTTATTAATGTTATATGGTTTAAATTTTAAACCATCTAAAATCGCTTCGTTGTAAACCGGAGCAACATAAAATTCATTATTAACTCTAACATTTTTTTCAATCATTTGTTCAGCGTATTTAACATAATCTGAACCTTTGTTCCAATAATAAACCCCAACTGTCGCAAGGTCACTGATTGGTTTTTTCTCGGCAATCTCAATAATATAACCATTACTATCTAATTTAGCGAAAGACCATTTAGGGTGTGTTGCTTTAAACGTTAACATACCTCCATCTACTTTATCGTTTGTCATCGAATAATAAAAACTATTACTATCCCACTCCACAAATTGATCTGAATTAGCGATGATTAAATGTTTATCGGTGTTAATATATTCCTTAGCCAAAAGAGTGGTGCATGCAGCACCTTCAGTAACCCCCTCAACTTGTACTATTTCACAATTAGGTGTTATTAAATTTAATAAAAATTTTAAGTTATATTTTTCATAGTGTTCTTTTTGAACAATATAAATGAATTTAGATTTAATGTTTAGATTCTCAACCACAACTTGAATCATTGGTTTATGATTAACTTCTATTAATGGTTTTGGAAATGTGTAGCCGGCAGAACTAAATCTAGAACCCGCACCCGCCATGGGTATTAAAATATTAAAATCTTCCGATTCCCATTTTTTGTTTGATGTTGGCACATTATCTATGTTTGTAATTTGATTGTATATTTTGTTATAGGTAACATCTTTTGGTGTTTCGACAGGACATAAATAACCTCCAGATTCTATCGCCGCCTGCCTACCATGAAAACTATCTTCAACTATTAAAGTTTCGTTAGGTTTTACACCAGCATGTACCATACACTTTAAATAAATTTCTGGATGTGGTTTAGTATTATTAACGTCTTCGTTGGCTAAATAATAATCAACATACTCAATTAATCCTGTTTTATATAACATCAATTTAATCGTTTCTCGAATTGAATTCGACGCCACATAAATCTTAAATCCATCGTCTTTAAGGGACTTTAGTATTTTTTTTAAACGAACATCCTCCGTTAATTGTTCTTTAATTACATCAAATGTCAATGATTGTTTTAATTCCCATATTTTACTATGACTTGATTCCGGTAAGTTTTTATTATCACTTAATAATTTCAATTTTGTTTTAGTGGTCAGCCCGTCATATTTTGTTAGATGTTCTTCTCTAGTTATTACAAATTTTTCATCGATTTGTTTTAACGCTTTATTTAATGACTCATAATGGATTTCTTTGGCATCAACTAAAACCCCATCCAAATCGAATATTATTAATTTAATCATTTTAATTTATACTTTTTAGTGCTTCTATTTTATTTTCATCCGGTTCATTAAAAACCCTATCTTTAACTCCTTTAATTATAAAAACACTAGAATTGGTGTTCATATTAAATTCATATTTTTCTCTAACTTGTTTGGACCATAAAACATCTTCTCCTTGTCCCCACGTTAAATTTTCATTTAACGGGAATTCCATCATAACATATTTTTTGGCAACCCAATAGGATCCTGAGATATACATATACTTACTTAAATGTTTTATAGTATAAGGGATTAAACAATCCCTACCTATAAAAGAATCCATTTCATTGTTGTTATGTGGCCATATACACCAATCTCTAAATCTTTCACCGTTGTGGTTTATAATTTTATCCATTCTAATCGCAAAATCGTTACCACTCTCCAAATAACCGTTGTACCAACCCTCATTTAATTTTATATAATCATGAAGAAAAACAATATTTTCAAAATTAGACTCTTTAGTTATGATATTTTTCTTTTTTGTAATCCATCCTACTTTTATAGTCTCATCAAAATTTATCACTTTAGTATTTTTCCTTACTAAATTTGAATTACCTACGATAATAATTTCATAATTTGGAATATTTTCATTCTCAATTGAGTCAATTATCTCATTAATCATCTTATCATTATCCCCGCCAGTAATTATACCAAAAGTAAAATCCATTATTCAAATTTTTTGTATTGTTATGTATTCAATCTTTAGTGATTAAATAATTTTTATTATATTATTTTTTTTTCTTTTAATTTATTATATATAATATCTTCAGGTAACATAAATTCAGTTGCGCGAATGAAATTATCCTCAATACTTTTTATTTTTGATTGATATAAATTATGTGTTAAGTCTTTGATTTCTATTTTATCTAAAAATAAAATTCCATCAGTGTCAAAAAAATTTGTAATGTTTTTAGTCCCTTTATAGACGGGGATTGTACCTGTCAAAAAACAATCTAAAATTTTTTCCGTAAAGTAAGTATTATGGGTTGCGTTTTCTATACATATAGAAAACATGTAGTCATCTAAACCCTCTTCTTTATTGATTATTTCATTAAACCCTCTACCATATACGTCAATATTGTTTTTATTATTATTAGCAAATAAAACCCTTTCATTTTGTTGTGGAGTGAGTCGTTTATTAGATGTTATCATTGATACCGTCTTTGTTTTTTTTCTTATCGATGGACTTACTATCCAAGAACCCCCAACAGGTAAAAAACAAAACTTATCGTTTAATTTTAATAAATCATCGTCGTATGTAAAAATTAAATCAAAAGTATCTATTATAGTTGTTAAATTATCCTTAATAAAGTCAAAAACGTTATTATTAAAATATGGTGATTCTAATGTCCATAAAATCTTTATCCTACCATCATTTTTATTTTTTAAACCTAAATGAACATCACCATCAATATAGAAATCAACTAATCCGTCAACCCCATTAAAGTCCCATATAAAGTTTTTTGGTACCCTATTGACGGTCGATGAACCGTTATGTTCAAAAATCCTGCTTATCATATTTAATTTTAACATATGTTAAAAATATAGTAAATAATTTTTATCATGTGTTAATGGTCTCTCATCGGTTATTTTTACATTAGGTAATTTTAATAACCAATCGTTTTTTGTATAATTTTTTATATTAAAAAAACCACCAATATCATTTCCTGTTATATACCCATGTTTTGATTTATTAATAATTTTTTCAACATATAAGTCCTGTATTTCTTTACTACATTCTGTTATGGCGTAGTTAGATATGATTAAATCATAAGACTTATCGGGTAATGATGTAAAATCTAAAAAATTTAAATTATCGTAATTAAATGTTTTTAGATATTTTTTAGTTAACGATAAAACGTCCGGTAAATCAATATAATTATATTCTTTTATTTTAAAATAATCTTGTATTATTTTAGACTGTCCACCATAACCGACACCAATTTCAACAATTCTGAAGTCAGTTAGGTCACCAAATAAAGAAATTAAATCATTTAAAACTTTTATGTATCTAATGGTAGATGGTGAAATACTACCGTATGGGTCTTTAAATGTTTCTAATTTTGGGTTACCCTGCAAATCATTCTCTTTAAACTTATTTATAAAATTTAAATCTATTTTACAGTCTTTTTCAATTTCATTTATATACCCATTACCTTGGTTGTATGTTGTGTGTTCTAATATTTCAGTAAACGCTCTGTTAGATTTAAAATTACTAAATATTGAGTCATCTTTAGAAGCCGCATTACATACATTTTTAAAATCGTAACTATCAGATATTGATGTTTTTGTGAATAAGTTTTCCATTTTCATATTTTACATTTATTTTTATCCATACATCTTCGTAGATGTCTTGGTAATTTTTTTCACCGCTTGGTCCGAACCAAATACTGGGAACAAATATTTTTTTATATTTATTTTTATTTAAAAACGAACCCCTTTCCACCCAAATTTCTTTTCCAGTAAAAAAGTATTATTTATTATTTGTGGATCTGAGGCTCCTATATCCAAAAAAACACCTTCTTTTTTTCCATTGAGTACGCTAATAACAAAAATGTCTTGACCCGCTTAGGAATAAAATTCATCACACATAAATGAATCATTGATTGATAATTTTAATTCCCCAAATTCTCTATTTTTATAGTAATTATTTTTCATATTTTTTATTTTTTTTTACTTGATTATTTATCCAATAAAATGTTTTTTTTAACCCTATTGATAATGGTTGGCTAACACCCCACCCTATTTTTTGTTTATATAAATTGTTGTCTGAATTACGTCCTTTAACACCTAAAGGACATTTAAAACCATATTTTTTAAAAAATTCTTCCCCAAATAAATTTAATATTTTAACATTTTTATCTGAAATATCAATTATCATAGATGATAATTGATTTATTGTAACCATTTCCTCAGAACCAATATTAACTGGACCTGTAAAGTCAGACTCCATAAGTCTTGAAACCGCCTCTAAACACTCATCTATAAATAAAAATGATCTAGTCTGTTTTCCGTCCCCCCAAACCTCAATTTCACCATTTTCTTCACACTCCGCAATTTTTCTACACAACGCCGCTGGCGATTTTTCTTTACCACCCTCCCAAGTTCCATATGGTCCAAATATATTATGAAATCTTGCGATTCTAACGTCTAACCCATAATTTCTATTAAAAGATAGATACAATCTTTCGCTAAATAATTTTTCCCACCCATATTCAGAATCAGGATTTGCGGGATACGCCGAACTTTCTTCACATATTGGATTATTAGAATCTAATTGATTATGTTCTGGGTATATACATGCAGAAGAAGAATAAAATATTTTTTTGACTTTTTTATTTACGCATTCTTTTAGAACATTAAGGTTGATAGTAGCCGAATTATACATAACATCCGCATCATTTTCACCTGTAAATATATAAAGAGCTCCACCCATATCCGCGGCTAATTGGTATATTTCATCAACATCTTCATCAATTATTGATTTAACAAAATTATAATCTGTTAAATCACCAATAATAAATTCGTGACATATTTCATCATGATTATAATATTCATGTTTTTTAATATCAACAACTCTAACCCAATTACCTTCATCTTTTTTTCTTTTAGCTAAGTGACCACCTATGAAACCACCACCACCCAATACGATTATTTTTTTCATATTTTACTAAATTTATAATTTGATTCGTTATATAATTCTAAATTATAATTTTTCATATTCCAAAGTAAAATTTTTCATCTATAGCAATAGATGTATTTTTTATGTTCCAAAGTTCTTTAACATGACTCCCGTGTGACCTTAAATTAATTCCAAGATGTCCCGCATTTTTAAATGTGTATATTTTTTCCGCATCACTTAAAAACGCTGACCAATAAGAGTAAGTGCTTGTTGAGGTTATAATTTTATTAAATGTCCTCATAAACATAAAATCTTCATACGGAGTTTGACTAACTATAATTGGATTGTATTTATCAAAATAAGATAAATATTTTTTTTCCCAATCATATTTTATTTTATCAACCACAATATATATTTTTTCGTATGTTTCAAAATCAAGTATTTTTTTATAGTAATCAGGGTGAATTATTTCCGCATTATCCCAATTTTCGGGATTATTAATATCACTTGAGTGGACTTTATCATCTAATCTAAGATGTAAAACAATATCTTTTGTATTTTTTTCAAACTCAGGTAAATCAAAGAAAGTTCTAACCAATTCTTTATTATTGTTAATATAAACACAATTTTGAAAATAGTCACTGAATATATAATGGTAGTGGATACCACTAAACAATATTTCATCGTTCACGAATGATGATGAATTTATTCCAATTTCATGTGAACAGGATGATTCATCAAAATTTTTAATTGGACTCGTTTTTACAATGTCGCAACCTAACCCCGTTTCTAAATTTAATTTATTTTTTTCCGCAAAAATTCTTGCGGTAACATACTGAAAAACTCTATTTCCACATCTACCATTATAAATTATCCTTACTCCCATAACAATATAATATTAACTTTTTTTTATTTTAAGTAAATTATGTTTTTAACATACCATTTTCATAAAAAACATTTATTTTCGTCCAATCCTTTTCAAAAATATTAAAATGTGGATGTATCCCCTGTGGTCCAAACCAAATACTCGGCACCATAACTTTTTTATTAGTATTTTTATTTAAAAACCCACCCCACCAAGAAAAGCTAGAATTAGATAATATGTTATTAGTACACAAACTCATCATCCATAATTCTTCATAATCTTCCAAATCAGTTACAATAATTGAATTTTCATATTTTATATTATTTTTAACCCATTCTTTATCGTTAGTAAAAATAAAAATTTGACCATAGTCACCAATTTCTTTTAAACAAAAATCAAAATATGTTTTATCTATTATGGGTAATATATTAGTTATTGATAAATAATCACCCCTTCTTATGTGTAAAGAGGTAGTATTCCCATTTAATTGTGGAAATTTACTTTTTATTTTTTTTATAAAATCTAAATCAGGTTCAAAAATAGATTTAATTTTTTCATCATACCCTAAGAAATTTTTACTACTTTGGAAGTACCCCCAAAATTTAATAGATTTATTTGGTGTTATATTGATTTTAGCATCATTAAAGTGATTTTCTCTTATTAATAAATCAAATTTATCATCATCAGAAAATTTGAAATTTTTATAAATATTATTAATGTAATTGTTTGGTTGTTTACCATCACCTGGCGTTTCGGATTTTTTTAAAAAAAAACAATCGGAGTCATGTTTCCAAGATTGGGATATTGCGTGCGCCATTTGAAACATTTGATTTCCCAATCCACCCATTAAATAAGCAGTATAAAAATTTTTCATATATTTTGGAAAAAACTATAATAGTTTACTGTTTTATTTTGTATATTACTATACCCTTCTTTTTGTAATGCTAAGTTGGGTGTGATGCCATAACAATTAACTGACTTATGCAGGTCGGCATAACAAGCATCCACTTGTTTTTCGAACGCGCTTAATTTATTAATAATAACGTCAAACATTGTATTACTAATCGCAACACAATGTAATGACACTGTATAATTCAATTTTAAAACATTATTATTAATTTTTTCAGGAGTTTTACCATAAACATGATTTCCACCAAAATAAATAAAATCCCAATCATCAGGTATTTGATTCATATAATCATCAAAATTATTATAATTTTCATTCAAAATTATATCATCCTCAAAAATTAAAACATTTTTATAATTACGTTTTTTACATTCTTTTATTAAAGATAGGTGTGTTAATAATATACCTAATTCTCCGTTTAGCATGTTTGTTGGGTTATGGATTTCATCCCCATCAATCCCTTCATATCTAACAACATTATCAATAGAATTTTTTTTCATTTCTTCGGTAAAAAATGACCACCTATCCTTCCTTTTATCCAAGTTAATACAAAAAATATTTTCAAAAAACTTATTAAATCCCATACTAATTTAAAATTTTTATATATTCTTCTTTTATTTTTTCTGATACTACTTTTGAGTTAAATTTTTCCAAATCATTCGGACACTCGTGTAGTTCCTTCCCTATAATATTACCCAAATTATCCACATTGTAAATCCAACTTGGTTTTCCACTCATCCAACTTTCTATTGTTGTTCTACCCAATAAAATACCGGCAGTTTCACTACATTCGTGAATATATTTATTTACATCTAATGTCGGTCCGAAATGTTTAACGTGATTATTTAGGAGTATCTCATTCAAATAATTTGATTTATTTTCTCCCACTAACCACAGTTCTTTATTTTCATTTTTAGATACCTCAATTAAATCTCTAATCGTTTTTTCTCTTAAATAATCAATTGACCCAACAAATAATATATAATTTTTTGATTTTAGATTTTTATTATAAAACTTTGTTTCGTCAACAGGGTTATAAATAACCTCAACAAGATTTTCATCAATTCCAAATTTATTTACTATTTGGTCTTTTATTTCGGGTCTAATCGCAATGTATTTTTTAATTGTTGGGTGTATTACTGGATTTTCCAAATCAATTACTTCAGAGTGTATAGTACATATCTTATCTATTGTTGGATACAACATATTTAACACATCGACTATTGGTTTGTGTTGGCAATGAATAATATCAAAATTAACTTCCGACATTTTATAATATTGATTCGGTTTTGATATTTCTTGACCATTTTGTGTATTAAGCATCCACTTACCATCACCTAATTTATATCCTGGTGACTCTTTAATATTTTTAACTTTTACACCCAATTTTTCGGCTATACTAACTAAAGGTCCATTTGTTTCAGATGCAACAATGGTTACATTACAATTTAATTTAATTAAATTCTTTGATAACTCAAAAACATACATTTCTGAACCTGTGAATTTTTGAAAAAATAGACATCCTATTAAAACATTAAGTTTATCAGTGTCTTTGTATTTTATCTTAATGGGTAATATGTTTTTATTTTTTTCCGCGAAAATATTTCTATTTTCCTCCCACTTCTGATTAGTTTGCCCAATTGATTTATGGGTTACCCTTACGTTAAACATAACACCGACCTTAACCCCGTCTAAATGATTTTGAAATGAGAATTCAACATCATAAAAATGAAAACCCTCAACAGATTCGTCGAATCCTTTTTTTATTTTATTTTTATTTAAAGCAATAAATAATCCATCGACTATAACAGTTTCCTTAATTTCATGCTCTTCATTTATTGAGTACTTAGACTCCCATTTTTTACCTTGATGTTCGTGATTAACTACACCAACCATTTTTGATCTATCTTCCCACCATTGACCTGATTTTGGCATATAAGTGCTTCCAGCAACTCCCAAGATACCAAACTCAGGATTTTTTTCAAAAGACCTTAATAATCTTTTACCCCAATTCTTTGTGTCAAAATAGATGTCGTCGTGACAAAGCACAATAATGTCATTTGATGATTCGTCAATTATCTCATTATAAACCTGAGACAATGACTTTTCACCATTATTAACTTTCTCAATCACCTCAACATCCTTTAATCCTGATGATTTTTTCAAATATTCGGAAAATTGTGGATTTGATGTTCTTGTACTATACCCTATTGTTATCATATTCCTGTTGATCCGAAACCGTTTGAGTTTCTGTCTTTTTCTTTTATTTCCGATACTTTAATTAATTCCACATATCCACCGGCTAATACGGGACATAATACACCTTGAGCAACTTTCATACCCTTCTTAATTGTGAATTCAGAGTTATTAGTATTAAATATAATTGCTTTAACTTCTCCATTGTAACCCGCATCTACCGTTCCAGGTGAATTCATTACCATTAAACCCTGATTAATAGCCAATCCACTCTTTGTTCTAACTTGAATCTCCAATCCTTCGGGAATGTCAAAACAAATACCCGTCGGAACTAATGCCCTACCAAATGGGGGTATAACAATATCCTCAACTGAATATAAATCAAATCCTGAGTCGGATTCGTAATTATATTTTGGGTCAATTGCGTCAGGATGAACAAGGTTATATTTTAACGGAGATTGTTCTTTACGTGACATAATTTCATTCTCCATTGCCATTAAATCAACACCGAATTCAGATTTGATTAAATCATAATCAATATCCTCATCTTCTTCCTCCTCATGGTCTCCCATATTTTGTGATATGAACTCCTTAAGTTGTAGTAGTTTAGCTTGCATTTCTTCAAACTCCTTTTGGTCTTCCATTATTTCAATTCTTTTAATTTTTTTATTACATCTACCAATACCTTAACATCTCGTTCGCAGTATTCGGCAATCTCTTTCAATTTACCATCAATCCAATAAGAATCATGAACTTTTTCCCCTGTTATCTCACCCTCTTTTGGTGAAGGTATGTCCATACAAGTACACATTAAATCCAAAGACCCAATTGAGGTATAAGAACCGAACTGCCAAATTTCTTTGGTGTCAATCGCTTTAATTTCCCAAGGCTTTGTATCATAACTTGGAAGTATTGATGGTGGTAATAATCCGTTGATAACCATTCGTTTTGCGAGCATTGGAATATCAAAATTCTTTAGGTTATGTCCACACAAATAGAATCCTAATTTACCACATCTCTCCAATAAGTTTTGACTATCCAACAATACTTGTTTTTCATCATCACCTGAAAAAGTTTGTGATTTAATATCACCTTTATCTGTTACGAATGAAACTGACACACAAACAATTTTCGCAAACTCAGGAACAAGTGCGGATCTTTTTTTAAAAACATAATCCATATGTTCTTCTTCGGTGGATCCATTACCAACTAAATTAAAGTTAGCATCTTCAGTAAAACGTTTTAAAAACCAATCAAAGTATTTTGAGAATTGTTCGGCAATCTCAGGACGTTCACTTTTACAAGTGTTATAGTCCTTAGATATACCTACAGTTTCAATATCCAAAAATAATATTTTAGTAATTGGGATGTTTATCATTTGTTCTTTTTATTTACAATTTCTTTGTACCAATCAGCACGTTTTCTTGTTACATTATTTAGGTCATATTCGTCTTTTACTGTCTCATAAAGACGCTCACCCATATCAATAATCATATTAGGATTATCAACCAATTTCTTAATGTTTGAAGCCCAATCACTATGATTTCTTGAATCTTTAACCATTAAAGCATTTCCATCTGTAAATTTACCATCTTTAAGTGCGTGTTTCAAATCAACCGTATAAGGTCCGACTTCAGATGCGATAATTGCTTTCTTATAGAATCCCGCCTCAATAACTTTAAGTTGTGACTTAACACGATTAAAAATGTGATTCTTAATTGGGGCTAACGAGATATCAAACTTTGAATAGTTAGTTGCATATGACGTAACAGGTTTAGTCCATACCCTTCGGTAGTTACCAAACTCCTCACCTTCATAATATTCTTCCTTAAACTTATCCAAGAATGTTTTATATTCAGGTGTTATGATTTGATAATTGTTCGTGAAGATTGATTCATATTTAGCCCATACCGTTTCGTGTGGTAGTATTGGTCGTTGTTTTTGTTCTCCCGTTTGTTGATTAATTTCAGTGATAGTTCCTCTTGTATCAAATCCGCAAACGACAAATTGTAATTTATCCTGAATTGGATTTAGTTTTGAAACCATTCCGTCCAATAACATTAAATCATGTAAGTGAGATGATCCGCCCAACCAACCAACACGAATCTTATCAGATGGTAATGTTAGTTCATTAAATTGACTTTCTTTTGGGTCAATTGCGTTGGGGAAAATCTCCACATTTTTGTTAAACTTTTTAATCTCGTCAGCAAAAATAGTGGTGGTGGTTGTAACATAGTCAGGATGTCTAAGATTCTCCACGATTTTTTCATTAATCTTATTTGCTCTGATAATGTCGTGAATCGGATGTTCTTTACCAGGCATCCAATAATCATCCAAATCAACAATTGTAACAATACCCATACTCCTTAACATTTTAATAATGTTAGGGGTTTGTTCGTATGAATGTCCGATATTTCTATGGATATGAACAATCTGATATTGTTTCCAATAATTCATATCGTTAATACGTGGTTCGTAGTCAATGTCCACATGAAAATCATCAGGGTACATATTTTGTAGGAAAGTGTGGGGGTCAACGGATCTGAATTTACCTACACCCGTTTTATCTGAGGGGAGGACTAATACTTTAATTTTTGTCATATTAAATAATTGTGTTTCCCAAAGTATAAAGATATTTTAACACTAATTCAAGTTATTGGCTAATATAAAATAAAAAACCCCACGACTAATTGCCGTAGGGTTATATAAAATTAATAAAACTAATACTAACTAATTTTTTTTATTTTTGTTAATTTACCTTCAAATATATGTTTACCAACTTTAAATGTGAATAAATCATTCGTTCTTGATGTACTCTCAACTAATAAACCATTTTCTTTTAATACATCTTCCACAGTTTCTCTAATAACATCTCTAATTTCGTTCAAGTTAATTGACGATTGTTGTTGTTTAGGTTGGGGTTGTGATTGTTGTGTTTTTTTAGGTGTTGATGTTTCATTAATAGACCCCTTATTAGTATTCATTAATCTAGCCGCTTTTTGAACTAAGTCGTCAGATAATGTCGCCCCACCTTGGTTTGGTTGGTCTATTGGATGTTCCATCATCAACCTTTTAATTTCGTCGGGTAATTTAGAACTTAAAATCCTATCCTTCGTTAATGGTTGTGGATTATTATTAACAGGTTTACTAATTTCCGATTCACTTAGATATTCATTTGGAATATTGAATGTCGCTTGAGGTGCGTTATATTCGGCAACTTCAGGTGTTGAGTAGTTTGACAAACCTTCAGAAACTCCGCCTCTTGGCATCTCACTATGCTTATCCATTATTTTTTTGGATATCATAAGTTTTTGTATCAAATCATTTTCTGTTCTCATGTTATGCTATTTGTTGTGTTGGTGTATTATCAAATTTTGCGTTAATTAAAACGTTTGTCATACTTTTATCCCCACTAAGATTGTAGTTTGGTCTAGCCTCATTAAATGTATCCCCCGTTGATTTATACATTACGATTTTATCCAATCTAAATAATCTCCAACTAGGTTTGGGTTGTTTACCCAAATAAGCGGTATGCGACGCTCCGTCAGTATCCCAAGCCCTTAACACTAAGTTTCCCGCTTTACTATATCCTAAACAAACAGGTTCAATAATCCTTAATCCTTTACCTCCAGGTTCGTCACCCGTATAGTAAATTGAGACAACTTGTCGATTCTTAATAGAGTCGGTAACAGAGTCAACTGACGCTATCTCAAGGATAAGGGATTTTAAACTGTTGTAAAGTTTCATTAAGCCTTAGGTGTAGTGTATGGTTTGCTTACTTGGAAAGCGTTGATTTTAATTTGTTCTTTTCTTTCTCTGAAATCGTCAGACGAACCACCATTTAAGATGTCAAGAAAGATACCAGTACCTTTACCAAAACCATCCCCATCGGCCATTGCGTCCCTATTAACTGACGAATATTCGTTTGCGGTTTGTTTGTAATCGTTTATTTTAATTTCTCTAATTCTTTCTTCTTTTGCGATTTGTCCCAAAGCGTTGTTTGGTTGAGTAAAATCAATTGGAAAAAGTGTTGCCATGTTAGATTATTTTTTTCATTATTTCGTTTATCCTTTTCAGGTTTTCTGTTATTTTAATATTATATTGGTCAATGGGGTTATTATGTGATTTACTTGGTCTATTCATTGTTTTTAAATCGTCCTTTGTGTGGTCAGAATTAAATTGATTCGGTAACACTTCAGATCTATTTTTCTTTGTATTATAAATATCCGTTCTTAAATAATTTAACGTATCATCCACCCATTTTTTCATATAATCTCCACCATTTAAAATATATGGAGCGTCTTCTTTATTTCCATTATAATCGTCAAACCAATTCTTAACCCTTTTTAGTTGTTGGTAGGTCATTGATTCTTGGTCTTGAAGTTCCTTATTTCTTTTCGCCCCTTCTTCGTTTTCGGATGTTTCACCTATTGACATAGAAGAATTCTTAAGGTGATTTTTAATCTCCACAGGAATCTTAATCTCTTTTCCGTATAAATCCTTATTCACTTTTAAGAATTTTAATTAGTTGGTTTATTGAGATACCTTCGTTATCCGCAATTTTTTTAATCGCTTCAATATTTTTCTTTAACATTTTACTTACGGTGGTTTCTTTATTTTGAACTTCGGAATTATCCTTCGATCTTTTTGCCAACATTTCATCAACCATTTTACTCATTTCCATTTTTTCTCTTTCGGAAATTGTCATCTTAGCAATAAAATTTTTATCGTTTTTATATTTGGATTTTTTATCTCTTTTGCCTGACGGGTCTTTGCCGAATTGTTTTGTTCTTTGTTTTGCTTCATCAGGTTCCATACCCAAAGTTTTAACTAAAGATTTGAATGTATCTTTACCGTCCATATCTTTTGTTTCTTCATATCCAAAAGCATCCGAGTAATCAATTTCATTAACAGTAGGTTCTTCTTCAACACTTTCACCATAATAAGTTCTATAACCACGAGTAATTGGGTTATTAGTTTGTCTTGTGGCAACAATAGTTTGGTCCATCGTTCTTTTAGGTGTCAACCACTTATTAAGGATTGGAACTTTTGAAGTTGACATTGTTCCGTCGTCATCAACCAACTCTTCAAGTTCTGTTGGTTTTTTAGTTTTTATATTTTTTAAACTTTTTGTTACCTCATCGGTAGATTTTACCGATTTATTTTTCATTATTTTACCGATCAAATTCTTAATTTTAGGACTATCTTTTTTATCAAAATCCATTTTCTTGTCCTGCTTTCTTGACTCTGATAATGTCTCTGACACGGAATAGTACAAAGATACCTTGTTACCTCTATCCTTTAGGTAGAAATAGTAAGGTTTAGAAAAATACTCTTCATTAAAATTTATCATCGCTTTTTTATCAATAAATACTTCAATGTCGTGTATTTATCAATAAAAAATATAATGGCTCAACAAAACATTAATCAATATGTTTATAAGAAATTTTATTTAAGTCCATATCTCTTAGATTTAACAGACATTTCTTTGGCTTCCGATGAAGTTGATTATAATCAAGAAGTTGTTTTTTCACCTTATTTGATTGCTCAAACTCACGGCAATAGATTACCATTTTATTTTGATTTAAATAGTACTGGTACCACAACACAACCTATATTGACTTATGGTACTTATGATTTTAACAACATTATCGTATCTGAAAATTATTATAATCCTGATAATATTGATTTAACTTGTTTAACTGCACAAACCGCATGTGACATTGGATTAACAGGAATTGATAATGGTTTGGTTACCGGAATGACGGGACAAACAATATCCTTTACAAACGGATTATTAGATGATTCTCAAAAATTTGACAGGTTATCCTTTGATAGAAGATTAAAGTTTTTTCAAGTCACAGGTTACACCTCAGAACCAAATGTAAGATTCTCAGGTATAACAGGACAAACTCTATATGAAATAGTATCAAAAACGGGAACTACGGAAGGTTACTATCAAGAATTATATGGTGGATTCTACCAAGGATTCTATAAGTTATTCGGTTTTGATTATGATATTTTTCCATCAAGAATGAATAAGGGTTGGTCTGTTGAAATGGTTTTGAAGCCTCGTTTAACAAATGAATTCACTCCATCTTCAGGTCAAACCACATTAAACGAAATTTATCCAAATAATAAGAACACGTTCTTTTATATGGGTACAAGGGCGGAAAACAAGTTTTATCACCATGCGGCAGGTGTCCCATCTTCTGACACAGGATATACAAGAGTAACGGAGTCATTAGTTGACTGTTTAAAAACTTGCGCTTGTGCTGACACAGGTGTAACTAATTCAAGATGTGTTGACGTTTATAATCCATCAGGAATTACTGTAACTCACGATATTGGTTGTGGTTGCGGATGCTCAAATGGAACAATTAGTAACATACCTGACAAGGATCCGATTTATGATTCAATGTCAAACGCAATGTCACTTAGATTATGTGGTGACGATGATAACCCAAAAATTGGTGTAAGAATTTTAAGATTCACAGGTGATTGCGAAACAACAGGTTCTTGTAATACATCAGGAATTACATATACAACAGGATATACGGTTGATGATTATTGCTCTGAAAACGGGATATATGACTATTGTGTTCCAGTTAATTCGGCCTTTACAATATCAGAACATTGGTTTTTGGTGGATGTTGTTTGGGAAAGATATACTTGGTTAGATACTTGTGATTTATTTTATAGAGGTGGGTTAGGGGATATTACCAAGTTTGAATATCTGGACTCACTAGCAAACAATACCGTTTATTTAATAAAGCCACCCGTAACTCACGATAATTTAACTCCTGAACAAATTGAAATAGTCCAATTAAATGAAAAATGGTTATTGGACGGTTCATATAGAAAGGGTAGATTAAAGATATATGTAAATGGTAAAGTTTTCTTTGTGGTTGAAGACGTAGAGGAAATAATACCTCGTGGTTTAAATACAGAAAAAGAAAAACAAATAGGAGTCCCTTTTAGTATAAGTTGGGGTGGTGGAACACAAGGGTTAAGAGAAAACTTAACATTCTCTGCATGTCCTACAGGTAACACCAATGTTTATATTCAAGATCCTGAATTATTTCCTAACAATGTATTAAGTGGAACTTCATTATCCGCCCTTACAACAAACATATTAATTGAACAGAATTTTGCTGGTACTTTTAATGGGGGTATTTCCCAATTCAGGATGTACGTTTCACCGCTTTCCGCTCCGGAGGTTAAACATAATTTCTCAATACTAAAACCAACATTTAATTTATTTGACCCTGATTGTCCTAATTGCGGCATTACTTGTTTACCTAATGATTTTACTTTTAGTATATTACCAACACCCACACCTACGAATACTCCGACTAATACGGTAACGCCAACCACTACCGTTACCCCAACTAAAACAACTACTGTTACTCCAACTATAACACCTGCTCAAATAACATCCACACCTACACCGACACAAACACAAACACCTACAAACACTAAAACTCCGGCTAAAACTCCATTTGCGACTAAAACCCCAACTAATACTCAAACTCAAACTAATACTCAAACTCAAACATCCACACCAACAAATACTCAAACTCCTACTAATACTATAACTCCTACTAACACAAAAACACCTACCAACACAGAAACGCCAACACCTACAAATACAATTACTCAAACACCTACCAACACAGAAACGACAACTCAAACACCTACACCAACAAATACTAAAACTCCAACTCAGACACCTACAAATACAAATACTCAAACCCCAACTAACACTACCACACAAACTCAAACACAAACACCTACAAACACTAAAACTCCGGCTAAAACTCCATTTGCAACTAAAACCCCTACTAATACTCAAACTCAAACTAATACTCAAACTCAAACATCCACACCAACAAATACTCAAACTCCTACTAATACTATAACTCCTACTAATACTATAACTCCAACTAAAACAACTACTGTTACTCCAACTATAACACCTGCTCAAATAACATCCACACCAACAAATACTCAAACTCCTACTAATACTAAAACTCCTACTAATACTAAAACCCCTACTAATACTCAAACCCCTACTAATACTCAAACTCCTACTAATACTCAAACCCAAACAAATACTAAAACACCAACTCAGACACCTACAAACACTAGAACCCAAACACCAACTAACACTATTACACAAACACCCACACAAACAATAACTAGCACTAAAACTCCGGCTAAAACTCCATTTGCAACTAAAACCCCTACTAATACTCAAACACCAACAAATACTGCAACCCCTACTAATACGATAACTTCTACTGTTACTACTACAAATACCCTAACCCCAACCAATACAAAAACACCCACAAAAACATCTACACCAACTAATACGGTTACACCTACTAAAACCCCAACTAATACAGTTACACCTACTAATACTATAACTCCAACTAACACAAAAACACCTACCCCCACCCCAACTAATACAATTACATCAACACCAACAAATACTCCGACTAAAACAATTACTCAGACCCCAACTAACACTAAAACCCCCGCTAAAACTCCATTCGCAACTCGAACGCCAACATCTACACAAACACCCACAAACACTATAACTAATACAAATACTACAACTAGCACAGTTACACCTACCAATACTGTAACTCCAACAAATACAAAAACACCTACCTCAACTAATACCTCAACACCTACGAATACGATTACACAAACACCAACCAGAACAGAGACTCCAACTCAAACAACAACACCAACAAATACTAAAACTCCAACTCAGACATCCACACCAACAAATACTCAAACGCCGTCCAACACAGTTACCGCCACACAAACACAAACACCTACAAACACAATAACCCAAACAAAAACTCCATCCGCAACTCAAACTCCAACAAATACAACGACACCAACAAATACTGAAACACCAACAAATACACCAACAAATACACCAACACCGACAAATACTATCACCCCAACATCAACTAAAACACCTACTCCAACTATTACTATACCACCTTCAAACACCACAACCCCAACAAATACCCCCACCCCAACTATCACAGTTACTCCCACAAAAACAACAACTCCGACAAATACTGAAACTCCAACAAATACGACTACGCCAACTAGCACCGTTACCCCTACGAAAACAACAACTCCAACAAAAACTCCCAATAGAACTCCATTTGCAACTAAAACTCCAACACAAACAACAACCCCAACACAAACTGAAACTCCAACTAATACGGTAACTCCTACCATAACAAGAACAAATACGCTAACCCCTAGTGTAACCAAAACTGTCACCCCTACATCATCAATAACCCCAACTAAAACGGTAACTCCAACAAACACACCAAGCCCAAGGTCAAATATATTATCTGACGTACTATGTAACTGTAATCCTAATTTGGATAGAAATATTTATGTTTTCTATGACGGTTCTGGGTCATATAGTGATTCGTTATTACAAGATGTTGCTTTAAGTGTTAGAACTTGGTATAGTGGATTAACATTAACAAGTGGATATACAGGGTCTCTTTATGAGATGGTATTGTGGGATGAAAGATGGGTTTCTTGGCCGATTTATCCTATAACAGGAACTTTATCGGGAGCGACAATTGGTGGTAACTACGTTGATAATAACTCTTTACTATATAGTGGTATATCAAACGATACGTCAGTTAAACAAATAATTAATAATGGTTGGGATTTCGCATCATACCCTACTATAACTTCAGATATATACGGATCTCAAGGTGTTCCATTTAATCATGCGGAATTAACACAATTCTCAACCGCAGGTAATTTCACCCCTGAAACGGATAGTTTTATTGCTATATGTGTAATTAATGAATCTTCTCCGATATATACACGAACAGGGTCTACATTAACAAATGGTAATACATCATCTTTACCATCAAATTTCTATATTAACAATACGGGAGTTCAAAAGGATTATAACAATTACCTAACATCTTGGAATTATTTTACAAACACTTTAGGTAAAAAAGTAAATAACCTATTATTTGTAAATCCAAATGGTAACCTTGTTGAAGGTTTCTTGACTGTGGAGGCTCAGTCATTCCAATTTATTTTAGAGTCGTTAGCGTTGATTGAAGGTCAAACAAGGTCAGCATCTTACTTCTCTAATTATAATTTTAATGGTGGGGTTTGGCCAAACATAAACTCTGAGTTGGGTAACAATTGGACGTTCGTGACATTACAGACACTTAATCCATTCTCAACATACACATCATTAACCGGATATACTTCGTTGAATGTGTTGGATAGGAATGGGGCTGGTCTAATTAACTTTGATTGGAATATTGACCCTACGGTAACAGACTTTAGTTCTACAACAATTCAAAATTCTTTTAATAGATTCTTTAGTGGAGATAGTAGAGAATGTATATACACTAACTCTAATTTGTCAGGATTAACTATTAATCAAGTAGTTAAATTATCAGGTATCACAGGATGTTGGGAATATAGAGGTGTACAAGAAAGTCCTATAGAAAGAATTTCAATTTCTTGGACAGGTTCCACATTTAGTGGTTGCACTTCTTGTACTCCGTGATATTTATATTATAAAATATAAAAATTATGTCTTACACCGCTTCATTATTTACCGACTGTCTAACATCAACTAACGATATAAATTTTAATATAATTTTATCTGCTTTTTCAATTGGAGACATAGTGTCCTATAATAATGGTAGTGGTACAACATGTTATTATTTAGAATCTTTTACAGGAACATCAAGTGGTGTTACTAATTTTATTACTCCTGAGTACATGAGTGGTCAGTGCGAAAGTTGTATAACAGGTGCAACACCAACCCCATCAGTAACTCCGACCATAACCAATACACCAACACTAACCTCAACTAGTGGTTACTTTTGCGAATATTTTTCGGTTTCATCTGAATGTGGGGTTGTGTCACCAACTGAAGGCTCAATTATAAACGGAAAAAGATCATTCACTTTCGTATACCCTAATTCAAAAAATTATTCTATTTATTGGAATGGGATTGAGTGGGTGGTATATTATATCAATTTAGGTCTAACAGGGTCTACATTACCTTTAGATACGACATTACCTATTGGTGATGAATCTCAATGGATTAATTTCAGTGGAGCGGTTAGTTGTATAACGGATGATTCCGGATTCTCAACATCATTAGTTCAAATACCTTGCGTTAGTTCAACCCCAACACCAACTAGAACAGTAACACCAACTAGAACAGTAACACCAACTAGAACATCAACAGTAACTCCGACTAAAACGGTAACACCAACTAGAACATCAACAGTAACTCCAACTAAAACGGTAACACCAACTAGAACAGTAACACCAACTAGAACACAAACTAGAACACCTCGTAAAACCCCACCTGTAACAGTAACACCGACTATTACAGTAACTCCTAGTATCAGTAAGTCTAGTTCACCAACCCCAACAAAAACTACATTACCTACTCCTACACCAACTAGAACACCTCGTAAAACCCCACCTGTAACAAGAACACCAACCCCAACAAGAACACCAACCCCAACACCAGCAAAATGTTGCTCAAATTGGAATCTTTATGGGGGTATGCTTTGTGATTTCTCATATTTTTCTGTAACAGATTGTTTTGGGATTACAACCACACGTACACTAAAGAAATTTATGACGGATAGTGTCTGTGCTTTAAACGTTAGTATTATCTCAAGTGCATGTGGTGCCACCGCATATATTAATAATGTATGTTCATGCCCAACACCAACTCCGACAAATTCACCAACACAAACTAGAACGCCTCGTAAAACCCCACCTGTAACAAGAACACCAACACTAACACCAACAAGAACACCAACTAAAACCAAAAACCAAATATTTAACTAAAACATCAACTTTATTAAGAAAAAAGTGATAATGCCACAAACAGTTATAATAAGCAGTGTAAATTTTAGCGGAGAACAGGCGAATATTATGTTTACTCCAACCGGGAGTAATGAATCTTTTGGTCTGGGAACCCAGTTATTACCTTATACTTTTGATTCTAGTTCTATTAATAAAGATATATATGGAACCTATTCATTAAGTATTATTAATAGTAATTGTTATTATAATCTAGTTATATAATGATCACAAAAAAATAAAATAAAGTAAATACAAAAAGTTGTTTAAAATATATCTTATCACCTTATATTTATTTTAAAATGAATTGTATTTATCGGTATGTGTGAATTAATATTTAATGGTCTAATATATAGTTGTGGTCCATATACTATTACTATATGTGATTGTAATGGGGCAAATTGTGTTACCGTAATTGTAACTCCGAATATTGATAACACATCTGGAACTATTACTTATTCGGATGGGTCTACAGAAACTTACGTTAATGGAGTAATTGGTATTAATACCCCTGATGGGTTTTTAGATGGTGATTGTATAACTTATCTAATCTTGAACGATAAAGGTGAGGTCGTAATTGACCCGCCTACCCCGCCTACCCCGCCTACCCCGCCTACCCCAACTCAAACGTCAACCCCAACTCAAACGTCAACCCATACTCCCACCCCAACAAAAGTAGAATTAGTATTCTCTTCTTGTTGTGGTAATACCAATATTAAATTCATAGATCCGGCAATTGCCTCTGGGTTAACTCTAAATGAAATTTATTATATTGAAACTGATGGGTATTCAGCTTGTACAAAACTAACATACGGTTATGCTAATCTTGTTTTAGAAACCGCTGATAATGTTTTTAATGTAATTGGTGATTGTAATACTTGTATTACTACTTACTTACCCGGAGGAGCTTGCCCAACACCTAGCCCAACACCTACACCAACCCAAACTCCGACTAACACCGCAACTCCTGCCACAACCCCAACTAAGACACCAACCCCAACCCCAACTAAAACATTTGGGTACGTAGAACCTCAACCAAACACCGGTCCGTGGGTTCCATTACCAATACCCACAAAAACCGCAACCCAAACCCCCTCTCCAACAAGCGCGACTTCAACACCAACACCAACTCCAACTACAACTAAAACAGTCACGCCAAGTCGAACTGCAACCAAAACAGTCACACCAACACTAACACCAACAGTTACCCCAACACTAACACCAACAGTTACCCCAACAAGCCCGTCACCACAATTAGGATTTAGTTCTTGTTGTACAACTGATTTATTCTCCTTGATGGAGGAAACTCAGTTTATATCAACACTTGATCCAACAAAAACATATTATATTGAGACATCTCAATTTGTTGGTTGTGTGACTATTGTTCCCGTAAGACCTGATAACTTTTACGAATTTATTTCTATTAGTAATCCTTATACTAATTGTATTAATTGTTTAACAGATAGTACCGGTAATAATAATTGTCCTACACCAACACCAACTCAAACACCTAGCCCAACACCAACTAGACCACAAAAAGCCTTTAAAGATTGTTGTGATGAAATTTATATTGGTTTAACTGAAGAGTCAGAATTAATTTATTCCTTAAACCCATTAATAACATATTATTTAATTACAGATGGCTATACTGGATGTACTACGGTTGTTAATCATGCCCCTGACATATTATACGATTTCGTTTCAATATCCGAATATTTAGATTGTGATACATGTAGATTGGACACAATAGGGATTATATGTCCTACTCCAACACCAACAACAACCTCAACACCGACGGTAACACCTACGGTAACCGCAACAAATACGGCAACACCTACGGTAACCTCAACAAATACGGCAACCCCAACACAAACACCAACGGTTACCCCAACATTCATTCAAAGATATTGTTATGAATTAAGTGCGTGTACCGATGGAAGAGTTTATAGTGGATGTACCACAAGTACAATGGTTTTAAATTCAATATATGATGTCAATATTAATATTTTACCCGGAACAATTAATACGGGAGATTTTAGAATTGGTTCAGGATTTAATAATTTTGTAATTGGTGTTGATGTACAAATTGATGATAAGGTATTATTGGCGGGTAATTTCTCACAATATAGTGGTATTAGTTTGTCAGATGAGGTCATAAGATTAAATCCTAATGGTACTTTAGATACAACATTTAATTACGGAGGTCCAAGTTATGTATATGTTAATGAAGTTGTTCAACAACCAGACACATACGTATTGGTTGGTTTAGCTCAACAAGTAAACATTGCCGGTAACCTAATACAAAGAGTAGATTCGACAGGATTAATAGACCCAGGATTCACTACAATAAACTTCCCCAATGGAGGTGCAATATCTAAAATAAAAATACAACCTAATAATCAAATATTGGTTGGGGGTACATTTAGTAACCCCGGAGGAATATATTATCATAAACTAATAAGATTAGATTATAATGGTAGTGTTGATCCTGGTTTTGGTAATGGAGGTTTTTTACCAAATATTAATGATGAATATGTTTATGACATAGATTTATTATCTGATGGAACAATAATTGCGGTCGGGTCTTTTACTGAGTTTGATGGAATATCATCTAATAAGATAGTGGCGTTAACAAATGGTGGTAATATCGAACCGGCATTTAATTGTGGGGTAGGGTTTAATAATTCGGTCTATGCGGTTAAAGTATTAGGGGATGATACCATTTTAGTTGGTGGTGACTTTACTCAATATAACGGAATTAATCATAATGGATTAATAAAGTTAAATTCAAACGGAACAGTAGACAATAGTTTCAATACGGGAGTTGGATTTAGTGGAGGAACAATAAGAGATATTGAGGTTGATTCTGATGGTAATTATATAATCGTTGGTAATTTCACCACATATCAAGGGGTAACTTATAATGGTATTGTTAAATTGGATTCCACCGGATCTGTTGTAACTTCATTTGTCACAGGAAATGGTTTTGGTGGTGGTTCGGCTTATAAAGTATCATTAACAAACGACGGTCTAAATTTAATAGTTGGGGGTTATTTTACTTCATATAATAATTGCACCCAAAATAGTATTACCGAATTAAATAATTCTTCTTATGTTGAGACGGATTGTTTTGTTGTTACTATGAGTGGGTCTTGTTCTTGTTGTCCTAATCAAATAACTTCATTTATTGGGCCTTACAATAGTTGTAATGATTGTTTAGGGTTAACGCCTACCCCAACCCCAACACCTACGGTTACCCCTACAATAACCGCAACTAAAACATCAACGCCGAGTAATAGGTCAACCCCTACACCTACTAGAACTAATAATCCATCTAGAACCCCAACTCAAACATCAACCCCAACACCTACCCCAACAAAAGTAGAATTAGTATTCTCTTCTTGTTGTGGTAATACCAATATTAAATTTACAAATCCAGCAATCGCTTCTGGATTAACTCTAAATGAAATTTATTATATTGAAACTGATGGGTATTCGGGTTGTACGAAATTAACATACGGTTATGTTAATCTTGTTTTTGAAACTGCTGATTATGTTTTTAATTTCACTGGTGATTGTGATACTTGTATTGCTAATTACTTACCCGGAGGAGCTTGTCCAACACCTAGCCCAACACCTACACATACCCCAACTCCGAGCACAACTACTTTACCAATTGTTTTAAGTTCTTGTTGTGGTACTTACCGTATTGACTTAACTAATCAGCCGGATCTATTAGGTATATTAATTAGTAGTACCCAAAATACGTTTTTACTAACAACCGAAGATGGATTTAGTGCTTGTACCGTAATTTCAAGAGGTATACCTAATACCTCATTACCATTTAGTTCGTATAGGTTATTTGACGATTGTGATGAGTGTAATTTAGTTCTAAATGGTGATGTGGTATGCCCAACACCCACGACAACACCAACACCTACCGTTACCCCAACTAAAACCCCTACCAATACTGTTACGCCAACAATAACCATTACCCCAACTCAAACCGAGACTCAAACACCAACAAATACTGTTACACCAACAAATACGCCAACAATAACCACCACCGCGACTCAAACCGCGACTCAAACACCAACAAATACTGTTACACCAACAAACACAAAAACCCCTTTATCGAGTCCGAACCCAACAAGAACACCAACAAACACAACAACAAATACACCAACAAATACCGATACACCAACAAACACACCAACAAACACGCCAACAAACACGACAACAAATACTGTTACACCAACAAATACACCAACAAATACACCAACAAAAACTACAACCCCAACACCAACCCCAACAACGCCGGAATCTCCAACCCCAACAAATACCCCAACAAATACACCAACAAGTACTCAGACACAAACCCCAACACAAACACCTGACGTAACTCCATCAAATACACCGACACCTACACCAACCATGACACCACCGGTGACAAAATCACCGACTAAAACCCCAACACAAACACCTACGCAAACACCTACAAATACACCGACTAATACCATTACCCCAACCGAAACAACCACAAACACTCCAACTCCGACTAATACTCGGACTAACACTCAGACACCAACACCAACACAAACTGAAACACCAACTAATACCCCAACACAAAATGAAACGCCAACTAACACCCCTACTAGAACAGAAACACCTACCACTACTACAACCCAAACCCCAACACCAACGGTAACTCCTACTACTACTCAAACGCCTACTAATACTACTACTACTACTCAAACACCAACCAATACTAAAACCCCAACAAACACTGCCACACCAACTGAAACACCATTTCCTAGTA